CTCGGATGAACTGGTGAGGTTGGAGAAAACATATCATCTCTTTAATCCGGACTTTAATGAGAGGAGTGAGGAACGTTGGATACCTAAGAATTATGGACAGGATGCTTATAATGTGTTCGAGTTCAGAAAAGACGCCTTCTCCACACAATCCATCTGGCATGATCATGAATTGAATGGGATTATCAGCCAGGATATATGGAGTTTGTGGGAAGAAAAAGGAGGCCAGGATGGTATGTATGAGGCATTTCCATTTACAGTCACTAAGGAAAGTGTAGTCAGGGAGAGTGATTCATATTCCGACTACCTTAAGACGGATGTTCATTCTACAGTAAAGTTGATTAGGTCCTATTACTTGAGTGGATCCGGAGGCTTAGCTATCATAGAGGAAAGGGAATACTCACACTTCTCCGATATGACTCACGTAAGACCAGATGCACAAGACTCTTACAGGTCCAGTTTTAAAGTTGTGACCTTGGGAGAGGATGATGCTAACCTTTTCTTAATGGGGAGGTACTTGTATGAAGATATTCAGTGTTCCGGAAAAGATGAATTCCTGAACGCGTTAAACCTATTAATAAAAGAATATGAGAACTACAATTGAATTTGAGACAGGAGAGCCACAAGAATTCGGAATCTACTTAACTGTTAGGAAGAGTAGGATAACAGGAGTATGCAGACTAGACGTAAATCAATATGCGAGAGATGACTTGATGAAAAATGGCCCACTCCCAAAGAATAGACCACAAGGCTGGCAGATTCAATGTCCAGACGCTTGTGATATCGTGGCTTGGAAAAAGATTGACCAAATTGATATTATACAGGGAGATGAAAACGTTTAAAGACATCAAAGTAGGAGACTCTGTATGGCTAGTCTATCAAAACCCCGATCAGAACTACTTAATTGAGGCAGAATGGTTCGCTAAAGAAGTTGAAGTAGTACAGATCGTACCAATAGTCGACTATCCGATGAATAATTGTCTTTTCATACGGACAAATGAGATTAGGGCTACTGATGCGGGACTTAATAGGGATACTATTCTATATCACGAAGACTATTGTGATCCAGAGAAAGACTATACCAAACACCAATATCTTCATCTCACTAAAGAAAGTGCTGAGGAGTGTATAAAGCAAATCTATGAGAGGCGCTTGGGGATATTGGAAAGAGACAGAAGAGCTATAGAGTTTCGTTATAATCGCCAGATCTGTGCAATTAAGAGATATATGAGAAACTTAGGATTAGAATCAGAGGAAACTAGGAAAGAAGATGAGAAAGGAGTTTTGATATGAGTAAAGAAACAATACTTAGTACTCAACAGCTCAGTAATCTTAAGGAATTGGGAATGAAGGTGAGAAAGGACAGTAAACTCGCCTTACATGACATGCTCAAAGAACTTCCCCCAGGTAGATGGTCCCTAACCTCTGGAGGAATAAGTTTTACTAAGGAGGATGGCTGTAATCATGTAATCTTAAATAACACCTCTATCCTCGATGCGGCCTATGAAATGCTATGTTGGTGTATCGAAGAGGGATATAAGGAGGTAGATAAAAGAAGATACAAACATGTTATGGAGGATCAAGTACTAACCAAAGGCCAGATAAAGGAATTACTTGGCTTAAAAGGGATGGGACCAGAGACAATTCATAATCATTCTAGCATGATGTTCGTCCAATTTCCGAATCCACACCCAGGATATAAGGAAACTTGTCCAATACTGGAACGACTTGTACCAGCATCAGGTGAGTATTATGGGTTAGATGACATCGATTATATTCCAACGATGACCTCAGATGATATAGAGGGATTCTTTAAGGACCCTAATTACTCCCTGGAAGAAACTAAGTCCGAATTTCTAGGCAGTTGGAGTGTTGGATTTAGTAAAGTAGGTTCTCCGAGGTTTAAAGGAGAAAGAAAGATTGATGCATTATTTGAACTCTTAAAATGGTATATTGAAAATAGCAAGAAAGTATAGTATCGAAGAAGTATGTGGATCTAAGCAGATAAAGAATGAAGAAGCCCTTAGTGGTGGATTAAGCAAAGCACTGGAATTAATATGAAAACAATACTTAAGACAGTAGAATTTGTACATATCCCTGAACATTCCTGGTACAATCATAACTACTACCGTAACACCAAGACAGGGAAGATTATCCTAGAGATTGGAGATGATGACCACGGATATGATTTCTATTGGGTTGATTCAGAGGAGGATATGATTGCGAAACGTTATGGTGAGTATATTGGATTCTGTTGGATGGAGGACTTTGACATTCCTAACCAATATGCAAGAGAACATAGAGTAGCAGATGAGTATGAATATGAATTTGATAGTGAACTGAGTTAATATGATAATGGTAGAACTAGAATGGCACCTCTTCCTGATGATCCTTCTGCAGATTATCATTGTATGTAGGTATATCTATGTATGTAGGAATGATAAGTGTGGTATCTGGGCGTTCTTTGCTACTTTATTCTACGGCCTCATAACAATTTCCGGATGGTTAATTTATGGAGGAATCGTATGGTGGTAAAGAGAAATTTAATCCTGTCGCTTATCCTAGTCACCCTCATCAGTCTAACCTTCATAGCGGCATATGATATAGAGAAGTTTGTATTCTCCATTAAAATAGGAATTATAGCACTCATCGTATTCTCAGTGATAGACTTGATATTTAACCTATTCGAGAAACCGATACCCCTCTATATGTATGACGGAATTAGTGTTGAACGTAAGCCAGAATCAATAATCAAACCTGGGGACTTACATAAGCATATTGGAGAGATCCTTACATTTCACAATGGGAAGGGTTATATAGTAACAGCTTGTCTAGAGGATGCTAAGGTTATGACTCCAGATCCGAATTCCTACTATAAGGATTACGGAATTGAATATGGATCTGAACTAGACATGTCATACCTATATTCAAAGGATGACGTCAGTAAGTATGAAACCTATATGTATGCCTATGTTATTAGAGTTCAAGGGATTACGAACGACGAGATTATGCACAATATCAAGTACGTGACGATCCCAACAAAAGAAGAGCTTGATTTCAGACGACACCTCTTAGGGGAGCTCAGAGTAGAGGAGATAAAGGAGACGTATGAAGAGTTGAAAAAGAAATTAGAGTAGGGTTAATTCCTCTACTCTTTTTTTCTTAATCCCAATCACGGCACTTCCCATATTCGTCATAAAGCTCGTCATACTCTTCATCCTTCCTTGTCCTGAGCTCTTCATACCTATCATGCCAGAAATCATTATCAAAGTCTAAGTCACACTTCCTACAGTATAAGTTAAACTGCTTTATCAAGTCCTCACACGTTTCTTCCCATATACGATGACGTACTCCATTGACGTCTGTGAGAGTAATTTCAGCGTAATATACTCTTAATTCATCTCCACGCCGAATCTCAATACGGATCCTTGTTACCTCGACAACGAATATACTCCCATCCTCCCAGAGATAATAATGCTCTCCTATCTCAGGGGCATCAAATTCAAATGGACCAGGCTTAAAAGGATATTCTGAATCGCATATCTCATCCTCAACAACCCTAGGAGCATTAATATTTTCCCTTAGCCACCTATCCTTAATCCCAGATTTATCCAGGTTCCTAAGATGCCAATACTTATGAGCTCCATCCTTGTCTATCTCAATTCCAGACACAGAGACATCATACCAGGAATCTAACATTATTCCCTTCCTTTCAGCGTCAATGTTTCTTCTTTCAAAATACTCCGGCTTTAATTTGACTGCCGTTTCCTTGTTTATCTCCTCCGATACGTAAAAATCTTCTTTGTAATGTTTCATATCATAGGTAAGGAAATCAGAGCCACCCTATCACTGAAAATGATAAAGCGGACTCTGTAATAATAATTTTATTTTATTCCGAGAATTTCAAATCCATTTTCTCTTCCATCGCCCTCCTGAATCTTGACCGGCCTAGCGTTAAACCACTCTTCGATGTCATTTGCTTTTGGGGACTTGGTTTTAATATTTAGGGATTCATAAATTTTACTCAGTTTTCCTTTTATGAACTTCCTAGTATACCTTTCCCCGATCTCAAAAGATTTCATAACCTCTCTCCTAAGACGATCAGAGCTTGCTACTAAGTTAAGCCTATTCTCTAAGGCTGATTCCCTAAATTTCAGGGCCTTACATCCACTAGTTCCAATTAAGGAATAGAAATTATTGAATTTAGGCTCTGTTTTTCTTAGAATTATCTCTATGGCATGACTTTTCTCTTTGTTAGTATCCATGAACTCACAGAAAGCTCTCATTTTCTGAGGGAATACTCCTGTTGAGAAAAATTCATATTGTAAGAAATCATTCGCTAGTCTCTCCTCTTCTCCTATTATGGCCTTTGTAGATGTTCCATTCGATATCTCATCAAGCCTTTTTGTCACACTAATACTGTCTTGATAATCCTCTTGAGCAACTTCCCAAGCTCTCTCATTGGCAAGTTCGATTAGAGGGTTATAGACTGGAATAGTTCCTGACTTGATGCTGATATAATCTGTCTCATAGGCTGAATATTCGATGGAGTCTCTAAACTTACGCAATAGGATCTCCCTCTCATTCCCAATAGAAGTTTTACCCCAGATTACCAAGAGATCCTCCGTATTCTGCTTTCTTTTTCTCTGAGCTTCCTGAAATTCATCTTTATCCAGAAACTTACTCTTTCTCAAGACCCTGTAAAATATAGTCACATAGTTCTTGAAGTAGTTGTTTTTATTTCTCTGCCTTCCTACAATTTGAGGAAAGTCAATTGAAATATCAACTGCCAAGCTATTGATATTAGGGTCTGAGAATATATAAGTTGATGCACAAGGAGAATAGAAATCTGCTCCAATATAACAGGTTGATGTACAGAAAGTAAACATCTTATTAGTTTCTCCCTCTAGTGGAATTTCCCCAATAACATGTCCAACTTTCTTAAGCTTTGACCTGTTCGTTGCAGTATCAGAGCAGAGAATATTAACTTCCGAGGGCTTTAATTCTGCAGACTTGATTATCTTCACAATATCATTGACTGAATTAATAAAGAATACAGCCTCGTTTGATCTATGAATATTCCCGCCTACCACAAGAATTGGATATTTTCCCTCTCGAAAGTCAGAGATAATCCTCTTGGCAGATACAGTAAGTGATTCTACCAGTGACCTTTGGATATTAAGAGGTTCAACAACGCCTGTCTCACTCCAATCTAACTGGTACATTGGAAGATTCTTAAATTCATCAACCCTATCCAGGTATTTTTCCATCATTGGTGTTGCAGATAGAAATAGAACATTAGGACAATCTTGAAGACTAATAAGGAAATTATTTTCAACATCAGCCTTAAGGAAGACGTCACTAAACAGCGATTGCATTTCGTCTACTACAATCATGTAATTATCAAGCTGATTCCTCTTTTTAAGAAATCCCAAGACGTAGTGAAATGAATCGTAAGTAACCATGATCTTAACAGGTAATCCCTCGAACATACATTTCAAAACATGCTCTTGAAGTACTTGATAAGATTCCATAACATCCTCTAAGTCATCAAAATTGTTCTCGAAATAAAAAATGTTACAGTCCTTTTTATGCTGCTTGGCCTTATTCGTTAACATCATTTTCCTTGGAGAACAGAGAATAACGTTATCTCCATTCCTAAGGCAAAACTCTGTATAGCCGCAGCCTGTAACACCCTTGTCTACTACACACTGACCCTTTGGCAATGTATAGTCTTTCCAGTCCAGAACATATTTAGTTCCCTCTGGCACTTTAATCTTAATTCTCTTCATAATGATTAATTTAACTTATTAAGTTTTAAAATCCAACTAGTCGGGGCTGATCTTCGATAAACAGCCCCTGCGTTCGTTACTCTCACGTTAATAAGGGTTTGAAGTTAATCTAGTTTTTCATAAAACTTTTTCCCGAATCTACGTAACTCTAATATACAACGTTTAATAGTAAAAAATTATGGACTAATTGAAGTCCAAAAGGTTTTCCCGAATCTACGTAACTCTAATATACAACGTTTAATAATACAAAAATTAGACGATGATAGAGGATCTTGTCAAGATCAAAGCAATCCCGTCGTGAGGACCTATGTTCCGAACAGGGTTTGCTGAATCTGCTTGTCTTCGACTTCAGCCATAAAAAATTAGACATCCCTTCGACAGAGCAGAAAATGACGTTTTGAAACCTTATCCCACAATTTTCTATCAGGGTGTCAGAAAATTCCTTAAAAACTAGACATAATGACACAATAATCCCATAAATCATGAAAAAATTTTTAGTCAAAAAGAAAGGGCCTGGATTCTTTTTATCCTGCCCTTAATTTCTTGTCTCATTCTAGCCCGAGATATTCCCCGATGCTGTAAGTTTCTTCACCTTCCAAAGTAGCCACCACAACTTCCCCTTCTTCAGGAAACACGACTACTTTCTTTCCGTTTTCCTCTGAGATTGTCGCTATCTCTTTGAGGTCTAGTATGTTAATGTTTTCCATAATTGATTTGTTTTTATTCACCTATAAGGCTTTGACAGGATAAAAAAAAAAGAAAACCCTCAAGACCTTTTATAGTCTCAAGGGAAATCTTCACAACTCTACATAAGCAGCCTTGACGAGAGTGGCTGGAGAAATAACTGCAAAACTCCTACACATCGCTGTGATAACGTTTATTCCAAGGATTTTATCTAGCTTTGAATTTTTATCTATAAACTTTGATTTCTTCATAAGCTTTGATCTTTGAATTTTCATCTTTGTAGCTTTGATCTTTAAGATACACGTAATAACCATACGTCCGTCGCAGAATAACCTTGATTAAGTTATCCCACACTGAATCTATTCCTGATAATTGTAATATCTTAATTTACTTCCAAGATACAAAGAAGGCGTTATTCATAGCCACTTTCGCTTAGTAGGCTGTGTTGATTTTTAGATATCTATTTTTGTCGTACTATTACTCTCAGAGAGGGCATAGTCGATATTATTCTCAAACTCTGTAATCTCTGAGTCAAGGCCCTTAATCAGAGAGTCAATCTTGCAGGGGTCAATAAGCTCAACCGCCTTAGACTTCTCGATATATTCCTCTGCATCTTTCCTTGCAGTTGCCTTTTGAGCCTCAGATACACCTTCACGACCGAGCTGACTTGAAATCATCCTCTCAATTGTAGCCTGGTTATCTCGCAAGGCCTCCTCAAATGTGTTCTTAGCATTCCTTGATAAGACCTGAAGTTTCCTATACTCTCCTTTTCTGAGATCTAGGTACTTCTTCAATACCAAGGCCTCCTGAATAGTCATTTCCTTCTGACCAACTGTAATTTTAGTCACGGAATTAGACTTATCAATGGCTGTCTTAATCTTGATAATCCTGGCAAAGATGTCCTCCACACTTTGAAGACTAGCGGCTGCATTCTCAATAAAATCCTCAACCTTACAAGAAGAGTTGGGAGAACAGAGTTTTGTGCCTTGTTTTACAGCTACGATATTCAGTCCTTCAAGACCCTTCTCATATCTGCTTTGTAATGTTTTTAACTCACTTAGAGCTCTTGTAATAGTAATTTCCATAAATAAACTTGTTAATTTTAAATTTTTATGTGTCTAGAGGCTGGTAATGGAATCGAACCATTGTGCGAAGTTTTGCAGACTCCTAGCTAAACCACTCACCCAACCAGCCTTATTACGGTTTTTGTTGGACTATCCGGATTCGAACCAGAACTAAGAGAACCAAAATCTCTGGTGCTACCATTACACCATAGTCCAAAGTTAAATTTTGTGTCGTGGGCCTGGAGGGTCATGATCCCCCGACCTCTTGATTATGAGTCAATTGCTCTAACCAACTGAGCTACAGGCCCTTATGTGATTCCGCAGAGATTCAAACTCTGGACCCACGTCTTAGAAGGACGTTGCTCTAATTCAACTGAGCTACGGAACCATTAAGTTAAATTTTTGTGTCAAGGTACCCAAAAGGGGACTCGAACCCCTACAATCATTACTGATTAGAAGATTTTAAGTCTTCTGTGTCTACCTATTCCACCATTTGGGCTTAAGTGCGAATAGTGGGATTCGGACCCACACGCCTTTCGGCACCAGATCCTAAGTCTGGCTCGGCTACCAATTACGACATATTCGCTTTTCAATATTAAGGAATTAAAGGCCTTGGAACTAATCACGAATCTCACGACCCATGACTAATTCCAGCCGGTTTTTCAATAACCGTGTCAGTGCCTTTATTTTGTGACCTAGCTGGGTGTCTATCCCAGTACAGAGAATTTTAGAGATTCCCTTCCGTGACGACGGCAAGGTCATTAAGAAGCCGCATTTTAAGTCTGCGGCCAAGACATTAATTCAAGTTTCTTAAATAATTTCTCATTGCCCAAAATAGCTAAGGAGGTTGTCTTATTACCTAAGTCAGGCTCCCTAAATTGTGTATAATCAATCCCTAAGTACTCTAGCCTGGTTATCCACTTTTGAATATCCGCCTTGAGATAGATTAGGTATGAATTATTCCAATCTTGCTTAGGGTGATCTATGAGCCATTGAGCTACAACATGACCACCCTGAACACATCCATATATAGGATCTAGGGCCTCATCAATCAGTACATACAATCTCTTCTGCATACTTGGAGTAGATGGTATTAACTTTTTCTTTGAATAGATGTTGGATATAGGGTTCCTTAAGAGATTTATGAGATTTCTTTATATCCTCCTCTATAAATTCTTCCTTATTCTCCACCTTATGTTTTAGCATGTAATAAGCGCAGTACATTGGGTGCATCCATTCTCCGGCCTCTCCTGTTTCTTTAGTTTTCTTAACAAGAGCCTTAATATCATCTTTGAATTTCAATACGTTCGTTTCCATAATATAGTAAGTTAATGTGTTTATAATGTTTCTTTCTCAGTATCATCATCAGTATCACTAACCTACCATCCAGGGGAACGTATCTTTTCAGTCTACCATTTTTGTCTCATAATAAATTATTTTTTTTTTGTTAATCCTTGAAGCGGAGAGCAGTGGTCCCGACCCACATTCACTTTACATGAACGAGCTGCTTAGCAGGCAGTCCCTATTCCCAACAGGTTTACTCTCCAAATGTCCTACCGAACAGAGTATATACCCTGGTTTGTAGGTAGGATACCAGTTTTTGTAGTGTTATTCCATATTTTTGTTCTGACCGGTATATCAAACTCACACTCCCTGGCTAAGAGTTTTTCCGCCACTGGTAAAGGCTCTTAAAAGGTAAACCGCTCTACGTCTAACTATTGTATTATTCACCAAGACTTATTCTCAGCATTGCTCCGTAGCCTGGTGCCACCCATTCCGGATACCGAGTGCTTGATTACCTAGGTCAGTTTCGTCTATAACCTACCATAACCTGTGTGGATCGAGATGGAATTGAACCACCGACGCGATGCCCTTCAAACATCCGCTCTACCACTGAGCTACCGATCCATGTGGGGTTTTTATTATGGAGAGGTTGTCAGCTATTCTGATTCTATGGACCAAGTGGTTTTCCCCATAGAGGTTATCGCGCAATATAACCTAGCATTTGTACCCCATCCTCTCCTGGTAACTGGTTATATTAACCTTTCACATATAAGATTTTGCCGCCTTCTGAATCGCGTTTTTTTTTATCATAATTCCGTTTCTTCCATTACAAATTCCGTGAGGTGGCAGAATTTATAGTAATCACCGAACATCTCTTTCCTATTGATCACGCCTTTGGAATATACTGGAATTTTCCTCCTCCCATAAGGTTCCAATGAGATAATATTCATGTGTTTTCCCCTAGCCACACGACCAATCTGCTGTAAGACGACTCCAGCCTTAACTCCCTGAATCAAGAATATATTCTCCAGTTTAGGGATATCTAGTGCTCTATATGAAGAAGCCGTTCCTGGAATTACGTCAATCATTCCGGCCTTAGCATATTCACACACTTGATCTAGGGTTAGGGATTCTATTACTCCATCCAGTCTATAATATTGATAACCCCTAGAAGAGATCAAGAGAACCCTATATTTTCCAATCAAGTAATTCTGTAGCCAATGATCGATTATCGAGTTTAGCGAGTTGATAGGGATAAACAACATAGGGTACTTATCAATGACCCTCGTAATAACCTTGCATACCTCATTGTCAGTCCAGATTGCATTCATAACTTCTTGATATATATTACCTTCCGGATTAATCTCAGGCATGATCAAGTTATCTAAGGCCTTGGTTTTCACTATGATGTCATCTATATCTATATTGAGAGGCATCCTATAAATCATAGAAGGGCCAAAGTACTTAATCAGGTCCTTGTTCCTTATCACAGATTCATCCAAGCCATTTGTAAAGGAGATCATCTTAGCTTCCTCCTTGTCGGCTGTTCCACTAAAGGCATAGAACCTCTCAGCCCCTAAGCAATTATCATATAGGAAATTACCGGCGGCGTTTATTGTATATTCAACCTCATCCGCCAAGACCCAATCATATTCCTTCAAGACCTCCTTAAATGACGAACAGAGAGTATCATCCTTCATCTTATTCGTATTCATTAGTCCCGAGGTTATAATACAGTCTAAGTGTCCATTGAGGTCTTTATCCTTGGCTGATACCTCCATTCCAAAGACATTCTTACATCTCTTAACCAATTCATCCCTCGCCTTATTGGAAGGACACACCAGGAGAACTTTCTTTCCAAGGACATCATGTGCATAGTGTGTTAGGGTTGCTATGGTTTGCGTTTTACCGTAACCTGTATTTACACACATCAACCCGAATCTATGCTGGAGGAGATAGAGGACATCCTGATTTTGATAGTCCCTAAGCTCTGGAAACTCCTCTGTCCTGTATGAATCCGCCTTTAGGACATCCAAGACAAGCCTGGTGTAATTCTCTGCACTGAGTTTTTCTTTGAATATTCCTAAGAGATATCCAGTCCAGCCCTTTCCAACAACATACTTAAAGGTTCCTCCCCCTAAGGTATGTTTTCCAGGCTCATAGATTTTCGCTGTTTTCTCTACATATCCCCATTGTTTTTTCCAGGGAATATATTTATACTCTGACTGTTTCGACTCCAAGAAATAGTGGAGCGTAGGATCATCAGTCAGGATTACTAATTTGTTTATTGTTCTGTCCAGTTCTATTGTTACCATATATCCACTGTAAGTCTAAACCCCTTTCCATTCTATATTTCATCACCTCTTCTGGATCAGGACCATAGGAGGGTATGATTCTTATAGGCGCATAATCAATAACACTCTTAACTCTTTGTTGTATTTTCCTTGAGATCTCTGTTTTATCCATCCAAATCAAGACTTCATCCACATAACCAGCATAATCTCTAATGAAATCCAATTGATAATCAGAAATACTAGAGCCCAATACTGCTACAGGGGTAAAGTCCGGGCATTGAATAAGGGCAGCTATAGCATCGAATATACCTTCAACGATAATTATTCTCCTCCTTGCATCCCCTGTCCTCTCAATTATGTATGGAGGCTTATGTCCCGTTGATATTGGAGGCATGAAATATCTAATTTTCGCCCCTGGATTGCTGAAACGGATCTGATAATAGATAATTTCTCCGTTATGTTTGAATGGAATAGCTACATTTCCATCAACAAATTTAAAATCCAGAACTTTCCAGAGATCTTTCATGAACTTATGTCTTCCACACAGATAAGAGAAGCCCTTTTCATCATAGTCATCAAAGTCATATTCAAATGTCTCTATTGACCATATTGGATCCTCTAGTGGAAAAACCTTAAATCCCTCTTTCCAAGGTCCAAAATTCAATAAGGAATCGGAGAGTTTGAATGAAACGTCTATATCTTCGGTGACATTCACGTAATCCCTTGTACAAACAAAGCAATGTCCTACAGAAAAATCATCTTTTATATACAACTTATGCTTTGTATGTCCCTCCTTCTTGCAAAATGGACAATGAATTATATACTCCCCTTGATCATTCTTACGAGGCTCTATTTCTTCTACTGTCTTAGCCCCATAAAATTCGAGGAGAAGTTCTTTAAGGTCGCAAAATACGTAATGTTTTCCTCGTTTTGTTGAAATTTCCCTATACTCCATAATATAAAAAAGGGAAGAATCCTTGAGATTTTACTCCCAAAGATTCTTGGTAAATTTTGTTATCGACGATTCTTTTTCTTGGATTTCTTTTTAACGTCGACAACCGCAGAATTCTCTTCCGTCATAGGTTCATCAGCGGTAGTGTCAACAGTGTCAGGAGTAATTTCTTCTTCCTCCTTATCCTCTGACTCTGGAAACTGGGCCTCATCTTCAACCACAGCCTCCTCTACTACTGACTCTTTAACTTCCTCTTCTACAATAACAGAAGCTTCTTCCTCCTTTACATCTTCCTCGACGATTGGATTCTTAATCTCCTCCTTAGGCTCCTCTTTCTTCACTTCCTTAGGGGCTGGATTAAACCTCTCAACGGCCTCATCTAAACTCTGACATACCAAGGGAGTGCAAGCGGGATTCTTAGCACACATGTTAATTTCAAATGCACCTGCCACGATCAATGCAATTTCAGTCTCGTCAAAGGTTGATGCTACTAGTGTGAGAAAATCATCACTAGGCATAATGTCCTTTGATACTGAATGACTAGGAATTGTCAGACGTGTGTTACTGCCGATAGGAAGATCCATCTGCGACTTTTTTGCGTTGTAAATTCTCATAATTTCTTACGATTAATAATTGTTATTAAATTCATATTATCACTTATAAGGAGTTGGATCCCCTTTAAGCGCAAATTTTCACTTGAGGCTGTCCATCCACGATCATCAGGCAGAATGTGATGGGATCAGTCATTACCAGCCTAGACCAGATGAAGTGCCCTTTTATTTCAGGGTCCTTAGTGATAGTCACCATAAGAATCTCTGATCCAGCCTTTATTTCGGTCACATTCCAGCCAGGATAATCCTCCTTAATTGACTCTAAGAGTTTATGTCTGGCTAATGTGAATTTTCCCTGAATTCCACCGTCCTCTGGATAATGGAGAACTTCCAGGTAGTGAGTCAGTTTCCCCAAGAATGTTCCGTCTTCATAGGCATCCTTCTCTTTAAGTGTTTTAAGGGCAGATCCAAACTTGAACTTTGCAGAATCTACCAGGAGAGAAGGGTCATCATAAGGAATAACATCGCCATCTTCCATATCCAGGGATGTCCAGACCGCTTTCTTGATCTCTTTGACAGGCTTAGAAATATTCTTCTTCAGGTCATATTCCTTTCCACATTCCAGTCCAACCAAGGAAGTCAGGAAATCATAATCCTCTTCTGCCTTTATCACGTCTTTTCCACTAGTCATAACGATATCTGTATGGAAAGCACAGAATGACAGGAGGTAAGGAAGCGAGAATGACCTGATATTCCTAGGGGCAGATAATTCACCACCCAATGGATTAAGACCTATCACTGTAATCTCATTCTCCTTACAGTAAGTCAGGACATCATATTGAAAGTCCAGTGGAGAAACAGGTAAGGCTACATACTTAACCATTCCTCCCAACACTTCAGAAGCCTCCTTAAGTTCCTCAACATCCTTAGGGCATTGAATTCCTAAGTTGTCAATAGGTCCGAGGTTAAGGTCATCTATCCACTCCTTCTTTGCTCCAATAACTTTCTCAGCGTTCAATAAGAGGAGCTGTGTCTTTGCTCGTCCCATCATATCCAGGTGCTCCTTTAAGGCAGGTCCTAGGGAATCAATGAAATCCGAATAGACAATCAAGGGAGGTGTCGGTCTCATTTCTCCAACCCAATCCTTGATAAGACCTTCATTATTGGCCGTCATAGATGTGTAGATGTAATCAAACTTTCCAGTCGAGAATGACGGATTGTAGGAAATGTTGGACGTATCTATTCCAACACCCTGAATTTTGAATTTTTCTTTTGTCATAAGATAGAAATATTTATAAAGTTATCTCTTTTCCCTTCCGCAGTCCAAGATAAGTTGACCTTAAGTTGACTCTTTCCGGGATTTATTGTTACTGTATTTCTCAAGAAGGCTGAATCCGATAAGGTACCAACACTTTTTGTGAGCTCTTCAACGACAGACCAAACCATCTTCATGAAGGCCTTATTCCTCATCAAGACAAGTTTAGTTACAGTCATATCCTGCTCTGACAATGGCTCCCTCAACGGGTTCCCCTCCAAGTCCGTCACTGAGAATATCCCTTTCACCGTATCTCCATTATTGAAGAACTTTATACACCTGTCTTCTTCATCTTTCAATCTCAGTCTCTTAGTATTTCTAACATCTGATGAAAGATTTAAGATATTATAACGATGGTGATGTCTCTGATCGAATGGAATAAGCTCAGGATACTTAACGACCCAGGAATTTACTCGGATTATGTCATCTCTAGACTCAACCTCATACCACTTGTCGATAAGTTTCACTTCGATTCCCTCCAAGTTATCCAAACAGATCGTCTTCGGGAAACCAGGAACCCAATCTAAGAACCAGATTTTATTCCTTCCGTATTTCTGAAGATTTTTTAAGACATCCCTGAACTCTTCATAAGAGTGGCTTAGTGTCCATTGAAAATAGAGATCACTGACTAGGAACATCTGAAGGTACCTATCCTTGATGACCTTTCCAAAATAATCCTTGATGGCACTCTGGATAGTCGTTATAAATTGCGTCCTCTCATACTTATTACTTACACAATCCCAACATGGAAGATAATATCCCCCTGGGTTTACATAAGTTAATGGAGGTCTTACGTTTCCACACTTATAACAGACTGTATCCTTATTATCCTTGAACGTCATCATTTCGTAATAATCCTTCATGGACAAGAAATGATTCTCTTTCAAGTGTTCCTCTAAGTCCCCTAGGTCATCGAACTTATAATCACAGAACGGACACTTATACTTCTTTTCTCCGATATGTCCTATACTCATACCACTTTTCACTTCCAGGTAGTTTATTGGTTAAGATGAAATCGTCTTCGAAGGGTGGGAAAAAAGTATCACTATGTTCAGGCTCCTTATTGATCACCGTAAGTTCAAGCCTGTCTGCTATACCCAGTGTCTCCTTATATAATCTGCCACCCCCTATAATAAAGACATCTTCATCGTCAGGGATACTCTTCAAGGCGTCCTCAAGACTAGGAAAACATTCAAACTCAGGAACCTCAGAGTGTCCTATAACCAAGTTTCTTCTCCCTGGTAATGGACGTTTCAAGGATTCCGCTGTTAGTCTCCCCATTACTATTGGATGTCCCAAAGTTAAATCCCTAAATCTCATCAAGTCCTCCTTAATCCTGAAACAAAGATCTCCCTTCCATCCTAAGGCTCTCTTCTCTCCAGCCAATGAAGCTATAATAGTTATTGTCATACTGCTACCTCCGCTTTTATATGAGGCCAAGGTTCATACTCTTCTATCCTAATGTCCTCTAACCTGAAATCTTCTATATCCTTGATGTCTGGATTTAGAGTTACCCTAGGGAGGTTCTTAGGTTCTCTCCTTAGCTGTTCTTTAGCCTGCTCCACCGTATTCAAGTAAAGGTGTGTATCTCCTGTTGTATGAATGAATACTCCAGGCTTTAATCCTGTTACTTGAGCTACCATCATAAGGAGCAGTGAGTAAGAGGCTATATTGAAAGGAACTCCAAGAAATACGTCCGCTGATCTCTGATATAATTGAAGATCTAAGACTCCATTCCTGACGTAGAACTGATAGAAAGCATGACATGGAGGAAGTACGAAATTATCGATCTCCCCAGGATTCCACGCACTTACTATGAGCCTTCTAGATCCAGGATTATTCTTTATCTCCTCTATAACCCACTTCAACTGATCAACAGAGGATCCATCTACCTTAGGCCAAGATCTCCACATCGGACCATAGGGAGGATATTTCTTTCCTTCCGGATCTTTCCATGCTGACCAGATCTTGACGTTAATCTTCTCTAGTTCCTCTATGTCCGAACTTCCCCTAATCATCCAGAGGAGTTCTTCTATAATTCCCCTTGTAAATAGTTTCTTCGTTGTCAAGAGAGGAAATCCTTTGGCAAGATCATACTTGGATTGTGTTCCAAAGATAGATAATGTTCCAACTCCTGTCCTATCTTCCTTCTTCACACCATTCTCCAGTATTTCCTTCAAGATATTCAGATATTGAATCATGCTGTAAAGAAGTTAAAGTTTCCTACTCCAACAAGTGAAAGTGCCTTGTAATTATACTTACCTCCAGACACGTTCATATATAGCGGTGTAATTATACCTTCGAATCCAGGAATAACAGTAGCACACCAGGTATGATTATTCAACCAATCCTCTAGGCCAGGGTTATACTTCTTTACTTCTTCCAGGTCATAAAATACACTTGTCTGTCCTGAATCTGCACAGAATTTTCCAATAACCTCATGCGAATCAAGGAATGTCTCTATGGCACGCTGAATTCCCTCGTCGCCCTCTTTATTTCTCCTAGTCAAAAGGGTTTCGAGAATCTTCACTTCATCTTCAGGATTTCCACTACACTTATAGACCTCCCAAGAACCATCTCCAGTTCCAGTTGATGTCGTGAAGTACTGTGTAATCCCTAGGTTCTCCATCTGAGTTCCATAGTTGCACTTTTCCCAATGGTCCTTCTTGTCACCTTTTGAGATGACGTAGCAAGGATCCGTAATCAAAATTTTCTTTTCCATACTCATAACTTTATTAATTTAATTTTCATATATTAGCATATATAAGGTTAAGCCACCTCCTGAACCGCGTTTTTACCTTATTATTGAGTGAAAATTAATTTAAAGAATTATGAAACTAGAAGGAAAGTATTGTAAAGACATTAAGATTTTTACAGACAACATTGAAGAGGATGCAATCAAACAGATCTATGAGATTGCAGGTTGTCCAGAGTTTAAGGATTCAAAGATTAGGATTATGCCAGACACACATTCAGGCAAGGGAATTGTTATCGGATTTACAGCACCGATGGGAGATTATGTTAATCCAAGTCATATAGGGTGCGATATAAGTTGTTCGGTAAGTTCTGTATTTTTCGATAAGAGACTGAAGGAAGAGGATTATCCCTTGTTTGAGAATAGAGTGAAGAAGGCTATTCCAATGGGTGTTTCTATTCATAAGGACAGACAATTTGATGTTAAGGAATTCTTGAAGTACCTGAGGACAGAGCTTCAGAGGGCCTATCAGAAAACGCATGGATTGACTTATATTCTGGACTTCAATAATACCAACGACTTAGAGGCTTGGGTTGAGAAGTTTGGTATGGACCTTGCTACCTTCTATAAATCAATTGGAACTCTAGGTGGAGGTGAGACTTTGATTGCCTCCAGAATAGTTAATAGCTATTCAATGTAAAACTCGTCCGTATCGGGAAAGGCTGAGATGCCAATTCACGAGGAAACTTATTAAGGATCCGTAGAGAGCAGAGGGACTTGAGCAATCGGAAATATTATCGGTTGAAGGTGTGCTCCGAACTATAGGAAAATAAGGAACCTATAGAGGCTAGCAGAAATGACTAGTCCGTAGCGTAAAAAGCTACAGTAACAGTGTTGAATCACTTCTTGGAGTATGACCTTGGAGATGACGTTCAAGCTTTTACTATTCATACCGGCTCTAGAAACCTGGGATTGAAGGTTTGGAAGTATTGGGATAAAGTGGCCAATTCAACAAAGATTTCGAAGGAAGGAGAAAGGGCTGTAATAAGGGAAGTAAAAGCAAGAGTGACAGACAAAACAAAACTCCAGGAAGAAATTAAAGAAGCCATAGAGAAGTATAGGTTGACCCTTCACCCTGGATTCCTGGATGGAGATAATATGAGGGCCTACTTGACAGATATTGTAGTTTGTTCCGCCTATGCAAGGTTTAATCATAAGATCATCCAAGAGAAGGTCAGTGAAATTCATAATAAGCTCACTGGTTCCAAGGTCATCAAGGTTATTGAGACAAGACATAACTACATAGACTTTGATACGATCAATGGTATCCCCATGATAAGGAAGGGTGCAGTTAGGGCTAATGAAGGGGAAGAGTTTATCCTACCTTTCAATATGAGAGATGGTATCGCAATATGTGAAGGTCTTGGAAATCCTGACTGGAATTATAGTATGTGTCATGGCTGTGGAAGGATTATGTCTAGGTCTAAAGCTAAGGAGACTATCAAGATCGAAGATTATCAAGAAACTATGAAGGGAATTTATAGTACATCGGTGGGGAAGAGTACAATAGATGAGGCTCCACAAGCTTATAAGTCGAAAGATGAAATCCTTGAGTATATAAAACCTAATTGTAAGGTGAAATTCTTCATGCACCCCGTCATAAACTTGAAATGTGCAGAGGATGAAAGACCAACGTGGAAGAAATGAAAATCTATACTACATACTTTGGAGGACTAAAGAAAAGGCTAAGGGAAGGAATTAAGCCTGTATCAATATGCCTTAGACCTATCCCCGGTTGGACTGGATTGGAGTATAAAGCCCTAGCACCAACATGGAGTATAAAGAAAGACCCTGAACACTTCGACGAGAGATTCTGGAATGAAGTCTTAGGGAGGTTGGATAAAAATAAGGTCCTTCAAGACTTGGAATTAATGTCTGAAGGTTCTGATATAGCCCTAGTCTGTTATGAAAAACCTGGGGATCATTGTCATCGTCACTTAGTTGCAGAGTGGCTCGGCTTGGATCCTGATTCCATAGAGCTAGGGGAATAAAAAAAAATAAATGTTCCACTGGTTAATCTCTGTTTTACGAATTCCTAAAACATCAGATGAATTCAACCAGTTAAGATTGTCTCAAAAGGGTCGAGTCTACTATCCGATTCTAACGGATTACTTCTAAGAGCCTATAAAGACCCTTAGCTATGATGACCCTCTTTCACTAAGTTAGACTCAACCCTGAAATATTGGGACAATTGAACTTCGATTTTTTTTTCTCTGTTAAAAAATGTGTCTAGTCGCCAAGGATAGATTCGAACTACCGACCTCGTCCATGTTCCATATATGCGGGACGCGCTCTAGCCAGCTGAGCTACTCGGCGATTGTTAATTTAGTGTTGAATAATTGGTTTAAAATTTTGTTAATAAGTTATGAATCATATTAATCCTTCAGTCCCTGAGTTTTTACGTCAGAGACACTCCCCAGTTCATATAATAATATGACCTTCGGAAGTCTTAATATGGTATTTGTTGTTTTGTGTTGAAAAGTAATAATATAAATTTCAGGGAAGATAATATATAGTGTAATAATGATTAGATAGATGTTTTATGAAGAAAACTACTATTAAAGTACCGAATCACACTGACATGGCCTATTCAAGTATAACCTTAAACAAGCTATATCTCATATTATCCTCATATATAAGATTTTGACGGCTTCTGAATTTCCTGGCCTAAAAAGAAAAAGGGAAACTTGATTATGTCTCCCTCTTGAATATCCCATGCACTATAACTCCCTCCTGAAAAAGTTGGAATGGAATTACGTACAAAGAGTTGGTTAAGATTAATACTATGTCCCGTCCATATTCTTTTCGCTTTATCTTTACTGTAGTGTTCTTTATAGTAATATGTTTTTCTATTCTTAGTACTGGATGATCTCTCAAGCTTCTTATATCGTCCGGGAGAGCCCCATCAAGATAAAATACACTGCATTTCTCTAAGATGCCTTCCCCTAGGTTCTGTTTTCCATCCTTAGTAGTGAACTTATCGATTACTGCAATATAAATGCCGTTATCATTAGAGGGATACACATTTAATCTATTTCCAAGACTGCTATTTTCCCTGTTAAGCTCTTCAAAGATACCTAAAAGAAGATTGATCATTTCCTCTGGAGCTTTCTCAGCAAATTGAGAACTTCCCATTAACCTAGATTCTTTGTCGCTGTCTATGTATTTTGAGAACGAGTCAAAATCAACGAATAGTGCACTAGGATTGAACCTAACTACGCTATTAAGAAGGGACTTTACGATTGCTTGCTTTTTCTGACGACTACTGAATTCTGTCAGGTCTTTCAATCTATTACTTAGTGTCACGTAATTCTCTGAAGAACTTAATCTGGCTTTCTTTAGCAAATCAAGTTTATCCCTAATCTCTTTAAGTTCTTTCTTATCGTAAGAATAATCCTTACAAAGATAGTCCTCTGCAAACTTCCTTATCCCTTCATCTAAGATAGGACTAATTGTTGAAACCTGCAAAGAGTTCCTTACATGATCAAAAAGTCCACTAAATTCTCCTTTATTCATTTCCAAAGATTCCATGTACTATAATTCCGTCTTTAAATGTTTGAAATAACACAGTAGCTCCTTTCTCCTTCAATATTAAGATTTCCGTTTCCTTGATATATTCAAAAGAGTACCAGTAATTATCGCTACCATCACTACGCCTTATACTTGAATCCGGCGAAGAGAGGAGATATGCCTTGTCGAAAAGCCTGTTATAGAGGAAATAATCAGACCTTGCCAAGAGTTGACAGTTGAATTGAGAATAATGATAGCCGACTCCTATTGTATATATTCTATTCAACCAATTTCTCGGAACTGACCTAACCTCAGTGTAAACCGGCATCGCACTTAACTCATCAATTTTGTAGATTTCTTTTAGTTGTATCAGGTTGGAAAGAACTGGATTAGCTCCTCCACCCTTATATCCATCTCCAATAGTCGAGAATACCAGGTTTAGTGTGTGATTAGACTTCGAATATTGCTCTATCCTATCCATTAAGTCAATAAAGAACTCAACCTGTTTATCAGTCAAGTATCCATCGAAGTCTTTGGATCTCATTATACTACCACTGTTGTATAGGAAACCAAAATCCTCGAACGATATGAAAATAGCTCCAGGATTCAGTTCTAAGATTTCCTTCACAAACGCAACCCTTCTCCCCTGTTCCTCATAGTCCTCTCTGTTTTCATTATATAACTTAAGTTTCTCCTCTAAGTCCCGATAATTCTTCGTTGATTGAAGATTATACCTCTCAAGCCTTTTCATCTGACTCTCTAGGGAATCTATGTCAATCTCCATTCCCTCATAAGATTTAGTGAGAAACTCTTTAGCAAATTTTTCTGCTGCACCCTGTAAATTAGGGTCATCGATTTTTATTCCTAACTGCCTACTATATCCCGTTAGGACATCAATTATACTATTATTATTTTCTTCCATATCATAAGTAAGGCGCTCAAGGGAAGGAAGTAAAAAAAAAAAGAAGGCAGGAGAGTATATTTCAACCCTCCCTTATGTCTCTTTCTCAGATCTTACTCAAGACGTCCTCGAAATTACCGAAGCGCTGATATCGGTATCCTTGTTGTTGGAATGTTACCTCTATCTTTGCCTCATATTCCGGACAGTCAAAAGTTCTCTTATCACCTTCTTTCACGCCCATAAACAGGCTCTTAGGCAAGTACTGTGGAAAATATCCAAGCATACGTCCTGCCCCTTTGTCTTCTGGCTCCTCGATACCTAACAGGCTCTGGAAGCACCAATAATGACTAGCCAAGTTATCGCCAGCCTCTGTTTTCTCTTTTGGCGTAAACCACAACTCTACAAGCTGGTCGCCTACTTTGATATCCACATTCATCAGTCTCTTGGCTCTTGCTACTATTGAATGTGGCATGTCTTCTTCAAATTTTACACCTGCATTCGGAATAATGAACGCAATAATTTCTGCTGTTTTCATATTTATAAAAATTAAATTCCTGAAGTTCCTCTTATAAACTCCAGGATAGGTTAATATTATTTTTCTATCATATATAAGGGTTTCAAGCTACTTCAGACGGTAAAATCCTTATTAGTGATATGAATACATCTGAAAATAAAAGAGATATAATAGAAGAGAAAGCCGAAGTAAAGAAGGCTAATACAATGAAAGAAGTCCTCGAAGGGATAAAAATAGGCTTCTTAGTCTTAATATTCGTAGTAATTCCTATATGTTTTGTAGGGAAATGCTCATACGAAGAGGGACAGATTAGAGAACAAAATGAAGTCAGGGTTATAGGAAAATTACAACCCAGACAGAAGGGAGACTCTATTCAAGGATTCAGCTTAGACTCTTATATCCAACCTGAACAAAAGATTAAGGTAGTGATTAAGAGTCCCTTGGATATGATGAACTACGTGATTGGATCAATTCCTTTTACCAGGGTGAGATTTACGGAAGGAAAAGACTTCACTGTAATAATGACATCTCATACATTTGCCGTGAGAATGATGGATGGGGATACAACTTCAATCATCAAATCATTGCCAGGGGATATAAAGAGGCAACGTTATTCAGATGCTATGTTTGAAATAAAGATGCCACTGAAAGAAGTACAAAACTATATAATGATTGACGAGTAGGACTATGGGATACTTTGATCTTTTCAACGAATTACACGATGTAAGTGACGACTACCTAAAGAAACATCCAAATACAAAGGACTACGCAATCATTTATATGTATTTCGATTTTCCAAAAGTATCTGTTAAGGTAAAGTTTGGAGGTGAATGGAGTGCAAAGGACTTGGAGTTAAAGGAGAAGATGATGGGACATAAGGGATTTTTCTATCAATCCACTCAACTCTATGTTCCCTTTATGGACAAGAGAATAAAAATTCCTTCTCGACTCCATTATGTAGTTGTTACTTCAGAAAATGACTTCACGTTTACTAAGTTCTCACCTAAGGAGGTAGAAAATAAAAGAATGAAGGGAGAGTTCTATGAGTTCTTGAGGTATCATGGCGAAGATGAGAACGGATATCATTTCTATTGTGGAATCCTGAGTGAAGAAGCTCAAGTGGATCTTTCAGGACAAGTTATCATAAATCCTACAGATCCCAAGATGATCGACATAATAGAGAATAATGATTTCTGGAGATTGGTATAGAATAGACTAAGGATTGGGGAGTGTTCGTCCTTAGTTTTTTTTTATTTCCAAAAAAAAAGAAAGGCCTGAGTTAGTTTTACCCAAGTCTTTCTCTTTTACACATACGCAGTACTATTCTTTCATTCCTGCTCTCATCTCAGAGATCCTCTTCTCAAGATCCTCAGCCGACATCTCCTCAAGCTCACGGTCCTTCTTCCTCTGCAGGATTTCCTCAAGTTTCCTGAGCTCCTTAACGTCGTTAGCATATTTCAGGTCACTCTTAGCCTGAGTCTGACGAGTGATGTAGATGTCCTTTGCGATCTCAAAACGAAGCTTATCCTCTTCCAATGCTTTCTGCTCCTCTGTCGTAGTTGCAGATTCATTGAGGAAAGCAAGGTCGTCTGAGACTGCCGAATATCCCTTAATCTTCGTACTCAGGGATTTGATGAGAGTTTCGAGATCCTTCATCTTAATCTCGAACAGGTTTTCTACTGCTAAAAGACCCTTTCCAGTCTCAAATCTCAACTTTAATTTAGCTGCTTTCTTGTACATAATTTTTTTTTAGAATTTAATTTTTATAACTCGCTTGAATGAACCTCCAAGCTTTACAATCAGTTCATCACGCACTGTAGAGTTAAACCCAAGACCTGACAATTGGCCCTCTGTTGACTCTACCTGCAATCCATTACCTAAGACCTCCATGACTTTTCTGTGCTTCATGAGATCCTCGGACAAGAATTCATTGTGGATACTCCTAATCTTCTCCGGACTTTTAGCACCCTTAAGACAGAAGAAGTAGTGCTTGTTTCCTATTCCATGTCCTCCCCAGAAGTTAGGGCTGAGACAGATAAGAGATACTTTATGGAATTTTCCAGTATCCAAACCGAAAATTTCACCCTCCTCCTTATCCTCAAAGTCCACTAAGGGCAACTTATGCTCGATACTGAACTTTCCGTCCTTGAGGGTAACAATTGCAACAGTACACCACTCATGATGTTTAAGGGCTGGGTATATGTATTGATATATCTGACCATCAAACTCAATCTCAGCTTTTCCTTTTCCTGAAGTCCTGCGGAAATTCCAATTATGAATTTTATAATAGTATTTTCCCTCAGGCATTTTTGAAATATCAGGGAAAGTAATATTCTCTACTGGAACATATCCTACAGGTGCTTGAGATGTATAGTCTACATCCTGAACGCCTCCTGAAAGAGTATCCTTTCTTTGGTTCCATCCAACTCTTTGACCTTGAGGATAGAAGTTATGTACTCCATCTCTGTCAAGGGAGGCACTTGCATTTCCGTAGTGATCGCCAGGCATGAATACGTGAGCATCCATGAGGGATTCATTTCTTTCCAGCTCATTCCAAGAGTGGCTAAACCTAATAACTCCAACTCGTCCTCCTGCTTGGATTACCGCATCCTTCAGCTGACTCTTACCAGCCAAGTTTCCAGTATAAGTCCAGGAGAAGTTATTATCCCACTTGAAAATTCTCTTACTATCCTTGTTACAAGAAGTCAAGAGGGTCATGAAATTTCCCTTATGCTTTCCGGTCAGATAAGATTCAACGCTACTGCACCGAGGGAGAATATCTGTCATAAACTTCTCTACGGGCACTTCTTCAACCTTGTCAAACTCACTCTTCTTGTGTCGGGTAGGGGCTGTAGACTTCACACCATCAAACAGAGAGATCTTCGTCTTCGCATCAGAAGCATCAGCATTTGTATGAAGAATCTCCGAAACGTTGATATCTGCTATCGTTGCACACCTTCTTTCGAAAGAATCTTCATATCCATTCTCCTCAACAAACTTCCTAGCCTCCTCAATCTGCTTTTGTGTGATTGGGGCCTTTGCTTTCTTATAGTTAGCAGGATCCACCATCTTATTGAAAGCCTCACATGCCGCATTAATCTCTTTTCCTTCAGTGAGATCAACCATGAGAGTTCCTATTGCCGTACCTCTGAACTTAGCTCCAGGTCCCCACTCCAAGGACTTCAACCAGCAATAGTTTCTCCTCAACTCAGCGGGAAGTTTCTCATATTCCCTGGCACACTTGAGAGCTTTAACGACAATATTCTTGTAAGATGCACCATTGAGAAGTGATCCCTGTGCTTCCAAGTCTAAGATAGCCTCCATCGTATCAGGGCTAATTTCTTTCAGGCCCCTTTCAAACACTGTCATGATATCCCTAGGAACAGACTCCAGCATTTCTCTACTTTGTCCGGAGAAATCAATGAACTCCTTAGGGATTGTAATGAAGAAGTGGTTAAATACGACGGTCTGGTTTGGCTTTATACCAGCATTAGGATACTGAGCGGCCTCTTCAGCTGTATACCTCTTTATATTCCTAGCTATACCGAGGGCAAACTTCGACTGAGAATTCCTAACTCTTCCGTCAAGCTCATAATGAATCTTGGGATCACTGAGATAGGAAAATGTCTCAACGAAAACATTAGCTACCTCAGACTCCCTAATCAGCGCCGACATGTCCTGAATACTCTTCTTATACTCATCAGGAACTTCAGTAGGATCCAGATCAAACAGCGTCATCGTCTGTAATGTCTCTGGATTGATAGCCACAATATTACCATACCTCCTTATAAACGAATGGCAGGCATTACAATTGTGAACTGATGTACTCGGGTCACGGAAAATTGGATCATCTCCGAACCCCTTAAGATATGCTTCCCAGATTTTCTCGCCTTCCACTTTGGCTCTAAATAACCTTCCGGTCTCACACATCCTTGAAAATTGTTTCTGTAATACTTTTGTTAGGATTTCCATATTATTTTTAATTTACGTTAATATGTTTTCTATCATTATTAAGGCATAGGGGGGGGGGAAGAATTACCAGGCCATTTTAAATCCTTATTAGTGAATGATAAAAATTAATTAATATGATAGTAACAACACTTATTTCAATTTTAATTGTATTATACCTACTATTAGGATTATGCATTGCGAGAGAATTTATAGAAATCCGAAGAGACAAATGGATTGGAAAATTCCTATACACAATCACAACTCTCCTGATAAGTATCCTGTGGCTTCCACTGGCGATAATCATGGTGACAGTATTAGCCGTAGATCATGCAACGTCAGACAAAGAATAGGACGATATGCTTTTTAAAGTAATCATAACAATAGCATTCTTATCAATCTATCTTCCATTGGGATTTATATTCTATTGTATATTCTTCGATGAGAGAAAATTTCCTAAGTGGGTGACCAGGGTAAGATTGATAAGGTTAGTACTAGAAACCCTGTATATAACTATGTGGGCACCAATTGCTGGTTTCTGTATATTAAGGAGTATTATATATGACATCAGAAGTAAACATTAATATAACGAAAGAAGAGGCAAAGAGACTCTATCGAATTGGGGATGAAGAACTTAGGAATGTTGCATTAAGAGCATACCCAAAATATATTCTAGATGAAGAAATTCCTAAGGAGATAATAGAAGAAATGTGTCAATCTCCCGATACATTTAGGTTAACCTCAAAGCATGTGGAGGAATTGATATATTTCAAGGACAACTTAAATATCTTAGATGACAACCCAATGATATTTCTCCGCATCTTAGGACTCTATTTTAACAAAGGATGGACTAGGAAATTGGGAAAAACTAAATCAAACTCAGGATGGTTCATAACAAAGAAGCGTCAGAAATCTAAGAATTCAATGTATCCAGAGTATGAACTTGTCTGGGAAGTAGCATTTCATTCTGGAGTCTGTTATCCCGGGATAGTCTATTTCGAATCTCAACAAGGAGCTGAGAAAGCTATAGAAATACTGGGACAGAATAGATTAAGTAAACTTTATGAACCAGGAATACTATGAACAAGAACGACAAGTGGCTTAGAGAACACCTTACAAGAAAAGGAGAGCCAAAACGATCATATTCAACTTACTCCTCTGCTAGGAAGGCATTGGAAAGGATTGAAAATAAGGACGACCTCCATATTTACTTATGTTCATTCTGCCAGAAATACCACATTGGACACTTAACCTTAGCTCAGAGAGTTGTCAAGGCGGAAGCGGAATTGGATACTCTCAGGTCTTATAATATTCCTGACCTTTTAAAAGAATTAGAGGATACAAAGAAAGAGAGGGATGACTTAAGAAAATCTCCTCAAGCTAGAAGTGAGATTACTATCCTTAGCAAGAAGATAAGAGATCTGAAAAAATTAAGGGATGATCTTCTTCTCAGGTTAGGAAGATATGAGAGAGTAGAGCCCTTAAAATTCGACGGACCAGAAACGAGAAGGATTAGAGTTGGAAGTATTATTCAACTCACCAATGGGACATATCAGGAAGTCCTGTCCTATGATCAATACAGAGTCCGCTATAATGATCCATCGGGAAGGGTGATCGAAGTTCCCTTGGATGGATTCAGGAGAGTAAAATATTAAAGGCAAAGGTTTTATCCAATGCCTTTTTCTTTTTTATGCTTTACCACGAAGATATAGTAAGGAGGGTTCCAGTAGTATGTTTCAACGTAAGAAATCTCGTTCCAGAAAAATTCTCTCTTATATCCAACTCCAAGACCTCTAATACTAACCTTATCCATGCAGTAGTATTTCTTCTTGTAGGTGTCTATGGTTGTGACATATACGTCTCTCAGTTTTGGATTTGCACTTGTCTTACGAGGAAACGGATCACACCACAAGGAACCAACGAACTTAATCTTTTCTTCTTCCTCTGCATCTTTTGACAGCTCTATCATAATTCTTTTCCTAGGGAGAGCTTCTCGATTAAGTTCAGCATAATCTGGTCTTTCCTTCCACATTCCACTGTCAGGGTCAGGATCACTATGCCTTAGAATCCCATCCTCCGAAACATAGAATCCCCCTAGTCTCCTAGCACAATCCTCATCTTCAATCCAGGAATAAAACTCACCTTCAGGACTATAACCTTTAGGAAACTTACACCTGGAGACATAATCATGAAGAACATCATTGACTGGTTTTCCTACGTTATGTAAGAGGAACTTCATTATATTCCCTTGAACGCCCCTATAATCATCTCTTATCCAATTTCCGAAATACCAATTAGCAAGGAGTCTTCCTTCCTTTAGTATTTTCATCCTTGGTCTCTTAGGCCGTTTTCTTTTTCCGCTCCTGTTTCTTCCTATCCTAAACTCAATCATTCGGTAGATACAATAAGTTCACAAGAGTTATCATCAAGGTTGAAGGTTTCCCTAAGAACACAATACCTCTTTCCGTCAACAATAATATTTGAACCTTGTGGAGGAATAAAACTAATCTCCCTACAACCCAGGCACTTATCTTTTCCTGTTCTCCCCCACACCAAGGAACAAGGATTCGTATCTAGAAATATATGTACTGTCATCTCCTATTAACTACTCCACCAACAACACTAAGATCACCGCCAATTTCTCCACAGGTTACACTTCCGCCTGTAACATTGACATCCCCTCCAACATTACCTTCCACAGTAACCACTCCAGACAAGATAGTCAAGTCTCCAATATTTCCATTAACGACGACCTTACAAGAACCAGAGATAGACAGTTCATCCAAGTTTCCCTCAACTGTAATCGTCTTTTCGTCCTTACTCTTATCACAACTACAATTATTCCCTTGGACTTTCATCTCACCACTCTTTTCGAGATCCTCCAAGTTAATTCTCCTACCGTCGACATACCAATCTCCATTTTTATATTGAAGTATTCCATCGACTATAACCTCTTTTCCATTAATGATTATCTTTCCCATGTTTTTTCTTTCTTGTATTTAATCAAAAATAAGGCATTCAAACCCTTATATATGAATGAAAACAAAAGAATAACATTATGAAAAAGAAGAAAGACGATTATTTAATTTTTGCAATGATTGTTATGTTCCTATTTGCATTATTTGGACATAACTTGAACAGTGAAAAGTCTCAAAGAGTTTATTATACAGACGATGATGAGACTGAATTGGTGATAGAGGATGAAAACTCTATAAGAATTGTAACGGTAACACAGTATCATCCCGTTAAGGAACAATGTGATGGGGATCCGTTAGTGACAGCAGATAACAGTGTCATAGACCTTAAGAAACTTAAGCAAGGAAAGCTTAGGTGGGTAGCAGTATCAAGAGATCTCAGGGAGGTATATGAATACGGAGATGTAATTATACTCTCTGGTAATCCGGAAATTGCTGGTGCCTATATAGTACATGACACTATGCATCCTAGGTTTACAAATAGGATTGACATCTTAACATTCCCTGGACAACCTGTAGGAAAATGGGAAGAGATTACTGTAGAAAAGAAAGGGGCCTGAAATATGGCTTCCCTCTTTTTTATCCTCTTCAAAGCCTTATATATGTAAAAGAAATACTCAAAACAAAAATAAAATATGGAAACACTAAAAGAAAAATTTAACAACCTAAGAGGAGCGTTTGATATCGTGGTAGATAAGAATAAGTATATCATGATGATGCTCGATGGAAGAAGTTTTTCAAAGATGATTAAAAAGGATTATGAACTTCCTTTTGATGATGGATTTATTAACCAGATGAATCAAGCAGCTATAGAAGTTCTGAAAGGAGCCCAGGGTGCAAAACTCGCCTATGTTCAAAGTGACGAGATTTCAATACTCTTAGACTCAAGGAATCCAGAATCAGAGGCTTTCTTTGGTGGCAGGATAGAGAAATTACTATCCATTGTACCAGGATTAGCAGCAGGAGTATTCAACAAACTGGCTATGATACGGTGGATTGAAGCAGGTAGGGATCCAATGAACTATCCCCCTATTCAATTCGATGCAAAAGTCTGGACAGTAGATGCCCCTAATGACGTTATTGCATGTCTCCTCTATCGACAGAATGATTGTGTAAGGAACTCAGTTCAACAGACAGCACAGACCTATATTAAGAAGAAAAAGTCGCTCTTAGGACAAAGTATAGATGTCCAGAAAGAGAGGCTTCTTAAGGAGGCTGGTGTTGACTGGGAGAAATTTGATGAGGGAAAGAAACGTGGAAGACTTATCATGAAAGAATATGAAACTTACAGGAAAGAAGTCACGACCCCACTTAAGGAAAGGGAATTGACAGAGTTTCAGAGAAGTGTATGGGTTCCACGTCCTGCACCATCATTGACTGAGAGAGAAGAAAGAGAAAAGTTAATTACATATATAACAGAAACGAAATATGACAATAATGGAGATTGATCGGAACACGGATATTTCTGGTCTGAACGAATTAATCAAGGGTATAGACTTTGAAATGAAACCTGCCTCATGGTATAGGGAAAATTTCAGTAAAGAACAGATCCTAAAGTTCTTACATGAACAGGCAATCTATGTCCTCCCCACCGATGACTTGATGGAATATCTCTTCAACTTGATTGGAGATGATAAGTGTATAGAAGTCGGAGCAGGGAGAGGATTTGTATGTAATGAACTGGGGATCATAGGAACAGACTCTAAGTTACAGGAAGATCCAAAGGTGAAATTATACTATCAAGCCTTAGGACAGCCTGTAATCAAGTATCCGAAGCATGTCAGGAAGATGGATGCTATCAAAGCCGCTAAGACATTAAAACCTGATACCGTCATTGGGTGCTACGTAACTCACAAATATAGAAAAGACACTCAAGATGGAAATTACTGGGGTGTTGATTATGAGAGACTCCTGAGCCTTGTTAAGAAGAGATTGATCTTAGTGGGGAACAAAGAAACACATAAGAATAACCCACTAATGGAATTGGAACACGAAGAGATAGAGTTTCCTGGTCTTATAACAAGATCTTATGATGACAGGACAAACAGGATATTCATCTGGACTAAGTGAAAGGATAAAAGAGGGATTGGACATTAAGAGCCTTTCCCTACTTTTTTTTGCGTTTCCCCTGGCATCAAATCCTTAATGATGAATGAATGAAACAAATGATTAATAAAAAAAAGAATATGAAGAAGTCAAAACCAACTAAGAGTAATGATCCCGCAAAGATACTGAAAATGATAAGCAGGGATCTTGAGTTAGAGAGAAATGATGGCAAGTGGATAGCCATGAATAGACCGTACAAAAATAAAAAGAAGTACGATAGAAAAAGGGACAGGAAGATAGATCCTGATTCCCTTTATTTTTTAACCATGAAATAGAAACACCTTGACCTGAAAAAATCAATTCTCTGTAATCTAAGCTGAATACTCCCACGTATCACTTGTTGAAATATCTGTTCACCAATTCCTGCAACATAGACCCTCCAGTATTTCTCTTGCAGGATCCAATCTTTTATACTATTCTTTCTGGCGCCATTAAACCTGCCATAATCAATCATCCATACATCAACAGGCTCTTTCAATCTCTTACCTCCATGAATGAGGTGGACCATAAGTTTTCCGACATAATACTTAGATGCTTGGTTATCAAGGTCTCCACATAACGAGAAATGTTCCAAGTTATACTCCATATCTCTCCGCTTCATGCCCCTTATCCTATAAGTCCTCTCTGTTCCACCATATCTGAAAATTCCCTGATCATCAAAGTAATAATCAGACCTATGCACATAATACCTAGAACTTCCCTGAATGAATCTATCCTTAAATTCCTTCAGTGCATTCAATCCATACCTCCTATCCATTCCCTTAGTTCTTCTCTTTAGGTCCTCCACTATTTCACTGTAGTGTTTCCCCTCTGATACCCTAAAGAAGTGTTCCTTAGCGTCATACTCATAGCCGTTCCAGTGACATAGCCTCTCCGGACCGTCCCAGCCTCGTATTACGCTTTTTCCTAGTTTTCCCATTCCTATTCTTTTCCCTTCATAGGATAGAAGAAATTTCCTCCTACTCCTAAACCTATTACAGACGGAAGGGTTCATTATATGTTTCCCCTTAGTCTTCCATCCATGCTTATTTCTCTTTGGTCTGAAATCTATCATAGTGTTTTAGTACTAATGACTTAAAAGGTAGGAACCCGAAATGAGAACCTACCCTAAGAAGAAGGACGTAAACAAATTATGGCAGCGAATCAGTGTTATTAATAACCGTCCTCTTCTTGATCACTGGTGTAACCTTCACAGGCATAATCTCTTTGGCACGTAGGAGGGAATCTTGAACAAATCTCCTTCCACGTTCATAGCCTTCGAACTCCACTTTCATAAGGCTATCCCTATAAACAAGTTCCTGTTCATATAAGAGCCTATTAAGTTGATCTTTTGCTACAACAGCTTTAACCCTATAAGAGATAACCCAGAATAAGGCAGGAATAAAGATCACAATAGCCTCTACTGCCAATGATCTCCTAGGAAATCTTAATCTCTTATAAGATACCCAAGAGAAACACTCCCACATAAATAGTAGGATACTCCAAATAAATAATCCAAATGATTTTCCGGCTTCTTTGGATTTCTTTAATACCTCTAATCCAGAATTCCTTACATTAATATTTTCCATTCTTTCCTTATTTTTTTAACCACTTATAAGGAATTAGGGCTTAAATCCAAGGTCTTCCCGGATATCATGTAATATGCCTGTTGAAGAGCATGAACGCTGACTAGGAGAATATCTTGAACACCTCCTCTTTCTCCTATGTAAAATCCATGTCCCCTGGAATCTCCAAAGCAAAGATACAAGCTACTCTTTTGATAGGAATAACACCTTGGAAGTTTATTCTTACAGAACGCTATGTCTTCTGGGAAATCAACTGGGACAAATCCAAGGATCCTTATAATCTCTTCTGTCAGGGGAATTGAGAAGAGACTGTCAAACACACCCCTACATTCAGAGGACACTAAGTGTATTCCACCAGACGACGGCTTTCTTAAGTGCACCAAGTAGTCTGATATGAGTTCTACCTTCATTATCCTACAGCCCTCTTTCTTGTGGGGATCACCATAATATACTAGGTCCCCTAAGTGAATGTCTCTAGCCTTCATAGAATTCCAAGAATATTTGTTCTTCTGTCCAGTCTTTTGCACACTTATCCCATCTCCTAACGGAATTCATAATGCTTTCCTTGATCTCCTTCATATCTATGTTCTCGGGAAATTCAACGTCCTTTTCAGTCAGCCTTGGGTATTGACGATAATCACGAATCACTGTATAACCTCCTACACAAGAGAAATAGTCCAGCCCTCCTTCCTTCGTCAATCCAACCCAATAGTAATCATCTACTCCATCTATAGCACCGATCAGAAAGAGAACATCATCCTTCCTTACTCCCTCATAGTCTAGGTTTCTTCCCCTGTCATATTCTTCTCTGAATTCAAAGTGGACAGGAAGGCATAGATCTTCTCCTGCTTCTTTTGTTATCTGAGTCCTATTATCACAACACCAGTATAAGTGATTTATAGAATAGAATATTGACTTAAGTTTCAACAAGACTCCACCATTACAAGAGCCGTCAATCGGATTATTGGGGTTCCCATCTTCATATTCATCTCCCATAAACTCAAGGATGAACTGACCTATAGCCTTTGACCTCGATTTCCCTGCCTTACAATGAATAATCAGGTCTTTTCCCTTATTCTCCCTTATGAATTTCAGGATATCAAAAGCGTCAATCTCCTTGAAAGACCTAAACCAGTGGCCCTTGTAATATTTATCTCCAGGACCTTCGATGTCATCAAAATCAAGATTCAATACAGAGGGACCTGAAGGAAGAAGATGTAGGTTATCTGTATCTCCCTTCTCTTCCTCTAACCAATACTTTGCACATTCTGCAGAGCACTCAATTGATATAACCGCCTCTTTGGTCAGGTCAATATCATTAACGATTCTCTTAAAATCTTCTTTTCCGTATACCTTAACTTTATTTTTCATATCATGAATAAGGAATTTGCTCTTCCCTAGAAGCGAAAATCTTATATATGAAGGGCCTAAAGGAAAGGGCCCTATGTATAGTAATATTTAAGTTAATCAAGTTAAACAATGAACAGAAGAATTGTATTGTTAGATCAAGAAGAAACTCCAAAATGCGCAGCGTATTATGGGAGTGGTCTTGGCGATGAAATCTACACTGTCCAGGCATTAGAAGCTATGGATCCTGAGGAGAGAGATCGCATTCTGGGACTAGGTGAAAGTGATGCAATTATGCTGGTTGGAAGTTCTCCATTCCAGTATATCAAGGGCTTCTATCACCTTGGAGTAAGAAATGAAACCTACTATGACTGTTCTAAACTTCGTCGTCTTAGTATGGAGGGAGGAGCATTTGCAAAGGTTGTCATTGAGTATCCGGACAAGTCAATGATCGAGGATTTTATGAGTGAGAATTTTACAACACCAGTAACATTCCCCGGTTTCGAACAAAGCGTTATTCACACTTATCAGGATGCGATCTCTTACTTGGAATTCCTGTCTGGTCTCCCTGAAGATGAATATTTCGGATTTGACTATGAAGGTTCAGGTATGCCAATGGATAAATGGTATGAACTCAGTGGCTTATCTCTAGCAACCCTAAGGGAGAGTAGGTTCATATCCCTAACTGATATCCGACATCAGGTAGGAGCAGAATCACAGGAATATCAATACCTCTTGGGACTCCTGGGAAAGTTCCTTGTTCAGAGAATGAGCCACTTGGTTGTCTATAACATGGCTTATGAATGGCAGGCTAGTCATAGAGTTCTTGGAGTCGATCTCTATAACCTCTTGGATGTTTCTGTCGTTAATGTCATGGATGGAAATCACGAGAAGAAGTACTCATTGAAGTGGACAGGTCAGAATATCCTACAAGTCAATGCCTGGGATACGGAGTTTGATAGAATCTCAGACTTAATTGATTCTATGCTGTTTGAGGAGACTGGAAAACTGAAGAAAGATAAGCATAAAGTCTTAAAAGTTACACCAGACACATTCGAACAAACTCCTGAATGGGCTGAACTTTGTAGGAGATATCCTGATTACGTAGAGGAATTTAAGTCTCTTATCCTGGAATACTGGGGAAATGCCTTTATGTGTGTCCCTAGTGAAATCCTGGGATATTACTGTAATCTCGATGCATTCTATACCCTCCTGATTTTCAAGGTGAAGGAGAATGAGTATAGTAAGGATTGTTGGGAAGTTAATCTCAATAATGCACGTCTCGGATGTAGACTTATGACTGGAGGACTCTATATAGATGAGCCGTTCAGAGCTAGGTATGAGAAGTATTGTCACCAAATGATGGCTTGGGGTATAACTTATTGTGCTGCTGCTAGGTGTTGGATTAAAATGGAAAAACATAAGAAGCTGGCTAATAATATTGAGAAGTATAACCCAGTCGCTCAGAAGTTAATGAGGCAGAATCAATTTTATCAAGGAAATGCTGTCGATATCGTGAAAAACCTTATGGCACAGAACCTTGACAATAACGACTGCACTCAAACTGGACTGAATGAAGGTGCCCTAGTCTTGAAATATGGATCTTCATTTGCAGAGGCCTTCCTGGATGTAGTCAGGGATGCTATGGTTGAGGTGAAGATGAAGGGAAAAATCGATGAGGGAATAGTGAGGAAAAAGAAAATCCTCGGTATCATCGCAGAGAAATCAATTCCTCTCCTTGGACTCGACAAGATTAAGCTAGGAACGAAACATATAGAGCTTGAAAAATATCTCTATTATGAAAACGCCTATAATGAACTTCAGAAAGTAAAAAGAAATCAACTTAATGATATATTCAATATACCAGATGAAATTAAGGCGTTTAGAATGAAGATGTCTCTCTTGGAATATAGTAACTATGTCAGCGATAACTATTTCAAGTGTAAATCTCCTCTCGAAAATGATGAGATTGCATACGAACTGACAGAACTTTTCAAATATCAATCCTGTTACTTAGGAGCCATGTTGGAAAGTACACAGCAACTTCCGGAGACAACTAAGTTCTATTCATCTAGGGGAATTACGGATATTAATGTAGGTTTTCAAGAATTCATGGCAGAATGGGAACCTAACTATAAAGAGGATAGAGATTCAGCCTTATATCCACAAAAGACATTCAACTTGGCGGTACAGTTCTTTGGCAGTCCTAGGAAAACTAAGGATCAAAAGAAGAGTAAGGATGGAAAAGTTGAATATATCTACAGCTTGGATGATAAGTTAAAGGAGGTTTGGACTGATTTCAACGGTTATAAGGCCCAAAGTCAGTATTTTCCGGAGGTCAATAATGACTTCGCTCTATACTCTGAGGCTTTTGATCCAGGGGAACTTACTAACGACGCATTCTTCTTTATGAGAAAGATGACGTTGAACTATCTCCTCTACAAAAAATATGCTAAACTCTGCTCAACTTATGTAGGATCAGATGGTATGTTTAAGAAGAATAATAAATTCGTTATAGAGGACGAGAATCACCTTCCAATTAGAGAGGCAGATCCAGATGAACCGGGTGCAGTGGAGAAGTGTTTTGTGAAATATCAGGTAAATGAGAAGTCAAGTAAGAGATGGAGTAGCGGATTTCACACGATCGTCTCACATTCGGACTGTAAAGATATTTTACTACCACCACCTTCATGGGACGAAAATGGAAATATAATTTATGGCGGAAGCGACCAAATGCTAACGTATTTTGACATTAACAAAAACTAGTGTCACGTAGAAGTGATTCTATGTTAAAACAAACTTACTATATGCTGGAAAGACTTGTTAGACTTATAGTACTAGTGGATTTAGTCACCTACAGTAAAAATCTATAAGGTAGAGTCAATCAGCAGGTTTAAGAAAAAGAAGAGATTTAAAAAAATTTAAAGTTATGAGTTATGAAGAAATAAAAAAGTTTATAAAGGACAATAATATTCGCAACAAAAGAGAATTCAGTATGAAAAAATATAAAGAGGTATATGAAGAGTATCTAAAATTATCTAGCAATGATCGAGATAGTCTTTTGCCCACATTAGAGGCGAATATTTTGCCCAAAAGTAGAGATGAAATTCATAGATTTTATGAAGATAAATTTTCTACTGTTTCTGATTTTCAGCTTTTCATAAACGAGAATAATATTCTTAATCCAGTTGATTTCAGAGGTAATTATCCGAAATTATATGATAGGTTTTGTAGAATAATTCCTAGTAATGAAAAGCAAAAATTAATATACAAAGTAAGAAAAAGATCTTATTCTGATATTGATTCTATAGAGAAACTACAATCATTCATAGATGGTAATCATGTTTCTAGTAGAAAAGAGTTACATAAATCTTTTTCCGGATTATATGTTAAATTTCAGTCTCAACTAGACAGTGTTATGTTTAATAATGTGGACAATTCCTCTATGGGTGAAAACTATCTCAAGAAACTGTTTAATGAGAATAGTATTAAATTTATAACACAGAAAACTTATAGCGGTTTGAGAAATATATTACCTCTTAGATATGATTTCTATTTACCAGATTATAATGTACTTGTAGAACATCATGGCGAAGGACATTTCGGAAAAGGTAGGTATTACACTGCTGAGTTGATTGAGAATGATAAAAAGAAATACAACTATGCTATAGCAAATAATATAAAAATACTATATTATACTATATACAAATCTGAATATTTCAATAATGGATATTTCACCGAAGTTATAACTGATAGTGATATCCTTTTACAAAAATTAAAAGAAATTAGTCTGACTAACTAATTAAATTCTTAAACCTCAACGACTATCCCAGTAGTGGGAGTACACTTGGAATCGTTAAGTGGAAACGGTAAGAATCTCAGAGATGAGATTAAGATATAGTCTGATCTGTACGGAGACGTGCAGGAGTTCATCTTAGTTAAAACTAAGTGAGAACCGGGAGAAGTAACGTACCTCCTGAACACAATGTAGCAGCGCAGAGGTTAATCCTTAGCCGTCACTTATAGTAATATATGTGAGAATAAACGGGCAAAAACGGTGGAACCTGAGATGGCAATACCGTGCTAACTGGGATAAATTACGATAAGGTTATCTTAGTAGTGTAGAGCATAGGAAGTGAATAAATATAATCTTCCCACGAGTGTCCGTTATCTTCTAAAATAGGAAGATAAAAATATATGCCGAACTAATGAGAAGTTTGATTATATTATCAGATACAGAATCATTAGAACTATGAGATAAAAAGCTCGTAGGATAACAAAAAATCATGTAAGGCAGCAGGCTTCGCTTCCATGGATGAAAGCCTAACGTCCCTGTTCAGTGCTGGAATCGATGTATACATATACAGTGCAAAGATCTATCTTGGTGAAGAAGGTTGGAATAAATTGAGCAAAAAAGAACAAAATCGATGGCGCAAACGTTTCAAAACTATATGTTAATGTAGCATAGTTAAGTAATTAACTAGTGAAAAGGTTGTGAACTCGTAAATACGGGGTGTGCTAAAAAGATAGTGCTAACGGTGGAAAGCTAAGTTTCTAAAAAAATTAGAAATATGCCAATACCGTGCCAAGCTTTGCTTTATAAAAGTAAAGAAGGTGTAACGACTATCCTGAAAGGGAGTAGGTTTAGGGTGAAATTCCCTATTCCGAAGCGCAACCTATCCGCAATAGTAAAATGCGGATAATGATATAGTCTAATCCCAGAAAGAAATGATGGGTACAAATGATTTTTGGGCGTTTTATATGGCCTCGGAAAAGCATCTTTAGCGGAAAGGCTTGATGCTAGTATAGAGGAAGCAGATCATATTATTCAATCTCTCTATACATCATTTCCTAAACTCCGTGAATATGTGGAGAAACAGGGCCAATATCCTCTCGATCATGATGGTTATATAAATACCATGCTCGGAGATAAATTAAGAATAAGGGAGTTCTATGAGTATCTTCCCAAAGCTACAACTAGAGGCGAGGTAAATAACTTGATAGCCAGAATAAAGAGACTTGGTGTAAATCTTCCTATCCAAGGAGGAACTTCAAGTATTATGGCATCAGGATTTTACAATAACATCAGAGTCTCTAAGGAACAAGGATGGGAACAGCCTCTCCAACCAATCATAGTAGTTCATGATTCAAATACAAACTACATACCAGTGGAAAAGATATTTGACATGAGGGCGTTCTATGATAAGTACTATACTGAATATTGTTCTAAGATAGGGCCTGGTATATTCCTTCTGTTTGACCTCTTAGCGGGATATTCTTATGAAACTGCAAAAGAGATGAAGCAGATTGATCCAGATACGATTGAATTCACGGGAGATGCTTACAGTATTCTTAAGATTTACGATAAGATCATGAACTGTAAGAAGCTCAATGTAGTATGTGATAAGACCAGAGAATGGCTTGAAGGAGAGAAGATCATGATAGAGCATCCAATGGACCGTTTTATCAGGGAAGAAGGTGCAAATATGACAAAAGATATTTCCAAAGTGACCGTTAGATTTCATCGTGTAAGATGATATAAACTCTTGATATACATAGTTAAGTTAAGAATAAGGCTTGGCTATGTATTTTTTTTTTCTTGCCAGTAAAAAAGAAAGGAGGTTCAGGCCATAATTAAGCCATTTCCTCCAAATCTCTATTCACGATGTTCTTAATTTTCTCCATCCAATCTATGAGGGACTTTCTTTTGTCCTCATCTTGAATATCTGGAATTATCTTTTCAATCTCTCCAACTATCTCCAAGGACCTCAAACAGTCCTCCTTAGTCTGTAGAGTATCGGCACTAAAAAGACTCACTAAGAACAGATTCCAGAGACTTTCATGTTCCATTAAGTCAAGTAAGTTATCTTTCGAAATCATAATATTAATAATAAATAAAAAATTCCAGTGAGTGGCCTATATATCACATACCAGCCAAACACTGAAACTTTAATTATTGAGATATTTTTATAAGTCCTCTTCTTCACTCTTAAGTCCTCTAATCCTGAAAAACCTATCCACACTATGATTATGAGTTAAGTCATGTACCTTATATCCACCATCTCCGATGTCATAGGATACAATGAAATCCTCAAAGTGTACAACAGAATCTCTCAGTACTAACCTAAGAGTTTCATTAGTAACATACTTCTCCGTCAACCCCGGCTTTACTTCAGCCAAGGTTAAGTGAGGTGTATAAGTTGCGTAATCAGACTTAATACCATAAAGATGCATTAGGCCTGTATTTAAGGTACTTAAGATATCATACCATTCACACTTAGGTTTCATCTTGAGAACGACATATCCACTATCATTCTCAAAACTACCCAAGTCAAACACATCAAACACAGGGACAGCATACTCCTCGTGACTCTTCTCCTTCTTGAGTTTTTCCATAACATCAAACCTAGGATTAGAATTCCACCAGGCTGTCTCTATATTTTTCATCAACTCTCCTTTCTCTAACATCTTATCCCTAGCGAAGAGGACAGTAATGTGAGAGTCATATTCTATTCCCATATCTTTGAGATCCTCAGAATCAAACACTGACGTGAATGAAATAGGAGCCTCAAGATTCGCTGCAAGCATTAAGCAAGAAGTTATCCTTTCCATAACACGTATTATTTTTGATTCTTGAGTTTAAATTTAACCTTCATCTCACCAAGCCTATCCTTTAGAGATGATCCACCTTGATTGTAGCCCTTTGAGTCTGTTACAGTTAATCCAAGGCCTAACAAGTGATTAAGGAATTGCTGATTATCAACGACAGCCGTATCACCACGAGCACTATCGATGAATCCCTTTGCCGATCTAGCTAAGAGGGCAGTCAACTCCATCTCACCACGTAAAATTCTTCTGTATCCCTACAAAAGACAGACTATATCTTCTTACTATCATCATAATAAGCTTCGTACATAGTCATTGAATATAATGCAATCAATTACATTACACTGCTGATTCTATAAATTAGTTCCAGCAATTCTCTAAGTTTGAAGACTAGTTTATCAATCTTCTGGCCTGTCATTCTGTACTTTCCTCGTCCCATTATAGGAGAGTCTTTGTACTCATTTACATCTATTCCAAACATAGAACTTGTCACCTTGTTACTATAAGTTGGAATATGATAAAGCTCAATCAAGTTCATTGGTCCACAGGAGAGAGGTTTATCTATCACAGTATACTTTCCCTCCAGTCCTTTCACAACCTCATCATACTCTTTCTCACTGAGAGACTCTTTCAGCTCTTTCAAGTCTGATACAGTCTTAGTGGGGATAAGAATCTTTGATTGTGGAGTTACTCCAAGTTCATCTGCCCACTCATCAATAAGTTTAGGGGTGAACTTTGTTGAGAAGGAGCCTACATTGAAGTAATAGACATCCTCCAGTCTATGAGTTTCATGATACTTAATGAATTCATCTACATCCATGGAATCATAACGTCCAGGATAATACTTCTTCATTAAGTTCATAATACTGTCCTTCTGTTTAGGATTATCCTTCCTCTCTTCAACCAGGTCATGAATCTTTACAGCACATGAAGATAAGAGCTGCTCCATATTAACACTAGGAATCTTACGGTTAATAGTGGAATAAGGATTCATAACAACGTCAATCTGCCTCTGTTTTCCTGTTGATGTCTCTATCTGAACAGGCATTTCATTATCAGGGAGGATCTTTGAAATCACACCCTTACCTCCATACCTATTTGTAAGTTTAGAGCCCACCATTAAGTTAGTTCTCTTAATAAGCCTAACCCTAACAGTATAGACTACCTTATAACTTTTATCCTCCAGAGAAACAGGATCCAAAACATCAGAAGCTATATACTCAGGATACTTCTCATAGATAACCTTTCTCCTATCCTTATTTCCCATATACTCATCGATAACATCCTTTGAAGTATGCGAGAATGTAAGGTCAGGCATTTTCATTCCCTTATTGATCTTTGGCTTCTTATTCTCCTGTACTAAGACATCGGATACATAAGCCTCTTCGATATTGTTAGGAACTTTAAGGCTATTCTCAATTGTATACTCTGAGAGATCCCTTTCATCACCGAAGATACCACTAAGTTTATCTTGGAGTTGCCTATTAATTTCATCTAACCTAACGGCCTTATGGATTATTACTACAGAATCACTAGACTTGACTCTTGTACCAATAGGAGCAATCCACTTAATGGCCTCTGTCGTCTTTACATCAATACAAAGATCGATAACAGAATAACTGCACATCTTCTTTGAAAAGGACTCAGATACAACCAAAGCATCCTCATTGACATAACCGAACATGGCATGGAAGAGGACATTGGCATTTATACCAGCCTTGTAAGTATCTTTCTCCAAACCAACGGCACCAGTTATAACGTCTCCCTTCTTCACCTTATCTCCTACCTTAACTTTTGGCTCAGTGTAAACATCAACGTCATTCACTGATTGTATAGCCGTTCGTCTTGGTACTTCGACCGTGTCTTTATTGGGGAGTTCTATCACAACACTCTCTTCATTGATCTCCTTGACTGTTCCCTCCTCTTCACGGAATTTCTCGTTGAGGACATTATCATTGAGCTCTACAGTATTACCCGTATCAACAAGAGGACGTTCTGCATTAGTTAGGGGGATAGACTGTTTAAGCATGGACGATCCCATGTGAATACGAACAGAGTCTGTATAATTGACAAATGGAATACGTCTAACCTCTTCTGAAAGTCTATAATCAGGATGAAGGTCAATCAATTCAACCTCTTCAACAGGAACTTTAATCCTCTTCATCCTATACTTCACCGTAACCTTTCCGTCTTCATCCGGCTTTAAGGTATTGGTATCATAATCAACACTCTCACTGGCTGCCACTTTCTTGTTGAGGTAATCTAAGTATGACAATGTGATCTTCTTAAAATCCTTGTCATATACATCAAACAAGACATCTGTATCTGTGATGTGTGTACTTACTGTAAGAGCGTTCTGTTTTCCCACATTTTGATTTCACTATTATTCTTTACTCCTAAGTAAAGATTAGACTATAACATCGGTATTTATCTATAGTCGTTGAGTAAGTTCTAGGTAGTTTCTTCTCCCTATCCAGAACTTATTGCTGATTTCTCTTATGAGGTTCCAGCATTTTATAAATTTTTCATCTTTCGATGCGACAATCAAATTATCGGAGTCGCCCCAATGCATATCAGGTCTGTCATGCTCCTGTTATATGCAACGCTTTGTGGGATTTGTATCTTACTTGTTAAGGATTGGAGGTTTATAGCATTGATGCCCGGACTAATCTGAATATCACTGCCTCCTTTACTCGTATCACTGCTGCCTTTCCAATACCTAGCGCACAACATAGAGAGAACCTTCACACCTCCACTATCGGGCTCTTGAAGTTTACTATACCTCGTCCAATAGTTCTGAATTTTTCTCCTTGTGCCATAGAAATTTCTCTTATTAGCACCAGTGAAGAGGAAAGACATGAAACCGTTAGGAACAGACTCAATCTTTTTATCTATGATCAAGTCTCTAACCCTGTCATCACCAAAGGCTATACAATCTTGAATAACCTGCTTAGTGATATACTCAGGCTCATAGGAAAGATCCAATTTTACCTGAAGCTTCTTAATCTGCCTATCAGTTAACCTAAGAGCCTCCCTCTCTAATCCCTTAACCTCATCAATTTCATCCAGAGTATATTCACGGACCTTTTCAGGCAATCCTAAGTCTGGATTCGTTCTCTTTATCTTCAGAATTCCTTTGGCTATATCATACTGTCTGTCATAGTCGAAATTGATATAATACCTTCCTGTTCCAGACATATTGATACGACAGTCATAATCATTTCCGAGAGTATTAGTTGCTATCCTATATGCTCCCTCAATGATAAAAGCTCCATCGATCTCCTTGGGAACCTCAAATTCTGAAAATCTCACAACATCATCATAGTTGATCGTATACTCTAGGATGACTTTATGAGTGGCGGTTAATCCATTTTCAATATAGTATGAAGCTGGATAATCTACACCCTCCTCTATATGCCAAGTCAAACCAGTAAGCTTAGATTTAGCATTGTACAAGTCAACATCACTAAAGAATTTTTCTACTATGAGTTTAGCTCCTTGATTTTTGAAAAATTGATTAAAGTTGCTCATTATAGTAATGTTTGTATATTTAACTGTTTGAAATCACAGTCCATTGAATTAAAGTAATCCTCTAACTCCTTCTTGGCTTTCTCTTTTATCTCATCCGCCTCTACCCATTCCTCCATAGGTAAACCCACGGTAGTCATAAAGTAGGCCTCATAAGTTACTAAGTAGTTAAACGAATCTTTCCGTTGGTACATACTTAGCTTAACAAAGAACTTATCATACCTGGTGGGAGGAATCATATCCGTCAACCTCTCATATAAGTTCTCTCTTGCACCTAGCTTGTTTGGATCATTACTCTCCAATACATTATAAGGGACTTCATAAGTTAGGATGATTCTGTAGTGAAAGTCGCTATCACTATTTTTATTCATAATCTCCTAGAAATCAATGTTCATCATATTTCCTCCGACAAATCCACCAGACATTCCACTATTACTTGACGTTGGGGGAGTAGGGGTTTCATCGGCTTTCTTCTTTTTCCTAACAACAACGGTAGTTTCAGTGGGCTTGGAAGGAGATGAAGAACTCGTTGAATAAGCCACTTCACCATCCTTCTTTATAACCACATTGATACTAATTTCTTTTTCGAAGTCAGGAATATCCAACTCGAATTTTATAGTACCCATTTTTCTTTACTTATCAAGTTTATCATTTAATAATAATCCAAGAACGGTACCTGTCAATGTATCATCCTCCAGGTTAAGCTCACCTTTAAGAGCTTTACCGACAATCCTAGAGGACCAACCAAATGACAAGGTTGTAAAGAATGACTTCCTATTCAAGATAGCATTCTGAGTTCCCATATAGTCAATATACTCTGTTTCATCTGTTTCCGTATTCTTAACTACATTTACGAGACCAGCGAATACTAACTCGACAATCTCTTCCTGCATTGCACCTGGATCAACATATCCGTTCTTCAAGTATCCAGGATCAGTGAGCGTATAATACTGCTTCCTGAAGATATCATACATCTTGCTGATATCTCCACCACAGTCATTAGCTACCTGTCTCATGTTTACTACACCAGAACAGAATCTTTGTCCAGCCTTAATTTCAGTTCCATCAGGATAATAGTACATAGATTCAGGGGAATATGCATACCTGATTCCACCTATGGTAACTTCGATATCACCACGCTTATTTTCAACATAGTGAATAGTTCCATCTTCATAGGCATAACAATCGGATATGATAACATTATCCTTCTCGAAATACTTTGTACCATTTCCACCTTTGGCCTGCATTAACTTCAACACAGAATTCAACTTGATGATAGGGGATGATGTATTATAAGCAGATCCCATTAACTCACCTGCCTTGAACTTAGTCTTATTCAGATTAATCCAATTGTCAGGCCTAGGATACTTCAATTCACCACCTCTTACCTTCAAGATAAGCCACTTACCGTCTTCAATCAACTCACAATCTTTAGGGGCATAGAAATTTCCAGACGTGTCGCTAACACGTTCATGACCTTGTATAACCCTATGTAATCCATAGGGCATAGACTATATCTTTTAAAGTTACATAGTCTTTGAACTAGTAATTAATTCATTTATATATTCTAAGATTTCATCCTTATATTTGAGGTCAAAGCCCTCATTTCCTAAGACAATATATTCTTTGAATTTCATTTTTACTTTATACTCTAAGTCCGCGATCTCTATTCTAGTACCGGTCATCAAAGTAGTTGGGTTTTTATACCTAAACCCGTGATAATCTCGATTAATTCGCTTATTTAAGTTAATTGTTACTCCTAATTTGAAATAACTACTGTCACCCTCAAATTCCGCTATATAATAGTAGCAGGTATCATCAGGACTTCCTTTTCTAAGATAATTGAGTTTATCGATTAGGATACAATTTTCAACGCTTAGGTCATGATCAACTAAACCAAGATCTGCAATGACTTCTTTTACGGAAGATATAGATGGATTTGCCACACATTCCTTGCAGCTCTTTATATCTGGCCGCCTTACTGAGTCCGGAGAAAATATACTATCGCCTCTTTCCATTTGTCTCTTTGCAGATTTACGAAGCTTTTCTCTCCATACTTTAGATCTCCTATCAGCTTTTTGTAATCCAGTTACTCCTCTCTGATAATTCTCTCTTTGAGCATTTTGTACTGCAGCATTATTTTTATGGTCTTTACATCCATCGAAGAAAATACCTGCGCGTCTACCTGTACGCTGAAACTTCATAGGAGTTAATGATCTAAACTCTTTAAACTGAGTACATTTCTCTCCAGTATATGGATTAGTATAGGTACACCTCGGAAGTTTATTTTCATCCCCTAGACAGACCACGATTATATAGTAGTCCCGTTCAGTTATATCATAATATTCTTTAAGATATCCTTCCCGGGATCTATACCGCCACTCTGTTAATTCCTTACACCCGTTTAGTTGGTCCACTATCTCCATTCGTTTATCTGTTCTGCAACCTTTAACAAAAGTTACAGTACTATAAACTAATTTACCGGGTTGCGTTACATTGAATTTCCTATTTTTATAAATAACTTCTATTGTTTTCATAATATTTTTTTTACTAGCTGCTGATTTAGATTAGTTAACCTCTCTTCCAGCAATTCATACTTTTACATGGCAGTCATTTGAAGGTTTACCATGCTTCAAGCCCAAGATTGATTGAGTTGTTGCTTCTGTGAAAGATGTACCTGCGGAAAGACCAAATGCAGAGCCTTCCGGAGTACTTGCTTTCTTAAACTGCTTACTAAGGAGATCAGGGGTAACGTCGGTAAGCTTCCCACTGCCCTTAGTTATTATGGATCTGACAGGAACAAGGTCAAACTCATTCTTCCTTACGGTCTCAGGATAAATCTTTCCTGACGGAGACATTCTTCCTGCTGCCATATACCTAGGAATAAGGAGTCCTTTATTTTCCTTATCTTCACCTTCCACGTACTTGTAATTATTCAACAAGAACGAAATCTGTCTCGTCAAATAACCTCCAAGCGGTCAAGCTATGAGGGGATAGGTACCTCATAACCCGCCTACATATCTCTATGCAGGATTAGACTGTATCATTTATAAGCACCATACAGTCGTTGATCTTATTTCTTTGTATTCTCTCTAAGTCGTTCTCTCTCAGAAGCTATATTGAACTGGCGTAAGATCTCACCAATTCCTGCAACTATAGCTCCAACGATAGTCAAAATTCTGATCGTCTTTTCCATACAAATCATAAGTTGCTGATTAATACTCTTTTATCTTCCAGCAATTGTGTGCTTTATTAACGTGACGCACCACAAAATACGCTTACGCCACTTTGTTTGATTGATTGGAGGCTTCGGTTTTCAATAGCATGGTAATTATACTCAGACTCATCGAAACCAGCCAGGAGAGATTTATGCGTTACAATAGGTACCTCATCTACACCAGACACAATAAAGCTTGGTGCATTAATAGCGATGATGGAACTAAGTTTTACCCTAGCTGCCCTATCCAATTCCTGTTTAAGGTCAGATCCAAACTCTCCCTCAACTTCCTTCAAGTACTTTCCATACCTTTCTGTCAAGAGGAGGAGTTTCTGTTTGTTTGTAAGGTCCTCTGAATCTGCGATCTTTCTAATGTCCTTGTAAGTTTCATTATCTGTATCAACATAGAGGGTACTATAATCAAACGTAACAACACCTGCCTTCGTAACAGCTTGCAATGCTACCTTTTGTAATTGATTAGCCTTCTCAACCCAATCATCTGAACAATAGAGATAGGACATTAACTTTGCAGCTGTCTTTGCCCCAATTCTCTCATATTGATTCTTAAATACTTTCTCACCATTAACGCTAATTTCATCCAAGTCAGCGCCAATGATCTTCGAAATTCTCAACCTTCCATAAGTTGTGACCTTGGACTGAAACTCTAAGTCTCCAACTTTACCGGTGAAAACTATTGGAGTTCCGTATCCAATTTTCCCATTAACCTCAACATCCTTCAAGAGCTCTATGTAATCTGTATAATAGTGCTTAGGCTCCTTCAAGTCATTAGGGTCTTCTGGGGTATAATCCGACAATACATTAAGACCATTAAGAGTTTCGTGATTAAACTCGAAAATATTCTTCAAATTCTTCTTATAAATCTTATTGTATCTCGGAGACATCTTGTTTACAGTATCTTCTGCGACCTCCTCTGGAACGAGGATTATACTCACAGTATCCAGTTTGTTATCTGTAAGGCTTTTTATCCCTACATTCTCTCAATTCCTTTTTCTTGAGAGCTCAGCATACATCTTCATCCTCCTTAAAAGGATGGCGGACACTCTTGGGAGGTTTATTGTTTCCTCACCTCCTATGCGTTACACTGCTCAAAACCCTCTTAGGTGTCTTAAGTTAGCACGGTATTCTCATCTCAGAGTTCACCGTTTTTGCCCACTAATAATCTGCAATATTGCTACTACAGACGGCAATATTACTTACCATCGAAATCCATTTATATTCTGAAAGGGTCGTTAATCCTTCCACGTTCTCTTATGAACTGCTATGCGTCTCCACATAGATTAGACTATATCTTCACTCAAGTTTTTTTTTGACTTGAGGTTCCGCTTTTCCACTAGACTTCTAGCGTACTCCCTCCATCGTATCACTACGACTTCATCGGGATAGTCGTTGAGGTTTTAGAGAATGATATCAGTCAAATATCATCTTTCTTTTCGACATAGATCCTCCATCCATGGTTGTCCTTAGTATATCCCCGTACCCATAAACTAAGTGTCATCTTATTAACTCCAGCTACCAAAGCTGCCTCTTTTATACAATCATAAACAGTTCCATCAGGTCCTTGAACTTTTATAGCTCTACCGTTCTTTCCTCCAGAGGAATCTGCATGATTTTCTGAAATCTTCTTTCTAGTTTCTAAAGAGAATTTTTTCTTATAGTTAGGGGAACGCTCTCCTCTCAACTTTAATGATCTCTTCAAATTACTCTCTTCGGATTGAGTTTTGCCAGTTAATGAAGCTGAGATCTTTCTTTTTCTCTCCTCAGAAAGTGGTTTCCCAAAATTAGGACTGTTCTTACCAGTTCTTCCATACATAGGATTACCTTTTCCGGAAAATCTCTCTGACATTAATTTTCTAAACTCATCAGATCGCGGTTTTCCATATCTAGGATTATTTACTCCAGAAATTCCTTTTGCAGACTCTTCTCTTATCTTAGATATAAACCTAGTAGAAAAATACTTATCAATAGCTTCTTTCCTATTAGACTGGACAATACCTCTAGTTCCATTGAGGATTCTGGTTACGGCATATCTTAGTTTATAATTATCCGGATAAGCCTCTGCGATAACAATATGGGCCATAATATGATATCTGACTGGCATTTTGACTAAATTTTCACTGTCGTTATCTCCACCTATGCATTTAGGAACGATATGATGTACCTCATTATATCCAGATAACTCTTCATCTGTCATATTCCTACATCGATCGATTAATCTGATGTATAGATTTTTATATTTTAACCTGCGTTCATAATCCGATACTCCTGTTGGAATATCAGGTAAATCTAATTTCTTCATATTACTACTAATTTTATTTTTCTAAAACCTGCTGATTGACTCTATTCTATGAATTTTTAGGGTAGGTGACTAAATCCTACATTAACCTCCTATCATAGACCTCCGTTGAAAAGATTAACTGTCAACTTCGAGTGTTTCCAGCATTGAACGGAATTTTGAAACGCCAAGTTTCGTTTAGCGTTTAACGGTCCACATAATTCTAGAGGATATCCAATTGCATTATCCTCCACTAACCGTAACTTACAACAATAGACACTATATTCCGCGAGTGTCGGGGCGCGATTTACTCGATTTTTCCTAAGACATTACTCCTAGGTCAGACTATATCTTCTGATTTTGTACATAGTCTTTGAACTAATTCTGGATTTCAAATTTTAAGTTCTTGTTTCCCTTAACAGAATCTTTCAGGAATTGATACACTCTCGCTCTCTGACTCTTATCAATGAACTCCGTATACCTTGTTCCCTCTTGATTCAACTTCGTATAATTTTGAAATTTTATCATCGTATCGAACTCTAAGTCGGCAAGATCATTTGTAGGACCGGAGATTATAGCCACAACAGTACCACCAAGGATCTGTTTTGTAACTCTCCTCTCCCAGTTCTTACTAAATCCTACCTTAACACTCATTGGAAAGTCCAGGAGATAGAGATAACCCTCTTCACCCTGAAACTTATTATGCAAGAGTGTTCTATTTGCTTGTCTCATATGATACTCTGACCCGTAACCATGAGAAGATTTATTGAGAAGGTTTCTATTCCTAATCTCAATCATCCTATCATGTTTTTCTTGGCTTTGATTCCATATTCCAATCTTAGATGTGCCTTGATATCTACCCTGACTATGTAAGAGTTTCATATGTTCACTTCTATTCCAAGGGGTCATTTCCGGGCCAGAGAATAATTTTCTTTGTATAATCATTTCTCTGCCTCCTTTCTTTATTCATCCAGATATTAGCTGCTGATTCTAATATTCCACTATTAGTTCCAGCAATTCTCAAAATTACGTACCAGTGTTTTATCAATACAATAGCACGAACTGTTTTTCTGCGTATTCCTTAAAGCGTCTAAGTAACTCAGGATTTTCAAACTCCTCTTTCGTTGACTTAGCAGCTTGTTCTTTTGTAAAGTTCAACTCCTTTACTAGGTACTTGACAAAACCTTCCCTACACATCTCATACGCCAAATGAATAGGGATACCAATTTCGTCAACAGCAAGCTCAGTACTAGGAACAATTGGACATCTCGCTGAATTCTTGACACGTACAGAATATAATCCGCGTGCCTCATTCTTCTTAGAGGTATTCAATAGATCCGTTGCCTGTTTCTTACCAGAATTCAAGAGGGCTCGCAGGAGGGCTGTATATCTTACCCTTTCTCCATCCGTCTTGAACCTACTCCTTACCTCATTATAATTCTGAGGATTAGAATCAACATCTTCCACACAACAGAGCCTGATAATAATAGAATACCAGATTGAAAGTTTGTGTGAATTCATCTTCTTTGTTCCTCCCCTCATAACCAAACTAAAAGGCCTCATCATGGCAGGCTGCACGAGATAGTACCTGTTTATCAACCTTTTATATTCAAGGAGATGTTCAGGAAAATGCTTTTCAATGATTGCCATAAGTCCTTCATACGAACACTTCTTCTCGTCCGTAATAAACTCTGATATGGTCAACTCATTCTTCGCCTTACTATACTCGAACTGGCACATGTCAAAGACTTTTATACCAAGTTTCTTAGCACTCCTACCAGCATAACCGTTTCTCCTAAGATCATCACCGAGGAAGTCAAGTTTTATCTTAACCCCTTCAAAGATCCTATCGAACAGTTCCTTGAAGATATCATACCTAAGATCATTAAGGTAGTAGAATGGGAGCTCTATCCTAGCAAATCTCCTCAAGCCCTCCTCCTTTGTGAATACCTTAGCTCCACAATTAGGACAAGGCTCATTTGAAGTCTGCCGAATCTTACCACACACACAACGGTCTTCATAAGGGGAACCAAAGATCTCCACGTCATATACTCCCCCTGGAACCGGACTAATGTGACCAAACTTTAAGTTCAAGTCTTTGTGGTTAGTTAAGACCCTATCCTTACTGTCTGATTTAGTATAGTCAATAATATCCTCATCCGTCAATAATTCTAGACCTACGTTCGCCATAATTAATTAAATTTTAAGTCCTTCCATATAATCTTACTAGCCAACTCAGTGTCCAAAGGATTATCTTTCGACCACTCCTTATAAACCTGCTTAACGTCAGCTATAGCATCAGATCTCGTCTTATCCTTCAACTTCTCATTGACTTTTCCCGGCTCAAGAACGACCTCTATATAGTCAGAAATCAAGTCCTGTGTAATTGTCTTTGAGGCATTTGTAAACCTTGGACGGAATTCCCTATAATCCATGATGTCCTCATAGGTTAATCCAAGATCAGAATAAGACGCAAGATTCTTTATCTCGGCTGGCTCTCTACTAAACCATTCGAGACCAAGTTTCCTAACACGAGCTGCTACCTCCGTTCTTCCTTTCTCATCATACCTTTCTGCCAGGGCTTCAACGACTTTATATTTCTGCTCCTGAATTTTCTCAAAGGCATATTTAATCTGCTTCTGATACTCCTCTGGCATCGTCTCACAATTCAAGATGAGATCGTACATGTTTGAAGAGAATAGGAAAATAATGAACGCTGGTAATTGTCTCTTCTTCCTTTTGAATGACGTGATTGAATCCTTGCTCAAGTCACGTTCAGAGAGATACTTAACAAACCTGGCGACCTGATTCCTAGCTTCCTTCGCATATTCCGCATTAAATCCAGCATCATCCGTTCCACCAAATTCATCATCCAAGTCTCCTGACCTAAGAGGCTGATCTGGTACATAGACGGATGCAGGAATACGGTTATGTCCTTGAGTCTGAAAAAGTTCCTTAGTAAAGTTTTCAATAGTCATGGTGGCAGTATTCTTCGGATCAGCACCTATGATAGTCCTGACTGCATCGACGATATTACCATCAAACATTCTACCTCCACCTGTACTAACGCGGTCCATATTCTTCTTAGCTGAAACCATGATATCGTCGTAAGCTGAAGAGAGATAGATTTCATCCCTAGTCATTCTACCACCATAATCCTGCTCAGTTAGGGCCGAACCTCCGGAACCTTCTTCGTCTTCAGAGTCTAGGTCATCCTGGTCAGAGTCATCATCCCCATCTATATCTTCTGGGGTAACATACTCTTGGCTTTCGATATCCTCTTCGTCATCTAACAAAAAATCGTCTTCATCCATAAAAGTAGTAAATTTAATTCATTCATTTATTTCTTCTTCTTGGGGAACCTTAATATTAATCCCTGAAATTTCATTCCCCTTTCATATACTAAGAGTTAGGTGTCTTCTGGAGCGCGTTTTTTTACCTTTAAAACCTTATACGTGAAAAAATTAATGTAAAATAAAATGAATGAAACAAATAATAAAAGAAAGATTAAAGGATTAAGAGGAATATTGTGGGGAAACTTAGTACCACATATAATCTTAACATTAATAAACGTAACTTTGCTCCTTCCGATTGTCATAGGGTCGAACATAGAAGTTTTCTTTGACTACTATCAATACAGGAAAACCATGGGACCCTTGAAAGAGAAGAAGGAGATTACAGTACAATATCTAGGGGAACAGAAATTTAAGTCCCCTACCAAAGGAAATACATTCGAATATAAGGTTCCCGAATATAAACTCTTAGGAGTAAAGAAAGGGGACATGGTTGCAATAAAAGGGATAAGAGAATACGACACCTTGACGGAAGAGGAACAGAAAATGCTTGATAACACGGACATAATAAACCCTGGAACAAGAATCTGGACCGCTACGATTATTGGCCTTATTTTAGAAATGATCCTCCTACTAGCCTTCTTAGGATTTACTGACGAGGGATATAGGATCTTGAATGTGGATGCCTATAAGTCAACGGAGGAATGGAGAGAGGCTGAGGATAGGGCTGTGATGATTAAAAACATAATCTGTTTCGGACCGTTCTTCCTATTCCTTGGATTAGACATTATTAACTTTATAACATATATAATAATATGAGCGAATATTCACAAGAGAAAGAAAAGAAGAAAGGTCCACCGAAACCAGGATGGACTTGGATGGGGTTTAGAGGTATCATTACGGAAGTTGGTTTGTTTATAATAACCGCATTGATTCTCTGGCCATTTGCAAAAGAGTATTATGGAGTCTACATCCAAAGACAGAAGTTTATGGAAGAAGGCAAAAAGGTTGTGGAAAGGGATTGCAAGGTCATTGGGGTTGAAGAAAAATATAGTAAGGTCAATGATTATAAGTCTCCAATCTTCCATGTAACGTTTAAAGACACAGCCAACCCAACAATTCACGTAACGAAGGAATTAGAAAGAAGGCCCGGAGTGGAAGAAGACATAATCAAGGTAGGGATAGAGAAGAAAAATTATCTCCTCCCCAGTGATGAGCCTTGGTATGGATGGAGACTTATCCTAATTCCAGGTATTATCGTCATTGCATACTTCTTCATCAATGGCTGGATATTCTCTGTCATGGATGATGGTGGAAAGACTGTTTGGATTAACGGAAGATCAGATAATGGAACAGGGACAATATTCAGGTTTACGATGTTTATGCCCTGCCTTCTGATATTCCTATGGTGTTCATATTGTTTATACCTTGTTGATTTAATCTATGAATATTGGAAATAAAAAGAAGAGAGAATTCCATTGGTATAAGGTGACTGGACTGGGGTGGATCGTGTATACTCTAGGAATAGTCATCCTCCTTGTGGAATTTAAATTGTATAATGAACCAGCGAAGTATTATGTTAACTACCTGAATAAGAGGTACTGTTATAATAAAGAATACAACGCTAAGGTTAAGAGGAACTGTCAGGTATTGAATATAACAAAGGATTTCTCTGATGTCAACGACTTCAAAGAACCCGTCTACTATGTATCCTATAAAGACTTAGAGACAGGAAAAGAATTCAAGGAGATTCAGATGGAGGATCCTGGAAAGAAGGGAGATACTAAGGAAGTCTATGCAAAGAAGGGAATATTCTTCGGTGAAAATGTTAAGAAACCGGAGATAGATAAGAATAACGACAATTCAAATATGGGATGGTTAGTTGGTATTCCTGTTGGGTCCCTGTTAGTCGTCCTCTTTATATTCATATTCCTAGTTTTGGGGCCTGGAGATGAACGTTTAGATCAAGTACCGGCCTTTATAGAATGCGATACTAGGGAAGAGGCTGCTAAGGGATCTGGATGGTTGATCTGGTCTATTCTGTATTGTCTCCCTGTGGTCAGTATGATTCTAATAACCCTAATAATTTGGATAGCCTTATGAACGAAAGTGGAAAACAGAGAAGTAAGATCAGCTTCAAAGGATGTAAATATAGGATTACAAAGAGAGGTATTTCCGTTATCCTCTTAGATTTGATAATCTTGGCAACTATGTTCCCTACCTTCTTAAGCAGACAAGGGAACATATGGGAAAGAGCCTGGGAAAGACATTGGTATGAAGTTGAGGCGAGGAAAACTGTAATAAAGGACTGTCAGATTCTAGAGGTTAATGAAAAATATTCACCAACCAATAGGTATGAGGTTCCTGTATATGAGGTAACCCTAAAGGAAGGGAATAGTTCACCTTTCAAACGGATCTTCAATGAGTGTCCAGGGAAGAAAGGGGACAGAATCAAGGCGGAAGTCTCTAAAAGGAATTACCTAGGGGAGAAACCTGAATATAACTCCCTAAACGAGGATGGTAGTACCGCCGAATGGCCACTAGAGTTTGATTTCTTAATGAGATCCTTACTTGCAGTATGTCTATCTTTAATGTGGATCTTGGTTGGGATCTTTATGATGAACGAATCAGAAGGTAATATCTTTGAGAAATACCTCATAAACACGAAGACGGGTAAAAGAAATGATGAAGGGGTTGGAATTCTTATGTTATTCTTTCCCTCTATCTTAATGTTAGCCTGGGGTATTATCTCCTGGCTCTTAATTGCTGCTACCCTATGAACGACGGAAATAAAAAGAGAAAGAAGAGAAAAGACTATGGAATAAAATGGTCTGAGGCCGTAAGATGGAAAGCTATTGTGTTTGAGTGGATTCCGTTAATGATAATATTCCAAGGGGCATTTCTCCTAGCAATCTTAGACTTAAAAGAGAGTTGGAAAGAGATAGAAAAGGCGAGAGCATACATAAAAGAATATCGTGAGGAAAAATCAAGGCTATTCACAATTCTCAATAAACATGACAGAGTAAAGAGCGAGAAAAGTAGTGAGTCCGACATGATGTTCTTGGTTAGAGATCATGAGACTGGAAGAACCGCAGTAATAGAGAACCTCAGTGCAAAAACCTTCATGTCTTATAAAACAGGAGATAAAGTTTGGTTCAAGGTAGAGAAAAAGATACTCTATAGTGATGAGGAATTGAAAAAGGTTAGTGGACGATATAATAATGGAGCTATTATGGCTACGACTATGACCATGATCCTTGCCTTATTACTTGTAGCTGCTATAAACGATTTCAATGATGGTCTTGTCTTGGATGGAAATAATTATACGAGACAGACAGGAGAGTGGTCGCTTGAAAAAGACGCTCGTAACTATCTAAATAAGATCTTTGGAATAGCATATATTGTAATGTTTATTATACCAGGGATTCAGATAGTTGGGATCTGGATAGCTGCTGCCGTGTATGAGTGGAATGTACTGTAAAAAAAAGAGAATAGGGACAATTAAATCCCTATTTTTATTTTTCACCAAGAATCAAGAAACCCCTATCTCTTTTACCATTAGTGAAAATTTGAATTGGCTTAAGTTCATAGTAGTTTTCAAGATCCGTAGCCTTAGGTGTAGCACTAATTCCAAACTCCCTATGAAATTCTTTTAACTTCTCCTTAATATACTTAGATGAATACTTCTGACCAATTCGGAAAGTTTCATATATAGCATCTCGCATCTTATCAGTTTTCATAAAATCATCTATCCTATCTTTCAGTAAGAATTCTCTATAAGACACTGCTCTACAGCCTTCCGTCCCAAAGAAATTATAGTAAGTTTCAAATTTAGGATCATCCAATATCAATGAACTGACAAGATAGGCATCATCTCTGTAAGTATCCATAAATTCGCAATACAGTCTTAATCTTTTTTGAAAATTTTTACTCTTTGAGAATTCATAGTTAAATTTTTCTAAGATAGCGTCTTTTCGCTCAGATTCCGGATCGTTTATCATAGATTTCCGCTCCGACATAGAACCTGATATCGTCCCAAGATGACCTCGGTAATCATCCAGAACAGCATTCCAAGCTTCCTTGCGGACTAACTCGACTAGAGAAGAACTTTGGCTTTCAGGTAATGATTCGGGAAATTCCACACTGCATCTCTCTAACTTATAAAAACAGTTTATCTTATTAATAATCTCACTATCTAATGTTCTAGTTGTATCTGAAAAGACTAGACCGCATCTTTTTAAATTCTCAATTATCCTAAAATTAGTAAAATCCAGATTTCCAAAATGAGATATTTCGCTCTTCTGTGCCTTTTCAAATACTTTCCTTGCTTCACTCTCACATATTGACTCAAGCTCTTTCTGAGATAATGAAACCTCTTTTACGTTTTCTAAAATCTTAGGGATATATCGATATAATAATTTTGGAACAACGATATAGGATAGGTTCTTAGGTATGTACCCTCTTATGAACAAATTGATGTCATCTTGACTTGTAAAATCATAGATATCATCTTCTTTAATTTCCCAGAATGCCTTCACTATATCATCTGAATATCTAAACCATTCCCCTTTTAGGTTATATTCCTTAAACCTCCTGTGTAAGAATAATTCTAACTTTGGAGATCCGTCTCTTTCTCCTAAAAACTCATATCCATAATTGTGAGTATCATATTCCGATTTTCTGGACTCACTAAATTTCTTCTTAGAATATCCTATTTTTAAAATGCTATAGTATGAATCTCCATCCCTATAGCAATCTCGCAATAAATATATCATAACTTATTTAATTGCAATTACTTCAAATCCGTTTACACGTTTTCCTCTTTCTTGAACTTTTATATCTCTCAACTCTAGATACTCCCCCAAGTCTGTAGCTTTAGGCGTTACGGAGATGCCAAATTCATTGTAAATTTTTCCTAGAGCTTCTTTAACGTACTTCCTACTAAATCTAGACTTAACAGGGAACTGTTTGATAATAGCAGACCTTAAGGAATCCCTCTTCATTATGTCCTCTATCATAGAAATTAACCTACCTTCAATATAACCAACAGCCCTACATCCTTCTGTTCCAAATAGGTTATAGTAATTCCTATATTTTGTTTCACCTATTCTATAACTAAGGGAGTCTACTAAGTATTCATTATCTCTATTCTCATCCATAAATTCACAGTATAATCTCATCCTATTTGAGAAGGTATTAGTGGATGTGAATTTGATCATGAAATCATCTAAGGCCTGATCATCTTTATCTTTGTAATCTAAGACGTCATCAATATTGACTGTACCTATATTATTTAGTGCTATGGTAACACTAATACTGTCTTGATAATCTTTTTGAGCTACTTCCCAAGCTCTCTCATATGCCAACTCGATTAACTTATTATAGACGGGGGCTTTTGATGTTCTAGATATAGAGACAAAATCCGAAGAATACTTTTTTATCAGAGAAAATACCCTCAGTCTTTCAATGAACAGTCTTCTCTCTTCATTAGATCCCTTTTGAAATAGATCAAGAATGGTTCTAGTATTCTCCCTTCTCTCCTCCTGAATCTTATCAAATTGGGCTCTGTCTTCAAAATTTTCTCCGTAAGTCGTCTTATAAAATATAGATACAATGCTTTTAAATGGATTCTCTTTCAATCGCTGCCTACCCATAATCTGAGGAAGATCTAGGGAAATATCCAAGGCTAAACAGGAGAGATTAGGATCAGCGAATATAAAGGTAGATGCACACGGAGAATAGAAATCAGCTCCTACATAAACAGTTGATGTACAGAAAGTAAACATCTTATGCTGCTCACCTCTAAGCGGAATCTTACCTATTTTGAAATCTTTTCCTAATTTCTGTCTGATTTTAAGACGATTTTCATTAGTGTCAGAGCAAAGAACGTTAACCTCTTCTGGTTTTAACCCTCTACAAAGAATGGCGGAAATAATCTGACCTATCGAATTAACATAGAAAACTGCTTCATTCGACTTGATAATATTTCCTTTCGAGTCAATATGAATAGGAAATTTTTGGTTCCTATAATCATCAATGATCTTGTATAATTGCTCTCCCAAAGAACGAACTCTCTTCCTCTTTATGACAATATTCTCTATAGACCCTGACTCACTCCAGTCAAGTTGATAATAAGGAAGGTTTCTAAATTCATTCATCTGATCTAAGTAACTGTCTAGCATAGGAGTAGCTGAGAGATAAATTACATTCGGACACTTTACAATATTCTCCAGGAAGTCATTCTCTACTTCAGCTTTCAAAAAACTGTCCGTAAAAATCGCTTGCTGCTCATCCGCTATAAAATAGTAATTCCCTAGTGAATTAAGTCGAGAGAGGTAATCTATAAGATACTTGGAAGAATCATAGGTAATCATAAATTTAACAGGCAATCCTTTCCCAGCACAGAAGATAATGTGCCGAAGGATCTTATTCTCAAAATCTCTCATGAATTCAAAATAGGATTCCTCTGACGAATTTGGAGTAGGAGCATAATTATTCTCTAGATATAGAATATTGAGATCATTTACGTGTTGATCTCTCTTATTCTCTAAGAGCATTTTCCTAGGAGAACATAAAACAACATTTTTAGAGTTGGTTAAACACATTTCTGTATAACCACACCCGGTTATACCTTTATTAACTATACATTGTCCTTTTGGAAATTGGTAGTCTAACCAATCTGAAATATAGTTAACTCCAGCTGGTACTTTCAAAATTATTTTATCCATAACATTTAACTTTATTTAACATTAATAATTTACTCTTTATATACTCAGAACCCAAAAGGTTCTTCGATCCCTATCGGGAAGGCGGAGCGAGCAGAGACCTCTTCATCATCGATTCACCGTTGAACCAAAGAGAGGTGTCCTTTTTTTCTTTAATCCTGATGAACAAGTATATATATAATTCCATTTTTTTGAAAAATAGGACACTTGTTTTCTTCTCTAAAGTCCCTAAAAAAGTCTAGGGGTATATGTCAAGATTTGCCTAAACTCACCCGTTAAGCGAGGACCTATGTTCCGAGTAGGGTGAGGGGCTATCGCAGTTAGCTCCGCCCTAACGTCAATTTTTGGTTAAAAAATGTTAAAAAATATATTACTTTTATTTTCTGTTTCATAATCAATAATAAGGCCATCAAGTCTCTAAGAACGCAAATTATCTCCCGTTAAACCTTTATATATGATATGGAAGACGGAAAAGATTCGATTATTGAGAAAGAAGAAAGAAAGATTGATAAAACAACAGACCTAGCGAGTTTAAAATTATTGCTCGACTATGTTGGTTTTAAAGGAATCGATCCTACATCACAGTTAGAGAACATAGACAACGGTAAATCTCTTGTAGGGGCTTATACATGTGAATCTGAGGGAGTTAAGCACTTTCTCTTGATAACTGAATACGACAAGGTTGGGAAAGACTTGGCAAAGGGATTCAGGGTCTCTATAGGTAAGGACGAACAGAGGGATATAATTCAGTTTTATAATACTGAAACCCCTGTAGAATTTACCGGAAAGTCTATCTCTATCAGGGGAAAGGACATCTATTATAAAAGAGCCTTGTGTAAGAGAATTCCATTTCAAGAATTTAGCAGGGTATATACTGCTTCTAAGGTTCTTATGGAGATGAAAACTCAATTAACCTATGAATGATAGTGAAAATAAGAAAGAATTCCTTGATGTCTTAGTAAGGAAGTCGGAGATTAGAAGATTTGATTGTTATGTTGATCACTTCAGTAGTCTCCTAGATCCGAAATTATATATGGGACTTAAAGAGTTTATACAGAAAAGCTTAGGGGACGATGATAAGAAAAGCGTTATTGGAAGATGCTTTATTCAAGGTTCCCTAGATGGACAGAGTTCAGAGTATAGGTTTTTTCTATTCAAAGTGATGGGGCTTACTGACGATGATGCATGTAGTTATATTGTCAAAGCCCAGGATATTGTGTTTAGACCTAATTCAGGGAGAGGAACTGGTGGTCTTGTCGGAGTTACCTCGGAGTATGACAGTAGTATTCCTTCCGATAAGTCAAAGAAAGGGTTTAAGAATTCTGATGGAGATTTTCCTATAAGAGAAGTCCCCAGTTCCCTCTACGAATCTCTCTGGAAATATGCTGAAGGAGAAAGATGTATAATGGAAAGCTTAAAAGATATATTATGTACGAAGAAGTAGACAAGTTATTGAGGGCCATTGGATTAGATCCGAGTATTGAATTGGGAGATACTGGAAATAGGTTAGTTCCAACGGAGAAGGATGGTGTTTTCCGATTAGAGCCTAAGTATCCAAGTGTTCGAATTATTGGAGACTCAGAGGCAGTAGATCCCATTGATGGGCCTTTCATGAGTCTTGGTTATTCTCCTTGCCCTGGCTTGAAGGTTGGGAGAATAGAAGTAACAGGAGAAGGAATAATTTACTTAACACTAATAGAAGATGAATAAGAAAGTAGCATTGGTTATTTCGGGGATTGGACTTGTTGTAGCCCTCTTATCATGGGGAGTTGTATCAGTCGTTGAATCTCTGGACTTAAAATTGGAGGATCTAGGAGATGAGTGGGACTAAGAAGCCTGATGGAAAGACCCTAGCATTTCTTCTCCGACATGACACTTCCTATAAGTTTGATGTCTATGGATGGAGATCAGTGAAGGATCTTATTGATAATCAAGGATTTTCTCTAGGATCCTTAGAGGAGATTATCAGGGAGGATGAGAAGGGTCGCTATGAATTTAACAGCGATTACACAATGGTTAGGGCTGTTCAAGGACATTCAATTCCTTACATTCAACCTGACTTAGTAGAGAAAGAGCCACCGGAGTATCTCTATCACGGGACTTCCTCTAGGTTCATTGAGTCTATAATGAAGGAAGGTCTTAAGCCAATGTCTCGTCAGTTTGTTCATCTTAGTGTGGACCCTGAAACGGCGATCAACGTTGGTAAGAGACATGGAGGAGAGGTTGTTGTATTAAGGATACCTGCCGGGGAGATGTACAAGGGAGGTCATGTCTTTTATCAAGCTAAGAATGGAGTTTGGTTAACTAATAAAATAGAAACGCCATGGATAGAAAATTACCGCCTGAGTTAAGGAAAGGATTTTTGAAATGTAAAGATTGTAAGGTTCAAGTAACTTGTGAGGACGACGAAGATGAATGTCCTGCCAACAAGGTTATTATGGGCCGAGAGTGTCATGTTAAAGCTTATGAAAGGGTTAAGAAATGAATGAACGTTATATCCTAGTTCAATGGCCAGAATCTCAAGCCCTCATGGATCATCCCAGGTTTAATGAGTGTGTCTTGGGGATGGATATAGATGGCCATGATGAAGTAGGTGGATCAGCCTATTTTGTCCCAGAATCACTTTACAAGGAGTTATTCAGGACCCCGGGGAAGAAGCGTGTAGGCTTATTTATGGGAAGTTTTGATCCCCCACATAAAGGACACCTGGAAGTAGCTAAGAAGGCGATAAGGGATGGTCTTGTTGATGAAGTCCTTATTGTCCCAACTCCAGGAAATCCATGGAAAGCTAGCCCTAACGTTGAGATAAGAAGAAAGGTAGCTTATTGTATGGATGCTTTCAAGGAGGGCAATTTCCGTGTTGTATCTGGCCTGTATCAAGGAGAGGACATCAAGGGACTTCAGGATAGGGATGGAAAGTACTACGCCTATAAACAGATCCTGAAAGTTATCTTGGTAGAAGAGGATAATAATCCGATGGAGGATACTGAATATGTAATCCTTTGTGGTACAGATGTCTATGAGAGTATGAAGGATTGGAAACATGGGGAATGGATTATTAAGAATTTCCCGCCTGTTCTCATAGGTAGGCCTGGTTATTCGGATGATGCTGATTCTAGTCTCCCTGAGATATCATCTACAGAAATTAGGAATCTCATAAAGAAAGGTGATTGGAAGAGTGTGGAACCTTACTTATCTCCTGATCTCTTGAAGACATTAAGGGAGGACGGGATCTATGGCTAATATCAGCAATAGTGAAAAGAAGGGCCTCAAGGTTCAGTGGATTATCATTGGAGCCCTGGTTGCATTGGTATTTACTGTTCTATTCTTCCTGACTTTGACCACCATTCATGAGAGCCTAGAGAAGAATAAGCGTGAATTTCTTAGTGCCAATAGAAGTGTTGACATTGGAATCCTCTTACCGTTGACAGGACATGAAACTGACTTGAAGCCTGGAATGACTGGTTTCTTAGTGAGGACTCCGGAAGGGGAAATAACCTGGATTGAAGTTAGAACTAGGAATATAACCTATGTAGGGGATCCAGGAAAATGCAGAGTCCGCTTGGAATCTGATCAATATTCAAGGAGTCTCTATGATGGAAGAGTCTCCAGTCCGATTGAATTCTTAAAGAAGACAAGGACACCAGGGAGGCTTTATGTGATTGGGCATGATTATACGAAATATGTGAAGAGAGATGAAACAAGGTGAAGATAGACATGAGAAGTTTAATTTCTGGGTTTGGCTTGGAAACGGAATAAAGTGGTTTCTCCAGAGGGTTGGAACAATAGTGAGGACTGTTCTCATTATAGCCATCATAGGAACTGCCATTGGATTCTGTGGTAAGTTTATATATGAGTTCTTCGTTTCTTACAATGAGGAGGAGAACAAGGCTAATCAATGGGTCCAGGCGAATTCTAGGTACTTGGTAGGGAATCTCATGCTACTCCCTAATACGAAGAAGGGAAGTGATTTCTATACTCTCCTGGATGGTATCAGTGAAGAGAAAGGGGAGATAACCCTAATAGTTCAAGTCAAGGAGGACGGTGGAGTTCTTCAGGTTAAGGGGATAGATTCTGAGAATGTTATCCTGGTAGACTCCGCCATTAATGTTCCTACCTTGGTTCTCTATAGTAAGTCATATGCCAGGAAGGTATACGATAAGGAAGGAATGACGTTGACGGAGTATGTTCAGAATCATTTCGCCAGTGGTACAACCATTTCGTCCTATGACAGGTTATATGTCTATATCCGGAAGGACCTAACTGTGAGGTACATATATTATAAAAAATAAGGAGGGATAATTTCTCTCCTTTCAATTTCTTATATATGAGTAAAACAAATTAACTAAAAAGAAATATGAAAGAAGTTTTAATTAGTGGAACAAAATTGAAGGTAGTGTCTTATGACGTAATACCTGTTAATGGTAGTTTCAATCTCCCAAACAAGAAGAACATGGCTTATCAGTTCTTGGTAGGATATTCAGGAACGGATAGGGACAGTTTGAGGAGATATGATACTACGTGTAAGAAATCCGTAGTTCTGAAGGGCTCAACTTCTTTATTAGCCCTGGAGAGAACGAAGATAACGAATCTCCCGCAGAACTACACAGAAGAGGACCTTAGCTTAATCCTATTCATGCTGAGTGGTATGCCTGTTCAATTCCTGGAACCCTTGGAAGCCTTGGTTATCAGTACGAAGGATAAAGAATTGATTGACCTATTCCGGGCCACCTATGGAAATGAAGGTATCCTGAAGTTTAAGGATGAATGTTTTAAGAGGGCTGTTGATAGAACATGGACGCCGACAGAGGATGTTACCATGACGAAGTATCCAACGGCCTATAAGAGGGGACATAGGTATAGTGTCTATTCTCTCTTGAAGGACCTCTGTAAAGATCAAGCAAAAATTCTGACAGACCCTGACTTGGTAGGGGAATACGAAAGAATCAGCGCTAGTAAGACGGTTAAGCCTGGGGAAGTGTCTTATGTTCCTGATCAGTGGCAGAGTGTGTCGAAGATCATAGGAAATAAGACTAGGGCGAATCTTAGTATCCAATTCACTTCCTACGTTGATGTCGAAGTGCCTGAGAATGATCTTGGCGTTAAGGCTGGTGTGAGAAGGAACTTGGAGTGTATAAAGACCATGACCGTCGTAAAAGATGGAACACTTCACACAAGGATGATGGCTGTCCTGGTAAGTCCTAGGTTGGCTCATAGGTTGAAAGCTGTTGGGTGTGTGAAGATGAACTTAATTTACAAGAATTGCCTACTCCTCGATCTTAGTACGATTCCTGTGATCTGTAGGTACGACATAAAGAAGTTTACTTCACAGGACCTGGCTTCTGTAGAATTGGATAAGTGGATGGCCGGTATTGCTATTGACTATCTAAATCTTAAGAAGTCTATGTCGTATGTTAGACCGAGGACAAAACTCTCAAAGGCAAAGGCAAGTCCTCAAGAGTTATTCCTGAAATCATTGGGAATTTTTGAGAATAAGTACTATCCACAGAAGGAAGTACATGTCTTTGAGGGAAGATCCTACCTTACAACCGAGCTGATCACGTCCTTGGATAACTTACCAAAGGATCCAGTATCTGAGTTCCTGGCTATAAAGGAGTTTGTCTCAAGTGGATCGATCACGAGGAAAACTCTTAGGAGTGTCTTGGTTCGAGAAAACTTAGCGTGGATCCTCAAGAATATCGAGTCTAGGGGATTAAACGTAGATGAGTGGAGGAAACTTGAATATCAGGCTACAGAGACGTTGAGGGATATGAAGTTCCAGATGATCATGTCGAAAGTAGCTAGGTTCAATGAGAAGGATAATCCATATATCGGAGGAAGATCTATGAAGTTATCCCTGTTTGATGACCCTAAGCGAGAAATCAATGTTTCATGGAAATTTAAAGATACGAAAATCAATGTCTAAGTCTATATTTTCAACGGAGGTGGTAGTACTTCCAAATGGGATTAGGTATACGAAAGCTCAAATCCTCAAGATGTTCGATAATCAAGTCGAGTCAATCCTGAGACAAGCTGAAGGTAGGGATAAAGAGAGAATCAATTCATGGTTTAACAAACAATAAGAAAAAAAACAATGGTAGACAAGTTGAGAAACGTAAAGATTGACACCGAGAAAGGTGAGAGAATTTTGCAGTTCCGTCCAGTAGAGAGCCTTCCTGATGGTAGGAGATGGGCCTGTGATACAGTATGTCCGTATGGTGGCAAAATCTGTAGGAGACTTATTGATCCAAGGAATCCGAATGACCCAAATTCAGACTTCATGAATTTCTGTTCGGACCTAGGGGAAGATGAGAATGCAGACCCGAAAGACAAGGCTCTCCAAACCTATATTCCTGTGAAGGGTACATTGGAAGAAAACCTCTATGACATAGGTAACTTCTATAAGACCCTGATCGAAAAGAATGGGTTTGTTAGGATTACGGAAGTCATTGATAGTGTTTGCTCTGATACCTGTCCTATGTGGAATAAGGAGCATTCAAAGTGTAGCCCTTCCAACGGTGCATGTATCCTCCAAGATCTCCTGAAGAACCAGAACTATGATCCTTCAGTGATAGATCAGATCAAAGAGGAGGCAAAAGAGTTGAGTGATAACGATGAGTCAGCCGGATAACAAAGAGTACCTAACTCCTGATTATGACGATCACCCTAGGGAAGATGACGTCCTGGAAGATTGTATAGAAGAGGTAACCGAGGAAGAAATTCGACTTGAGAAACTCTTAGAAGATCAGGAGAGACTCGCAGAGAAATTAGCGGATGAACAGGAAGTTTTTAGAGATGGAGCTTGGGAGCCTATGACTAGTACATCTCCATTTCAGACAACATCGCAACAGTCTTCATCTCCGGGGTGGGGAACATCATCTTCATCAGCTCCTAAGAAAAATCCTTGGGAGAAAGATGAGCAAAAGAAATGGTCCCCCTCCTCTTCAGGTAGCGGACTTGGTACAGGATCCTTATGGTCTGGTGGTAATAGGATTTGGGAAAATAAAACAAACCCATCTCCTCCGCCAGGTCAGGTAGTTTCTGAAAAGCCTAGGGAGAGGAAGAAAGCTGTTATCGTAGATCTCTTGGACTGCTTATATGAATCTTGGGATAGTGGTGGAAAGCCAGGAGTAATCCCAAGAGCTATGTTCGATCTTAAGCCAAAATTCGAGGCTTGGGATAAAGTAGCGTCATTTGCACCAGAGAAGGTTTATGTAATATTTCCTGCTGATGAGATTCTTCCATCCTTAGGAGATCAGATGTGTATAAAGGCAACGATCGAGTATATCCAGAGATGCCTAGGAACATATTTCAGGCTCGATGCTAAGAGAGGTATATGTTTCTTAAGGCAGATGAAGAAATGGGTAGGCAAAGAGAGGGTAATACACTCTGTCGTAGACGATTGGAAGACCGTCAAGGAAATTGTTTATATAGGAACCAATACCGGAAGATGGGGGCTCAGTAGTAGAGATATTGACGCTGCTCATCATGAAGGTATTGATTATATCGACTTGTATAATCTTTTAGATAATAAATACATATATGAGTAAATGGACTTATGAATCACCCGGCATATTCTATCCATGTGGTGATTTTAAATTGTATCCAACCCCGGGAAGTGGTGTGTTCAACTTGGTTAAAAGCCCGAACCCCATGGACGGTAGGATTGGATTAGAGAAAGTTGCGGATAAGTTTGAATTCCCTTTCAAGATCTATGACTTGGGAATTAATGGATTTATCCAGAAAGTGAAACATACCTGGAATTCTGAGATATTCGAGAAGAGTGGTCAGAACCTGGGTATTATCCTTAATGGTGTCAAAGGAACTGGTTAATAATATAGCCGTTCTGCTGAGAAATTGGCAGAATTACTAGCGAGTGAAAACGGTAGAGGCTGCGATGCTAATGCCGTGGTAACTTAGGGAGTTAAAGAGCCCAAGTACCGTAACGCGTAGGAAATGAACCTGATATTTATATTAGAATATAATTTTCCCAAGAGCATTCGCCACCTGGAAATGATAGGTGAAAACGTACGCTGAGCAATTCAAAAAGATAAAGAATGAATTGAACTAAAGGATAAAAAGCCTTTAGGGTAACAAAACTGAAGACCATTGGTGCTAAGATCCTATGCAACGAGATTAATATTCCTGTGATTAACATCTCGTACCCCATTGAAGGTATGCTGGAGTTTATTCAATCACTAAAGTTTGAGTGTATAATTCTCTTGGATGAAGCAGAGAAGACATTCCCCTCTAGTGACATGGGAGCATCACAACTTCTTCTCAAGATGATTGATGGTGTTATGAATAAGAGTAGGAAGTTATATGTTCTCACTACTAACACCTTAGATATCAATGACAACCTGAAAGGAAGGCCTGGTAGAATTAGGTATATTCAGAATTTCAGGAATATCACACCAAAAGCTGTTGAGGACTACCTGGCTGACAATCTAATCAGGAAAGAGGCCATTGAGAGTATTTACAGTCTCCTCAACTCTCTGGAAGTCAGCACTATTGATACGCTGAAGTCTATAGTTGATGAGGCTAATATATACGGGACGGTTGATGATAATTCCAATCTTAATCTCACCATATCCTCTAATTCTGCTGATGTTCTATATTACTGTTTTAATAATAATGGACTCTATTCACTGGAGGCAAAAGAGAAACAGTTCAATGCAGGTAGGGATTTCATTAGAGAACATGCATGGAAAGATCGTCCTTATTCCTGGGCTTATATTACGAAATTTAATCCTAGGTTTGACCCGGAATGGAACTGGAACAATCCTTCCTATGAGTGGGAAGAGAGTGAAGAGATGAAGGTCTATAAAGAGGTTATGTCAACGAAGGCAGCTATGAGTGTTAAGTCTATTACCAAGTATACTGAAGCAGTCGATGTACCTTCTTCTGGTGATGAGATGAGCCACTATATGACCGATTATCTCAGGTGTAAGTTTAATATAGATACGGGCATTATCAGGATCGTCGGTTCTAGGCTGAGGGTTGGTACATACACTAAGGAGTTCGGTGAGATCTACAAGGAAGAGGGTGGTTGGCTCTATTCAAGGAGAGGAGACCAGGAGTTTAGGATTCTTCCACAGTACTCAGTTAATAATTCTAGGCCCGCAATATATGGCTGAGAAAAAGAAGGTTTATGCGGTCACTAGGGGTTCTTACTCTGACTATAGGGTGGTTAGGATCTTTAGTGACCTCCCCACGGCTGAGAAGTTTGTTGAGGCCTGCAAGGATGATGGCTGGGAAGAAATGGGAATTGAAACCTATGACCTTGATGATGAGACTACATTAGACTTGAATGAACTAGTTTGGGAAGTCTCAAGAAGCGTGGCAAGTGAAGAAGATGTTCGACGCTGGGTTATGCAGAAGAAAGGTGCTATGAAACCTGGTGATATCATCTGGGAGGCGGAAGTTCAAGTTGAATACTGGGGAAGAAGTCCAGAAGAGTACAGGGCTATGGCGAGGAGGAAAGAGTTCTACCTAGGGGATTCTGGAGATGTCTTCGGTATTTTCTTGTTCGCTCCAAGTAAAGAAGCCGCCTTGAAGATAGCCAATGAGTGTTATTCTCAGGTCTTAGTGAGGAATGACATGATACCATTTGAAGACGGTAAGACGTATTCATTCCCGAGTTTTAACTTAATAGAAAAAGAAAATGAAGAAAGCGTTAATCGTATTTCATAGAGTTGACTACGATGGTGTATTTTCCTATTGTATAGCCAGGAGTGCACTTGAGAAAAACTATGAAGTCATGACATTCGGCTATACTTATGGAGATCCTATTCCAGATATTAGCTCCCTAGGATATGATGAGATCTACCTTGTGGATATAAGTTTTCCATGGGAAGTGATGAAGTCCTTGTCTGAAGATGGAAGAAGGTTCGTCTGGATAGATCATCATGGAACGGCAGTAAGAGATTCTGAGGCCCATGACTATACACATGTTGAGGGACTTAGGGTTCTGGGAACAGCTGCTGTAGAATTAACTTGGCAGTATTTTTATCCTAAGACTCCAAAGCCGATAATGGTGGAAGTCCTTGGAGCATATGATGTTTGGAATAAGAATCACCCCACCTGGAATTGGGGAAGTGATATTGTTCCTATTCAGCTTGCATTCAGGTCAGTCTTTGGTATGAATAATCAGGATATCTATGCCAACTTCGATCCTACCAGTGAAACCCTCCTTTCCCCAACTCACGGAACAGCTAGTGATTGGTTTGAGAAGGGTAGATTGATCAAGAGGTATGAAGATCAGCAGTTTAAAGGTGCAGTGAGGGCTTATGGATTTCCTGTTACTGTAGCTGGAGGATATAAGGGTATTGCAATGCTGACCCAAAACTCTGGCTCTAGGATGTTCGAATCTGTCTTAGGGGATTATGACATCTATATTACAGTCAATAGGAAGTTTGATCAAGCAACGGGAAATCACTACTATGTCTATGGCCTTTATCAAGAGCCCGGAAGAACGAATCTAGATCTTGGAAAGTATGTTAGAGAAACTTACGGACAGAATTTCGGTGGACATCCAGGAGCTTGTGGAGGTAGGAGCTCTTCTCTTGACATGTTCTTAAGGCTTATTGAAGGTGGCGAAATCTAAGAAGCCGTCAAAGCCTTATATATGAACTTAAACAAGAAAATTTTATTAAGTAAGGCAAGACAACGAAGGAAGGGCCCTCTGTGATAGATCGCCCTTTTCTTTTCATCCCTGTCAAAACCTTACTTATAGAAAATATAAAAAGAATATGTTAAATTTAATTATAATAAAAAAGAAATGGAAAATTCAAAAGCAAGAAAGAAAATGGATTCCTATGTAAGAATGGGAAGAGTAGGATTTTCAGTTTCAGATGCTTGTGGTCTTGCCTGTAAATACCTAGCGGTAGCGACATTCATAGTCGGTGTCGTTGGGTTCTTGGGGGCAGTGGTCGCACAGATAAGTTGTCTGAAAGTTGACAGTTTGAAACGTAAAGTAAACAAGGAGAAGGAAGTATGAATTTTAATACAAATGATTATATAAGGAGGCTCTTGGAGCAGGACCGTTATTCTATGGTGGCAGCCTATAAAAGAACCCACGTAGAGCCGGTGTTGAGAGCTATCCTTGCGCTAGTATTACTTGTTTCGTTAGGTCAGCTCATTTTCCATGTCGTAAATGACTTTTCAAAGAGGAATAAGAGCATCAACGAAACCGTGTTACCTCCACGTCAACAAGGAGGAAAACAGAGAAATCGTGACAATTACAGACGATACTAATTGAGAACTGTACCTGTTTGAGGTTGTCACCCTATTAATAAAAGTTTAAGTTTTATCAACAAGAAGACAAATGAAGACAAGCAAAATCATTGGCTTGGGCCTAGGCGTATTATGCGTTGTGGGCGGTGTTTACTGGATTATCACCAGAACACGAAAAACGTACGGCGAATTAGACCGTAGAGAAAAAGAAAACGACCAGATTCTTATGAAGACTGGCCTTACGAGAGAGGATGTGGACCAACTCGCCTCGGAGGAAACAAACGAAAGGTCCGAAACAGCAGAAGAGCAACCAGGAGAAGAGATTCACCTGAACTTGTGCAAGAAGTTGTTCGAGGGCGTACTTCGTGGAAAAGCTAACATTCCAATCGAGTGTCTTAATGTCGACGATTGTAAGAGAACAGAAAAAGTAACCCACGTATTACAGCGTTTTGACGATAAGCTTAGAAGGGAGGTCTTAGATTTCTTATTTGAGATCCCAACTTCTGCCTTATTAGACTACCGAGATGGTGGTGATAGAGTTCGTCGACGTGAAGATGGCTTTACTAGTGTCAGAGACTTTTCTGAAAAGATTAAAGGGAAGTATGACATGGAACAACGAGTAGTTATATCCAAGGGATTTTCTGGAGATATGGAAATGATCGTACAGAATGAGCAATTCCTTGGTTTCAAACTTAAAGGTGGTAACTTAGAGGCAGATAGTCGTGTTGAAGGCTATATATACCTCAAGTACGATAAGAGAGATGAAAACGGAGAATGGGATACATACTCTAAGTTCATCAAGATTCCTAAGGAGCTTTGCAAGCAGAATCCTTGGAATCCAGATCATCAGAAAGTTACAGATTTTGTCCATGACTTAAAAGAGGCAATGAAAACTAAACCTCAGGAAGTCTTGGGTAAGATGCTAACTCACGGAGGAGACTCTGAGAGAATAAGGAATCCTAGAATTGTGGATACCTTTGCAGCAATTCGTGTGACCTTCTGTATTCAAGGAGGACAGTTCCTGGATGGTATTAATGTTACCTCAGGCTGTAAGATCCTTGAGAATATCTACGAAGACTTGACAATCACAGGTAACCCAGGATTGAGGTACGGTGGTGATGATTATGAGTTTAGATATGATAATTTCCTATTCTATGATCCAGATGATAGCGAGGACGTCACTGTCTTTGACTATGAGGAAGATGAGAAGGGAGACTATCATGTGAGAGAGTCTTTGTATATATGATAACATCGTAAAAAAGAATTGGGAAGATCCTTAACTGGGTCCTCCCTTTCTTTTTTTACACCTTTAATCTCAGTATCTTCTTCCCATGTTTCCCTTGATAGATAATGACGTTGAATTTTTCTAAGTCTGGAAGAATAAAGCCTAGTGTTTTTAGGCTAAGCTCCTTCTCACTTCCCTTATCACATTTCAGGTCATCATCACCAACAAGAAGAATTGTTGTATTTATCTTCTTCATAGACTTACCTCATAGATTTTCTTTCCTCCATCTCCCTCAACAACTAATCTATCATTTCCCCCGGTCAGTTTCTCCTTTGGTTTCTCAACTGTCTCGATCGTAAACTTATCCAAGCAGTGTTTACCAATGACACCTTTGAGAAGATAGGTTTTGATTGTATTGGCAAGATTATAGAGTGAATCTTTCTTAGCATAATTCCTAATGTTGTCCCAAAGCTTGTCAATTATCTTCTTAATTGTCCTAGCTTCTTTCTTACAGGATAGCTCTTGACATTCCTCTACGATCCCTAGGAGTTTTCTCATAATGCATATATCAGCATCGGCAGGGCTTAATCCCCTCTCTGTCAATCTCCTAAACTCTCTCTTCAAGATCGGCTTAAAGAGGTATAAGATCTTACCGAACTTATCAATAAGCACTAGGTCATTCTCTCCCTCATGAATTTTTCCATAGGCTTCTGAGATACTGTTAAAATAGGATTTTACAATACCAAAACAACGGTCCTCTCTCTTCATTAACTCTTGTAAATCAGTGTAGAGAAATTCAACGACATCTAACAGTCCAAGAGCATAGGTTCCTTCGTCCACGGTCTCCATACCCTCTCGCTGTGAGATATCAAAATCTTTATTCATTTTCATAACTTCATTTTTTTTATTATTAGTTATTTATATCTTCACCAATAAGGAATAAAAGGCACTTCAGAAGCGTTTTTTACCTTATATATGATAAACAAAAGTAATAATATATGATTGAACAAAATCGAAGAGTGAAGATCGTAACAGGTTGGATCAAAGATTCTCCTGAGTTTAAGTCCCTCTTGGAGCATAGAGAGGCCTTGGCTAAACTTCTAACCTCATGTTGTTTTAGTCTATTAACGGAGGAAGAGAAGCTCTACTATGACACTTATGGGACGAAGTATGTGAAGAGACAACTACCTTTCTGTGTAAATGAATATCTCAGGTATAGGGATAAGGAGTTTAAAGGAGAAGCACTGTGTAAAAATTCTATGTGGGTTTCTACTTCAGAGTATAGAGTTGTCTTTTCAGGAATTCCGGAACTTAGCGAGGTTAATAGGATAGAGTTTGATTCCTCTTGTCCATTCCTAGCAAATTTTACTGACTCTAGCGAAATTACAGGAATACCGAAAAGGATGGACGATGAAATCTATGAGGCTACCAAGGTCTATTATAACGATGCTAAGGAGCTGGATAGAAAGATGAAAGCCCTTATTGAAGTCGTTTTCTCTAAGGATGCAACCCTGAGAGAGATTAAGAAGGTATATCCAAAGTTATATGAATACAGCTTATGAAAAGAGAATTATCATCAAAGTTTAGAGAAAAGAGGATAGATGGAATGAGGGGCTCTGTCTATATGAGTTTGAAGAATGAATCGAATGAAAGGAAGGAATTTGATTCTAGATATCATGCCCTAATCAAAATTGTCTCTGCCATAATTCGAGATACTCAATTTCCTAAAGAGCAGATTTACTTGTTTGATAGGTGCGGAAGAATAGCTAAGTCAAACATGCCTGGAGTTAGAATCTTAGGAAAGGACTTCGGACTCCCAGATGATCGTTATTATAATGTTAATATCTCTAGGCAGGATTTTAGGCTTTATGGTCAGTCATTTCCTCCCTTTAATCCTGACAGTGAGGCATATTGGTCGTCTACTATATTAAGCACGGACATGATAAAGAATCCCGCTGATCAAGAGAAGATTAGGCTAGCTCTTTCAGCTTATATGGAAAGTTATAAGAAGCTAGATAATTTCTTAGTGGATTATTTGATTGATAAGAGAAGAGTATCAACATTCCTTAAGAAACAGATTCCTTCATTAACGATGGGAAAATTGTATGACTATAATGAGGAATGGTTTAATATCTTTATCAGGGGATCTCACTATAGCAATGAGGAGATTTATAAGAGTCCAGGACAAGAAGAGGAGGATACAGGAGGTAATAATTCTGGATGTACATTCTCCTATAAACTAAGTAAACTCAAGGAGATCTTAGGAGATTAAAAAGAAAGGGAAGGGCGGTTAAACCCTTCTTTTTTTATTCCTCATCAAAAAGGACCTTTCTTAGGCGGACAGGGATCACCTACATCCTTCAGTGCATCCTTCTCCTTTGGCGTTAAGGTTACTAATGCAAGGAAGGTACCAGTTTTCCCTTTCTTCACTATCTTAGTATAGTGAGCCTCATCATGGGATTGCTCCTTTAAAGTATTGACTATGTCCCTAGCCTCTGTTTCAAGCATTCCATGTTCCACTTCCCCAGTATCCCTATTTATCCAAGAGATCTGAGCCACTAGGACTTTATTTCCTGGATTAAATTGAGAATCCATAAACTCGAAATGATGGATTTTAATCGGGGTATATAATTTTTTCATTGGAGTAATTTTCTCTCCTGTGTAAGAAAGATTAATTTTCTTTCTCGTTATGTTCGATGACAGGTTTGCCATTGTTTATATTATTTAATAAGATTAATGGATCAATGTGTATAGAAGGATATACTATGTCAGTGGGATCTCCTTCAGATATTAGGATTGGTCGTAGTCTGTTATCCTGGTTTTTGAGAAGATTAACGTAGTCCTTGATTCTTTGAGGAACAGGATTATAATCTACATTATTCTTAACCATCACAGACCATCCCTTAGCCACCCTTACTCTCCTGAAGAATTCTTTATAGAGAGGGTGAATCGTCCAATACCTGATGAGTCCTTTAACATCAAGAGCTTTCAGACCGCCCATAATTCCAGCATGTGTTCTGATGACTCTTTCTCTATCCTCCTTGCTCTCATAGTTGAATGTTTTCTTGATTTCTTTTCTGAATCGCCTTTCTATCCTTCTTCTAGAACTAGTCTTTAGTCTGGCAGCCTTTGGAGTTATGTAAGCCCCAAGGAATTCTACTCCCTCTTTGGCTGGATTCACAACTTTCCAGGTAGGTTTTAAGGTTTGACCATTTTCCTCTGTCAGCTTCTTTAGTTCAAAGATTGCTTCTCTAATACGATATTTTGACTTCCCTAAGAGAATTTTATCATCACAGAATCTGTAATAATACCGTTCTCCTTGCTCAGTCATCATATACCAATCTATAGCAGCGTGATAGACATGCCCTAAGATGTTTGACGTAGCTAATCCAAGAGCCATACCTATTCTATCCATTCTATCTATGGTTGCATCAACTAGCCATATCACCCATTGATCCTTAACATGCTGTCTGATATAGCCTTTCATAATATCGTGATTGATTGTGGGATAATACTTCTTCGTATCACATACACCAACATACCAATCTTCACCTTTACGTTTGATAAGCCTAATAACCTTATCACGTAGTTCATGTTGTCCCTTACCTATGATAGAGCCATAAGCATTAGGGTGAATAATTTTCTTCTTCTCCATAAATATATACTTGAGGCAATGATCCAAGAGGGTATCCACAACTTGATCCATAGGGTTCGAAGCGTAGATAATTCTCTCTTTTCCATTCTCTATCCTCTTGAATATATTAAAGGGTCCAAATCTATATTCCCTTCTTAAGAGACTATTATAAATGAAGTCAACGTTCTTCTCCTCATCACTTAAGAAGAGAGACCAGTTCTTCTTCATTGTCCTAGTCCACTTATGTCTTTTCTCTCCCCTACATAAGTATCGGATAATTTCTCTAATCAATTCTTTTGTTAGGAACCGTTTTCTAACCATTCCGACTTTTCTCATGTTATTAATTACTTAAAATAATGAATTACTATGCTCAGCGGTGAGTTTCGTTCGGACTTATGCTCTCTGCCTACTAGTTTTTATAAACCCGCTAAACATTAATTGGGCTCTCTTCGTCCCGAGGCATTCCCTTGTTACTTTTCTTTTTCTTTTTAAAGAGTCATTGCATAGTGCTGCGGCCGCGCCTGTTCCAGTTAGCATTCGGAGCGTCGTTGTTGAAGTTACGAGCAAACGCACCATCAATCAAACCGTTGTTCGAGTTACCACCGAGAGGCGAGGTAGAGAACACCCCACATAATCCTTCACGAAACCTAATAAGTCGTCCGCAATTGGCCCCTCATTGGGTTACAGATTATGATTTATAATTTAACATACTGCACTGGTGCTTAGCCCTCTCATACAGTATGGTTTTTTCATCTTATCACTATGAACATGGTGAACGTAGCATTCTATGGGACCTAGAAATTTTTTGCTCATATCGTGCTACGCACACCGTCCCGTTGGTCCGGGTTATTTATTCATAGTAATGCGGCCGCGCCTGTTCCAGTGAGCAGACGGAGCGACGTCGTCGAAGCCACGAGCAAACGCACCAACAAACAAACCGTCGTACGAGCCACCACCGAGATACGCTACTCTGCTGTCATACAGGTTGTAAGCCCAGAAACCGTCATAGAAACCAGTAGATGAAGATGCATTGGCCTCTGTAGGAACGCCGAATAGGTCAATCTTACTGATATACTTACCAGAGATTGTAGATCCAGCGAGGTAAGTTCCATAGAATTGAGCATCATCTTTTGACAAAGTTGCTGTTTTATTAGCAACAATATCATCCAATGTCAGCCAATACTCGCCCTTACCTTCAGCAGATTTACCTACCCAGCCAGCTCCCCAAATCCATTGCTTTCCATGCAAAGGATTCTCAAGGTGCATGAACTTGTAAGCTTCATTATTATCATTCACAACAGGGTTCTTTCCATGAGGTGTGAGAATACCGTCTGTACCACCAGCCGTCCATTGACCTGCATAACCTGGGTTCTTATTATAACCACTTTGTAGGCCAGTTGCTACGGACTGTGTATCAAAGGTCTTATAGTAAGCGCAGAATAAGTAGCTCATTACCAAGTGCTCCCAATAAGTTTCCTCCAAGAGATTAGCGTTTGTTGCCTTAATACCTGCCAAGAGTGTATTAGATGACCAGTTTCCTTTTTCGTAGTTGTTCTCTGTCCAAGCACCTTGACTTTCACCGTAGCAACAATTAATACCTTCTGTTCCAGCTGCTGAAGTTGATGTAATGGGAGCAACATCATAGCGTCCGAATAACTTTGTGCCTGATGTTGAATTAGGGAACCACTTATAGAAACCCTTAGGACAACCAGCATCAAAGTTGAAACGAACCTGTTTTGTCCCCTTAACACTATCCTTGAAGAGACCAACATTCACGTTCTTAATCTCTGTCATCTGGAGATAGTCTGCTTTGTCTGCCGTGTTATAGTGGCTTGCGCTTCCATCTGCCCTTAAGGTATAGTCGGCTACGCTATTACCACTCATCTTCAGGTAGGCAAAATCACTACCATCCTTCTTAATTTCACAAACCTTAGCAGCAGAATCTACCCAGGCCTTGAAATCATCATGAGAAACGTCACCGTAGAAAGATGGAGCCTTCGCAGTGTCATTCTCATTCCATTGCATAATCAGTTCGTTGTTGTAGTGAACTGAACTCTCCTCACCGTTCTTGATATAGTTGACACTAGGATAGCCCCAACCATCTTTTGAACGATAGGAATTAAACTCTTCAACAGAGCCAAATTTCTTAATAAAATCACTCATAATTTTTTTTTATTTTTGTTTGTTTATTTACCTATACTGACAGCCACATACTCTAAGATCTGAAGTCGTGGTTTCGTCATCATAGGGTTCATCATATTCTTCATTATTAAGGTTTGAAGAGGTGTATGATTCCCATTTTTCCCATGTTTCTCCCGTTCCACACTCACATGGACAACCTTGAATGGGACTATCAGTGAATAAGGAGGAGAAATTAATCTTCAATCTAGTAATTAAGCAGGACATAATGTTAGTCCAAATCAATACGCACTTACTCCTCCACTCATCCATATTATCCGCATTTCTTCCCAAGAGGTATGGTTCAGCTTCATCTAAGACTTCTCCTTCTGTACCATCAGGGTCATCATCCTCTTCGATGGGTCCTTCCAAGCCAAGATCCTTCAAGAGTAATTCAGTATGCCCCGAGAAGACATATTCACATCCCTCTTCAAAAAGGTCCAAAATCCTCTGTACTTTATCCTTTGTTGTAGTCTCCAAGAAAAGATTGCCATTCAAGAGTTTATATGTAGCCCTTAGGATAGGCAGTATTTCCAACGGTCCTTCCAAGTGATCAGTCTTCTTTATGCCAAGAGAATTCATTACATTCTCTTTGTACGTCTTATATTCAACGTATTCTTTATCATAGTCTATCATCTTACCACTCTCCTCCATCAACATAATTACTTAATGTTACGATCCAATTCTCCTTCTTATACCAATTGGTGTCTTCGGTATTGGATCCAACATAGACATATTCAACCCAATCTCCTGTCTTCTCTTCCCTGAATCTGATCTTTATTCCTCTGTTTCTCCTCTCTACAGGAACTTTGGATAGAACAAGATCTAGAGTATAAACGCCATTAGGATTTTCCTCTTCAACATTGACATTTATGTGAGACTTCAGAAGATAGTTCGTTGTCCTGACTAGTTCATTGATTCTGGCATTGAAAACATTTAACGTTTCGCTGGTAAGTTTCTGTCCAGGTAAGAAACTACCAATGCCTGTTGTTTCTAAAAGATTTCTCATTCTATTGTCATATTATCCAGGGTATAGTCGTCCAATCCTATTTCCCCAGGGTTTAATTTTCTTGGTTGAGCAATAGGTTTTGGTCTATCTGTTAACCTAGAGGATACAGGGGCCATATTCCTCTTCTTTACTCCTAAGCTCATCTTCTTAACTGTCTTACTCATAGTTCAACAATTTCAATATCCTTCAAAGAGAATGTTCTATCCTCTACTTCATTCAAGGTTATGATTGTCCTACACTTGCCATCAACGGTTACCCTGAATCCGATATCCTTCACTGTATATTCTTTTCTCTCAGGTTCTTTCAGCATCCAACCGTTCTGCATTGTTAGGCTTGATATTCTAACCTTAGCTCCAATTAAGGAATCCCACTCTATGGTACCAGATTCCTCACTTCTTCCAACCCGTCTTTCAGAGTCATCACAAAAACCTAAACTCATACTTCTCCTTTTGCTAGTTTATCAACGACGTCATTCCAATAGGCGTCTCGGTCTGTGGAGAGGATAGACTTTTTCTGATGAGCTTTAACCCATTGAAATTCCAAAACTACTCCCTTTGATAGATTAGCTCTCTCCTTGTCGGTCTCCCCTTTAATCTTAGCGATGTAAGGGAGTCTAGCCTTCCATGTTCCTAAGTTGAAATTCTGAACCCCCATAAAATCCGCTTTCATCTTAACAATGTCTCCGTCCTTCAGAGTTTTTCCAAATTTCCTTAGGGCCCAAAGATTAGCTAGCATTTCACAGGTAGGATTACTAACATCTGAAGTTCCATAATTTTCTTTTAACCAGTCAAGTCCTAAGGTCTCCGAAAATCTTCCAAGTTCCTGGTTTGTATCATCATCGACCATAACTCCACCTATCCCTAGTCGTCCTGTTGTGTGTTTCAGGTGACTTCCATCCGTATAGATTGATATATTTCTCATATTTCAAATGTTTTTGTTAGTGACTTATATGTGAAAGGGTCAAGGTGGAGGTCATAGTTTTCCCTGACATAATCCCTAAATTCCCTTGTCCCAATCACACATACTTTTTCTAAGACTTCAAGGACCTTAGAGTTTGGACATACTAGGGAAGTCATGAGGTATATGAATTCTTCCAACTTTCCCTTTGGTTCCTGATATAAGATCTGTTCTCCAGAATGTACGCCAAGTCCTTCAAATAAGTCAATCCAAGCCCAAGGTATCTCTAGCCTGGAACCGTCTCTGAGATAATGAATAGTCCAAGAGAGTCCAGTGATCCTTAAGATTATTAGACCTCCAATAGTAATATCCTTAATTCCCTTAGGCTCTATTCCTTTCGTATACCCTAAGCACATATAAGAGTCAAATATATTCAACATAACGTATAAGAGCTAAGCCCACTAAGATTACGGTATTACTATCTTCCAGAATAATGTAACCAGCCTTATCACAAGTCGTCCTGTAATCAATCAGGTCTAAGAATTCCTCAAGGTCATCTCTCATAAAGAAAGTTATCGACAAGAGGCCTTCATTCCCTGATCCAAGAGCTCGTGTATAGGTGACGTTGAATGGGTAAGTCTCCTTCTCCTCTAACCACTTAGTTACCCTCTCCTGAACTATTATCTCCTTTGTCATAATAAGATTTCTTCTATCCTATTGTTAAGTAAACCACTAGAATTGAGGATAGACCTAAGAACAGACCTATGACAAATCTCATCCATACTGCCGAACCCCAGGATAACAATTCCCTTTGCTCCTGAACATTCAGCTAAGAGTTCCCATTCATGAAGTATCTGTTCCAAGTTAACCTCTGCAATCTCTAGGGCATAGAGTTTCTTAAATTCATCAATTGTAATTTCAGTGTTTCTTTTTCTCTTAAATAACTCTGTACTAGGGGCTAGGATCTTACAATGAATTTTTGTTCCACTGTAAGGGCCAATCAGGGTTGAATTACTAATGTTTCTGATGATGAAAATTGGTAATAGGTCACTCTTAATAAACATCGGTAGGGTTAAGGGTGACACAAACGACGTGTAAATTTTTAAATCTGTCTTCATAATTTGTTTTTTCCAAATTTTTTAAAAGCTCCTTTGAATCCAGTTGCACCAGAAAATGATCCTGAGCCACCACCTTTCTTCTTTTTTCCTGCCTTGGTTGGATCGAATGTCTGGTCTTTTTTACTGTTCATAGGTCCTTGCATACTCTGTCCGAATTTCCTATTACTAAGCATGAATCCACTGGGGGCTTGGTTTAATCTTTTGAGGAGCTGCATATTCCCCTCTATTATACTATTCATTGTCGCTGAATCAATATGGTAAGAGATGTCTGGACAATGTAAGATATCAACTTGGCTCATTCCTGTATCTAGGAGGAACTTATTTAGTGATATCAAAGCCTCTGTTAAGTTTGTACTAGCCATTAAGGTATCTGTCGTAGGCTCATAGACAACAAAAACCTCTTTCACCTTGTCAAATCTTATAACAACCTCAATCATTTTCCGATCAAGAGGCCTGTCAAGATACCTACCAAGATACCTATACCTCCTCCAATAAAGATATTCCTCTTCTGTTTCTTTATCTTAAGGTCGAACTCTCTTACCATTAGTTCTCTCTCCTTATCTTTAAACAGAATTATACTATCTTTTCTCACCAACATTACAGAGTCCAGTGAAATAATAGAGTCTTTCAACGATCCCTGCCTCTTGATAGCCTCATAATCCACTAAGATTCCATTTATTGTCTTCAAGTTCCTCGGAGTTATAGCCACTATGGTATCTCCGTTCACAGTCATAACCTTCTGAGCCCTTGATGTTTCACCAAAAAAGAAAACCAAGGACATTATCAGAATCATCTTAATCATTATTGTTCTCATATTTCCTTAGTTTTTCTTTTAAAAATTCCACACCAGAGTCCGTCGGCAATGACATTACGTTATCTATCTCCCTTACCTTCCACCTCTCGATGACTTTAATGCTGTCTTTCAAGGTCTTCACCACCTCTTGTGTCTTGGTAACTTCAATAACTAACGTATCAATCCTCTCTTTAATTACTGTATTTTCTTTAGGAGGGGTAAGTTGGAGGGAAATAACCCAACCAACTATAACCCCAAGACAGAAAATCAGTATCCTCTCAATTGCTGATTTCATCTACTAATATTCCTAATCTATATTCTAGTCCCTCCTTCTTAGTATAATTGACATAGAGATGAAAGATTCTATAGTCTGAATCACCATCTTTTTGAATAGAATGGCAATCCCACCCCTGTGTTTCTTCCAAGTTATCAATTAGGGACTTTAACTTGTTCACCTTATGCGTTTTCTCTGTCAAGTCCTCTAGAGTTTTATGCATTGTCATGGAAGATTTCAATTCCTCCAACTCCTTTAAGGCTGCTTCTCTCGACATTAAGCCGGAAGGAAGGTCATCAACGAGATACTGCCTTGGATTTTCTGTTTCCACGACGGTATTCATATATTGATCCTCCACTCTCCTACTACTGATTTCAACAAGTTCAGCCTTTAATCCTTTATTTGCCGCTAGGAAGTCTCTTATATTCTCCAGAGTTTTGATCCGAGTTGTCATCCCCAAGCTAACAAATACGCCTTTCGGTTTTGTAAATTCCTTACCGTTCTCACTATTTATGTAAAATGTTTTGAACGTATGCTGGTAGAAAAGTCTTACCAGTTCATGAATTTTTTCTTTGCTTACCATACTTAATATAATTTTTACCAACTCCTTCTTCCTCCAACGTAAGATACATTGAAGTTCTTTACAGTGAAATTATTAGGCCATTTCTGATTATAATTCCTTGTTCCGTAGTTAAATCCCCAACCGATATAGTCCGGCATTGACTTAAGAACATTACACCATTCGTCTAGGTAGTCTTCAAAGTCTGAGCATACAATGAAATTTACATTAGGATCATAGTTTTCCTTAATAAACTTTATCGCTTCAGCCAACCTAGTTCCACCTCCCATTCTTATTTTCGGGATCATCTTACCTGCCTTAATATCCTTAATCCATTCTCCCATACAATGAGACCAGGTTAAGATATCATAGGTAAGATCACGGTTGATTGATTTCATTTTCCTCGATATGGTGGAAACGATCTTATCAACCAAGTCAGTGTCCATGGAACCTGAAATATCAATGATGAAGACAAGTTTAGGTTTCTTATCAATCAGGTTTTTCGCCAGGATGGAAGGCACTATGACAGACCTATTCTTTCCTAGGTTGTAGTTCCTGATAATATTCCTAGTTACCTGCCTCTTAATTACTTTAGACTTCGTATTCCTGATTACTTCCTCTATGGCTTCATCGACGGGATCAAGTTTCCTTACATTCCTCAGGTAGTCAGGGGAACCTCCAGAACCACAGCCGAAACCACCACCCGCCGAGATATCACCAGCGTCTCTAATCTTGTCCGCCGTATCACGTGAAGGTGTTCTATGGTCATAATTCCTTAGGTTAAAGCCATTATCTTTATTTCTGACTCCCCTATGTTCGCTATCAGTCTTGTTGGAAGAGCCCTTATAGCCACCGGAATTGGAAGTATCATGTTGTCCAATACCATCAGCATTTCCTCCGTCCTGAGCCTGCTGTCCTTGTCCCTGTCCTTCACCCTCCTGTCCAGAGTTATCAGACATACCAAGCTGATTCATGAGGTCTGACAATCCACCTCCCATACCTCTTCCATTACCAAAGGCAGCTTCCATCTGTTCATCGGTAACTTCAGAAGTATCACCGGTTCCTCCATTTGATATAGATACCATCATCTTGACAAATTGAGGTAGGTTCCTGATTATCATCATTATATACTCCTCATAGGAAAGACCTGGAGGGAATGGAAGACCTGTTGTTGTATCCTTGTAATTCTCAGGGCTAATGAACTTAACCTTGAAATTTCCAGCCATCTTCTTTAACATTTCATCAAGGGCTTTTTTCTCTTCCTCACTTTTATCTGAGTTATGTTCCCTGACCGTGTTAAACCTCTTTTCGAGAATTTCCCTTCCAAGTTGAGTGATATCATCTCCCATTTCCTTGACATCCTCCCTTGATAAGGCCTTAGAATTTACCTCCATATCCATAGCGATATTATGAATCTCATGGTTTACGGAAGGATCATCCAAGACTCTATTCACCAGGACTTCACCGTCGGTCACATTACATTCACGGTTGATCATGTCTATAATCTGGCCTCTATGATTTTTGAAGACGTCATAGATTCTCTTATCCAACTCAGCATAGGAATCATTATCGAGGTGCCCACAATAAGCATGGCAGAGCTCGTGAATGTAGATTCTATACTCTGTCTCCTCTTTTCCTGGGAGTTTAGATACAAACACAGTACAAACCTGCTCTTGTGTTTCTGGATCATTATACATCCAAGAATAACCAAGGGGCTCTGCAGAAGTTGGGTCAATCACTTTATCCATAATTTCCCTAAGTCTTCTACCAGGTCTGTTGTAAACTCTTTTTACTGCGTTCTCAATTGCTTCTAGTTCTTGCCTTGTTCTTTTCATATATTTTTACTTTATATAAGAAACCTCAAGGAGTTTTTAGTTCCCTGAGGCTGAATTGTTATTAGCTAAACTGTTTAATCTCAGGAACAATATCAGCGAGGGTTTTATCATTCCTCTTGATAATCTTCATGATCATCTTGAGGTTATAGACATATTCCCTACAATCCTGAACAGCCTTATTCATAACTTCCTTTGTGTCCTTGGGATATTTCTTCTTCTGATCTTTAACCAAACCGTTTATTTCAGTCAAGAGATCAGCAGCTGTATTCCAAGTTACGACATAGTTGATATACTTATCAGGGTCAGACAGAACACACTCACGAATCTTATCACCCTGATCGAAGCTCGCATCTTGATAACGATTCTTCTTGAGCGTATTAATGAGACCCTTCACTAGCATTTCTACCATCTTAGGCTCAACAGGACGATCGATTTTAGCAATATCCTTATCCTTCAACATATCCTGAATCTTCTTAGTAATCAGTCCCATGTCAGCAGCGGATATCTCTGCTTTGTCATTAGTGACATCAACTACGGTATTGAAGAAGCTCTGATATTCCGGAAGTTTGTCATTATTCATTCTCTCAATGTCATTAGCGGCATTTGCGATAGCTGCATAATAACGTTCTGTAACAACTGTCTTCTTCAGTGTACCGTCTTTATCCCTAGACAGAGCAAGACCAACAGTTCCATGAATGATCTTCCTGAAATTGTCTGACAGCAAACCAGCCTTTCCGAAATTCATATAACAAGCAACTGAAGCATCTACCAAGTAGTTCAAGCTTCGGAAGGTTACAAATCCAGGAAGTCCAACTCCTTCATTATCCTCAGTACTAGAATAGATGTCTTTCAACTCTGTAATTCCCAGGTTTGAAATTCCCTCTTTAATCTGTACTTCAGCCTCCGTCCTGATTGATTGTTCAAGGATTTCTCCGATCTTACCAATCATATCATCGCTGATATTGGTATTGCCCTGTTCCTCAAGCTTCTTTATCACCGACTCAAGCTCATTATGCAGGTTAACCCTCTGACCAATAGCAGCTCCCTGATATTTACAGAGGAAGTGCTTAAGGTCCTTCGCTGATGGCTGAATGTTAACTACCATGAATCGGTTAAGCATAGGACCGATAAGGCTGAACTCCGATGAAAGGTTATCAGCATAGTTTCCTGCTGCCACAACTAAACATGTGGGAGGCAAGAATTCATGAGCTCCAACACGTCTTTCAAAACAGATATTCAATGCTGCGGCCTGTGTGAAGACGTCTGCAGAGCAAAGTTCATCCAGGAAGAGAACTGATGAGATTCCTTTCTTATCATTGTCCAGAATCCTCTCGAACCATGACGGCCTGATGTGTTTAGCACTGGTTATCGTGGTATCATTCGTATTAGCAGCAATGTCATATCCTGTTATAGTATCAGGAGTTTCATTACTAATACGAAGGAGTTCCAGGTGATAACCATGAATTTTACAGTACTCCATAACTGCACTCGATTTTCCGCACCCTGGATTAGAGCTGAGATAAACTACAGTCTGTCTTCCTAGCTTATCCAGACAGGTGCGAGAAATTTGCAAAGCAACAAAAATAGTTGTGTCAATACTGTCATTAAAATTTACCATTGTTCTTTAAATTTTAGTTTTACTTATAATGCAATTTTATCATATATAAGAATTTCAAGCCCCTATGACCGCAAAAATAAAAAAAAAATGAAGAGCCTAAGGTACCATTGACCCTAGGTTCTCCACCATTATCACAAACTACTCATTATTGAATTTCTTCCAGTCTTCCTTTTTGAGGTGAACTTCCTTAATGAGATCAACCTCTGGCATCAAAGCTATGATTAACCAAGGCTTACCCTGATTAGAGAAGTAGTTTACGTATTTCCTATAGATAAAACTACTATCGGTCTTCTCATCAAAAATAATTTTCTTTTTGTCGAATTCCGTCTCCTCGTCGTTAACCTTGTATATCTTATCATTCACTACCTCGATCTTTGTTCTTTTCTCCTCTACCTTCCTAAAGTCCCTATAAGAGACAGCCAAGTAGATACATGAAATAACCATATATGTAATGATAGTCATTCCCATAGATTTAAACATCGATTCATCAAAGTCTTTATTCTTTCTATAGAATAGCGCGAAGAATACTAGGTAGGTTATAATTAATGTTATCATATTTTATTTCCAATTTATATGTGGACAATTCTTCTTGTAAAAATTATAATACAGGTAGGCACAAATCAGTTTTAGTAAAGTCCAGATCCACTTGAAGGGAGTTAGGACCCATACTATCGGAGTAACGATCCATTTGAAGACTGACTCAGTTCCTTCTAAAACTTTTCCTGCTGTCGAGTCTGGGTCCCTCCTGAAATATCCCTGATCCTTCATATCCTGCACGAAGAAATAGGATAAGAGGCATATAACGAGTACAATAACTCCGAGAATAACTAGCCCGAGAATCATTATAATAAAAAGCCAATCATCCCAGATTCCTCCTTCCAACCAGATAAGGATTGGAGATATAAGAAGGAATATTAAAAATCCACCAATAAGTAGCGAGCCTAACATTGCCCATGCTGTCATTATAGTATTCATAGCTCCTTTTCCTACTGCAATCCAAAACTTCTTTTTCGTATTAAGGAGTGGGCCTACTAGTAACCAGGCAGGAAACGCCAAGAGAGACATAACCACTGACCAGAATAAGGGACATAGGTTATTGAATTTCTCCCATCCTGTTCCCCACATTAGCCTGAGCATCTTCACATACCAGGCATTTTTGTTTAACTCAACTGAATCTCCGAAAATCATTTCTATTATTATTTTTTAGTATTATTGTTCCTATAGACATAATCACGATAGGTAAGATGAGGGATATCCAGATTACGATTTCAACCTGATCCTCTTTCAGATATGACTTAATATAAGAGAAATCCTTAAACTCTTTTCTTTTCCAAAGTCCTAGGTTCTTTATCAGCCAATCTCCTAAGGCATTAATGTCAAGTCTTCCGTGTTCCATGAGCCAATTTCTACATCTCACGTCAAGTTCTGTATTATCTTGCCAAGAGAAACAATTAGCCCATTTCACTATGGCTGTCTCATCTACACCGATACATATCACAAGCTCATTCTTATTTCCTCCTTGCCAGTATGCCTTTTGATCTTCCGTGATTTGAACACCTTTCTCTTCAGGCCAGACTAGGATGAAGACATGAATTTGCTTTTCTTTTCCATACATAGAGTTCAGGTATTTTATCTTCTGAGTAGCATAGGGTCCGGGATTAAATCCCATGATCGGACTCGGGTCATTATTACTCCAAGTCACTTCAGGATAATCATAGAGACCCAACTCCATAGCTTCCTCTTTCCCGATTTCTCTATATCGTAAGATACTTTCAGACCCCTGTACTCTATTTTCATAGGAATGCGTCCATGTAAATGTCTTACAATGTAACCACTCACCACACCAGTAGTAATCTTGAGCGTCTCCGTCAATTGTATGGTAGTGTCTATGCATATCAACGAAAACACCTTTGGAATGCCACAGTTTCCTCAGGTAGTCGAATTCCTCTTCATCAATGTACTCTTCCCTTCCATTGACATCGTATTTCAGCCACCTCTCTGGATGAGTTTCAACATAAGAACAATCATAGGTTTCCTCTCTATATTTCATCCGTCCTTCAGAGTCTTTCCCGTCAGGTACTTGTCTCGTACAGGTTCTATGGATATATTCATTCCATTTATCTGTATGTCTGACTTTAACGTAGTATGAGGAAAGATATTCTATGTCACTGAAATTCCCATGCCTCATGACCAAGATTGTAATTAGGATAACTAGGGCGCTGATTCCCAATGATATCCACGCCATCGGTATCCAGTCGTCCTTCTTTAGGTACTTAAGCACTAGGGCCGCTAATCCACATACAATCCCGGGAATGATAAGTGTCAAGAACTCCATTTACATCGTAATTAAGTCGAAATACGGGCTATAGTCTGAATCATCGACAAATAAGGCCACATATACCTCTTGAGAATCATACCCACAATCAGCGTTGATACTAGTCAGGTCATCTTCGTACCTTATGTCGTTATAGACTTTCCTGATCGTACTCCAGATTTCACCAATCTCAGGATATGATAATTGATCTCCAAGGAATACATTGACTGGATAATCTTGAAAGCCAGGGATTCCGTACATGAACAAGTTTCCATCCAAGAGCTCCTCTTCTTTGATAGGGTGATATTTTCCATCCTCACCCCTAGAGAATCCCTGAACGATCACGCAATCTCCTGCTTCCGTCTTTTCAATCAGGTCCAAGCAGAGTTTTTCTAAGTCACCGGCTGTAATATAGGAACGTCTTCTAAGAGCTGCCTCTACTACTTTATCCAGTTCCTTATCATCCGTCATGGACTTAATAGCATCAATGAGAGTAGACGTTTTCATAGTCCTTATTATTTCTTAAATAGGTCAACGTCATCATCGAGCCTAGTGTCCATAACCTGCTTTGAATAGGAAGATGATATAACCTCCCATTCAAGCCTCTGTTTTCCTCCCAAGAACCACTTAGAAGGAATTATATCGAGCATTACGTTATGTTCTCTCACTATATCGATGATCCTCTCCTGTGCGTTTAAGAATTGTTTTCTCTGAACTTCAATCGTCACGCTAAGTTCTTTGTAAAGTTCCATAGAGAAACTCGGGTTGCTCTCCTTAATCCAATTGAAAAGGACGCCATCATTTCCCTGATACCTCTTATCCATGATGTGAGTGTAGATACTATCAAACTGGGCTGCATACTCTTTCGTTACGCCTGCTTTCTGTTGGATGATTTTCCACATACCATCATGGACAGCTTCAATTTTTGATTTCTGAGCCTCATACTCATTAACCAATCTCACTTCATCGTTCTGATAACCTGCTCCCGTAGCAAAAACGATGATTCCAATGATAATCACTACTCCCAGTGATATCAACCACGTTAAAGAATTTTTGTTCATTTTTTTAATAAATTAATTCTGAAAAGATATTATATATTTCCATCTTATCCACTGGTTCTAAAGATTCCCAGTCTCTCTTGATTCCATCCTGGCTTATGATGATTATCTTTTGACCTTCACGTGTCACAGTCAATCCAGATTCTTCATCTCTCACTAGGGTGGTATCCTTTATGTACTTTTGTATTTCCAGGTCAGCTCGTTTCGCTAAGTTTTCAATGGCTTTCTGATAGGCACCAAAGATATTTTCTCTCGTTTCCCTCTTAATCCATGGACGATCCTTAGCGACGGCCTCTACGTACTCAAGATCTGACATTCCTGCCTTCCTACCTCCAACCTTTTTCTCTAGGTCTCTTGATAGGTTGAATAAGGCGACGTCTCTGTTATGATTAATATGCCTAAATCTAATACTTAAGTCTATCATCTTATTACCTTGAGTTTTCCTCCCCTATAATCAAGCTGGATTGTTCCTAATCTCCCTAAGACATCCTGCCCTAAGAGAGCGGGAGCATGTAAGTTAGGATTAATCACGCACTTAATCTCATGGAGTGTTGTATCCCCTACTGTAATCCCTGGAATTGCAAAAGCCACGTTCTTGTTGACTTCTCCATCCGCATTAACTGTAATAACGCTATCTGGGAGGATATCAGAATTCTTCAGCTTCCCTTGTTTAACCAAGTAGTAATATTCTATTGGGCTAACTTGAATTCCGGAACATCCCGTATCTAAGATAAACCTCATCGGAATATCACAAACCGTTATAACAACATAGTGAACGCCATTCTCATCTTCCAGTGGTATCTCTACTGATTTTTCTACCTTCTCCACGACCACTGTATCGGCCCTATTAACAACCGCTGTGGAGTCTTTTCCTGACTTGAGTCCTATTTCTTCCAAGCCTTTCATAAATGTCTGTGGTAAAGAATAGGCAAAAACTCCTATCAATATACCAATAACTACGAAAAATCCTAAAATCCTAGTTATACATCCTGCGTTTCTTCTTTTCATTTTTCTTTCTATTTTATTATCACCTATAAGGTTTAAGGCCGAGTTCCATTCCTTTAGCCAAGAGAAGATCCCTTAAAGCTTCGGGGGTATTTTCAACAGTGCCATCTAAGACTGAATCCTTGAGGAATTGCTTCAGGATACCTACTTCCCTGCTAGGCCTAAGATTGAATAGCCTCATAATCTCATCTCCTCCCAGGCAAGGTTGAAATAATCTCTTGTAGTCCCTAGCCTTCAAGTCATCGAACATAGCATGAAGACGAACGAAATGCTGTCCTATCCTCTGTCTCTTCTCTTCACTTTTTGTCGTAAGATCAGATTCACAAAGGATCATCAAGTCATCTATGTCATCTCCAGCGTCAAATAGGAGCCTTCTCACTGCAGAATCTTTAGCCTCCCTAGTACTGATCATAGAGGGCCTCATATGCATAGACACCATTTTCTGAACAAACCCTAATTTATCATCCAAGGGTAGTTTCAATCTCCTGAATATCGTTTCTACCATAGCGGCTCCAGCAAATTCGTGTCCATGGAAAGTCCAACCCTCTTCTGGATCAAACCTCTTGCAAGGCTCTTTTCCTATGTCATGAAGAAGAGCAGCCCACCTAAGCCAGAGATTATTACTTCTCTTTGCTACATTTTCCAAGACTACCGTTGAGTGCCAGTAGTTGTTCTTATGATGCTCTATCCCTTCACCACCAGAGTCATCAAGGACAGATACCTCAGGAAGAATAAGCCTAAGGATTCCAGTATCTTGAAGGATATCAATTCCCCTCTTTGGATTCGGACTAAGGAGTATCTTATTGAGCTCTGTATGAATTCTCTCTGGACTGATTATTTCAAGTCTCTCCTTATTTCTTTTCAAAGCCTGCCAAGTTTCCTCTTCAATCCTAAATCCAAACCTGACAGCGAATCTAACACACCTTAACATGCGAAGAGGATCATCACTGAATGTAATCTCTGGATCAGTTGGTGTCTTGATAATCCCATCCTTGAGGTCCTCCATTCCACCAAACATATCAACGAGCTCTCCAAATCTGTCCTTCCTAAGACACCTAGCCATAGCATTGATAGTGAAGTCTCGTCTTGTCAAGTCATCCTCTAAGGTTCCTTCCTCAACAATGGGATTTCTACTTCCCCTGACATAAGATTCTTTCCTAGCTCCTACAAACTCGACTTCTAATCCATCATAGGAGACTTTGGCTGTCCCGAAATTCTCATAAATCTGAACAGACCCATTAACTTCCTTAGCGAATGCCTTGGCGAACTTAGGCCCAGATCCAATTACCACAATGTCTATGTCGTCATTTGGAAGTCCTAGTAGGTCATCTCTTACGTAACCTCCTACAACATAGCAATCTGTGTTCTCTTTTTCTGCTACTTTCGATAATACTTCAAATACTTTCATAACTGCTTTTTTAATCCTGATACTTCTAACCAATCATTAAATGCTTTGCTGAAATAACCCTCATCTATAGATTTACTTGCATAGAAGGACGTGGTTTCATCATTTCTTCTTTCAAGTAATTGTCCGCTCCCCAATACCTCTTTATAGACGATTATTTCATCATACTTATAGTCTAACAACTTGACAGGTTCCGTTGGTATATTATCCCCTTTTACACTCAGGATAATCGAACCTCCATCCTTGCCTATTGTAGCCCAGACTTCCTTAGGAGTTTTATGTACTCTCACCATTTCTGTATCTGAACTAAATCTGGCAGGAATTATTAACGAATCTTTTCCTGTTGTTGACTTAATTAAATCTCCATGTTCCTTTGCTCTATCAAAGTCAAAGTAAATCCTTGTTAATCCTACATCATAAATTAGGACTCCATACAAAATTGTTTCTTCCATTTCTCAATTATAAGGTTTTAATTTCCCTAACAAACTTATAGAACTCAGCTTCAGGGTCGAGTTGATATTCTAAGATATACCTACAAACTCTCACTCCACTTGCAAGACTACTAACCTGTATATAGTTGGCCTGATCTAAGTCTGCTGCAATTACACTATACACCTCATCGCTTCCTAAGAGCTGTCTATTCACGACGTAGAGGGTTTTAAAGAGTTTCATCCTAGTCTTACCGAATAGAATAGCGTTGTTTATACGAATATCCTCCTTTGTTGTTGGACTATCCATTAAGGAAAACGTGATAGTGATAGGGTTTGAATCTTTCGTAGTGATATTTTCAAATTTCATACATCTTCTGTTTACTGATTATTACATAGTCATAATTAGGAGTTAGGTCACATGTATAAACTGTCCTATCATCACGATCGAACCTCCTAACTAGAGATTTTACTGAAGGATAATGGTTATGATGGACTGTAATCTCCGCTGCAGGCCCTTTTCTTTGTTCATAAGATGTTCTATTATTTATCAAGGCATCCTTAGTTTTGAAGACTTCTCTGTACTCTCCATAACTCATCTTATTAATAACGATCCATATCTTCGGCTTCAACTTAATTCCTTCAGTCCCCAGAGGAATAGTACTTCTCTTCAGTGTATTCCCGACTTTCAGCTTTATGTTATGGAACTCAAGAGCAAAGCTACCCGCTGTACCTGGCTCCATATCCATATAGTAGATTTTTCCACTAGGAGGTGAAAGAGGTTGACCCGGAACTAAGACGGGACCGGGAATAAATGCTGAATTCATGAAGGGTGAAATAATATAATTAGTGGCTGATTTCATATTTTAAAGTTTAATGTTATACTTTTAGGGTACCCGGTTGAACAACTACCCTGAATTTGAATCGGTTTATTATCTCCAACTAGGCTTCTCCAAGTAGTGAGTAATCTCTTCATATCCTCGGACCTTTCCCTCTCACGTTTCAAAATATCCTCCGGAACGTTAAGTTGTATGAAAAAGTCTAATTCATTCTTGGAGGTACAGTAATCTAGAATTTTATATCCACCATCATCCGTCATCCTAACATAGAAAATACATTCTGTTGGCTTCTTAAACTCAATATTATACAGTGACATACAGTCTTTAATCAGAAATGTTTCATAAACTAAGGGAAATTGATAATCTCCATAAGCAAACAATTGACTTTTAAATTTCATTCTTTCAAAATCTACCATTCTCGTCCAATTGCTTACTAGTTTTGAGTTAAGATATTCAGGATTAAAACTAAAATCATCAGAATACCAAGGCCACATAGGACGTTTTGGTTCTTCCTCTTCTTTCTTCTTATTTAGAAACTTAGCAAGCTGTTTTTTAAGAAGTTCTATCATAGTTCATCCAAATTATTATTTACACTATAGCGGCAGATCTCCAACTCCTTACTATACGTTGCATTTCCTCATATTGCTCTGATGATCTGTGAAAAATATAACTGGGTACATGACATTTTATAAAAGATTTCAATTCATCATCCAAATAGCACGTACCCTCAATCTTATACCCAGGGAAATCTTTTGAATATTTAACATAGTGGATACACCTGTTTGAACTGTTCAATCCTCTGTTTTGTAAGATTGGAAAATCCCCAACATCATGTATCTCGTATGTCTCGTTTGATAGGTTTTCATAAATAAGTAATTGACTTCTGAATTTTATCCTTTTCTTACAATAACCTAAGCCTGAGTTTAACCTCGAATTCAAACAATCAGAATCAAGAACATTATCGGAAAGTTTCAATATTCCGGACTGTGGTACTTTATATGATGTACTTAACTGTAACTCTTTGTATTTCTCGTAAAGCCCCATATTATTCTATCTTAAATTGTTTCACATTCCGTTACTAAGTAATAGTTTAGGTCTGGAGTTAATTCTAGTGTATAGCCTGGAATAATATATCCTCTAATCTTATTACTGTCTACAAAACTTATATAAAATTCAAACTCATTTCCAATAGTGATAGGTGCACTAGGTCCATTTCCCATCCTGCGAGACGGTTCTGAAAATACCCTTGCTCCGTTTATAAAGTCTTTCTCATGTACATAGTCTTTCTCCTTAGTAAAGATTAATTTACTCCTAGGTACAGCAGGGAAGTCGTTATCAATAATCCAGATCCTAGGCTTTAGTTTTATCTGCCCGTTGTCTGGAAAATTGATGATCTCTCTTTTAATAGTCATTCCAATTTTTAATTTTAAATCTCGAAACTTTTTATTTTCTATTTTCATTATTATTTAAATCTTTCCTGATTCAACATACTTTTGGGGAGACATTTTTTCAGAAATTTATTGAGGTCTCCTCCCGTAAAAACATCTTTTACTACATACCTTGTAGCATCCTTTGATAAGACTAAGAAAAGTATTACTTCATCATTGGCTAGATTTAACCTCTGCATTGATAGAATATCTAGGCTTGTAATATATCTAGTTATCCATAAGTTAGAGGAATTGATACGAACAAATATTCTACTTCTCATTTTACAATTAAATGACGTAGAATCATCTTTTGTTATTAACTCCAAGAAGTCTGTAATATGGGTAGCAATACCTAGCCTAATAAACTGTCTTACTCTCTTAAACAGTCCCTTGAACAGTTTCATATCATCACTCCAGTTAGGTCCTCAACATTCACCACTATGTAGTTAAATTCAGGAGTTAACTCTAATGTATAAGCCAAAAATGTACATGCTTTGTATGGAACGGTACCCTCTCTATAGATCCAAGGTGCATGGACGGACACTACCTTAGATCCAAGTGTGCTGTCACCTGGACACTTTACATCTACAGAAGTATCCCACACAATGTAGGTTTTTCCGGCTCGCACTAGATCCTTTCTCTTAGTTACAATAGTTCTATCATGAGTCACAGAATCTTCAATAATCCAGATCCTAGGTTTCAGTTTTACCTGCATATTACTTGAATAAGCGATAAGTCTTTTCTCAATAACTGTTCCAATTTCCAATTTCAATCCCCATAGATTATCGAAGAGGTTCTCGCAGTCGTGATGATAAAGTGTTGTCCTTGGTTTTGAAATTCCACAGCTGACGTCTGTTCCCAACAAGGTCTCTTCTTTCCTACGAAGATTTCTAACTTGAGTTATAGAGTTTTTATATATTCCCTTAAGTCTATTGTAGATCTTTTCCAATCCACCAAGGAGTTTTGATTTCTGTCTCTCCATCGTTTTATTGATTCTAAAAATCTATTATCTCTGATCCAGTTTTCAACTAAGAAATTAGCTCTAGTGAGTTTAAAAGACTTAAGTCTCTCAGGAAGACATCTTTTCAAGAATTTCTCCGGATCCTCACCTTCCAAGAGGATATCTTTTATTCTATATCTAAAAGTATCTTCCTCCAGACTTACGTAGAATATTACATCTCCTTGCTCTAATGACACCCTTTCGATAAATGCAAAATTATATGTAGGGATAATCCTCAGGAGGTTAAGAGTAGGGATATTTACATAAAGAAATGCCCTACTTCTTATTTTACAGTTTATCCAAGGCATATCACAAGAAGACAATGCCCTAAGGAGATCGATTTCTATAGAGCTAAAATCTATTTCATTCTCGATTGCCTTACGTCTCTCGAAAAATCTTTTAAGTAATCCTCCCATACTTACCAATCTCTTTTCTCCTTAGTGATTTCCTCAGCATCTGTCACTAGGTAATTCAAGTCTGGAGTCAATTCTAGGGTATAGATTATCCTCTTACAATTATTTATTCCTTCAAGATACCTCATGCTTCTCCCAATATAAACTCGACCATCCATACCTATAGCTACTGGATTAATGAAGGTTCTCTTTTCTAATTCTAGGAGCTTACGACTTCTTATAATCTGTCTATCAAAAAGTCTCTCTGGGTTTTCTATAATCCAGACCCTAGATCGTAATTTCATAAACCTGTTATAAGTAGGTAATTGATCCCTACTCACGGCGGCTCCTTTCTCAAGTCTGATGGAATAGAAGGTCAACCTCTCACCTGTTATAGTATCTTCTCTATCCTTGTGTGATAGAAAGAAAGATTTATTAATGCCAAGGTTTTCTATAATCTGCTTATTAAGTTCCTCGACATACTTTGCAATTAACTGTCCCATGATGTAATACCTAGTATTGTTGTCGCTGAATGTTTCAAACTAAACTTAGAAGAGATATTCTCTAGGATTTTCTGATTTATCCTCTTAGCAATTTCCTCCTCCATCTTTTCATAGATAGTTAGCTCTATTTTCTTAGGAGGCATTTTCTTTATTATCTCTTGTCTTATCGCTGGACCATTTCTCAAGATCTCCTGAATCTCATATAATCCAGAATCTGTATTTAAGTTGGCTATCGCATAATAACGAAAATCTTCATATCCTGGAGTAAAGTTGAAGTCGGGAGGAAGAGAGTGTGTCCAGTTCCGATTAGTTGTCACATTCATTATATTGACATCTATTATTAGCAAAACCTTACCAGCTAACTTTACTCTAAGTAGCCCTCCTGAATAAATTCCGAAATGGCGACACTCTAGGGCATAGATCTCATCTGCTGTAAAAGATGGATATTCAGTTTTACAATCAAAACGAATTGCTCCACATAGAACTTTCCTTTTCTCGTCCAACGTTAAGTTCTGTTTCTTTCTCAGAGTATCAAAATCTGCTCTAGTAATCAATGAATACCGTTGTGAGATTCCTTGCCATGTTTCTGTCGATTCTGTTGATTTCTTCATAAAAATCTTCTTTTGAAATATGTTTATATGACTTTTTCAAGTACTTATTCAGGAAATTCTCTAGGTCATGAGTCCTAGTAACCACAGCACTATCAAGACACGTATATTCTATGCCATCGAAAATCATGTACTGAACCATATAACCTTTGACAACCCTCATCATATTGAAAACAAGCTCCACAGAATATCCTGGATTGTCAGAAAATACATAAGTGGCATTATTACTAGGGAGGCTTCTAAGTACAAAAATATACCTATTAACCTTCATGCTCTTTCTTCCTTGGTCAATAGTAATCCATAACATATCAGCCTCTTTCAAGCTGAGTGTCTCCGGTACATATCCTAGAAGCAGTTCCATGGCCCTGTTGTTAATAGTACATACTTTCCTCCAGATCCAACCTGACGATATACTGACAAGTTGCAATTAGGAGCAGAGTATGCAGCAATTGTTTTAGCGGATTTAAGGTCTCCAAAGACATGTGTCGTCTCTGGATTACCGTATTGAAATAAAACATAAATTATCTTTTTGAATTTAATCATCCCATTCCAAACCCTGACCTCCATCGTGTTGAGGTCTAAGAGATCAGGAATGGAGTGATCCTTCTTTTTATAATCATTTTCTCTTTTCTTAAATTCATTTTCTTGTTTCATATCATAATTAAGGAAATAAAAAGAAAGTAAGCGCGTTTTATTTGCACTTACCTCCTTCAATAGGTTTAACGTTTATTTTAAAAATCTTTAGTTCTAATCACCGTTTCAGCTTTTGACTTACGCCTCTAGCTTCTTCAGATTGGGATAACTCTCTTAAAAGAATATACCCAATTACGTCATCATAGAACTACAATTAATAAAGTGTCGAAAGGTTTAATAAAGGGATGACCCATAAAAAAGTCACCCCTATTCATACATTAACTTGTGTGCTATTCTCCAGGACTTAATAGCCAATTCCTTGACCACCCAGATCACAGACCACACTAATTCAATTACCCAGATGAGGATTGCCAAGATCACTGTTAATAGGAATCTCATTTTTTCGCCTCCTCATCCTTTTCTTCTTTGTTCGCTTGTTTGCCGCTCTTTATCGTAGCTACTTTTACAATAGTCTCCGAAGCCTTGCTAACGACATAAATTACCAAGCAAATAACTGAAAGCATTTTCCAAAAATCGTTCATAATTATTTTTTTTGTTGTTAATAATTGCGTCAAAGCCCGACCCTTAATTTCAGGCCGAGCTAAGGTTAAGTTTTTTCAATCATCTTGGTCCATAATCCATTCTGACAAAGATCTAGGAACAGCCATGAATACGATAGCGACAATCACAAGAATTCCTGCCTGATTAACTACATATACACCACCAACGGCATACACACATAGTAATGTCAGAGCTATTGTCTTGAGATTTCCTATCACCTTTGCTCCCTCTTCTTTGTATTTTGAACCAAAACCATCTGTAAACCACTCCCGGAACTTCCTCTTTGGAATCCAGGAAACAAATACTATAAGGGTTCCTAATAAGGCTCCCATCAATTTCATACCAAACACTGCAAAAATAGTCAGTGTTATCATAGATATCAGTCTTCCAACGTTCATTACGAGGTTAAACTGTTCTCTTTGTTTTTCGTTCATCATAATTATTTTGTTTTAATTGTTATTGTTGTCTCAAAAGTTAAGTTTTCGTTTGCCTCAGGTTTCTCTCCCTTGGTCTTTTGATTATCAATTAAGACATATGAGACGCCATTTTTACATGACTATTCTCTTCGAATCTCATACTGCCTTAATAACTAAGCTGTATCAAAGTCACTGATAATCCACCCCAATACTCAGAGATCAGAATTATACAGATTCATCTCTCCTTTCTCAGTTCATTAAGGATCCTTAATTACTGTGTTTGGTAATAAGCTGACAGGACATTCTTCATATCCTCGCTACATTCCGGTTGATAAGTCTTCTTCAGACCTATCGTTTCTTTTTCTTTTATTTGTTAATATCGGTATCACTCTTAAACAGAGCTCCTCCGATGTGTCCTCTTTAACCTTTACGCTTAGGGCCTATTCATTAATCAGAGGCTTAACAACACCTCTTCGTCCTTTATTTCAAGTAGATTAACTATTCTGGCTATTTTTATATCGCCCTAACGATACCAAGTTCATTACTCTTGGATTTCCTCATATAAGTCCCCCAGACCACCTTCAGTATTATATGAGTAAGCCTTTCACCACGAAGGCATGAAAAATTAAATGGAATATTCTCCTCTCCAAAAATACTCCATTAGGACAATACCAAGTTTCAGAGATTGAGTCTGAATCTGCTCGTTTCCAAGCTATGCTACATTGCACCAAACTTGATATTATCATCATCTTCTATTACATATATAAGGTTTTCACGTGTTCTTAGGCGGTATAAATTCTAGTCCACCTCTATTAAACTTATCAACCTCATTATTCGGATCTACCTTAGACTGTAAGATAGAAACCCATTCTTCCATTGGCTTATTTCCTAAGATCAATTCCCTAAGGTCTCTACAAAATCTTCCATGAACTCTATTTATACTCCTCTGACTGTATTCCCCAAGTCCTTCATGCTTAGCTTCCTCCGTGTTAGATATGTACATTGAGGTAGAGAATGATCCCCCTAGTTCATTATTCCAACAAAATATAGAGGCCCTACACCAGAAGCAGATTATCCTCTTAGCTTTTACCTTATCAGAATTTGAAGAATACAGGACGTAATGGAAATCATCTAGGATAGGAATAGGGAATCCAAAAGAAGTTCCATGTCCAGCAAAGATTATAGTATCTTCTTCCTCAGACATAACTTTCTCCACTTCTTCCTCTATTCCGTCCTTGATTTCTCCGGATTTTATCTCCAGAACCTTAACACCCTTTACTCCTTTCCAGAGTGTTTGAAGAATCTTACAATCAATATCTCCCAAGTTTGAATATATTACCGTCATTTTCTTGAAAAATTATAGCACGTCACACAGGAAGGAATGAAGATATCATACAAGGCTGAGTTAAACTTCTTAAACTTTTCAAAGAAATTCTTATCAGTCATTCCCACATTAAATATCCTATAAAGTCCGAAAGGGCATTTATATACGTCACCGTTTTCATTTATCAGGAATGAATATCTCTGATCTTTATGTCTACAGTAACATCCTAAGGAGGAAAAGAAGGTTGAGTATAAGAATCCTCTTCCAATAGGGACAACGGCTCTTTCTTCCATTTTTCCTGCTTCACCCTGTATGTTATTTTCTTTCAACCAGGTAACAGCAGACTCTATGTTTTTCCCATTATGCCACCTATCAGCACTAACACAGAAGAAAATCGTCTTTGACTTATCCTGATTAACGAATTCTTTGATTCCTTCCTTTACATCATCCCTCGTAACCCAATCTCCATTAGTCACTATCCTCATCATCTTGATTTCCTTCAATAGTAGTGACATAATCTCCTTCCAGTCAGGATTACAAAAGAACTCTCCTCCCATAACATTGGCATAGAGGATATCATACTTATGTAAAAACTCTGCTACCTTCCTTGCTTGTTCCACTGTCATCATATCATTCCTGTCAGGGGAGCAAGAGAAACAGCAATGATCACAGGATTGAGTACACTTCGTTGTTATTCTTATCGTTGGTTTTAAGAGTTTCCAAGCTGTATGTTTCTCGTCACACTCTAATTTTCCTTTACATTTGCCGTCATAGCAGTAATCACATGGAGTCATTGTTTATTTCTTTAAGAAGGTTAGAAGATCATTACATTCTTTACTAGGGCCAAATAGCTTTAAGTTTCTTTTTATCAATGGAATAAACTCTTTCGCCTTATGTTTCTTTACTATCCAGAAATTTATGGCGGGTAAGAATTCTCCAGTCAATAGATGTTCTGGCCTGATCTCACCATGAACCCTTTCAAAACATTCGGTACAAACAAGAGACCTGGTAGAAATTCCCATCATGGCACAAAATTTCTTCCAAATGGTATTCTTAACCATAAACCAATCTGTCTCTTTCTTCATCATACATCCGCATATTTCACATTTATGCATAATAATAAAATTTAAATTCACACTTATAAGGTTTTGAAAAGAAAAAAAGGAGGAGACTTATAAATCTCCGCCCTTAATATATTCAACGATCAACTCAATACAGGCCTCCACGTCAGTCCAACGTACAACTTCCACTGGAGTATGCATGGATCTGTTCGGGATACTCAAGAGAAGGGTTTCACAATCAAAGGATCTTTCCTGAATCCTTGATGTATTTGTTCCTCCTGCCCTAGAGACGCCAACTTGATACGGAATTTCCTTCTCCTTGGCAACCTTAATGAGTTTCTCTGCTATTCTCCTACTCTTTCCAGGTCCAAATTCAATAACGACACCTTTCCCAAGCTTGACATCACCATACTTCGCCTTGGATATTCCGAATTCATCCTCAGTCGATGGAGTCACGTCTATGTCAATTGAAATGTCCGGATTAACTCTTGAAGCGACAACACCAGCACCTCTAAGTCCTGTCTCTTCCTGTGCCATTGCTGCTCCAATCAGATTTATCCCCTTCAAGTCATTATCCCCTAGCCTGGACATAACCTCCTCAGTGATATAAACTCCAATCTTATCATCGGTAGCCTCCGAAAGGATGAAATCTCCACTAGGTCCCCAATCAAGGTTCTCTAATCCTTTCTGAAATACGCAGAGACTTCCAATTCCTATCCCCAAGGATTCAACCTCTTCTTTATTTCTGCATCCCAAGTCAAGAAGAAGATCACTTACCTTTACCACTTTCTCGTATTCATCATCCTCTTGAACATGGATCGGTTTATAAGAGATTGCCCCAAGGTAGGATGTCCCATTTGATGTCAAGACCTGTAACCTTGAACCCGGCAGGACTCTTCTATCTTCTCCGGACAGGCAGGTAATATTACAAAATCCTCCTTCCGTTATGTTTGTTATCATGAAACCAAGCTCATCAATGTGGCCTGATATCATAACCTTCTTTCCTCCCTTGTCTCCTTTTCGGAATACGCAGTTATTGAAGCTATCCTGGAAGAGAAGTTCACTATTCCCTTCCATTTGTCTTTTGAATACCTCTACTCCACGTCCCTCGTCTGACGTTGGGGTTGGTGTTAGTAAGAGGTCTAGTAAGAAATTTTTATTATTCTTTTTCATACTTCTTTAAATTTGTTTTTAAAGTCCTCTCTTTCTCTGACATATATACTTCCGCCTAGTTCAGTATCCTGGTACATTACTGCCTCAAACCATCTTCTTGTTGTTGGATCTTTAGCAGTACATAAGCCAAGAACTTTATATTTTCCATCATGACTTAATCCCGTCTTAGGATTAGGTGTTTGATCTCTGAACTCCACTATGGTTCCCTTGTCTGTAATCATTGTATAGCCTCCACTTTTGGTTTATCCTCTTCTATTGTAATTACGAACTTTGTTGCATCAGGTGTCCTAAGCATTTCATCGCTGACTGGTTCTACGACATACTTGATTATGTTCTTCTGTAAGTCTCTAGCACCAAACTTCTTATCAACCTTCCCAATGACAAACTTCCTAACATCTGGATTGACTTTAATACCAACCCTCGTCTTGTTCAGGTTTCTTCTCAGCTTATCCAGCTCGATATTGAAGATCTTCTCCAGTTCAGCATCCCCAAGTGAGTTGAAAATCAGAATCGATGATAACCTACCTAAGAATTCCGGCCTGAAATGCTTCTCGACACTCTTCATTACAATACCACGATCCTTATTTCTCTGATCCTCTTCTGATACTGAACCGAAGCCGATATTAAGAGAGGTTCCGAGTTCCTTAGTTCCTATATTACCTGTGAAGATAAGAACGCAATTTGTAAAGTCTACCAACATACCATCAGCCATCTTACAGTAGCCTTGATCTGTAATGCTAAGAATAACATCCAGGATTTTTGGATTAAACTTCTCAACCTCATCAAACAAGACTACCGACCTCTTATGCTGCCTAACCTTATTGAAAATTGCACTAGAGAAGTCTCCATGACCAACATAGCCAGCTGGAGCACCGATAAGCTTTGACAATGAATGCTCCTCTTTGAACTCTCCACCATCAATCTTAATAAGGTCATTTCTACTACCAAAGAAGATATCCGCTACCTCCTCTGATATTAAGGTCTTACCAACTCCAGAAGGTCCTATAGCCAAAACACTGCATATCGGTTTTCTCTTATCCCTGATTCCTAAGGCGTTTAGTTGAATAGCCCTAGTGAATGTATCGATAGCTTCCTGTTGACCAATGACTCTCCTTTCCAATTCCTTCTTCATCAAGGCAATTTTCTCGTTGTCCGTCTGATTGATCTTATCTACAGGAATCCTAGACACCTTACTTACAGCTGCTGCCACATAGTCTTTTGTCACCTCAGGCCAGTTCTTTCTCTTATCACCAGTTTTCTCATCTTTCTCCAACTGTGCTCTAAGGGCTTCTTCCTCAGCCTTCAGTTTTTCTCCAAGCTCAAAATCCATATCTTGGGTTACGGCCTGAATTTTCTGTTTCACCAAGTCAGCAATCTTAGCTTTCAGTTCAGCATTTTCATCCGTCAAGTTGCTGAGGAATGCCAAAGAACCAGCCAAGTCCATGACATCAATCGCTTTGTCAGGGAAGTTCTTATCACTTATATACCTATCAGACCACTCAACGCAAAGTTCTAGTGCTGCCTTAGTATATCTGACATGGTGATAAGACTCGTAGTGGGACTGAATACCCTTGAGAATCTTGAAAGTCTCTTGTACGTCGGGCTCTTCAATCTCTATCTGTGTAAACCTCCTATTCAGGGCAGCATCTTTCTCAATATACTTGTGATACTCTTCTACTGTAGTGGCTCCTATACACTGAAACTCTCCTCTTGCAAGGTATGGTTTGAGTATATTAGCTAAGTCACCAGAGCCTGAAGATCCTGCATTGACAATATTATGAAGCTCATCAATAAAGACGATGATTTCTCCCTTATGCTCAATGACCTCCTTAATGATTTTCTGGATTCTCTCCTCGAATTGACCACGATATTGAGTTCCAGCAATCAGGTCATTTATATTAAGAGCACACAGCCTAATTCCCTTCATCCTCTCAGGAACCTCGCCAGCGACAATTCTCTGTGCAAGTCTTTCAACAATAGCACTTTTACCTCCACCGGCAGGTCCTGTTATTACGACTGAGTTCTTTTTTCTCTTGTTCAGGATTTCAACGATAGAATCTACCACAGAATCACGTCCTATTACAGAATCAAACTCCTTTCTCTCAGCTTTCTTTGTATAATCAACTCCGAAACTGTCAAGAATTGGAGTATCACTGTTAGGATCTACCTCTGTTCCACTAAAGGCCTTTGAATTTCCGTATTTTTCGAAGTTCTTCTCATCTTCTTCATGAGTATTCTTCTTCTCGTCTATCTCTTTCTTAGCCTCCTTCATAGCTTCTTTGGATATTTCCTCCAATTTCTTCTTATCCATTCCAGTAATAGATGATAAGAGATCTGTTACTTTAGAAGTTAAGTCATCTGTATAGTCTTCGGCAGCCTGTTTCCTATACTCGAACATGATTTTCTCAAGTTCCTCCTGAGATATATAGTCCGATAAGAGGTCTGAAAATTTACTATAGCCCTCACTTAAGACACAGAATAGAAAAACATCAGTATCAATTTCTCCAAGTCTCTCAGGGAATGACTTATTTGTGAACTCCAGAGCTGCTTCAAGTACCTCTGAAAGCTCTTCATCTGTTACGATTCCTCCACCAATAGCAAACTCTTCAGGAATATTCTCTAAGTCTTGAAGCTGTGCAGATTGTTCGAGGAAAGTAAGCAAGTTATCCTTCATTTTTTCTGGTACTTTGCTTAGCAACCTAGTAAGAACAGTCTCCCTATTCTGTCTACATGTGATAAGTGGAAACAGAAGACGACCTACAACATCGACAACAGTTATTACAGGCCTATGATTCCTCTCAGCGAATGCATAAGTCTCGGACATTACTGTTTTCAAATCTTTCGATAATCTAAATTCTTTTTTCTTTTTCATATTTAATTTGAATCTTTTGTTCATTAATAGGGATTTCACGTGTTCACAGTAGCAATTTTTACACCTTTTCCTTCTGTCTTCACCATCCACGGCACTAGGATTTGGTATGAGGTCTTAGTTTCTTTTCCAATTCCCAACAATCCATCCACCAGTCTGGCCTCTAAGAGGGGATGTAGGTGATTTGTTGGGGAAGGATCAATAAACGTCGTCCCACCAAAGAGAGAACTAAGGAAGTAGGGCAATGTTTCTATCAGGTACTGAGCCCCCGATCCAAGTTCCTCCAAGTCCATCTCTTTGTCCCTTCCTGAAAATAACCTCCACTTCTGATCTATCCTGCCTATGGAGAGGTCTGATGTCACTAAGAATCCCTTCATCCATTTCTGTTGTTCTTCCTGTAATGACCATACCTTTTCCCAGACACATTGTTTAGGAAGACATAACGAATTCCCTAAGATTTCCTGCATGAACTCTGCCACTGAAGGACATTCTTTCATCAATGGAATCCTGTAAGGTTGTTCAGGAAGATCCATATTCAGGAGTCCATCTATATTTGACGAAACAGACCAGAATATACTTTTAGGGATAGCCATTCCATTTGTTAATTCTAGGAGGACTTTAAATTCTCCTCCACCTTTCTTTCTTAGGAGAAGTCTTTCATTAAATACTTTTCCCTCCTTATCTAAGACAAGGTTATAGCCATAGGTTTTCTTCTCATGTTCCCAGGTGATCATGAATTTTGTACCCGTCGTTTTCCCTTTTATCCAATCCAAGGAAACGCCTCTTTGTATCCAATCCATGTAATCTCTGAGACGTATAAAAAATTCTTCAACATATAATCCGCACAGGTCATCCGTAACACTAATCAGTCCTGTTGGAATATCTTTTAATCTCTTTGTTCCAATAAATGGATCATCAATTATTATTATATCTTTAATCATATCATATATAAGGAATTGAAAAGAAAGGGCCTCAACACAACCCCTTCTTCTCTGCGAATACCCTAGCTCCTAACCTCTTATAGAGTTCCCAATTTTCTTCCATGTCATAAACTTTCCTCAGGCCCTCTAACTTATCTATCAAGGGCTGAACATCATCTAAGGAGCTTTCATGGATATCACAGGTAGGACAGTCATAGGTATAGGATGTAAAACCTGGAATATCCTCTAGGAAACCCCAAATAGGTGGAACCACTTTCTTCTTTATTATGTGTTCCTTCTTACAAAATGGACACTTTATTCTTTTCATATTCACTAGTAAGGAAAAGAAAGGGAGGCTCCTAGTCCTCCCCCGAAATCAGGTTTCTTAATTCTTTTCCAGTCTCTTGTCTACCATAATCTTCCCAATGACATGTCCAAGCGGCTCCTGATATTTCAACCACCAAGACTCTTCCGTCCGATCCACCCCTTTGAATGGCCCTTGTGACAGCGTCTCGGATTGTATCTCTTTTTCTGGCTCCGCATTTTACAATAAAACATGTCTTTGTGAATTGAACAACTCCACCTCCACGACAATCTGCAAACTTTTTACAGGCTTCTATAGCATCTTCATATCGCTGTTCCAATCCTTTTCCAGGATCTAGGGCAAATGTCACTAGGTAAGTTTCCATTATTCTTGGCCTTCCTCTTTCTTTTCGAGAAGTTCTTTGAGACTGTTCTCAATTCTCTGACTGATGCTCTTGGTGAACTTCTTTGCTCCAGCCATGATATCATTGAGAGAGCTTTCCATGTTCAATACCTCACGGAGCTCCTTCACGTCTTTGTCATCGATGACCTTTTGAATCTTCTCACCAAGCATCTCCACGAGCTCACTATTCTCCAAGAACTCAGATCCTTTATTCTTCAGGGCGTCATATCCCTCCAGGACCTTCTCCTTGAGTTCCTTAAGCAAACGTTCCTCACGCTCCTCATCTGTAAGACTAGCCTCTCTTACCATTGCGGCAATCTCTTCGTCCGACAGGTCAGGATTATTCTTGATTCTCTCAAAGATCTCCTCGCGTGTAGGTCTCTTATCTTCTTTCAGTTCTACCACACTGGCCTTAACGCCATTGATAAACTCTTCACTTGCCTCTTTAAAACTAGCTGCTGAGGCCTTAAGACTTTCATTGATCTTCTTCCAATTAAATTTGCTCATATTTTTTTTTAAATTAATAGTTTTTTAATCATATATAAGGAAATAAAGGGTGAGTAAGACTATCCATCCCGGACTGTCCTACTCTGTAACAAAGTTGCCCAATTAATTGCCTACTTTTATTATTTTAACTAAGGAAGAAAGAGAACTAACCCTTATCCCCAACTCCCTGACAACCTCTTCAACAGTATCAAACCTCTCCTTGAAGGATTGGTAATATTGTTTGGCGATTGCATATTGGTTTGGGTCTGGATCTGAAAGTTTTCTGTTGACCATCGCTATAAGTTCATCAACATTCTCTTTCAACTCATCTTTCCCTAAGTTATATTCCTCTATAATCCTTTTTGCTTTTTCGAAATAGGACCTTATCTCTTCAATAGTGGCTTCCTTATTACTAGCCTCTAATTCAAGTTTAGCCCTCTCTAATTCAGCCTCAATCCCAGATATCTTTGATTGAAGTTCATTAAATTTATCTTTCTCCATAACTCATGTACATTAGTTTAAGCTGACTTGGAGTTAAGGCGAATAATTTTCCTCCTTTCCTATTGAGCTCTCTACAGATATAATCTTTTCTAGAAGCTGCTTTAACTAGGGAAGACTGTCCAGAGGAATCTAGGAGTTCATATCCTCCATTATTTAGATCCCTACACTCAAGGAAAACTTTATTCGTTGTTCCGTCTATGGCTCCAACCTTTGCAATATCACTAAGCCACTCAGGTACGTCTTCTCCCCAAGTCCATGTTTCAATTACTCTCGGATACTTTCCATTATATCCACTTTGAATAAATTTCATCCCAATTCTATATTTTGAATGTCGGTCTGTGTAGTTTCAATTCCCTTTCTAACAATCAAAGACGACATGAGGTACGAAAAATCATCCTCAATAAAAGTCTTGATGTAATCCCTGAAATCTTCTTTATCTCTGTCCCCAATCAAGAGTCCTATAGTCGGGGATTTGAAGAATAATATGTTAGTCGGGGAACTGTGTGTACTCCAATACCTATCTTTTGTTTCCTTAGCTTTTCTTTCCCACCAATTCAAGGTTATATTGTCTGGCATCATATAAATAGATCCCAACTCTTCCTCTTCCAAACGACATACCCTCATGATAGGTTTTTGAATTCCCATCAATGCAATTTCCGGAAACCTACTAATCCTTTTAGTGTCATTGAAGTTTCCTAGTTTTTTCGTATCCGTAATCAGATAAGTTGGATGTTTCTGGAAGACATCTTTGCAATATGATAGTGCTAAGAATAAGGGCTCTCCAATAATTTTTCCCTCTCCGCATAAGTAAGCACATGCATTATAGAGATTTGAAAACTTTGGAATATCAACTCCCTTATTTGTCTCCTTGAAATGATCTGAGAATACGAAGAACAAGTCTGACACTTTTCCTAGGGCATCAATATTCTCATGAACCCTTTTCGTCAGTGGAAGGTCCCTCGTATCTATTACTATAACTGTAACCAATGAATGTTCTGGTTGTCTCAATACGTAAACTGAATTTTTGTTCATATCTCTTTAATAAGTATTTAAAGGCCCATGGAGCGCAAAAATTCTATTTCACGGGCCTTATAATCTATCCACCATCGTAAAACTTCGTTCCATAATTCCTCAGCTTTCTTTTTCGTTTCTGCCAAGTAATAGGATGGATTAGGTGTGGTAAGTTCATGTTCCCGGAAAATGAAGTATCCTGTCTCTGGTTCATACATCTCCCAAAAACCCTCTCCCACACCTTGATAGAATCCAACGATACACTTCCTTGGAGGAATCATAGTCTCAGTTTTCAGTCTTCCAAACCTTGTAAACTCCAATCTGAAATACCAATAATCTCCGTAGCCTAAGTCTCTTCCTCTCAAGTAGTTTAAATTCATCGTCTAAGGATATTCTGATAATATTCTGGTCCTGTTTCCTTTCTTCTCGACTTCATAAACTTCTCGTTAAGCTGATTTCCATGCTCCCTGAGAATCCTGAGGTAAGTTTCAGAAGACATTGAACCATATTCTCCCAGGTATAAGGCTAGTTCTTTAATGAGTTTCTCTTCAGTCTCTATTATGGCCTTCGTTTCTCCAATCAAACCACTCCAGTTCTCCTTAATCTGGAAATCAACCTGAGAGGCTCTAACATCCATACCTCCCGGAATACCAGAAGATGTGTTCTCGGATTCTCTATCTGAATATGAGATAAAGTTGTAATAACCGAGTCTATAGGCCGCTGTTGAGAAATAGTTCCAGGAATCCTCAATATCACTCCCCGAACCAAGTAAGCACATCTCGTCTTCAAAGAAATGATGCTCTGCCAAGTAACCTGCCATTCCTACTTTGGTTGATATATCCAAGTCGAGTTTTGAATCAATTTCTCCCTCTTGTTCCTTGTTATAGGTTGAACAGAATCCGCCATGATCTGTAGCTACTGAAACGATAGTGTCTGGAATTTGGCCTGTCAGGAAGGAATAGACTACAGCATGTCCAGCCTCATGAACAGAACTAGCATATCTCTTCTTTCTCTTTTCAGGATTTCTAACTCCTCCTAAGTTAAGCCTCTGAGTATATTCACAAGACTTTCCACCATCGAAGGTCAGGAAGATTGTGATTTCCTCCATCTTAAATCCCCTAGTCAAGACTTTTTCGACATCCTTAATTCCAATCACGACCTCCTTATCTCTTTCCCCTTTCTCAATTAGAATTTTTGAAAGATAGGGAGTAAGAATAGTATTGATTGTAGTAAAGACAGGCCTAACTCCTTGTGTTGGAAATACGCCCTCTACATATAAGAGTTGATAGATCTCCTCACATACCTTAATGGTAATGGGGTCAACCTTCTCATTAAACTCCTTGATAATCCTGAGGACTTCATTCTTTATGATTTCCTCAAAGTGCCTCTTCCCTAGGGTTGGATATTTAATCAAGTTATTCCCTAACCTAGCAACCTGTTCTGGCCTATATCTCTTAAGCATTGCCCTCTTGATATCAGCCACAGTAACCTTAGATGTTATATCACAGAAAATGTCAGCGTTCATGTCAGGGTCTAGGTCATCAGATACTCGAAATGCTTCATCCAAGTTTCCTATGACGATAACTAAGGATCCTGAACAATCAAGTTTCTTTGTGACAGGCATGAGTTTCTTCTTCTCCTTGATAAACTCTGTAAGCTCCTTCAAAGACCATGTCCTGCCTATAATTTCTTCCACTACATTAACTCCAAGCCCTGATTCAACCTCATTCAGTTTCTTAACCAGGGTCCTCAAGTGTCCAGTTTCTAGCAAGACGAATGGGCCTTTATCTTCTGTGTCTGTCTCCTCTTCTCCACCTTCTCCAAATTTCCTAAGATTGGAATAGTGAAGAAATCCGAGAGACTTTTTTATAGCTTCCACGTCATCCTTTCCGTGAATAACATTATTCTTCACTACAATTCCAGGATGACTATCAGCAAATACGCAAAGATCATCAAAGAAGTTGCAGAATTGGCTAAAATCCCAGGAATAATTCTCGTTCATGTGAAGAATTCCACTATCCAGAATTGACCAGATAGGACGGAGACTAGGCTTTACACACTCACTTCCCTCCTCATCTATAGTCCTGGCATATTGAAACTCGTCAAAAACAAATACAGACCTATCAAGTTTTATTATTCCTCCATCCATCCTAGTAAAGATAGACTCTTCTTTATCCAAGCCGAAGGAATCGCTAATCATTCCTGCCAGGTCTTTACTGTCATTTGAACACTCTCCACAATCGAAGGTCATAGAATTTCTTTCCAATCCCAAGAGTTCAAGCAATCTCTTAACAATACTACTCTTTCCAGTACCTGTCATTCCCCAAAGACTAACGATGACTGGCCTTGTAATAATCTCAGGCGTTATATACCAACTTGAGATATTTTCACCAAGTTCGTCAATAATCTTATCCAGGCCAACAAATTCCTGTTTAAGTATTGAAAGAGATTTTTCCAATGTTTTAATTCTTTCCGCTCTTTCTGTCGGTTCAATTACTATTTTCATATTTTCACTAGTATTTATTCATTAATAGGGTTTTGCTCGGACCAGAGACGCAAAAATCTCTCTAAGTCAGTCATGGAAAAAGACGGAAATTCCCACTCAAGAGGATCACTTGAATCTAGAGTCACTGTTAAGGTCTTTTCAATAATAGGACCTTCACTAAACTTAACGTCTCCCTCCAAGATACACAACTGAACTAGGTCCTTCCTCTCAATCAAACTCATTAACGACTTGAAATTAGTGGGGAATTTTTGCGGAAGACCTGTTTTAAGGAGGCCATAAAATATTGAGAATTCTACCTCCTCTTGCGGGTCCTCTAATAACTTGCGAAGTACTTCAAACATCACGTATTGACGGAAAGCACGTAGTTTGCTCTTCTTTCCAATCAAGAATACGGATGGATATGCTTCTCTGTTTACCCTTAAGGAGGGACACCTAATAATAACTCTTCCTTCCCTATACACGGAGACCTTAATTTCCATTCTCACCTGTCAGAGTTAATCTTCCAATAAATTTTGCAGGCTCTTTCTCATAATAGAATACCATGTCCCTATCATCAGGATCAGGCTCAATTCCATTCAAGATTTCATATACTTGAGAATAATATTGCCGTTGAATTCCCTTGTATGTCGCTTTTCCATTGGTAAGGTCTGTTTTCTTGTAGACCCTAACAGTATGTCCATTCTGAGTAAGGAACTCTATTGATGAAAGTCGGAAATTCTCTACCTTAACATTAATTCCAGTCTCATCGAATACCAAGTCCTCCATTCCTTCCAAGTCAACTTTCCCAGGTACCTCCAGGGTCATCTCATCATTACCTACTTGGATGATTGTTGAACCGGGTAGGTGACTATGAATCATAAGACCTGCCTGTCTCACTAGGTATTTTTCAACTTTAATCTGACTCTTAGCATTACAATTCCCTAAGATAACCTGCCTGAGATACTTTGATTCAGATACATACCACCTCAGGAGCTCTTTTCCATCTGGCATATAGGAAAGAAGCCATCTCTTATAGACATCATTAACCCTCTCCCCCTTCTTAGAGCCAAAGAAATCATCACTTAACCACATTAGGGCTTGAATATTTGCCTTCCTTAGGTCAATAGAGACATATGATTTTCCAATTCTAGCCTCATTATAGATATTTTCACCTCCCTGGCAGTTAATTTCCTGCGTCTTAGGGATAGGAGGTAGGTTTTTTAAGAGATCAAATGCAGGTGATCCATGAATACCTTGAATCAGGGACTCACGATAAGCATAAAAATCACTTAAGAAAGCTTCATAAGATCCACCATATTCATTTTCAATTCCCTTGAGGAGCTTGGTCCATGATGTTTTTGATCCAAACTCTTTCTCAAACAAGGAAATTTGAAAACTCCAATATGGTTCTTCATAAACAGTGACTGGTAATTTAAAATCATCTACAAATCTACTTTTTAATGTATTCATCTTATTTAAATTTTATAGTACATATATAAGGAAAAGGGAATTCCTTATAAGTGTAATGATAAAACAAAAATAAATTATATGTTTAATAGTAGAAAATTAGAAGTATTTGTATTACATCCTACGACAGGACATAAATCATATGATGTCTATAGGGTAAAATATCAAAATCAAATACGAGATTACCTAGAAAAGAACAATTGTAGGAACCTGGTTAAGATTACACAGGCTGAACATGATGGTCGTAGAATTGATGTGCACCAGGAATCTACTGTACGGTGGAGACCTGGAGATATCTTAATCAAAGTTCCTGAAGGTGTAGACATATATTGGGGACTTAGGGACTTCTTGAATGACCTCAGTGAAGAAAGGGTAGCCAGAAATGAGCCCAGAGGTTTTAGGTGGTGTAGTCCTATTGAAGTTAGTACTGAAGAAGAGGCAGAAATCTTATGAAAGGAAATTTCGGAATTAGGATTAGACGTGATAAGGAGAGAAACTATTATTCAGTCTGGCATAATTTAAAGACAACCAGGTTAGATGTAGGTGAATCTAAGGACCTGAAGCCAGAAAGAAAAGAGTTTTATGATGTCGGCCTAGGGACAAAGTGTAATGCTATGTGTCCTTGGTGCTACGTATCTGCTAAGGGGGATGGTGAATTTTGGGAAAATCCATCGGAGATTTGGAAAAGGTGGATAGAAACATTCCCGTCCGATATCACCCTCACAGAAGATATGATGAGGGAGGATCCAGTATTTGAGGAACTATTCTACCCCGATAAAGGACAAGAATGGGATTCCTTGGATGCTGTGAAGTTATCAATGTTCTTAGTCTCTTCCAGATTAAGGCATGATCCGATAACCCTTACCGAGAAGCCTTATCAAGTTGCAATCGGTAGTACAATGGAACCGACGATACATCCAGATTTCATAAAGTTCTTGGAAACGGTTCATTCTACTGGTGTTGTTCCAAACTATACAACGAACGGAATAACACTAGGGGGATCCAATAATCAAGAACTCCTAGAAGCAACTAGGGAATTTTGTGGTGGAGTAGCCGTATCTTTTGGTAATACCTTGATTAGGGATCAGGCGAGGAAAGCTATTAAGAACTTACTCAAGTACGATGAATATAAAGTCATGATTCACCACTTGATTTCAGATAGGGAGAGTGTTGATGAAGTAGTCGACATTAGCAAAGAGTATAAGGGCCATATTCACTATCACGTCCTTCTCCCACTCATGAAACATGGAAGATCGGAGAAAGGAATGGAAGATGACGGAACTTATCAATACCTAGCGGAGAAACTCGATAAGGAAGGAATAAAAAATGTCGCTTTTGGTGCTAATTTTCTCCCTTATATGGAAAAGTATCCAGGTCTCATTAAAGTCTATGAATACCCAAGTGAGATGTATAGTAATAATATTCTCTTGAAGGATGGGAAAGTAATAATAACACCATCCTCATATAATCTGAACCCTATAATGGAAATTCAGGTATGATGACTATGGAACAGGTTATAATATTCTACAGTACATGTCAAGCTCCTACCGAACGTGATCTCCTACGTGAAAGACTGGGAATGGAAGAGGAAGAGTTTGTTATGTATGAAGAATTTAAAGAAGGAAAGAACAGTAATTGGCTAATGATAAATGAGTATTGTAGGCGTCCTTCAAAAGTATAGTGAGATAACATTAGGGGAAGAATTACGTGGGCCATTACTAGGAACACTCTACAAAGAAGCAGAGCGGTACATTAGGCATATATATCTTGACAGGTTACACAGGACTTTCTTGTTTGACTTATTTCCAAGGAGAGGCTTAATAATTCCTTTGGAGATATTTTCAAGGTGGTTAGAACGCTTTGATGTCTCCAGAGTTGAAATCATATCTTCAGGAAGTTTCTTGTCCAGAATTCTCAAAGGTCCTGGATATGAGTCATTCAGTGGTTTGTTTCATGAGATAAACAGAACATGCTATTATCAAGGGGATCACTTCATTCTTGGGTTAATTCAATCTTTCAAGGATTCAACCCTTAATATGCAAGTGTTTCCTAATAACGAGGGATATATATTGCCTTATGATAGGTATTCCAGGAACTTTGGAAGAGATTGCCCATTATGGAACCTACTACCTGACGAAATTAGGTACGGTGGGGCTAGTAGTATTAATGTTAAGTACCTGGATAGACGAGATGACCTATGTGTTTATGTAGGAAATTATGCTGTTATCTTCAAATTCAAGGATGACATAGTTTTAATTTATGGAATCCTCGATCTCACTACAAGTAAATGGGTTTTCAATGAGAAATATGAACAAGTAAAAACATTATATAAGTATGAAAATAAAGAGAATAACTATTTTTGAATGGTTCGGATCAAGGGATAACTTCTACTTAGAGTTGGATCCTGATGTTACGATCTTGAAAGGGAAAAATCAAACAGGGAAGACGCTTTTCCTTCGCGATATTGAGTCCCTAGTGCAATGTGTCAGGAAGAATAAGACAACAGGAAGGGCTGAATGGAGTGGAGATACTACAGACGTCTTTGCTAGGGTAGAATTTGATGCTCCCAATACGACTGCAATGTGGGTTTCAAGAGAACTAACTGAAGCTAAAAGTCATGATGTCTACAGTGCTAAGAACTATAATCACAATACACAGGACCTCATCAGTATTTGGGACCCTGAAACTGTCTTAGATATACAGACCCTTAACGACTTGACTGTAGAGAGTATTGATCTGATCTACTCTAAGATGAAAGATGAAGATCAGGATAAGGTCTTAAAAGCAATGAACTACGTGATGGGAGGAGACGAGACAATAGTAACTATCTATGAGATGGTAGCTTACAATTCCTCTGCATTCAAAGTTAGATTCGCTGGCAAGAAGACTATGGATATTAGCCAACTTTCTTTCGGAGTAAAGATGTTATTCAATATCCTGATCAATACTCCGGTGGGCGAAGGAAAGATCTACTTTATTGATAGTCCGGAACTTGGCATTAGTGATGACTGGAGTTCTAGGGTAATAACTGGAGTGAAAATGATTAATCCGGATTGTCAAGTCTTAGTAACAACGAATCAGATCATGGTTGGAGATGAATGGCCTAAGAAGATGAAATCTATAAGTTCTTGTCTCCGTAAGGTTATTCCGACGTCTCCCACTAAGAAAGAAGAAGGAGGTGAAGCATGAAGAAGCTAATTTCACGTTTCATCTTAGGAATCCTTGGTTGGAAGCTGGAAGGAGAATGGCCTAAGGATGTGAGGAAAAGTATAATTTGCTTTGCTCCCCATACCTCATATTCAGATGGATTTATAGGGAAACTCTTCTTCTGGCAACTTGGAGTAAAACATAAATGCATGATGACCAAGAAATATTTCAATTGGATAACATCACCATTCCTGAGACTCTTCGGTTTCATTCCGGTAGGTGGTGTTAAAGGTCATAATGCAGTCTTAGATGCCGTTGGATATCTTAAGGAATCGGATGAGTTGAATATCCTGATCTGTCCAGAGGCTCACTTAAGAAAAATAGAGTCATGGAACTTAGGATTCATCAGGATAGCAGAGAAAGCGAAGGTTCCTATCGTCTTTGGATATCTGAATTATAAAGATAAGAAGGGAGGAATCTTGGGATATACGGAATCTTCAGAATGGGTTAATGTAAAATCTGAGATCTACACAACCTATGAGAAAGAGTGGGCTAAGTATCCAGAGAAGTTTTCATTCCCCATGAACTAAAAAAAAATAAAGGATAAGGTTTCTTAGTATTCCTTATCTTTTTTCTTCCCTGGAGTAAAAAAAAGGAAAGGCCTATCTTCACAGACGAGCCAATCCAAAGCAAAACTTATCATCGAATTTTTTTTTATGAAATAATAGTACTAGCAATACCTTTGACAGTTTCTAGTTCTTTTCTCAAGCTTTTGTTCTCTTTCCTCAGAGTAACCGTCTCTTCAGTTAGCCTTCGGATTTTACTTTCAAGCCTTTCGATCTTCTCTACTAAGCCTTTAATACTCTTTTCATTTCCGAGTACTTTCTTTTGCATAGTATCTTCTGTCATTGGTTTTCGGAATTAGTTATATTACTCTTTCCTTCCTACGCTATATATCTCATTTATTCCAAGACATCTATATCCAGTTTCTCCATAGTGACCCGTCAGAGATTGATGATGGTGTCCATAAAACCACTGAGAACACCTTACTTCATACAAAACATGATCGAGATATCTCCTGGTATTCAAGACCTTTTCCCATGTCTCATAAGCAACATCATCTCCTCTCATTGGAATAGGTAGGAAACTCATTGGGGCTTCATGTGAGACAACTATATCTACACGTGTAGGTAATCCCCTCTCTTTAACAATGGGACTTTCATTTTCCCACCAGACTCTTCTCCTTGAACCAAACCTGATTAATCTATCATTCTCCTGTCTCCTACTTCTGAGTCTTCCATAACATCCGGGCTTATCTATATCTACTGACACAGCTCCGCCAACAGGATATATTAAGAATCCACATAGGGTCACAGGAATATGATCAGGCAGGAAATGAAGCCTGGAGTAATCATGTTCTCCATCAAACCAAGAAGGATCATCATGGTTTCCTCTGATTGTATAGAGAGTCAAGTTATTTTTCTCTAACTTATCCTTTACTTTATCATAGAGGACATCCATTGACTTAGGACCACCAAACCCAACTCCGAAGTCTCCAACTATCAAGATATCAGAGTCCCTAACCTTTTTCTGAATCACTAAGGTATGCACTAAGAGTTTTAATTCTCCGTGTATATCTCCACAAATATATAAACATTTCTTTTCCATATTCATCAGTAAGGTTTTAGGTTCTTCAAGGGCGCGTTTTCCTTAATTATGAATATGATTATAAACATTAATAATATGAAACGAGACTTTAGAAAATTTTTTAAGTCAAGACATCCATTTGAGATGACAGTACTTGACGATTATGAGAAGAAGACTAAGACAGGTCTGATCACTCCCTACGTTACTAGGGAAAGCCAAGAAAGAATGGTTCAGGTCGATGTATTCTCGGAGTTAATGAGCAATAGGATCCTCTTCTTTGGGGATGAGGTTAATTCAGATACCTCCAATATCGCTCTTTCCCAGCTTCTGTACCTTCATGCAAATTCTCACGAACCCATCACAGTTTACATCTCATCACCTGGAGGAGCTGTATATAATGGATTGGCACTCTACGATACGATGCAGCTTGTGGGGAAAGATTGCATAGTAAGGACTGTCTGCTTGGGATTAGCAGCTTCAATGGGTAGTATTCTCATGGTCGGTGGAACAAGGGGTCATAGATCTGCGCTTGAACATAGCCGTATCATGATTCACTCTGTATCAACTGGTTCAGATAGAGTTACGTATCCTGACTTGAAGATCTTAAGCGAAGAAACAGGAAAACTGAACGATGAACTGATGACAATCCTTTCAGAGAAGACAGGAAAACCGATCGAAGAAGTTATAAAAGATGCTGGAAGAGATTGCTGGCTTAAGGCGAGTGAATGTTTGCCTGGAGTTTATGGAAAGTTTGGACTTATTGATAGTATAGTTACTACTTTGCAGTAATTTTAGAGAAGGACTGGCTTGTGATAAGTCGGTCTTCTTTTTTTTTTCTTCACCCAGGACAAAAAAAAAGAAAAGGCAGGCTCATTGTCCATACCTTTTCAGTTCAGTCTTAGGCTATCCTATAGAAGTCTCAATCTTAGCTCCAAAGCTCTCAACAAGTTCACCCCAAAGTCTCTCGGTTGCTTCACACTTTGTATTGATAGCAGCCATACAGTCATCCAGGATTATTAATTTTCCCTGGAACCTAGAGTCATTCATGAGGTCAATCAGAGTATACCTTACACAATAATCCTTTGCAAATCCAGCCACAAAGATATTATCGTACTCTGCCATGTCATCGAGAGCCTCTGTAACCCAGGAAGGAGAAGTTCCGTCAGCATAGGAGAAAGCTGAATACATCTCAGCTCCATCATACTCTCCCTTGTCGATAATCTTATAATGCCGATTCATATCCCTTGTCCAGAGATTAAGAGAGAACATTAGGTTATCGGGGAATTGCTGTCCTGTTGATCCATGAAGACAATGTTCAGGCCAGATATGATGCATCTCTCCCTTAGCCTCTATAGCATTTAAGTACTTGAGTGCCTCCTCCTTGGTTATATAGGCTGGCTCATAGACTCCTGCTTCAACCTGCTTAGCAGAGATTGTTATAGGATAATTGTCTATAATATGCCTTGGATTTCCCTCTAACCAAGCAAAGGGAGTTCCAATGTGAGTTATGAAGTGATTATCCCTTGTCAGAGTTATATCGCTGATAACCCCAACGTTTCTATAAATGTCAATGAATGAACAAAGTCTCTTCATTGCATCTACTGCTCCCATTACGTACAATTTTCCTGAGATGTCGACAAAATCAATCTGTGCATCAATGACCAGGAGCAGATTTTTCTTTCCTTTCAAGTCGCTAAATTTCATATTTTTCAGATATTTTAATGTTATTCTCTAAGATTCCCGATACCTCTAAGAACTTGTCAAGCGTTAGATCACAGTAATCATCGACCCAATCAGCAATATAATAGAGGCACCTACTGTCGGCCATAATTCCGAAAAGGATAGGGTCAGCCTTCTTTCTTCTTTCCTCCTCCTTCTCGTCCTTCGTTGCCTTATAGACTTTTCCATCCGGGTCATAGTGAAGAACGACATAGTTATCAAAGACATGGAGACTATCTGCTTCAAGCTTCTTTTCCCTAACTTCCTTGGGAATTGGTCTTGAGAAGTTCTTGATATAACATAAAGATATTCCCTTCTCTGACAGCTTAATGAAACTGACCATCTGAGCTTCTGTGATTCTTTTCTCAAATCCCTTTGACCTGAGGATGGATTCATACTTGACTGTAAACAACCTAGCCAACCATTTATCAACTAAGGCTGTCTGTCCCATCTCCTTAGCATCTTTCAGGGCTGCCAGGTAAGATCCAATACGTCCATAATAGTCATCAACTTCTTTCTGAGTCGTAAGTTTAACCAAGTCAAAGAATTTAATGACATCCAACTTATAGACCTTTGGCTTTTCTTCCTTAGGATCTTTATCAGGCATCTCTTCCTCCTTTTTCTTTTCAGATTCAGAAGATTTCTTGAATACCTTCCCTAGGAGGCCTTTCATCCAACCTTTCTTTTCCTCTTTCTTATTGGATTGATAAAGATTCTCTAGGGCTTTCGCTGTACTCCCCATGGTATTCCTGAAATTATCAATAGTATCAGTGTCTACTTCCTCCTCTATCCAGATCTGATCAGGTGTTACCAGTTTATATTGAGAGGCCATGTTCTTCGCTTTCTTCTCATCTACGAGGAAATTCAACTCATCAATAGACATAGCATCGAAGGCTTCTTGAGTAATAGTCTGTTGGGTTCTCATCCTTGCTAAGGCCTTTCTCTTTTCATAGGAATTGAATACTGAAACTTCCCTATCTTTAACAGCCCTATCTGAAGAGGAATAATCTTCTGTGACAGTTACGACACCATTCTTTCCTTCCTCAACTTTTTTCAAGATCGCATTATATTTCGGAAGGGTATAGTCAATCTCTACAGTTTCAGTAAAGATTCTGAGATATGACTGTGATCTATCTAAGATTTCTGTTGCCATAGGCCTAAGCGACATCTTCGTCCAAGTGAAGCTCATACTTAGCTATCTCAATCTCCTTAGGATCACCGATATGCTTTCCTTCATCATCGCTAATTTTGATAGTTTTCTCCCAAGGATCTTTAGCGCTCATCCTGACACGGCTAAGTTTCATCACGATATTGGCAGGCTTATAACCCTCAATATCAGGATCACAAGTAAGGTTAGTTCCTATACCAGCGGATACCTGAATTCTATTTCCAAAGTAGTCTCTAATAGTCTTATACTTCGGAAAATCAAGAGCATTGGAGAATACCAAGAGCTTTGTCTTTGGATCTATTCCGAACTCCTCCAATCTCTCGATAATCATATTACCAATCTTGAAATTATCACCAGAATCAATCCTATAGCCCTGGAGAAGAAGTGCTTGTTGTCTTGTGAGGGTCCTAAGGAAAGACTTTGTTCCAAACAAGTCTGTCAAGGCTGTTCCCAAGTCTCCCTTATAGACATCAATCCAGGCTTCCAACATGAGATAGTTCGCCCTCTTATTGCCAAACATACCAGCATGGGCCTGAATCCACTCATGAGGGAATGTGCCAATAGGAGTCATGTCATACTTCATTGCATAGTACATATTAGACGTACCAGTGCAATAGATCGGACATCTCTCTTTGAGTCTTCTCACAACCTCATCCTGTACTAATGAGCTGAAACGCCTCCTTGTTCCAAACTCACTAAACTTAAGCTGGTACTCATTAGCGAAGTCAATCTTCTTGTCCAGCTTCCTTATAATATCTTGGATGTTAGCTTTCACACCAAGTCTAGCATTTCTCAACTCACTGACCGTATAGAGAACAAGGATCTCATACCAAGTCACCTTATAGAGACGGTCTGTAACTTCAATCTTCAATTCACCCGTCTCAGTCAAAGAAACTTGTATCCTCTTCGGCTCAAATCTGAATGTCTTAAGCCACTCCCAATACGGAAGGTCAATATACTTAATTCTCTTACTAACAAACTCAAATTCTTTGTCAGTCAATTTCAACATACCAGCCTTAGCGAATTCCAAGTTGAGAGCTTCTACAAATTTTTCATCGTAAGTCTCATGGTTACGATCGTAGAATGTAAATGTTCCTTCTGCTAATGGATATAATTTCCAATAAGCAAATGATGTACTCGCTTTGTACAAATCAGTGTCTAAAATACTTTGTATCATAATATACCTTTTTAATAAGTTTGATTAATACTCACTGATAAGGTTTTGAAGGATAAAAGAAAAGAGGGACTTACATTTTCCCTCCTCCCTTTATCATCATCAAGAGAATTCGACTGATGTACTAAACCGAAGACCGTCTGAATAGAAATCATAGTATCCAGTGGGTTGATATCCTAAGGACCTCCAGAAGTTATCCCTCTCGTGATCATAATAATATCCATACTCCCTAGGATATTTCTTGTAATACATTTCCCCGTCAAGCATAGGTTCAGTTCCTTGCCATAATAGGGAGTCTCTTTCTACAGTCTCCTTAAACCAAGCCTCTTTGTCTAGATACTCTTCCTCGTATTCATCATAGAGTCTTACGTCAGGTCTCATAAGGAACCCTAAGATGCCCTCCTTGGTAAGATCATAATACTGTTTAATCCCCCAAGAACTGACATACCTCTTAGTTTCCGAATCATAGGATCCATTATTTACTTTCCAGACATTTGGGTTCCAGAGAAATTTCCATCCCCCAGATCTCTTTCCAAGATGAATAATGCCGCCTCTCCATTCATACTGCCCTGGTTCAGAATAAGTTAAAGAGACTTCATCAACAATCTCCTTAAACTTATCCTCATCAATCAGTCGTTTTAGCTCCTCTTTCCTTTCTTTTGTTGGAATAATCCTTGCATAAAAATTAGTTCCCATAAGTCATAATGTTTTATTTGATTCACTAATAAGAGTTATGCGGTTTCTGGAGAGCAAAAAAATAGGAGGATACACATTCATCACGAACTTCTCCTCCCCAGAAAACACTTTAGTATGAACAAACGTTACTAATTGCTAGTCGCCCACTCCTTGACTTCTTTGAGATATCCTGGAGTGAGTTCGATTATGTTAACGTGTTCCATATCACTTAACCTGTTGATTAAGATAGGGTTATGAATTACGGCAATTATCTGAGTATCTGGTCTATTCGTCTTAAGCACCCCTAGGAGGTCCTTTGAATATTTTATACTAAGATTTCTATCAGGTTCATCAAGAAGTATTGTTACTCTATTCTCTGTTTTCTCTGACCCTGGTAGATCATGTTTCTCGTAATACTCTACAAGACTCTGGAACCTCTTACTCCAAACATCATTGCTTTCCTTTATGGCCTTCTTTATTCTCTCCAGAGGAAATTCTTTGGGAGCCTCTTTTCCGAACATGAATTTGAAGAGAACACTAATAGAGTTTATCGTGGATTCTCCCGTTGAACCATTCATTCCGTTCATCTTAAGTTGAAAATTATGTATACTGTCAGCGAATTCGTAGTCGTTTATATCTGCCGACATCCTTAAGTTGAACGTTGGAAGTAAATAATCAGAGAATACATCAACTCCATCATTAAACCTGTCATCCTCTCCTCCCAATACATAGTCATCCCAGAATAGTCTTTTCAAGTGAAGTGTATCATTTCCTCCAGTCTTAAACTCTGAGCATAGATTCTTATCACACAACGTATAAGAAGCTAGTAATTTCATTAGAGTTGATTTTCCAGAACCATTTTCTCCAATCACAATATTAACATGTGGCGTAAAATTAAACTCTTCACCACCTTTAAATACTTTGTTACACCATGATATCGGCGTACTCTCAATATCTTTAATAATTACTTTTGTTATCATACATTAATAAGAGTTTCCTGGGGACGAAAAAAAAAAATCGGAGGAATGATCAAGGCTAAATTCACCTACCTTAATCACCCTCCTTTAATAATGCCTCTGTCATGGGATTATCGACATCAGCGCTCCAACCTGAGTTTACCCGGGATGGGAACTCAAATTAATTCCTCATCAATAAGGACTTGAAGCCTTCCGGAGCGCGTTTTCTCCACATTACAAGACAGAGACCATCCTCTCGAACATCTTGTCAAATCCAGCTTGACATAATAGGAGTGAATAATTCCTAAATACAGCAGACCTAATCTTATATTGAACAAGTGGCAAGGATTCTCCAATATTCCAAATATCTAGCCTCCTCTGATCAGGGATGTAAGTGACAAACCCTATTGGAGCCTTCTTATAGTCTGGGGTGCAAATTGTATATCTATAAACCTTCTGTCCCTCAGCTACTTGAAGTTTAAGGCTAGTTGTCACATTGAAAACAGATTGAATAGCTCCAAACATTGCTTTCAACTTAAGGGACTCATTCTTATCGCTGATATCTTTGAAAAATACCATTGGATCACCTATATCCAGGTAATTGAGCCCCATATATCCGATTCCTAACATAGCTTATTTCATTTTAATTCCAGTTATTCCACCTTCGTTCAATTCCAACTTTAACGATTTATTGTTGAAAGCTGGGATAGAATCCATATGGCTGCTAAGGAGAGTTAAGCCGATATTCATTTGTCCTATCATATCAAGGACTATATCATGATTTGAAGAATCTAGGTGTTTTAAGAATTCATCCATAATCAAGAGACCCATCCTAGTAACAACTTTGCTTAGGAAATCTACATCAAGTAACGTTCTCTGACCATCTGAACAATTAACATATCTCACATTATTTCCATTGAGATTATATGAAGATTCCAAGTTGAGATGATCTTTTCCTCTAAACGTTGTCTGTGTAACCTCATACTTTATCCTATTATCACTAAACTGATCTGCCAACCTTGTCATAATCTCTTTATAGATAATTCCTGTCGGTCCTGTCAGTTTAATGTAGGCTTGGTATGCTTCTACGGCCTTTGACATCTCTTGTAGGTGAGATTCGCAAGCCTGAATTTCCTCTAAGGCAGCTGTCCTATCTCTTATTAAGGATTCATATTGGTCCCATGTCACCAAGTCCTTCTCTAGCTTCCCCATTGTCTCCATAAAATCCAAAGGCAACTCTACTTTCTCAGGTTGTGGCCCTATACTTTCAATAGACTTCTCAACCTCCCCTAGTTTTGTCTCCTCAGAATTTTTCTCCCAGAGCAACCTATTATACTCATTGGTTTCAGAAATTCTCTTAGCTATCTCTGTTGACATCTGAGATATAAACCCTTTACAGCCAGAATCAATTTCCTGTTTATCCTGAATTCCGAAGTCCCAAAATTCCTGATAGAGTGAATTCTGCTTTCCAACCAAATCCTGAATCTGAGCATCAAGTTCAGCCTTATGTTGCTCTAAGTGTTCTCCTGGTTTGATAGGTTGACCACAGGAAGGACAGACTTTCTTTTTCTCCAAGTCCTGTCTCTCATAGTAAGCCTTCTTTCCAAGTTGTTTGATTTCATTCAACCTGGTCACAGCATTAGTCACCCAATCGAGCTTCTTATGATACTCATCTGTTTCTTTATTGATGACATCCAGGGGCCTAACGTTGGAGAGACTAGGGAGAATAATTTCAGTCAACCTCTTCCCTATCGATTCCTTCTGAGCTTGAAGATTTGCAGTCGTAGTCATGTACCTATTATAGGCCATCCACTTCTCTTGCATACTCTTCCCATATGCCTTCTTGGATTGGAGATCTTCTTTTGTAAGTTCGGGCAAGACTAGGGAATCCAACTTTCCATTTAAGTAAGTCAACAATTCTCCTGCCTTATCCTGTCTCTCCTTCCAACCACTACCTTGTCTTAGGTATTGCTCCAAAAGAATCCTCGCCTGATCATTATAAGCATCAATCCTATCCATCTTATAGAACCTACTTATGATCTCACTCTTCCTCTCTGGTGTTATGTCACCAATGAGCTTAGGATGATCTGAGTCAAAGAAGTAGACGTCCATGTAATCAATGAATGGGAACCTTACGTGCATATCTTTCTCAAAGTCTTTCTTGCAATTATACTTTTGAGGCTCTCCATTTATCCAGAAGCCATACCTCTTGGAACCTCTCTGAATTTTATACTGAGATCCTTGATATAAGAATTCTACCTCTGTCCAACACTCTTTAGTTCCAAATTGAATAAGATCCTTAGGGTGCGGATTCTCTAGGAAAGCATATTTCAAAGCACTAAGAAGAGAACTTTTACCTGATCCATTCTCTCCTGTAACCAGTACCTTGTCCATATCCTCGAAAAAGAGCTCAACCTCATCTATACTTCTCCAATTCTTACAATAGAATCTTGTAATAACGAAATTGAAATCAACCTCTTTCGAATCAATGTCCTGAATATTCTGAATTACCTCACTATGAACTCCCTGAAGTGAGTTGGAAATGATTATATTATCCGTCAAGTGTTCAATCTCCTCCCAAGCTGGAATTTCAATATCCCTAACACCACCGGAAATAGATTGATTTGAAGGTTTATAAACACTCCAAACACCTGTCGAAGCATTCCATCCTTCCTCATCCCGCTTATCTGTATATTGGAATTTCATCAAGTTATCATGAGGGTTCAGGTTTACCCATTTCCATGACTTCTTTTCCGGTTCCAAAATAATGCCAGTTGAATATTCACAGTCCGACATCTTACACCTCTGAGGAATTCCTATACTGACAAACTTTCCATTTTGTGCTGGTTTATGAATATCTCCACAAATAGCCAGGTCAAACTTAGTCTCATCTAAGATTTGTGAGTGGTAATTATCATCAGGGGAATAGGAAATAGTAGCATGAGTAAATAAGACATCAAGCTTTCCATTAATCCAGGATAAGTTAAATTCCGGTCTCCAGTTATAGAAGCCAATCCTACAACCGTCCACATTAATCTCCTTCATATCAGAGTAATAGAGATTATGGGGCAACATAACACCGAGACAAGAATCCGAAAGTTCTGAATCTACTCCTTTATTATCCTGATCATGATTTCCTAAGATGAAATACCCAACCCTGAAATGCTCCATCAAGGTATCCAGGAACATCTTAACTTCGTTCTGGATATAAGGGCGGATAAGGAATTTCTCGATAATATCACCAGCCAAGACAATAATATCACAACCTTCCTGTTCTCCAACCTCAATTATATTTTGACATACAGTTCTTGTTTGATAGAGTCTATACTTTTCCGACGGATTTCTCTGCGGATAGTCATAGATATGTATGTCTGATATTGCAAGAATCCTACTCATAGCGTCAACATTATATTCCTATAATTATTCTGAACCCACAATAAAGCCGCATATACATGTTTACAGAGAAGCGTCGTTCCTCTCTTTCCGGTAGGGGCATCATTCAAGGCTGCTCCAAGGCTTAGCTTAGTCCAGTCATTTGCAAATAATGAATCCCTTTTATTCAAGAGATAGGCGGAACGATACTTGAAATCATTACAATCACAATATACCCTAATCTGATTTCCCATCCAATTACTATTTGTAAAGTCTGGTTCAAGTTGGATAAGGACATAATGTGTGTTTCCTGTATCACTACTAACTTTCAATTTCAGAGTAAGATAACAAACTTTAACCGAGTTTCCCGTGAAGAGGCTTATAAACTTTGATGCTATAGATTCCTCTTTAATGGTGAAAAATGTATTAACCAAGGAGACAGAGCAAGATGATGCCCTACCCTGTCTTCCCTGATCTATATTCATTAACTCGCCAATTGTGTATCTTCGTCCAAATATGCTACCTAATACACTAGCCATAATTTATTTTATTGAATTTATATCTACAACTGGTTTTATATGTCCGGCAGGAGTTAGAATTGAGTTAATATTCTTAAGCATTAAGCCTGAAAATATCGGCTCAGAATCTTTTCCATTGCCACAATATACTGGTTCTACCTGTGATTTCGGGACAAACATACCATTCTTAAAGGTTCTCTCTGTCTCTCTATCAAAAGAATAGGCATCACCATTTGAAGTTACAATCTCAATCATCTCTCACAGTATAATGAAGGGTTAAACCTACTGATGAATGTTGTAAAGAATCCATCACTAAGGCCTATCATCTTAAACCTATCACAGAACTCATGCCATTCCTGCAATGAACCGAGACGTCCACAGGTAGGAAGGAGGTCTGTAATATTCCTCTTCGCCTCTTCTAATCTAGGATAATTTCCCAGGTTAAACGTTGAGAGCTGAAGATTAAACAGATCAACATCATCAACATTGGTATAATCGCCTTCCAAGATCTGTTCGATTGTCTTTACAGGATCTGCATACTCCTTCTTGGTTCTCCTCATTTGATTATGTCCCATTCCCAAGGAGTCCATATAAGACTTGTAATTATAGAGGCTTAACTTACTCCTCAAGGTCTCAGGAATCTTATCATACATCTCCTCATACGTTATTGTGATAGGTTGTTGTCCTGACTTTGGAATCTTGAAAAACTCCATAGTAGGACTCAAGGCATAAGTAAGATCAGAATCCTGAGTGATAATGACGCTATGTTTCCTGTTTTCCTGATACAACATCATACTGGCCAGGTAAGCTAGGTTATCAAACTCCCAACCAGGAACTCCAAGCGATGGAAATCCAAAGTTCTTGAGCTCTTTAACCATACCCCACTTAGCATCAAACCTTACCTCATTCTTGTAAAGTTTTTCATAAGCCTCTTTCAGGTCCTCTTGAGAAACATCAGGATCTGCTTTCATCTCCTCAAACTTCTCCTTGGTCATATAGGTATCCAGGGGGTTTGCTTTTCCTTTGTTGGAATCTATATCACCTCTAGAGTCTTTGTATGCACCTCCAAGAATTTGAGTCGTGACATAACCCTTATCACCATCCCACCTGTCTAAGAGGAGGATATGTTTCTCAGCCGTAATACCAAAATCTCGTTGGACCTTGTTGAATGTGTATATACAGCTCTTTATCAGGTCTCCAGCCGTATACTCTCCCGCTTTCTTGTCCTTTGATACGCCATACATGTTCCTCTGCATTATATAGGAGAGGTCCCAGAATGCGTATTCATATTTACAATTGTTCATCTTTATTATTATTTTTATAGTAAATAAAATGGTGGGAGGGTTCCATCCTATTAAGATTTCGCCTATCCCACCTTAATCAATTTCTATTAGAAAGGCAGACCATTACTACCTGCTCCGAAATTGCTACCTGCAAACTGAGGTCTCTCGAAAGGAGCTGCTTGACCAGGATTTGCAGAACCAGGAACTATTGGAGCTCCTGTAATTGCATCCAAGTGTGCAGCAGGTGCCTGACGGAAAGGATCATTATTCTTTGATGTAATATCCTGACCATTACCACCTACAAAATTACTGTTTCCATAACCTCCTACTGGCTGAGCTGCCTGTTGTGCGGCTTGCTGTGCCATCTGAGCAAGAACGGGATCATTTGTAGCCTGGCCCCTAGTATCTGTAGGAGTCTGATTTGCCAAGAGCGTCTTATTAGTTGCTTCAATGGCCTCCTCAATACTAGTACCGTTAGCCTTTGCCATTCTAGTTTTTGCGAGAATATCAGTCATAAACTCAATCGTCTCTGTGATGAGTGCCTTATTGAAAAGTCTACGCTGATCTGCAGGAACGGAATCATCTTCACGACCTGCCTGCCAACCCAAGAACATTTGCACTGGATTCTGCATTAACTCAAGATCCTCCTCAGGAATTGTTACTCCATTGAGGTAATTCTCCGCATTGAGAGAATGACTAACCGAAATATTGAAACCCGGTGAATCAGATTTTGAGATATTGAACATTAAGAAGCCCTTACGACCGCTTGCATCACGGTTATAGACATTCTTAACCCAATCATCATCTCCAGCTGTGATACTTGTGTCAGAGATGCTTTCTCCAACAGTATCCATGAAACCCTTCGATGTTACTACCATGAGGGCACTAAAGTTCTGGCGGGCTACTTCACGTGTGTTTCCAACTGACCAATAGTTCATAACACGTGCCATAAACAGTGAATAGGTCTTACGACGAATAAGTCCACCAATAGCAGGATTCATGACGTTATTCTTTGCGTCAAGTTCCTTATAAAGCTCCTCCCAGACTGCATAAGCCTGATCCAAGAGTGCCTCATCTGCTGCTGTCAAAGAGCTTACCTCACGACCCGTTGAAGGATCCTTGATTGTATAAGCATCTTTCGGCAGAAGCTTAATCCATGCTGAATACTCCTGAGGTGTACCATCTGACATCACATTCTTCCTAGGCATCTTGATCTCCCTCGTATTTTTCAACGATACATAAGGGAAGTCATTGATTACGCTAGTCAGAGGAAGCAATTGATACTTACCAAAGTTAGCCTTAGCATTGGTGTACACTGTCTCAATAGCACGACGCTTTACGAATGAGGTCGGCTTTTTCTTAGGCGACATTGACTGAAGTCTCTCCAAGAATGTTTCTACTGAATTACTCATAAATTAATAAATAATTGTTTGTTGTTAAACATAAATTTTTGTTAAATTCTCATTGAGGGCTACATATCATTAACACAAAAATCAGATCATGCCCTCTTCTCTACATTATTAAGATTTTGCCGGCTTCTGGAGTGCGTTTTCTCCATGGACCCTTTAAAATCTTATATATGTGAAATGAAAAACTTTATTATTAACTTTTTAAAATTAAATTATTATGATTACTTACATTATTTGTGGTGTAGTAGCAGTGCTATTAGTAGTGTTAATCTCAAGTAGTTATGTCAAAGCTCCTCCCTCATTTGCCTTTGTAATCTCTGGTCTCAATAAAGAGCCTAGGGTACTCATTGGCAAGGGCGGATTCCGAGTTCCTGGATTGGAGCGCCTGGACAAAGTGTATCTTGGCCAAATCACAGTTGACGTTGATACCGAAGGAAGTGTTCCTACAAACGATTTCCTCGATGTCATTGTATCATCTGTCGCTAAGATACGTGTAGTCCAGACTCCGGAAGGTATTAGGTTGGCTGCTAAGAACTTCCTCAACATGACATCTGAAAAGATCTCTGAGCAAGTTAGAGCAACTCTCCAAGGTAACCTCCGTGAAATCATTGGAACTATGGACCTCAAATCTCTTAACATCAACAGAGAGGGATTCAGTCAGGCAGTTACGAAGAGTGCAACACCAGACATGGACAAACTTGGTATTGAGATTCTTAGCTTCAATATCCAGAACATCAGTGATAAGGACGGCTTGATTCGTGATCTCGGTGCTGACAATACTGCTAGCATCAGGAAGGCAGCCGCTATCAATAAGGCTAATGCTACACGTGATATCAAGATTCAAGAGGCAATCGCTGAACGTGAAGCAAACGAGGCCCGTGTTGAAGCTGATACTGCCATCGCTGAGAAGAATAATGAGCTTGAGCTGAAAAAAGCGGCCTTGAAGAAACAGTCTGATGCAGCAAAGGCAGAGGCTGATGCAGCTTATGAGATTCAGAAGCAGATCCAGCAGAAGACTATCAACATCTCAAAATCAGAAGCTGAGATTGAATTGAAGAAGCAGCAACAGATCATCTCTAATGAATCAATCAAGATTAAGGAGAATGAACTTACTGCAACAGTCAACAAACAGGCTGAAGCAGACAAGTACAAGACTCAGGTTAATGCAGAGGCTGAGCTGGAACAAAGAAAGAGAAAGGCTGAAGCTGAGCGTTATGAAAAGGAACAACAGGCTGCTGCTAGGAATGCAGAGGCTGACGCTATAAGGTACGCTCAGGAACAGAAAGCTCTTGGTATTAAGGCAGAAGGTGAAGCTGAAGCCGCTGCCATAGAAGCTAAGGGTAAGGCAGAAGCAGCAGCAATTGAAGCTAAGGCAAAAGCTGAGGCCGCTGGTATGAAAGAAAAAGCAGAAGCATTCAAGCAGTACAATGATGCTGCTGTAACTCAAATGCTTATCGATAAACTTCCTGAGGTTGCCAATTCTGTCTCAAGTGCTATCGCTGGCATCAAGGGTATCAATATCTACAGTGCCGGAGGTGGCGATGGCGAAGGAGCTATCGGTTCAGTATCAGGCAATGTTCCTGTAGTGATCAAGCAGGTTTTTGACACTATGGAGAGCGTTACTGGAGTTCCTATGGCTGAACTCGTCAAGGCTCATACAATCGAGGCTAAGACAACCAGGAAGATTCAGGTTGATGATGCCCTGGCTGAAGTAGCTGATGAAATACTTGAAAGCGCTAAGAAAAAGTAGCACTATTTAACAAAGAAGGGGACCTAAGATTCGGGTTCCTTTCTTTTTTTTTATTTTTGCGCTTAGGAAGGTCTCATTGCTTTATTATTGGAAAGTAAAACATATAAATTTTTAAACTATGAATGGAAGGTACGAAGACATTAATCAAATTGATTTGGTATTAAGTATGTTTAATCAATACCTATTCCAGGATTGTAAGAATAATATTGATGACTTGATATATTCTTATCAGACTAATATGGCAACAAACGGCAATAGACTGGTAGAGTTACTCTTGGATTCAATAAAAAATTACACCCTGGATAATATTGGTTTACCATTATTTCAAAGCATCCTGGGGAGGTGTGGAAAAACTGGGCCTGAGAGTCAACAGATCATCAATAAGATCATAGAGTATAAGATGTACACTAAGGATCAGATTGAACCAATGAAGAAATACGTTAAGGATATGATTGCTAAGACGTATATTCTCAGAGCTAATGATCGCTATAGTGATTCCCCTAGTGATTTCATAAACTACCTTAAGGGTGTAAACTTTAAATCTTCGGCTGTTGATTACTTGACATCTACGAAATTTGGAGATATAGATGTAAATTCAATCAAGGCGGAAGAACAAAACCAAGGAATTCCATCTTCTTTTGAGTGGATTAATCAAACTTTCCGCCCTGAATGTATGTATCCAAGGATGGGATTGTTCTGTGTTTCAATGCCTCCTGGTTGTATGGCAGGAGATACTGAGGTCTTTCTTGCAGATGGGACAGTAAAAACTCTGGAGGATCTCTATAAAAGCAAAAAGACAAATATTACGATCTATGCATGTGATGGAAATGATCCAAAGGTTTCAGTAGCAGAGAATTGTCAGATCTCTAAGTACGTGAATTCCTGGTATGTAGTTGAGATTGATGGAAAGAAGGAATATAGGGTTACTGAAAACCACCCATTCCTAATGATAAACGGAGAATGGAAGAGGGCAGATAAGCTTGTTGAAGGTGATATTCTAATGACATTTAACTATAAGTCAGTAAATGAAAAAGTGATTCACACAATCACTAAGGTATATGTTGAGACCTTAAAGGAACCACAGCCAGTATATGACTTAGTAAATGTCGATCTCTATCATAATTATGCAGTAAAGTTCGACGAAACATCTGGATTCTTTAGCCACAACACTGGTAAGACCCTTTTCTGTATGCAAGAGTGTCTTTATATGTGCTTGAAAGGAAAGAAATGTCATTATCTCTGTATGGGTGATATGACAGAATCCGACTTTATCATTCGTATGGCAGCTCAATATTTTGGAATCCCATTCTATGAGGCTAAAAGAAACTTCGATATCGTCTATGAAGAACTAAAGAAAGTCATAGGGGACAGACTTGAGATTACTTGTATTCCTGCCAGTGTTATTACAGTGGATGAATATATTGAATTTGTTAAGAGTAAGGACTATGATGTCTGTTTCTGTGATTATGATAGTCAGTTTAAATCTAATGTCTATACAGAATCAATGTACCTAACTTACGGTGATATCTATGCTAAATTGAGTGAGCTTACGATACAGTATAAAAAACTAGTATTCATCTTAGCTCAGCCTATGAAAGCGTCTTGGTCTCTCCCTGTTATTGAAATTGATCAGGTAGGTGAGAGTGCTAGGAAGATTCATGCCGTAGACTGGTGTTTGACAAGGGGACGTGAGCCTGGAAACTTGAATGGCTTGGGAATTTCTAAGATAGTTAAATCTAGACGTGGAGAGGAACAAGTTATAGATTACAATATTAGGCTGAACAACGGTAGATTTAAAAGTCTTCCTAGGGCAGTCTATGAGGATATCAAGCAGATTCCAGAAAAGAAAGACTATACAGAAGCTGAGATTGACAATATGATAAATAATTACCTTCAAGCTAGAGGACAGGTTCAGCAATCTATCAATAATAAAATGGGAAATTCAGGAATAAACAATTCAGGACCTAATAGGAGAGGCGCGGCACCATTTTAAATTATGGAAGAATTAATAAACAGCCCAGAGATGATGCTTAGACTAGATCTTGAAAAAGAAACCTACTCTAAGTATTATCACGACTTGGTAGACTACTGTAAAAACAAGTACCCAGGAAGAGATAAGTCTATTTATGTAGACTATCTTGAAGAGCATCATATTCTACCTCGGTGTATGGGAGGAAAGGATGAAGATAGCAACTTAGTACTAATGAACTATAGATGCCACGTCTTAGCCCATTGTTTACTATTTTTAATGGATCAAGACAGTAGAAGCTTGGCGAAAGCTGCTTGGTACATGTTATATACAGCAAATAACAATAGGGGAGGAAAGGATATAAATAGTTTAATATTAAGTTTCGAAAAATTTAAGGAAGAGTTATTTAATACGCTAAAGAAACCAATCGTATGTCTATCTTTAGATCTTAAGGTTGTAAAAATATACAAAGGAGTTCTAGAAATAAAAGTAGATGGTTTTTCTCCAAAACTTATGAGTCGAGTCCTAAAGAATAGGGAAATGCACAAAGGGTATCTGTGGGAAAGATTAGAAGATGTTGAAGATAAATATCCAGAAGAGATAAAAGAGTACTACAGAGACTTGGAAAATGGGAATGTTCGAACCATAAATAAAGATAAAACTTGGATAAAAGAACAGACTACGCTGTACAGATCTCGATATAGACGAGGAAATAAGGGAAAAACCGTGGTTGGGTATGATGACGAAGTGTATTGTGTATTTAATAATATATCCGTTGCCAAGAGACTAGGATTTTCTGCTTCAATTATAAGTTTAAACATAAACAATAAAGCTACAGTCAATAATGGGGGATACTCTTGGAAACTTATTAAATCAGATGACGACTTAAAAGATATCTCAAGTAGTAGAAAGAGAGTAGAAGAAATTCACCCTAAATCAAAAAGAGTTATCTGTTTTGATAAAGAGAATAATAGAATTATTAAAATTTACAAAACACAAAAGGATACCGCAGCGGACGGTTTTGTTTATACTACTGTTTGTTCAGCTTTGGCAAGTGATTCTAGAAAATATTGTGGATATTATTGGTATCTAGAGTACGAATGGAAGGATAAAGATCTTCTAGAGGATTATAATAGAAGAGATGTTTTACCCGAAGTTATTGTAAATAGGCCAAACGATCCCATAAAATTAGTTCAATTAAGTGAAAACCATAAGATTGTAAATGTATTTAGTAATCTACATGATGCTAAACCATTTGACTATCGAGCATTAAGCAAGGTCCTAAAAAAGGAAGATAGGTTCTATAAAGGATTCTTTTGGTTTACAATGGATGAACTGAAAGTTAAATTTCCAAACATTATAAAAGAATATGAAGAAAGAATTAAGTATAGTAATAACACTAGAAAAAATTAAGCTAATTTCAGTCAATGCACTATATAATGCAGGACTGATGTATAGGGGTGGGAGACCGGTACCTTATATATACAAATCTCCAGATGCTAAGAAGTTTGAGGCTATAATGGATGAACAACTTCGAGCATTAAACTGGGATGATCACATTGAATGGCTAACTAATACTAAGCAATTCACTGTAACTCAGCAGTATATATTTAAGAGCGGTATTAAGAGCAGGGACGTCTCGAATGTTGAAAAACTATGTAGTGACGGATTTGTGCGCTTCGTTCGCTCTGAATTGGGTATAACTACCTTTGATGACTCATTATTTAGTGATGTCCATCTATATAAATCTATTATACCTGGCTCAACTAGGGAATATCTTTGTTTCAAAATATCCCCTTCTGACTTCAATATGCGATTTGATCAGATGGACAAGCCTGAACAGATCCTCTTTCACTTTGAGGGGGATTCGGATTGGGAAACGAAGGAATTCAAGAAAGGACTTAAAGATCTTGGTCTGAAATATCAATTATGTAATACCGACAAGAAGATAAAAGATCATAATACCGATGTTTATTTCTTAGATTACCGAGATGAAAACTTTACGGAGAAGCTAATAGATCTCATGGATGTCTTATATTCAAAAAAGGACTCCGGTTTCTGCTATGTCGGAATCTTGGGGGAACCGAAAGAGAGCATCATAAAGAAAATTAATGACCTTGGTGGTAGTAATATTAAGGCCATTGGGATAGAAGAGCATAAAGATATTATAAGATTGTTCAAAGATGAAGATACACGTTAATGAATTTAGGGTTATCATAGCAGGATCTAGGGAATTTAGTGATTATGAACTCCTCAAGAAGACCTGTGATTATTACCTATCCAATAAATTCAAAGATCCAAGTTGTAAGGTAATTGTTGTTTCCGGTCATGCCTCTGGAGCTGATACCTTAGGAGAGATATATGCCAAGGAAAGAGGCCTGGATTGTGAAATTTATCCCGCTGATTGGAATAAGTACGGCAAGAAAGCTGGATACCTAAGGAATATGTCAATGGCTGAGGTTGGAAATTCCGCTATTATCTTCTTAAGTGCTTACGGTGAAAACAAAGGAAGCAGGATGATGGAGAGAATAGCTAGAGAAAAACATCTCTTAGTTAGAGTAGTGGAGGAAGAGGCATGATTAGGGTAGGCTTAGGAGATAATGATAATGAACTTGAACCTCACGGAACATTAAAGAGTTTCCTAGATGGGGTTGTGAAAGAACAAGAAGATCCTGAAGCGGAGAAGCATATAAAACTAGCTGAGAGAGTTCAGAGCCTCTATGGTGGAGACTTGAATTATTGGCTTAGATTATACGATCAAGAGTTATACGATAAAATTAGAATGTATGAAAGTAAATGATTTTAGGAACAGAGTAAATCAATATGTCTCTAGAGATTCTCAGCCAGGGAATCTTTGTAAGGCATATGTCCAAAACTTAGTAAGTGAATTTGGACGACTTACCCTTCCTACAGGTCCTTTCAAGTTCTCTCTTTACAATGATGAGGATGGAGAATTGGTCTGTGAGAGAGGAGGCAAGAAAGACATTGTGGATGAGGTAAATGCCAAAGCCACACTAGAAATGGTTGGAACATTTAGAGATGACTTAACAATTGGAGGAGAGGATGATTAAGGTTTGTGCACTTAGTGACCTACATGGACACATTGATGAAGTCAGGATAGAAGAGTCTGACTACCTATTGATTGGAGGAGACATAATGCCTTTGGGTATTCAGAGCACATATGTAGCTTCTATTGACTGGCTTGAGAATAAATTCGTCCCCTGGGTGAGAAAACAGCCGGTACTCAAGAAAACTATTGTCGTCGCTGGTAATCATGACTTTGTTTTTGAGAGACATGATGAAAAAGCGAGGAATGTCTTGGAGATGGCTGGTATTGCTTACTTGAACCTGGAGACATGGGAAAATAATGAAGTTAAAATCCTAGGAGTCCCCTGGTGTAAACAATATGGATCCTGGGCATTTATGAAACCCGATAGCATCTTGAAGGAACTATATTCAGATAGAATTAAGGATGATATATTTAAGGATACAGGAAAAATAACAATTCTCTTGAGCCATGATGCACCGTATGGAACTTCTGATATCATAACTCAGGATGTATCATGGAATACTGGAGATCACATAGGAAGTGTAGCTATGAAAGACTTGGTGGAGAGGATTCAGCCTGATTATAACTTACACGGACACCTACATACAACGAATCACGACCAGGAAGTACTGGGGAAGACGAAGGTATATTGTGTAAGTATTCTCGACGAAAGTTATGAAGTAGCATATAAACCGTTATATCTTACAATCGGGAGTGAGGAATAAAAAAAATATAGAGAGGGACTTATAATCCTTCTCTATTAATTTTACTCAAATCGATAACTAGTGGTTCTCCTGTTATGGCGTAAACTAAGAGCTGAAGTTGATGAAGATATTCAAAATCTCCAGACCCTATAGTACAATGATCCTCACTATCGAAGTGAACCGACCATGAACGCCCAACAGAATTACTCCATTCATCAGTTAATTCGAGGTAATACTTTCCACCTAAGCAAGCCTCATGACGTTTAATCCCAAGAATCTTGTCATGTACTTCCTTAAACCCGATGGACCTTAAGACCTCCTTCGTTACAGGAATAGGCTTAAGATTCTCCACCTTAATCGTCTCTTCATTCACAGTTCTGGTTTTGGGGTCATAGTCTCTTATAACTATTCCTCCTTGCCAGACTGATCCTATAAAATAATCCTGTTCCATTATTTCTCAAACTTAATCACCTCATTAACCTTTTCGCCAACAGTATCTTTATTGATTCCTGGCATCCTAACTAGTTCTTCAAAACATGAGCATTCCAAGACGGTCTTCTTAAAATCCGTATCACCATCCTTACAAGCTTCGTAGAGTTCATCCCAGACTGGATTAGTTTCCCAGTCATTAGTCCAAATCTCAATCTTAATTCTCTCACTGACAGGCTCCAAGTATCCTTTCATAAGATCCATGACTTGATACTCAGGGAGGCCTCCATTATTACATCCCAACAGAGGGAAAGCAACTTCCTTGAGACCTTGTGCCTTGTATTGAGAACAGAACTTATTAAGGCCAGATTCGATATCCCTAATATCTGACTTACTTCTCCAGTCTCTTTTAGTAGGGAAATTCAGTACGTCCCATCGATTGGTATTCTGATATAACCAGAGAGTTCCAATCCGCAATGCTCCAGTACTACAATACTCTTTATACTGCTGGAACATCTTGGGGAACATCATTTTATGTACTAATGCTAATCCTGCTCCCATAACGCCAACAGTATTAACGGTGTTTACAATTGTCTTACACCTAGTGTTAAAAATACTTCCAGTTTTGTACTCGATCATAATATTTTATTTTTACTTTTTTATACACACTAATAAGGATTTAGACGGGGAATAAAAAAAAGAAGTGCGACAGTCTCATTCGTACATATCACACTCCTCCAAACATTTTATTTGAGAACTGTTTGTATGATTCCTACTTAGTTCCCTCCTGTGTTGCCTCCGGATTTTCCGGTTCCGGCGTTGGTTCAGCTGTTGCTTCGTCGCTCTTCTTGTTCTTGTTCAAGAAAGGTACACGCTTGGTGACCTTTGAAGCGATTCCAAACTTGTTCTCCAGGAAAACTCCCAGACCGAACGCTGCTACTCCCACGAGTGAAGGTATAATTGTCTTTTTCATAATTCAATCCTCCGATAATTAATGTTTGTAACTATTGTTGTTAAACTCGCGACGCTGATCACGACGATCTTCACGACGCTCAAAGTTGTTGCGCTGTGCAGGCTGTTGTTCACGCTGAGGCTGCTGATAAATGCAACCAGTCATCTCCTGCGGCTGTTCGCGCACTACTGTTGTTGTATCACTCTTGGTAAAGAGTCCCTTGACCCAATTACCGCATGACTTAGTCCCACTTACGACTTTGTCGCGGGAACCCCACTTGTTTGTTGCCAGTACATAAGTTCCACCGGCTACTACTGCTCCGAATCCTATCCATTTAAGGACGGTCTTCACTTTACTACCCTTCTTAGGGGCTTCGTTATTGTTATTGTTCATACCAATAAAATGTTTTAAAAAAGTTTATAATTTTGTTTATTATTTTCTCATATATAAGGTTTTCACGCCTTCCTAGACGGTCGTTTTTCTTTTCCGAATTTTCTTCAATTCTTGGGCCTTTTTCTCGCATTTTCTGATCTCTAACGACAATAAAGCCACCTCTCTATCCTTTTCTGGCAAGATTTCTATACATCCTCGATCATTGATAAACTTTAAGTCATCAATAGTATACTCCGGAGTCCTATACATAAATCTCATTTCAGGATTCATAGAGGGATGAACGAAGCTGAACCTAACCGTCTGCATCTCCTTATCAACTTCAGTCCATATATCCAACTTGTTCTCCAGGATTGATAGGGTTGATAAGGTCTTCTTTTTCTTAGAAGAATCTTTTATTCCAGATACAACGAACTCTTTCCAAAATTCATGGCTCCTTAACCATCTAAAAATTGCCATGTTGTTCTTTGTCTTCTCTTCTTCGAATAATTTCTTCAAGACTACGTATTCTTTCCGTCTTTTCATATCACATATAAGGAAAAGAAGTGGCCCCAGGATTTTACTCCCGGGACTCTAATACCTATCATTGTAAGTGAAAGAGGAGGTTCGTTACATCCCCTAGGTCACTGTTTATGATAGTCTTCTTTTCAACTTTCTTAATGGCACCTGTTCCTGGCTCTATATATTCAGAACCAGCCAAGAGATACTCCTTAGGTTGAATAGTGCATGTCTCCTGTGCTCTGTCGGTTACCTCCTTAAGCTTTGTCAACCAATACTTCGACCACTCCGACCTACCCTCTGAAGGATTATATGGAGGATTGAAAATACCATCCTTAGGCCTAGGACACTCTACCCTAACCGTAATATCTTCATCATCAATGGAAGTAACAGTGACCTCCCAATAGATATAGTTCTTATCTCTCTTACATGTACTAGTGGGACTTAGTAATTCATCCCAAATATTTTCAATAAGTGCGACCGTATTACTGCTTGTCACACCACCAGGACCTACCAGTGTCTGATCCTGTAACAAAGAATCGCCTGAAATCCAAGCCTGTCCTTTTATAATCTTCGTATTCATATCAATATTAATAAAAAGACATGCTCAGAATGAACATGCCCTTTAAAGTTAGTTTTAATTCTTAATTCGTCTCCGCTGATCCTGAAGCCTTCATAATAAGATCCTCAGTAATCAACAGGTAGGAGATACTATTATAATATTCACTACTATCGTTCGGAGTTATAATAAAGCTGAGAGGGAAATGTTTCTCAATCTCCTTGCAGAATGTCTCGTCCCCTAGGAGTTTCTTGAAAAGATATGCTCCACCTCCAAGCATGACAAGATTATTGGCAGCATCAAGGAACTCTCCATATCTCTCTTCAATTAAGTTCAAGACATTAACGAAATATCTCTTAGTAAACTGATTAACTACCTCTGAGAGATTAACTTCACGTCCCCTACGCCTGAGAATTCCAGTATCTACAACGGTCTGAGCTTCCTTAATTGAAATTCTATACTCGAAATTCTTGTAGATATAATCTGACATATCTCTAGCGATTACGATAATTCCTGTGTCGGGAAGTCCTATCGTAGCACCAACAGAAGACTTCCTATTAATCACAGAACAAAGATCAACGGTGAGATAACCAATGTCTGCGATTACATAGGAGTCGAAATCATTAACCTTCGTTGCATTAGCTGCATTTTCCCTAATATTTGCTCCAAACTTCTGAAGTGTATACCTACTTGACATAGCCTGAGGAAGACATACGAAGAACTGAGAATCTGGAGAAATCATCAAGGCGTCGTATAAGGTCTGAAGGAGTAGATCTGCTTTCTTAACAAATGCAAAACTAAGTCCAATAGCTACCTTATCAAACTTTATATGTTCCAACTTCTTCAACATATAACTAACCCAAGCAGGATAAACAGCCAACATATCCTCGAATGTCTCTAGGGGAAGGAGATAACTACGGGCCGTCCTAAGAGCAGAAGGACCGAGGAGGAACCAGTCTGCACCAAGTCTGAAAGTCTCATCATTATCTGCTGTTGTTGGAGGTTCTGGAAGTTTGGCAGCAGCTGAAATAATCTTATCGCTAACCATCTTTCCATTCTCATCAATGTAAGTATACTTTAGTGCTGAATAACCAAGATCCAGCGCTAGAATTTTAGCTCTTTTTTCCATAACGTTCAATAATTTCTTTATAAGTCTCTATAATTTTCTTTTCCACTTTCCACGCAATAAAGTCTCCAATCAAGCTTTCCAGGTAAGAATAGCCAACATGAGGATAAAGCATAGTATAGCCTGATGTAATTATTCCAACACCATAATCGTCCTCACTTCCCAGGTTCTTTACCACTACAGCTTGGAGTAGACCTGACTTTGCTGTTCCTAACTCTTTGTATAAGAATAACGGAAAACCACTTAAGAGAGAACTATGAAGGCTACAATAAATCTCCTCCGCAGCTCTATCTACGCTCGGCCATCCATAACAATAACTATCTGATTGCATAAAATAGGATATAATAATAATCGTCTAATGAACATTCTACTTCCTGAATTCCGAATCCCTTCAAACCATGACCACTAAGATCATCGCATAGAAATTCATAGAGCTGAAACATAACAAAGGATAAGTACCTAGGGCACTCTTCAATTTTCTTGATGCCGATAAGGATATCATACTCGGTCCAATGATCCAAGTCTCCCTTAACATCTCTACTCTGAAGAAATACCAAGTCTCCAGTTCCTCTTAAGCCCTTGTTATAATCATACTCCAAGAGAAATTCAGTGAAGTCATCTTTTACCTGTAGTCTTTTCCTGCCCTTCATAGATAAGAGCCTGGATATATTATGACTACTTATTCCCTGTGTGTCCATAGCCGCCTTCTCCTCTATCGGTATTCGTGTCAATCGTCTCTTTCGGTTCCCACACAATCTTAGGAACCTTCTGAAGTACAAACTGTGCAATCCTCTCTCCAGGTTCGATAACTTGACTCTCCTTACCCGTATTGAAGATAATGACACCGATCTCATTTCTATATCCGGAATCAATTGTCCCCGGAGTATTAAGTACAGTAAGGCCTTTCTTCAGAGCATTTCCACTCCTTGGCCTAACCTGAATTTCATACCCCATCGGAAGCTCTACATAAAGTCCAGTCGGTATCAAGACCCTTTCGAAAGGACCCACTACAACAGGACTTCCCAAGCTAGCCCTAACATCCATTCCTGAATCTCCCTCTTTAGCATAAACGGGGAGGTCGTTGGATGACTTATTAAGGACACCTACTTTTACAATCTCTTCTTGAATTTCCATTTTGTTATTAATTTAAACCACCATGAATTACTAGAAACAAATCTCACTCGTCCCACTAGAGATAGGCCCTTCTGAAACTCCTTCAGGTCAATAGCATATAAGTCAAAGCCATAATTCTCAGGACTTACGATAAAACCTCTATCTTCCAAGACCCTAGAATCATATATAGACTCACTTAAGGTTGTCATGAGATATTTATAATCTTCAGCCAGGAGATATGAACAATTCTCCTTTCCTGCTAAGTCTTCCAGGCCAAGGCTATAGTAGATAGGGAGTCTAAGCCTAACCATAGTACCTTTATGTTCGAATACTAAGGGAGACTCAATTCCATCCCTATCAAACCATACCCTAATAGGCGCTGGATTCTCTGCTTGTGCTACTGCCTTACTAAACTCCGTTAGGTTATTATAAATCTCTAGGAGGTCAGTCTGCAGAACATTCATTATTCACCAAGAGCTAAGAATACCTTTACACCAACCTGCTCCAGGATCTCATAAATCTTAGACGCTGCACCAGGTTCAATCTTACCCAACAGTTCCTTAGCCTTCTCAAGCTGCTCAACATAGTCCTTCAGCGGGTTCTTAGTATTACCAAACTTTGTGGTATCAAACAGACCACTTTGCTCAATTGCTTGCTTGAGAACGGTAATTACATCAGCACCTTCACCAGGAACAATCTTGATAGCTGTAGGATAGTCATTCTGAACGAAATTAGTGTCAATGATATTCCACTCAGCTACCTCTGCAGGAACACCAGTAGGATTCTCTTCATCATCAGTCACATTCTGGATCTTCACAATGTAACCACTCTTTGCCAACCAATAATTCAGACTTGCAAAATCCTTAGTTGTCATTGCAGTATCACCATTGATGAAACTAATGATGTCAGGGTTCTTTACAGCCAATTCCAGGGTAGGAACATTAGTACGAAGAAAACCCTTTACAAACTCCATTACTCCAACCCCCAAGGTCTCTTTGTCAAAACGGGTACGATCAACACACTTACCCATTGATACATTCACATCACCACCGGCAATTGAATACAAACTTACTTCAATCATTTCTGTTATTAAATTTATTGTTATTACTCGGGTCATCTATTACTAGGAATATGGCCCATAATCTTTCTTCAATGTCTCCTAGTTCAAACATTCTCTGCTCAGAACTAACGAAATCTCCAACCTGAAGGATAGACTCGTAGATATCTGTAAAATCAACTGGCTTACCTTCCTTGAACTGAATCATTTGATCAATAAGGTAAGAAGTAAATCCAGCACCCCCAAGGTCTCTCTGTTGATCTGAACTCCATTCGGTTACACCAAAAGAGTATTTCAACATTTCTATAAGGGATGTTATTCTAGCAGAATATTGAAACTTCTCTCTGACATGATCGTACACCAGTTTCATAGTTGGGGTATACGTCATGTCATCCTTCGTCCTAATATAATGTTCTTTTTTCACTTAACGCTATATAAGATGCTTCCCACACAAGTTCTAAGTTCTTTTTCTGAAGGTCTGTACTTAAGAATGACTTCAGGTAATCATGATATTCTGCCTTCTTATCATCCTTGACAAGACCAAGGAGGACACTGAGATCTACTCCAGTATTCTCCCACCTAAACCTATCAATGACAAGGAAGTTATTAAGATTGAGCTCCTTGGGAATATCGTTAATAGAGTCCAAGTAAGCCCTCATTCTTCCAAGTCTCTTAGTACATAAGGGATTTCCACACTTCAGGAGGGATGAGTAGATATCAGCCACTCCTAACTTATAACCACACTCACACGTAGGCCACCTGAAATCCCCATTACCTGGACTAAACACTGATCCAACCATGGGGATAGTACTATTAGCCAGGATAATACCAACTTCAGCACCGGGAGATATATTACTCTTAACAAGTTTTGCAACACTTCCAGCACTAGGTTTCTTTACAGTACAGCCCTTGATATCGACCGGTTCAATAACGACATTTGCAGACCAAGAATCTTTTCCCTTATCTGTCTGGTCATTCCATTGGATATCTAGGACTTTCGTTTTAATTGCCTCAGTTCCAGAACCAGCTCCAGCAAACTTCAAAGCTCTCTGACACACTCCAGCCTTATTATAACAAACCCAGCCATCAGCCAAGAATGTTCCCGTGAGTGTCTTTACGTGGTCGGTCTCTGTAATCTCTTCCGTCAGGCTTCCTAATGTCCAAACCTGTCCTGGAGCAAATGTTATATGACCATCTGCAGGACTAGTCTTAATCTGAAGTGCCCTGATCAATTCATCATAGGGTTTCTGCATGAGAAGTTTTCCAAAGTAATTATCTTCATCGATAAAATACCTGAAAACCCGGAGAGTCAAGAGATCCAAGACTTCATTATCCATGTTCTTAGAGTTCACGAGACCGTTTGCCTTCTGCCTTGCTTTCTCTGGGTTAATATCATTTAATCTATTAATATCCACCAAGGCCTCACACTGAAGAGCCTTTATACCAAGAGGAAAACTGGCAGGAAGAAGCTTGTGTATTTTCCAAGTCTGGTCAACACCCATAGAGCCGATATTAGTATTCCCCACCGTAACAGCATTAAGAAGTCGACCTGTGGATGGATTGATGTAGAGGGCTATAGAGCTGCCATCATACTTAGGCATCCAGAATAAGTCCTCAGGTGCAACTCCTAATTCCTTAGCAGTTTGTCCCATGGCCTGAAGCATAGTAGAATCAGGACTAACTTTGAACTTGGTAATCTTTTCAATGTAAGGAGCATTCTGTCTCTTCTTTCCTTTAGTCCACGTCCTCATAACGTAGTCCCTAACGAAGAAACCATCCTCCTTGGCGGCTTGAATTTCATACTTATCGAAAACTTCATCTGTCATGCCTGTTGGAATATTATCTATCCAATAGGCCTTTCCCGCATTAATCAGGAATTCCCATTTCTTGAGAACATTATCATTCATATTTCTTATCAAGTTTAAGTAAGAGTTTCAAGATAATTCTCTGAACTTCATCAGTAAAGACCTCAATTATATTATCATACTCGGGGATAGTCTCTGTTTCCGGTTTTACAGCAACAGTATAATCCTCGTCAGTATCTTCATCTGTTCTATTCATAATAACATAACCTAAAGCCTTAAGAAATCCTGTCATAGAATCTAAGGTCCATGGCATTCCGAACGGTTTAGGAACAAAGATGAGTTTTGATATCATATCTGCATATTCACACCCTAAGTCATCCCCTTCATCTTCCCAATCAGAATCATCGTCAGGGGAAGGCCAAGAGGGAAGACCGCTAATGAGGTTATTAAGGTCACCATCATTATTTCCAAAATTTTTCTTCTTCATATAAATAAATTTTATGTGTTATTATACATTGATAAGGATTATAGTTCCTCTGAAGCGCAAAAAAGAGAATTCCTCCCCGATATTATTCAGGAAGGAAAACTCAAATGTTATTCCTCTTTAGTAGCAACCTTTGGCTCACAGGTAATCGTACAGTCAATAAGCAAGATCATTGAGGCTGCACTGATACTATTCTCCAAGCTTACACGAAGGGCCTTTGATGAATCCAAGACACCTGACTCAATAAGATCCTCGAACTTCTTTGTCTTAGCATTGAATCCATAACCAGGCCTATTCTCCTTGGATGCTATATCAAGTACAACATCCCCTGAGACTCCAGAATTCTCAGCAATAGTCTTCATGATGATGGGGAGTGATTTCTGAACAATCTTTATACCCTCTTTCTCATCCTCCGTACAACCTTCCCAAAGCGTCTTATCAAGATCCATAGACTTTGAAGCTTGGTAGAAGATATAACCACCACCAGGAGCACATCCCTCTTCAATAGCGGCCCTAGCAGCAAGGATAGCATCTTCAATCGTAGCTTTCCTATTCGCTGTCTCTGCCTCTGATGCACCACCAGCCTTAATTACAGCTATACCACCAGTCAAGTTGGCAACTCTCTTCTCAAACTTCGTCTTATCATAATCTGAAGTCTGAGGGTCAACAAGTCGCTTCTTGAGAATTTCAGCCCTCTCATTGATTTCGCTCGGATTTCCTGCACCCTCATAGATGATACAAGAATCCCTTCCAACAACGACCTTCCTAGCCTGACCAAGATCTGACAGGGAAGCTTGGATAACTGAAACTCCATTTTCCTGACAAATATGAGTACCCCCAACTACAATAGAAATATCCTCCATTGTATTCTTCCTGTTGTCTCCATAATCGATACCCTTCACTACACAGCACCGAATAGCACCACGTAGGGTATTGAAAACGAACATCGCATTGACAGTCTCATCCATGTCATCACAGATAATAAGGAGAGGACGACCTTGTGAATTTCCCTGATAATCCTCCAAGAGATTCATAAGTTGAGCAACAGATGAAATTCTCTCTGAGGCAACCAGGATATAAGGATTCTCAAGAACACACTTTCCTTCCTCCGGTGATGTGACATATTGAGGACTAGCCCATCCACGATCCAGTTTCATACCGGTCGTGATGTCAATGGTTGTATCAAGTCCTGCACTTCCTTCAGCGGTGACAAGAGAATTAATGCCTACCTCCTTGAAAGCCTGCATAACCAAGTTTCCAACCTCAGGATCATTGTTCGCTGAAATAGTAGCAACCTTCCTGATTTTCTCAAGATCAGAACCAACCTCGATACTGTTAGCCTTGATATACTCGGTCATCCACTTTCCAGCTTTCAACATACCTGACTTGAGTTCATTGACATTAGCTCCAACACTGACCGCCTTCTGTCCTTTCTTACAGAACTCCCTGATTAAGAGAGATGTAGAGGAAGTTGCATCACCAGCCTTATCCTCAGTCATTGATGCTGCCTTCTTAACAAGCTCTGCACCAATATTTTCCTCTGGATCACTGAATTTGACGGACTTTGCAATAGTGGCTCCATCTCTTGTAATCTGGACACCAAAACCATCATCCTCAATGGCAATACCCCTACCTGCAGGACCCATAGAAAGCTTAATCGCATCTACAATTTTGTCTACACCAGCAATAACCTTAGCCTGTGTAGAATCACCAAGCTTAATTACCTTGTTTTCCATTTTCTTTTCTTAAATTAAAGTACTACTAAGATATCAGATACTGAGATAACACGGAAAGAATCTCCTTCGAATGTAAACTGATGACCTGGATTGACATAAGTAGCCAAGAGATCTCCCTCTACTACCCCCTCAACCTTCGGACCTACAGAAATAACCCTATAAGTCTCATACTCACCAGCACCAGCAGGAACTTCAAATCCGCCTAACCTCTCAGTAAGTTTTGAATCTTTTTGATCTTCTTTCTTTACCAAGATCTTTGAATCAATTGCTTTCATAATTTCTTTTTTATCAAAAATTAATAATTGAGTTAATATCATTAATAGGGATTTCACGGCTTCTGGAGTGCGTTTTTGTCATCAAACCCTCATATATGATGATAAAATTAATCATAACAGGTAAAAAGTAATAAGTATGAATAAAACAGTGATTAATGTCCCTAGTGAAATAAAGTATATTGGGGACTGGGAAGAGTTTAATAACATCTTTCCCATGCATCCACACATCATGAATAAATCAGTGACTGGCTGTGGATTTACAGAGTGGTGTCTGAGAAATGACATGAACGTGATCTTATGCTCCCCTAGAAATGTTCTCCTTGATAATAAAGCGAGACAACATGAAGGGGAAGTATATAGGTTTCGTAGTCAATATTTCGATAAAGATCTCGATGTTGACAGAAATCTTTTAGACACCAGAGAGGTAAAACTTACCAATCCTAAGCAAGAGAACACATCTAGTGGAAAAATTAATGACGAGAAACTAGAAATAACGAAACAGGAAACTTTAAGTGCCTATCAGAAGCTGAAAGTAGATCTTACGACATACTTTAGTGTAAGGCAGAATAAAGCTAAGAAAATTCTTGTCACTTATGATTCATTCCACTTGGTAAGAGACGTTCTTGAGAAGTGGGGACTGATAAGAGACTATTACATCATAGTAGATGAATTCACTTCAATTTTTACAGATTCACGTTTCAAAGCAACAGTAGAGATAAGTTTTGTTGGACAATTGAGAGGCTTAGATAAAATCTGTTACCTTTCAGCAACTCCTATGATGGAAGCTTATCTCAAAGAAATTGATGAGTTTAAAGATCTCCCTTACTACAAATTAGACTGGACAGCACTAAATCCATCAAGGATTGTAAAACCCGATCTAACAGTTAGGGTCGTTAGTAGTATATTTAAGCCAGCTAAAAGAATCATTGACGAATACAAGAAAGGAAAATTCAAAAAATGCTTTATAAAAGACGAAAAAACTGGAGAAATCATAACGGTAGAATCTAAAGAGGTTGTCTTCTTCGTTAATTCTGTATATAATATACAGAATATAATCAGGAAATGTGATCTCAAGCCGGAAGAAGTTAATATTATATGTGCGGATACAGATAAGAATAAAAAACTGTTGGCTGATAAACTGGGCAAGAAGTTTACCATAGGGCAAATTCCGATAAAAGGAGAGCCTAATAAAATGTTTACTTTCTGTACAAGAACCGCGTATATTGGCGCTGACTTCTATTCAGATAATGCTAGGACTATTGTTCTAAGCGACGCAAACATCGACTGTCTCGCAGTTGATATTTCTCTAGACCTTCCTCAAATTATTGGAAGACAGAGACTCGAAGAGAATCCTTGGAGAAATAGTGCTGAATTCTATTATAAACCTCTAACGAAAAATAAAGGAATAGACGAAAAAGATTTCAAGGAATACATCGATAGGAAGATAGCAAGGACGAAATCCTTGATCAGTTCTTGGAAAAGAGTCGAAAATGATCCTAAAGATCGAGATGCACTAACAGAGGTTTATGAAGACTGGATTAAGATGAATAACTACTCAAGAGACTATTTAGCAATCAGTAAACGAGTTAAATCGTATCCAGTACCGGTTTTGAATAGTCTGGTTATGATAGCAGAAAAACGAGCATATGATATTCAAGCAAAAGACTATAAAGATAGGATAACTGTTCTAAACCTTGCATTCAAAGAGCTAAGAGATGAGGATGGTAATAGTCTATCTGATTCTAAAAAAGCTATGTTGATATTTGACCACTTTGATTTATTAGAAACACCTAGAGATAAATTAAAGTTTATCTGTAGTGTTCTGGAAGATTCTGAAATTCCGGAAAAAACTAAAGAAATCGTAGATAACAACTTAGGAGTTATCTTCAAAAATTATTTGTCATTAGGTATCGATAGACTGAGAGCTTTAAACTATGATACCTCGCTCATTGACAAAGATCTTGGGGTAAAAACATTTAATAAATCAATATTAACTGAAGCTATTTTTCAGAATTTCCAAATAGGAGATAGATACAGTAATCCAGAATTGAAAAAGAAATTAGGTGAAATTTATGAAAAAATTGGATATCATGAAGCACCTAAAGCCACAGATATAAAGAACTGGTTTAAAACAAAACGGGGATCAGAATTAAGAAATGGATTTAAACAGGATGTAGTAGTTCTAAGTGATGTTATTGATGGAATACGGGCAGCTGAGTTAGGCGCTGCCCGGTAGAGAATAAACTCTATTAATAGCTTAATTGGTGTAATTTTTATAGTTAAACTTTAATCAATATATAGGTATTGAACAAAATGTTTTATGAAAATTGCACTTTTAATTTTAAACTTCCGGGATTTTTATAGTTAAATTTTATCATTTTACTAATAGTATGGTATAAATAGAAAAAATCCCGGAAACTACTAATCCAATTAATCTAATAAATCTCCTATCTTAACCAAGCGAAGCCGGGACCCACCCGGCAGTGAGGACCTATGTTCCGAACAGGGTGGGAGGCAAAGCGATAGAGGTCTTGGGTTCAGATAGGTTCTCTGTAGCGTAGCGGAGGAGGTTCTAGCTGTGGCCCGGGAAGGCAAGACCTCTTCTATTCAATCACCATGAGAATAATAGAAACTCTTGCCTAATATCCCACAGAGTTTTCTACCTGGACCCTCCTAACTCCCCTTAAAATTAAAAAATCACTGAAGCAAAAAAAAAGAAAGGTGAAATTCGTTATGAAATCCACCTCTCTTTTTCTTTTTATCCTTATAATTCTTCTAGTTGGATAAGTACTCTGTTCGCCTCGTGACTATCTCCCAGGGTCTTACTCCCCAAGAGTTCAGCCTCAATGATCTTTTCCAGGTAGACCACCTCATTATCTAATCTCCTAGCCAAGTCAGCGCCACCTATGAAAAAGTCGCAACCCCTCATTTGTCTCTTAAACCCAGCCAGTTTTATGAAGTCCTTTATAGACTTTGACATGACGATATTGATAATCTTACTTGGCATTTCAATATCCGGTCTTTCCTGTGTAGAACCATTAAACCAAGCTCTAACATCATCCAGCGTTAAGCCAGAATTTATCACACAAGGCACAACTAACTTCTGATTTCTCGGGTTATACTTTTGTACTTCCTTCCAGACATCATCACCATTTTTCAAGGAATATGTATTGTTATTTCCCTTTGTTAAGATCCCAGGAAATGATCTAACAATACTATCCAATTCCATGTTTGATGTAACTATCTTTCTCCATCTATTCTCCCTCAAGTATTTTCCAACTAAGGCAAAGTCGATGGGACCTCTTATTCTACGTCCAAGAGCAGCCATGACGAATAGGATATAATCCACGTCTTCAACTGTCTTCTTTCTTGCCTTTGATTCAATAATGGCCTCCTTAACCTCCGTATCCCCTTTGTCCTCATTATTCATTGGGGAAACCTCAGCAAATTGAATTCCATAAGTTTTCTTTGCATAGGACGTTACTTTCCTAAGGTATACTGGAACTGTACTCTCACTGAAGTTCAATTTCCAGCTTCTACCTTCTTTGACGATCGTATAGACAAGGACCATCCCTATGTCTTTGAATCGTCTGAGCCATTTTTTCTATCCAAGCCTGAGATAGAGACTTTTTCTTCATGAGTTTCCTTAGGTCCTCAGGTTCTAGGTCTCTTTCTGTCTCAGCTTTCTTTAGGAGCAGGTATAAGGAGATAACATCCTCCTTCTTTACTGCCCGATGTCTTGTTTTCTTCACTACTACTTCGGCGGCAACAGGTTTTTGTTTCCTAGCCTTATCGAAGTACTCTGTGGCTATATTCTCGATAATCTCGTTCTCAGGGCTATTGACATAAGAAATCAGTCTGTGATTCTTATTCTTGCCAACACCTCTTTCCTCTTTGCTTCTTTCAACCATAGCCACCTCAACGATGTCATGATAGATATCGAGAAATTTATCCTCAATATTCTTCACTACCTTAGGTTTTCCATAACCCAGTTCCAGAGAAACCGTGTCAATCAGGTCTCTCATTTTGTCTTGGGTTACAATACCACCAAGGTTTTTAATTTCAGTTGCCAACATCTTATAGAATTCGCAACCTCTCAATTTTTCACTTGTCTTCATTTGTTTTTCTTTTTTATTTATTTATTTATTCCATAATGCCTCTTCGATCTTTTTCAGTTTCTCGTTGTCATCCAAGTCCATTACATAATAGACATCAAGGTGAAACTCATCTGATAGGATCTCTGAGATATTTTTCTTATCTCTCAGTATTTTGTCTGGTCTCACTAAGATTAAGTAATCACCAGGCAAAAGGAAAACACTATCAATGAAGTATTTTTCCAAGTTCATTCCAAGCTTTTCACTGAGGGTATATTCTATGCTATCGTTCCTGATGCATGTCCGATATCCCTCCTTAAGCTCTTTCAATTTCTCTATTTCGTAGCTTCCGATCCGTACAGGCCCGCTTAGGGGAGTTAATTGACGGAGCATGGAAGGCGCGAAAAGGTTTGTTATATATTTCATTTCTTTGTTAATTTTCCGTTTATGAAACTTGTTCTCTCTATATCTCTCTTAAGGCCAGCGATCAAGAGATTCTGATTATCAATCTGGCCCTGCAGGTTATTTACCCTACCTCGCAGCTTCATGTTATTTTTCGCTAAGCCGTAAATCACTGCTATACCGGCTAGACCACTGAACACAGCTATCACCGTCTTCCATGGGATTGTTTTCTTTTCTTCTTCTTTTGTTTTCATATTTTACGTTTTTATTATTATTGTTCATTTACATATATAAGGCTTTGAAAGGCAGGTGAATCTCTTATATATGGACTAATAAAATTTAAACTATTATGATTGAAAAAGAAACAAAGTATTCGTATCGTGACTTATTCATTAAACCGAGAACCACTTCGTATATTCGTCATCGGTCAGAGTGCATTCTCCCCGATACCCTTCCCTTGATTACTGCCCCTATGGATAGTATTGTAGGGAAAGAAAATTTCGAAGAGTGGAAGAAGAACGGTATTACTCCTATTCTTCCTAGGACATTCAGCTTAGAGGAGAGACTTGAGTTTGGATCTCATAATTGGATCGCCCTGGGGTTGGATGAATTCGAGGGAGCAACTTTACCGAAAGGCCAGCATGTCTTGATTGATATAGCCAATGGACATATGGAGGACTTATACGACGCCGTCAGGAAAGCAAAGTATGAGGATCCTTCCCTTGTTGTAATGGTTGGAAACATAGCTAACCCTGAAACCCTCATTGTAGCGGAAGAGGCTGGAGTTGATTATATTAGGGTTGGTATAGGAGCAGGACAGGGTTGTATAACTGCCTCTAACGTCTCTGTATCTTATCCAATGGCCTCCTTAGTGAATGACTGCTATGAGGTAAAAGTGAGGCACGGACTTAGGGTTGGAATTGTAGCAGATGGTGGTGTCAGGAATTATTCAGATGCTATAAAAGCCCTTGCCCTTGGAGCAGATTATGTCATGATTGGTTCAGTATTCGCCAAGATGTTAGAGTCTTCGGGTGAGATTCTTAGTTTCCCTGAACTCCCTAGGTTCATTAGGGAAGAAGATATGGAGACTTACGGAATTGAGCCGGATTTTACTAAGAATGGAATTGGTCTAAAGAAGATATTCTATGGTATGGCTTCAAGACAAGGACAGATTGCTATGCATGGACAAAAGACTAGAACATCTGAGGGTATAATGAAGTTCTTGCCTGTAGAATATACAATGAGGACTTGGGTCGAGAATTTCAGAGATTACCTGAGATCCGCCATGTCTTATACTGGTCATAAGAGGCTTTCAGATTTCATTGGCAGTCCTACATTGATCGTTGCTTCTCCACTAACGGTTGAAGGAATAAATAAGTAGGGAGAAAAGAAAAAGTTAGGGATTGATTATTTCCCTAACCTTCTTTTTTAGTCTCCTTATCGAGTAATCTTAAGAGTTCTGGGAGTCTATACTGTCCCTTCATTCTTTTAACCAATCGTAAGGCCTCCTCATTACTCAAGCCACCTCCACCTTGTATCCATAGTGGCGTACTTCCTTTTGGTCCCCTGGTATAACCTAAGGCCTCTCCATAGATAAGGCCTGTTCCACCAAAGTCCTTCTTAGCCACTCCGATAAGACAAGGATTCCACGGCTTGATACGCCTTAAGAGCATATCACCGAGACCCTCCCTAAGCTCTCCAGTTTCCTTATCGTGAATCCTTAAGAACCCGTCTAAGATTATGTATGTTATCCTCTCTTCCTTCCCCTGAATTTTCTCAAGGAGGTCAAGAATAGGAGGAAGTTCTCTAAGGTAAAACTTTCCTGGAATATAAGGACCGAATTGATCAGTCCAAGAGGTTATAATTTCCTCAGGCACCAAGTCAATCCAGTCCTTAAACAATATCCCTACCGTCTTAGCTTTATCGCTCAGGTAGTAAGTGTCGATAGCGAGAATCACCAGTCGTCCTCAGTATCATACGACTTCTTGAATTCATCCAGGTCAATGGCATCCTTTAAGATAGGATCATCATCACTAACCTCTTTGATTTCATTGATGTCGAGATAACAGCACTCTTCATCCACGTCGTCCCAGTCTTCATCTTCCTCATCGTCATCATCGAAGTACCTGCCAGAGTCGAAAGAAGGCTCATCATAATCGTAGTCCTCCTCTCCATCTCCATAATAGTACTCTTCTGGAATTTCCTCTCTTACGTAGTCTTCCACGTCTTCTTCAGTAATTTTCTGACTTGACTTAAACACGAACTTTTTGCCTACATGAACGGCACTTTCACATAATGCTACAAACATAATTCTTAATTTTTATTTATTGTTTAGTATTTCCAGATCTTATGCAACCTACAGCCAAGGAGATTTCCCAAGACTTCAGCTATCCAGATTAATTCAACTTCACCATTGCCGGTCATACTCATAAAATAGAATGAATCTGCTATGCTATGTGTAAATCCAGCCATGATGAAGAGTGGAATGCCTAAGAGTATTGGTAAGACCCTCTTGGATTCTCTATAGTGTTCAACAGCTGTAGTCATGATTATACCACATCCTATTGCTAAGAGAAAACAGTCGATTATCCCATGCTGTATTCTTCCTTCTGTTATAGTCCTGGCTCCTTCCACTACTTCTGGCATGGCAATTATACACACTAGGAATGAGATCAGTGTTCCCAAGATATTACCTCCCAGGATTATACCGAGTCTCTTCCAGGATTCCAATGACTTATGATCAAAGAATCCCGCTGTTCCTGTATATAGCCCTAATCCATAGTAGCAAACACTAATCAGGCCAAAGGAGAATAATACGGCTCCTATGATACCTCCGACTTTAATGTTTACTATGCAGCCTAAGGAAATGAATATTCCAGCTCCAATCGATTCCCTTAAAGTCTTACTTATCATCTAAGAGGTCGATTATTTTAAGATCTCCAATAACTTCCTGTCCCTGGGTAAACTCATAAAAATCAGTCTCCCCTTCGTCTATTAGGAAGTTATATGTCTTTCCAGTCTCATCCGTCAAGAAAATTCTCCATGATTCTTTGTAGGAGTGTTTCAATTTCAGTCCACAGAGCCTAAACACCAGGACTTCATCTTCCCAATCCTTGACATCTTCCTCATCAGTATCTTTCAGAGGTCGAATCGCTACAACAATATTCTTTGCATACTTCAAGGTCTTTACAAGGTCCTTATTATCATTCAATGCTTTCAAGGCACCGAAAGGTAGGGTTCCTCGTTTATCCCAGAGCTTCAATACCCTGTCATAGTAGATTCCCTCCTCCAAAAGTCTGTTGTGGAGTGAGAATGTCGTAAACCTATTCATTGTATTCTGAATTCCTTGTCCCATGACATCGAAACTGAAACCTTCCGGAATGATTCTTTCGATTCGGATTTTTTCGCCATCTTCACCTTGTCTGTCAGGAAGCTTATACTCTACTTGGTATGTCATAGTAACGGGATCATAGTCTGACATCTTTGTAATGATAGCCTTCTCAACTGTTGTATCCCACTTACCATCGGACGGGTCTCTCCTATAATCAATATAAACGAGCTCAGCCCCGACATACTTCAAGAGTTCACCACCTTCCAGAACCCACTTAACGTCTCCGGTGTTAAATCCATAACGTTCTTTAAATTCCTGAAACTTAGTTTTACTCATCGTTTTGTTTGTTTATTTTTATTGTTATACATATATCAGGAGTTGAGGCCTTCCTAAGCGCAAATTATTCCTTTTGCTACTAGGATTTTCTCAACCTCTTCCCAATTAATGAAAGGTCTAGGAGATAAGGCAGGGTCTTGTGTTAAGGGAGCCCCTAGTGCAGTATCATCTATATAAAGATTCGCAAATACTTTAGGGCTTTTTGTCCATCTAGTCTGTGATCTATTGAAATTAACCCCATACAGAGGAATTTCATGATCCTTAAACCACTTAACGGCCTCTTTCTCTGTTTCATCACTTCTCATTGTATGAAGGATTAGTTTATGTCCCTCATCAACAAGTTTCTTCAAGACGGGAACAGCTCCTATGTCCTTCCCTACTTTTGGATAATCATGCGTTACACATGTTCCATCAAAATCAATTGCTATAAACATAATAAAATAGTTTTTAATACAGAGTCCACTTCATTGTTGACTCCTACATACATAAGGAAATAAGGGCGGGAAATTCAGAAGCCGGCAAAATCTTAATAATGTAAGATGAATGTATTTAAAAAAGTATTATTAATGATGAAAAAGAGCGTTGATGTATTGAAAATTAATATGTCAAATGAGCGTTCATCAGAGAGATACTACGATCTATGTGGTGAGGAATTTGCTGGCTCACTTTGGGGTTCGAATCCCCGACATAGAGCTATTGCCTTAGAATCCACAGTCAACTCTAAGGTGATGTTTCAACTTAAAACTAGTTTTAAAATATGAACAAGATCGTAGTTTACACATCAAATCTTGATGTAAATCCCAAAAACATGGGAGACGTCATCGAGTTCGCAAAAAGAACACCGAAGTTCTACATTGCGTCTGTAGGGGCTAGTGAAACACTTGCCAATGTGAAACCAGGAGACCAGATTATTACTAAGAAGGGCAATTCCCTCTATGTAATTCGTGCGTTCGACAAAGACCTGGAGAATCTCTCTGACGAAGACCGTAACTATCTCGCCGAAATCAAGGGTGCGTACGGTGCTCGTAATATGAATATCACCAGTGTAGGTCAGATTATCAAGTTTGAGACCTGGTGCAAATCAGCAAAACCATTCATCAATTTAAAATCAGAAACAAAAATGAAGAATTCAATCAGTGGCCTCAGTGCCCGTCTTAAGGAGCTCTATACTCCTACTGAAGCAAAGGATGTACGTGTAACCGCTCAGGGTGACATCTGTGTAGAAACAAAGAACGGCTTCGTAGCTATCGACGCCAATGGTAAGCTCAACTCATACGTAGAGGAGCTCACTGTGAAGCTGCCTTGCTACATCATGTCAAAGCCCGCTAATGCTCTCCAGCCTGGTGATATTCTCGCCCTGGATAAGAGCTACGCAAAGGTTACTGAAGTGAAGGGTGACAAGATCTCTGCTATCGGCTATACCGGTGCAGTCAAGACCATCCGCACTATCAACGACGTCCTGTTCAACCAGACCATGGTACGCGTTGTCGTATCTCTCGCTGGCAATCTCGGCGGTGGTGCACTCAACCCTCTTATGTTGATGCTCCTCAGCGACGACGAAGAGAAGTCTAGCAAGAAGGACCTCCTGCCTCTGCTCATGATGAGCCAGAACGGTGGTGCACTTCAGGCTAATCCCCTGATGATGCTCGCCCTCACAAAGGACGGTGAAGGATCTTCTATGAAGGACCTCCTGATGCTCAGCGCTATGTCTAGTAATGGCATGAACCTTTTTGCTGGTCTCGGTGCTCAGCCTGCCGCTCCTGCAACTAACGCAACTGGTGCAGCACAGGCAGCTGATCCTAAGGCCGCTGAATAAATAATAAATGGAGCTACTTTACTGTGGGAGTAGTTCCATTCTTTTTGTTAATATCAAACTTTTTAGCATAGATGGAAAATTTTTCATGTGGGATATTAAGTTTATGCACAATGTATAAATGTGATTTTGATGGACATTCCATTGATCACTTTTCAGATTGTGAGTCAGCCGCTTGTTTTGGCGGTTATACTGGGCTTCTCAGGAAAGAAAAATACAGGCCACAGGAGAAACTTGATGTAACTCTGGATATCAAAATAAGAACGTTCGATCACTTCCTTGAGGATCATAAGGGAAAGAATAACTTTTGCCTCTTAGGGAAGAAAGATATTGAGGAGCATTTCGCTTATCTCAGTGAAACCTATTGTATCGATTGTTCTGTTCAGGTTTTCGGAGACGATTGGAAGGAGCTCGAAGATGATAAGTTGCCTGAGGAGAATTATTACCTCAAGCTTCATCTCAACGCTACTCCAGGACAGCAGGTATTTGCCCTGACTTGGTGTAGACATCTTTACGAGTTTCCGTTCAATATGTTCCTCCTTGATGCACTTCGTCTTAAGAAGGAGTTTGGGGAATTCAGGAACGAACACCTAGCCAATATCATCCAAGTAGTCGGATCTTCTTTTGCTAAGGTCTCATACTATAGAGGTGATCAGTGTCTGTGTGAGCCTCAGAAAGAGTTGATAACAGAGGATAGACTCTGTAAACACTTGACTTCTCACAAGACGATAACAAGTGCTTGGAATTCACTGTCGGAAGAAAAGCGACAGGCAATTAAGCCGCTCCTTTCTAATGAGGATACTTTGAAGAAGTCAACCTACTGGCTCGATCCTCAGACTTTTGACGAGAGGAAGAATATCTATCTCCAGAACTATATGTCAATTTATAATTTTATAGGATGAAAGAAAAAGCGATAAAAGTTTATGTAGTGGGTCCGTCTACAGGTTATTCTGGATTTATTGAGAATAAGGTACTTGTAGATAAGATGGAGGAGGCTCAAGTTGTATTGTTTACTGGCGGAGAAGATATCAATCCCCGTCTCTATAACAAGGCTCCACATCACTCAGTCTATTATACGGACCGTCGTGATAAGATGGAAGTAGCTGCCTTTGAGAAAATAAGGCCGGGACAGATTGCCGTAGGTATATGTAGGGGCGCTCAATTATTCTGTGCTTTGTATGGTGGTATCTTAGTTCAGGACTGTGACCGTCATTGGGGTCATGGCAAGCATACAATTACGAATGGAACTCAGGAATTTACTGTTACCTCCATTCACCACCAGATGCAATACCCTTATGACCTGCCTAATGAGGATTATGAGGTCTTATTCTGGTCAGAGGGGAGAAGCTCCTACTATGAAGGCGATGGTGTTGACCCAAAGAAGATAAAGGAATTCGGAGAGCCTGAGGTTACTGTTTTCCATCGTGAAGGTATGCCGTTGTGTTTCGGAATTCAAGGACACCCCGAGATGATGGATAGAAATGATCCGTTCGTTAAGTGGGTTAATGAGAAAATCCATGAATACGTTGAAGGATGAAATTACTGGGAGAACCTCTTATTATACCTGTTATAGGAACGGTAACGATAAGATTAAGAGGGGACAAGGATGTTTCAGCTCTATCTTCTATAAGGGCAAATTAGATGATATCTCTAGTAGGACGTATCATGTCTATGCCTTTATCGGATTTGGTTGTACAGTAAGTAATAACTGTTTCATGACCAAAGAGGAAGTGGAGGAACACCTGGGATACCTCAATGATATTGTTCCCCTAGAGCGTTATTCAGTTAAAGAGACAAAGTTTCCTTATCCTGGTACAAAAGGAATTCCAGCTTTTGATATATCCATAAAGCTTAAGAATCAGAGGAGAATAAAACATAAGTATGCCTTGACTTGGATAAGGTATATCTATGAATATCCTTACAATCTTATTCTCATGGATTCAAGGAGGCTGAAAAAGGGATTGCTTCAGGATGAAACGATGATTAATCTCTTTACTCTCGTTGTTAGATGTTTTAAGTGTAGTAAATATATGTATGGCGCAGGTCATGCAATGCCATTACCGGCTTCATCTGGTTTCATTTCAGATGTAGATGTTATCAAGAAATTGGATGGCACACTGAAACTTAATTCAATCTTCCCAACGACTTCAGTGAAGGTACCAACATTGCCGGGAGGCTCAGAAACCAAGTTCTTAGAATATTGGGCGGCAAATGAGTACTTTGATCAGAGAGCCAAGATTTATATGGAAGCATATAAAAAACTAAAAGGACAATGAAAAATTTAAAAGTTTACGTAGTGGGTGGATCACTTAGGTATTCCTCGTTTATCAAGGAATGTGAAGTGGTTGATGACATAAAATCCGCCCAGGTAGTGATATTTACAGGAGGTGAAGATGTTTCGCCTTCAATGTATGGTTGTAGGAAACATAAGAAAACATCTTGCAACTTAGAACGTGATAAGAAAGAGGAGAAGATCTTTAAGAGCATTCGTCAGGATCAGTTGGTGATTGGCGTATGTAGGGGATCTCAGCTCCTGTGTGTGTTAAATGGTGGAATCCTCGTGCAAGACGTGCCAGGTCATGCAACAGGAAGAACGCACGAGATAACAAATGGTGAGATGGCATATCAGATTACGTCCACACATCACCAAATGCAGTATCCGTATGTATTGAATGAGAAAGAGTATTCTGTTCTCTACTGGTCATCCCTCAATGCTGGAAATTACGAGGGAGATAAGGTAGACGGAAATATCATAATGGAAAAGGGAGAGCCAGAGATTGTGCTTTATAAGAAAAAAGGAAAGCCTACCTGTCTGGCTATTCAAGGGCATCCCGAAATGATGGTTGATGCCCCGGTTGTTGATATGTTAAATAAATTAATTGAAGAATATGTACATTGAAGATTTTACAGTAGGTTCAGATCCCGAGTTGTTCATTATTAACGAGAAGACGGGAAAAGTAGTATCATCAATAGGTCTTATCCCTGGAGTAAAGGGAGAACCATGGGTTGGTAGTGATATGCCAAGTGGTTTCGGACTGGAGACTGACAATATCTTGGCGGAGTTCAACATTCCACCAGTGACTGATTGCGAGAATTTCGTGAATAATATCCAGTATATGAAGGATTATATCACGAAGTTTGTGAAGAGCCAAAATCCTGATCTGGGTATCAGGTGTATAGCATCTCAGATGGTTGATGCAAGCCAATTACAAAGTGAAGAAGCACAGTTATTCGGTTAAAAAAAATAGCCGCCTACTAGGATTAATAGTAGGAAAATCGGACAAAAACGGTGAATAAATACCAAGAGTATATTGTTTAAATACCGTGATAACTCTGAGGATTGCGAAAGGCTTCAGAGTATTGTAGAGCGTAGGAAGTGAATAAATATAATCTTCCCAAGAGTGCCCGACATGAAAATGAAAATGTACGCCGAACTATAGCGAGAATTGGTGTAGCTATAGAAGTCTAGATAAAAAGCTAGGCGATAACATAATTGTGTGATCCTGACTTCAACGCATACACACTTTCTGAGAACCCTAAACCAGAGGGAACAGCAACAAATCTGAGAAGTGCGGGTCGGTGGAAAGGCCCGAGAGCATAGTAATATGTTCTTGAGAATAGATCAAAAACGGTAAACGAGTAAAATATAATGTCTTGGATACCGTGCTAATTATAAATTTAAAATGTTTATAACAGTGTAACGCATAGAGATTGAACCTGAGAAATCAGAATAAAATATCTCCACGAGTGATCTACCCCATGAGTTAATTGTGGGTGAAAATATATGCTGAACTTACGGAAAATATTTGGAACCGTAAGAACTGTGGGATAAAAAGCCTGCAGGTTAACAAATTGTTTCATATACATCTTGGATATCCGCATAACAATCAGGACGCATCCGTTGAACTGGTAAAATACTTGGACTGCTATCTTGGAGTTCCTTCTATTGTTGAGGATCCTGATACAAAGCGTCGTTCCCTCTATGGAAAGGCTGGTGCATTCAGACTTCAAGATTGGGGAGTTGAGTATAGGTCCCTCTCATCTTATATGATGAGGAATGAGGAGTCCTTGAGGAAAGTTTGGAAGGGAGTACGACGTGCTATCCATGCTTTCAATGAGGGATATGATCGTCCCGCTGAGAGTGATGTAGTAACGTGCATTAACAAGAGCAACGTCAACCTTGCAAAAGAACTCATCAAGGAGTATAATCTTGAGTTTGATATTCACTAACGGTTTAAGCTTATGTGTGGAATCGCAGGTATATTGAATTTAAAGCCGAAGAAATTAGATTACGCAACCTTCACTTCAATGGGAATCTTGAATGATGAACGTGGTGGAGACGCTTGTGGTATCTTCATTGACGGCGACGTAGACTATGGAACCGCCGTGGATGATCGGCATTTCAGAGATTATTTCACAAAGAGTACTGTCCTGAAAGAGGCCAGGGATAAGAAAGTTAATATCGCCCTAGTTCATTGCAGGAAAGCCTCTGTTGGTGGTGTAGCTCCAGAGAAGGCTCAGCCAGTTGTTCTAAAAGACTCTAAGGGTAATGTGAGGTTCGTTATGATTCATAATGGAACTGTTCACAACTACGAGGCCTTAGCGAAGAAGTATATTCCTGATGTTAAAATCGAGGGTCTTACTGATTCACAGGTCTTGGCTAGGATATTCTATTACAAGGGATATGAGTGTCTTAGTGAGTATAATGGTGGAGCAGCTTTCGTAACTGTAGATTATAGACAGCCCACTCCATTGGTATTGATGTGGAGAGGAGCTTCTAAGAAGACTGATGTTTCGAAAGAGGTTACTGAAGAAAGGCCGTTGTGGTTTGTTTATAATAAAAAGAAGGCAGAGCTCGTATTCTGCTCTATTCCAGAAATCCTAGAAGCTTGTCGGCCTGATGAAACACTCTATAGGCCAGTTGAAAATAAGCTGGTTACATTCAGGTGGGATGACGAGAAGCCAGGAGAAGCTGAAGTTTATGTTCATGCTTCCTATTCTCGTGATAAGTGTACCCAGACTAAGGAGTATACAGGAACGACTACCTATTATGGAGGTGGTTATTCTGGTTCCTACAACTGGGGAAGGTCTAGTGGTGTATCTTCTGGAGTGACAACAACGACGTATAGGCAGCTCTGCTCTAACATGGACACTAATGTTTATGGCTTTAAGACTGGAACGGAAGTGCCTCATGGAAGTTATAGCATGTCGAAGTATGGCTATATATCGTCGACCTATTCAGAGTATGATGTTTTCTTCTATCAAGGTGTTCCACTGAGGGATAAGAAGTATTTCAAGTTCCTCTGCTACCTTCAGAAGAGAGCTAAGATGACTCCTGAAAATTTCTTGAAGTCCTATGAGAATCTCGTCCGCTTCTTTAGTCTTGATAGGCTGTTTGTTAGACAAGGAAAGTACTATAGGGCTACCAAGATCAACGAGTGTGAGCTTTATACAGGACCTATCCAGATGATCGGGGAAATTAGTACCTTTGATATAAAGGATGGACAGCTTGATAAGGACTCTAGGAAAACTGGAGATTATGGAACTCCTTTCAAGCAGATTTCGGCTCCTGATGAAATTATATTAAGTAAATTAGGAAACGTATGCAAGTCATTGATGAGATAACTAAGAGATCCGTTAGTTATGGTTCTTGTAAGAGGATCATAGTTAGGTTTAGCGAGGAGGGTGAGATTATCTATGGCTATACAAAGCAGTGGAGAGAGAAGTGTATCCCTGTTGTTACGAGAGGTAAGGATGGAAGAAACGAGAGATCCTTTATCTTGAATACACCAGAGAATATGGAAAATCTCTTCTTCAGTAATAACTCTGGTATGATGATGTCCAAGGTAAACTTAGATAGAAGAACATACCTTCAGGAGAGATTCGTTTATGGTCAAGGAAAATTCCCCTATAGCTTCGACAAGAGGTATGAGGCAGTCGAGAGTTTTAACATCTTCAAGGATAGGCAGGTTGTCATAGAGCCTAAGAAGTATGTCCTGGCCGATTATATGCCTTACACCTTTGGCTTGGAGTTTGAAACCTCTGCTGGTATTATAGAAGAGAGTCTTTGCATTAGAGATGGCCTTATTCCGTTGAGGGATGGTTCTATAACGGGCCTAGAATATTCTACTGTCGTCATGCAGGGAAATGAAGGACTTAGCCTCTTGGAGCAGCAGCTGGATACTTTAAGGTCCAGGACAGCTTTCAATAAGGAATGTTCATTGCATATCCACTTTGGAGCTTTCCCATTAGATCCAGAGAAGCTTTTCAGGGCATATCATCTCTGTAGGATATTCCAAGGTGAGATAAAGACCCTCGTTCCTGAGCTTACATTCAATACTGGTGCCTACAAAGCCAGTGGAAAGGATTATTGTAAGCTCCTCCCTGAAGGATTTGAAAACTTTAATCAACTCTATCAGGGCTTGGTTGGGCGAAACTACCTTGGATCTCTCACGCAGCCTCATCCAAATGACGTGGATAGGTGTAGGAAGTGGCAAATCAATACGAGATATTTCTGGGTTAACTTCATTAATGCGATCTGTTATACGGTTAATAAGACGATAGAGTTTAGATTACTTCGTCCAACCTATAACAAGGGAAAGATCTTAACCTGGATGTATATCTTAAATGCCATCCTGAGGTATGCAGAATCAGACCTTCCACTCTATTACGATCCTAGGGTCCATGGAATTCCTGATGTTGATGGAAATATCAAGATTCATAAGGGCTATGGAAACGAAACTGTAATGGTGAATAATAGGACTGGAAGTGTGAGGTCAACTTCCTCAGGCGGTCAACTCTTCTTGGACGATGTATTAAAGAAGATATATCCAAAAGATGTGTTCGAAATTCTGGATTATAACATTCAGAAGCTTACAATCATCGCTATAAATCAGAGGAATTCTGGTGATAAGACTGGAGCAAATCTGATGTTTGAGGATGAATTGTTCAACGAAAAAGAAAACACTGTATTTTAAATTGATGGAGAAGTGGGTTTATGAGTTTTTGCGCTCAGACTCACTTCTTTTTCTTATTTATGATATGATACAAGAATTTAAGTTAACAGAAGAAGAGAAAAAGAAGGCTGAAGAGTTTATTAAGAAACATCTAGGGACCTGTAAAGTTTATAACAGAGCGGGTTGTCCGGTAGGTCCTCTTTTTTCCTACAAGTTTACACCTACAGGGATTGGTGTAGCTGTTGAGATTGAGTGTGATGAGTGTCACGAGACTGAAAATATTACGGACTATGACACTTGGTGAAATTGAAGCTTTATTTAGACGTCTCAAGTCTTGCCCCTTATCTGATAATTCTGTAGACTACCTTGAAAGAGAAGTCTTGAGGATGACAGACGAGGCTAAGGTTGAAGAGATTATGAACGGAGTTAAGGCCCTCATTGACAGTCATCCTAGGGTATCATCCTTATACGGACCATGGGAAGGAGTTAATGAATGGGATAAGGCCTATGATAAGTTCCTGAGGGGTGTCCTGAATAAAGCGGAGTAAAAAAAAATTAGCTAAGACTTTTTACGGTCCTAGCTTTTTTTTTATTTTACATTATTACTTTCTTTGTTTTCAGGATATCCATGTCTTTGAACGTTTTTCCGTAGTTTATTCCAACCTGATGCATAGCCCATCCTAAGGCAGTTAAGTTTCCTTCTCTGTCATATATCAGTGGACTCTGCATTCCGGTAATCTTAGGAAGAAATAGTTCAACTCCAGACTCTTGATTTATTGGAAAAGAATCAGTCCCACCAAACCAGCCTAGGAATGTCTTTAATTCACCAGATACTTCCCTGGGACATTTATAAGTCTCTCCATTCCACATTACTGAAAAATTTGGTCTCAGGATATAAGGGTGGAGAGGTACTTTAGACCCATACCCCGCCACACGACTTATAACCTTATTTCCATTCCTGAGGAGTTCATCTATGACTTCATCCTGACAGAATGGATTAGTTAGGATTACGAGTTTCCCCACAATGTACCCTATACTTCCTCTAGGATTTACTTCAATATTGGATTTTCCTGTCTTCCCTACAACACCTTCTCCTAAGTATGTTGCTTCTATTACAGCTTCTAATCCATTATTGTATATAAAGTACATAATCCTTTGTTTCCTTAATTTTTACACTCCTTCCACTAGGTTCCTCTTGTGTCAAGTAGATTACAGAGACTTCCCTTATTCCACCATCTTCAAGAACCTGTTTTCGTTTCTCAATATACCAGTTAGGAATCTCGTCCATTCTATCTCCTGGTACAATGCTCCACTTCGCTGGGAATGCTCTTTCATCCCTCTCGTCTGGATTTGTGATTAGGTAATTCTTTTTCATAACTTCATAATTACTTCTTCTGCATATTTCTCTGGGATAAATGACTTGAGTACCTTAAGTTTCTCCTTCAGGGTCTTAACTCTTTCATTTGTATCCCGGTTCTTTCTTAAGTATGAGATTGGCTTAGACATTACGGACTCAACAATCTCCTGGTTTAATCCAAGTTTTGTCACTATTTCTTTATCCGTAGCTTTTGGATTCACATTGATAATATAGTCTGACACTAATGGTAATGCCTCTTGCACACCTATATCAAACATGCACTTCTCAATCTCCTTGGTATTAACTTCCTTCGATAGGTTTAGGAAATTAGTATAGGTGTATCTAAGCCAATCTCTTAAGGGAATTCTAAAGGCTGATCTACCGTCTGTCACATTGAGTTGATATGTAGTGGCGTCATAACAACACTGCCTACATAATTTCTCAAGATCATCTATCTTAAGGCCCCTATTATTAACTAGGCCAACAAACATCCTAGGACCATCTTTTGTTGTCAGGTCATCGATAAACACTTGGCCTAGGTCTACATACTTCTGAATCTTCTTCAAGTTTGGTGTAAATAAGCAAGCGTCTCCCTCAAACAAGAATCCCTGCTTACCATCCTCATTGACGTAGGGACTGAGTTTATAAGAGTAGATAACCCTTCCCTTACCAGTCTCCCAAAGTCTCCTGAGTTCTGAGTTCTCTTTATCAATGAAGAGATTTACATTCGGCTCCAAGAGATTAGGATCATCATTTATCAAGGCTGCATATAAGGACTTCGGACTAAAGTTGGGATATACAGTACTAATGCCATATCCAATTCCTTGTACTAGGTTCTTAAAATATAAGCACAATGGAAATACGAATCCTAAGCATTTTGGTTCTAGGGCCCCCACCTCAGACTCCACCAAGGGCGTACATTGGAGTGTTGGCTTGATAATACTATAGTATGTGTCACTAAGCCTTGTCTTTGTATACCTGGGGGAGGCTGCATCTTTATCACAGGAAGGTCCCAGGATAGATTTTATGCCAAAACTTCCAGAACCCGTCATAATACCACTTTTAACCATACAAGCTAGGAGTGGCTCACATCCCTGGAGAGAGTGTCCATGATAAGAGGACATTCCATTAATCAGCTTTACACTAGGTTGAAGTTCCCCTTTTGGAAATTGAAGTGAAGACCAGATCAATCTCCTATAACTCGTCTTACAACCATCATGAACACTTGCCAAGGCCCTCTCGCAGTTTAGATAAGTAGCCGCATCAACAATAGCAGCTTCCACCTCTGCTCCGATAGGCTGATCTAGGACTGGTGCAAATACTTCTTCCACCAAGGCCTCTATTTTCTTTTTTCTTGCCATCTTAATCTTCAAATTTATATGGGTTAGTCAAGATACCTTCCTTAGCCAAGAGTTCCTTCCTGGCGTTGATATCTTCATTAAGTTTTCTCGCATAATCCAGTCCCTCAGAGGTTATTCTTATTAATCTCCTCTTACCTTCATTGAAAAAGACATCCTCAACTTCCCCTGTTTCTGGACTAAGAGAACCAAGACCTTTATACCTGGCATAATGTTTCTTTTCGTCCATATCCAAGGGGAATCCAGTGTCTTTATTGTAGGGATCATCAGGATAGTAGTATGTTTCCTTCCCCGTTGTCCTACTTATACCCTTCCAGAGAGGCGAAACTGCTCTATAAATTAGTCCCAAGTCGATCATAAAACTAGCAAATTTACCGAAAAGATAGATTAACTCATTTGCAATCTGGCTTCCGTCAGCATCCGCATCAGTTGAGATAATGATTTTTCCATATCTACTCCTCTGTTTTATGACCTCCAGAGCTTCTTCCCGAGTTCTGCAGTCTTTTACAACGTTATTAGCATCCAATCCAAGGCCAATGACGCTGAAAATCGTATAAATTACTTGACTTTCCATGGCTCTCTTGGCGGTAGCATTGGTAACATTGAGAATTTTACCTCTCAAAGGAAGAACTGCATACTTTGTTGTATCTGGTCTAGCTGCAACTAAGGATCCTGCTGCTGAATTTCCCTCACATAGGAATAATTCACAAGCCATTCTATCCTTTCCCGTTGCATCAGCGAATCCAGGAACGAGAGTAGCCTTGTTTCTATAGAGTCCAACTCCTGAAGTACCCGACATCATCTTCTCTGCTAACTCAACGGCCCCTAGGTCTCTCATTGATTCCGCATATTTTTCCAGTTTCTCATAATAAAGATCCCAATATTCAGGATTTTTCTTAAATACTTTCTGGATTTCTTTTACTACATCAACAAAATCAGTAGTCTTGACCTTGGTAATTGACTTTAAGTTCTCCTTCGTTTGACTAGAGAACATAACTTCATTAGCAATTATGACGACGCAGAACTTTAATCCTTGAGTTAGGTAAGAGTGTTTAATCTTATAATAGTCTTTCAGGGCCGTCTTAAAGCAAGATTCAGCAATTTGTATATGAAGGCCCTTAGAATCCAGGCCATTTATACTTCCATACATATCTTTACTTCCAAAATCTTTATCAATTTCAAAAGTTAGATACATATCAACCCTCTTATTTGCACTTGTATCCTTTGGTATGATAGTTTTTACAACTTCAAATTGATATGGCTTAAAAGAATTTACTAGTTTTTCACCATCAATATAGATATTAACCTTCCTACCATAGAATTTTTCTTGAATCAGGAGGAAATATTGAAGATTTACCTTAGGAATTTCTGCTTTTACGGATTCATAAATTTCGGGATCCGCCTTAAAGAATACTAGGGTGCTCATTCCCGTAGGTATGGAGGTATAGGTTCCATTACCAAACAGCCTCTCTTCAATGTCTTTCAACTTTCCAGCTCCCTCAAATGTCTTATACCCCTTCTGAAATACTAGGATATAATACAAGTCTTTCTTACTTCTGGGTCCTGCCTCTTCCCATATCTGCTTAACCTCTGGAATTGATTTATCATAGTTATCCTCAGTTATCCTGGAAAGAACAACATAAATCTCAGAGACTGCCTGAACAGCACTTGAACCAACACCATTAATACCGGCCCTTGCTGCAGTTTCGGAGGACTCAAATTTACTTCCTGAATGTAATTTACTTAGAGATAAGGCAGCCTGAGTCATAACCTCTCCCTCAACTTCTGTCAAGGTAATAGGAAGACCTCTACCATTATCTGCTACGAAATTAAAACCATTAAAATTTGTACTTAGTAAAATCGTATCACCATAACCAGAACCAACCTCATCAGTGGCATTATCAGTAAGTTCCCTATAACATACACTATAATCCTCAACAGAAGCTAGGTACATCGTAGGTCTCTTCCTGACATTCTCTGGAAAAGGGAGATACGTAATTTTAATCTCTTCGTCTTTCTTTTTCATACTTCTTATTAATATATTTATTCATTATTATTACTTTTTCAATAGTAAGGCGTAGAGTCCTCGGGGAGCGCAAAAATAAAAAAAAAGAAGAACGATTAAGCATTCTCCTCTTAACCGCCCCTCTTATTCTTAAACTTTTCTATTTCGGGTTTTATTCTTATAGCCCAGACTTTCCTGAACTGCTCACGGACAATAATCTTGAATGTTTTCTTGACTACGTCGCCTACCATGTCACTGATTATTCTGTTCATCCTTAGCCTCCTTTCTTTCCTTTTCAGTCATGTACCTTACGTATCTCTCGGTCTCCTCTACGATTTGATCAGCATAATATTTCTCTTGTTCAGCATAGTATGCCCTTTCACGTTTGAGGTGATCAATAGTGTTTCTGTAAATCTCTTCCTGATTTTGAGGTCCTTGGCCTGTATCAGTCACTATATAGTATAACGTCGTTCCAGCCATCTTAACTGGCTCAACAATCATTCCTGCTATTGTATCTGTGAATAAACCTACAATTCCCGTTACTAAAGTTCTTACAAATAACATAGTTTCAATATTTTTAAATTATTAAACATAAAGACCACCTAGGGTTTAAATTTCCGCTAGGTGATCTCTTCTTTTCTTTCACATATATAAGGGTTTCAGGTGTTTTCAGACGGTACCTACCTGTAAGATACATTTGAAATCAGTAACACAAAGCTCAATCTTACAGTCTTCCATTGTAAACCCATAATAAGTTTTTGCTGCAGGGTTCTCAACAATTCTATCCCAAACTGGATGTCCTGAGTTTAATTCCCCCAGAAACCTACTCCCAGACTCTTCTAGGAATGATCTTATAATGACGTCAAATTCGTCTTTCTCTAGGGGTTTCTTAGGCCTGGCAATTGAAACTGTAGTAACACCAGAAGTCTTTTGCTCTTCGGGGATCATTATATAAACTACTGCTTTACCCTTAATTCCCTTCCTAAGATCCAGGAGTTGATTTATCAGGGCTTCTTCTTTCTTTGTTTTCATACTTTTCTATAAATTTTGGGTAGTTATAAAAGTTTATTAAGTCTTCTAATCTCATTTTCTACTTCTTCAGCATTCTCTGGTTCTGGGAATTTCTTTAAGAGCCAGTTCGAGATAAATACGACTACCTGTTTTGCGGCATTATCCGAATTAGTTACCCAATTCTTTTCAGTGTTATACTTTTTTAGAGTTTCAGATTTCTTAACTCCATAATTTCCGTCAATAATAGTCAAGGAATAGATATCTATATCTTTAATTTTTATAAAATCCTTTATGATAGACTCTGCGTTATCGATTTGATTATCTTGTGCATGGCCTGCCTGTCTTATATACTTCAGGTTTAGGTAGATATAACAAAATTCATTCTTAAAGGAGTATATAATTTTGCCATCTATTCCATTACTGAGTCCTTTGATTTTTCCCATGGTTCCATTATTACAATATAAAGACCCTGCAGGAACTAAACTTATCTCACAAATAGGATTTTTATATTTATTATCGAACAGAGTTTTGAGGGTTTCTTTTAAGAAATCAATTTGAGCAGTTTGGTGAATTCCCTGTCGAGTATCATTAGCCTGAAATAATGCCACTGCCCAAGGGTCATTATTTTTTATTTTCTCTACTGATTTATTTACCCAGTCATCCTCACTGTCAATGTCTGGATGCTCTTGAATAAATATATGATCGTTATAATAATTAACTATCTTCGTCTTCAAGGATTTAGGTATAACAGCAGAGACTGACGATAGAAGACTTTTATTATTGAGTCTCTGCTTATCCATTCGCCGATCCCTGAGAAATTCCTCAAAAGTTTTCGCAAATATCTTTTGTTTAAATATTATCATAGCAATTCTATCTTAAATCTATCTAATACCATTTCCATTATACCCCTAGCTGTTCCCCAATCTAATCTCCTTCTATATTTACCATCAGACCTAAGGCCCTTGAAGGAGGTCATAAATATATCATTAGTACAGCTTCTATACCACTCCAGGCAGTCATTGCATTTTTCACAGAACAGATCTAAGTTTTTTACTTTGAAACCTATTGGTGAAACTCTAGTGTTAGATCTCGACGTTGATTTTACATTAGAGGCATCTATTTTATTGCCTAGGAGAAACTTAATGGTATTGGAGGTTGTATTATCTATTGCCCAGATTCCAATCTCTCCTTGTGGATCGTTGAATTTCCACTTGTATATTCCGTGATCGATAACTCTATACCAAATTAGATTTTTATTATATTTTCCTATAAAATTATCTAATTGATATACATAGAAATCATCAGATTCCTCTTTGTCAAAGATAGCTAGACATACAGGACAATCCGTATCATCAAACATTTTACAAGTAAGGGAAATAACACAAGTTAACCTTTTTTGAAATATCCCAGCAGTTATGAAACTTTCTGGTATAATTGCAGCAACATAGTCCAAATTGCTTAGCATTACCTCTAGGCACTTCTTGTACAAGTCATCATATGGATCTCCTTGGTATATAATTCCATTTCGTGTCGCTGAATTTTTAGCCAGATATGGAGGGTTAGTTATTCCAATGCTATACCCTTTTGGGAAATTTGCAATAGTATCCCTCTTTATAATCTGAAATTCAGGCACTAAGTTTGTTGTAGGTAAGATATCGAAACAGTTCCAATTATTACCTACCCCCATTAGTTTGACTATATTATTAGATCCTGCAAAAGGTTCTATAATAGTTAGTTCTGAAACGTTAGGAACATGGTTAAACCAATCTCTAAATACGGCAAGATCAAAAGGATTAGATACCGTATAAAATTTTCCAAGTTGTTTTTTACTTAATGACATATTGTATTATTCTTTTTCTGGACCTTTATATTTCCACCTATACCCAAAACCAACTACCTTACCATCACTGCTACAACACCTATATATGTGTCCTATGCTGATGGATTCTGTTGATTTTTTGCGACTCTTAAAGTCTTCCGGATGGCTTCTTACCCAATCTGTTAATTCCTCCCTGTTCTTGTATGATCTAATAAATTCATCGTCAAGGGAGTATTGATAAACGGTTTTAGATAACTTTTGCCTAGTTCTATCATTATTCATATTTCCAGACTGTGTAGTTATCCTAAGATTCTCCACACAATTATTATCCTTTACACCATCGATATGATCAATAACACTACCTTCTGGAATTTTACCACCCTGAATAAAGGCCTCCGCTACTAATCTATGCAATGGTTGCCTGTGATTATTTCTATCCCTAGTTACTAGGTACCCTAGGTGGTCTTTACATCCTATATAGTATCTGTAGTAATTTCCTCTTATATGTTTCCTAAGTACACCCAAAGATGAAATCTCAAAACCTATCAGACTAATCGACGGCTTCCATACCTCGGATTCCAATTGTTCCTTCCTAAACTTGCTGTAATAGTCTTTTATAGAACTAGACTCTTTTTTCCAGTAGAATCCATTATATGGTTTCTGAGCCATTATGGATCTAGTTATCATTGTCATTTTTGACTTACTGAAATTACTTGATGATAACTCTTCTATTAGATTCCAAGAGAGATCGTATTTCTTTATTATACTTTCTGCATTAAGTTTAGGTTTGGACTTATTTGCATCATTCTCGGCCTTTGATACAATTCTGAGGTTACTAATAGAATAATTCCATTTATTCCTATCAACATGATCTATTTCTAGGACAGTTCCAGGTGGGTAATTTTTGTCAGGAATCAAGAGATTTTTAGCAAGTAATACATGAACATAGTAGGATCTTCTGAGTTTATTGACAGAGAGTGTTACCTTAGGATATCCAAGATTCTCTTTTCTTCCAATATCTAGGATTTTCTTCTTTCCTACCTTGCCACGAATCTGTCCAAGCTTATTAATCTCATACTTACCTAGGAATACTGGATCTATACCTTCCTCTAAAGGTACAAACTCATCATCCGGTAAATCTTTATATTTTTCTTTTATCATATAACTGAAATTATAAATGACCCTGGAATCCTTTTATGTCGAAGAACCCAGGGCCTAATTAATTACTTCTCTTTTAAAGGTATTATTCTCTGATTATTAGATCCTCTGAACCTGAGACTAATATTCCTCTGGCTCAATATAAATGGACCATCAACTAGGAAATCACAATACTTGAATATCTCCTTCACTGTTACTCCATAGTCCCCTTCCTGTTTTAGAAGTTGTTCGTAGGTATGTCCCGTCCAAATCCAGATATCTTTTTCAGGAAATTTCTCTTTATACCACTTACACAACTTTAAACAGTCTGGAGCATTATGTGTCGACATCGGTTCACCGCCTAGGACCGATAGACCTGAGTAGAGAGGAAAACGATTCATCTCTTTCTCTATAATCTCTAGGTGACTCTCCGAGAATTCTGGAAACTTAGGATTGTCAAATGTCCAGAAGTCGATATTATGACATCCTTCACACCTAATATCACATCCTGAGAACCAAACTACTATCCTAACTCCATCTCCATTGGCTGAGCAAGATTTCTTATCACCCAACTTCAAAGTATCTATTCTTACTATCCTAGACATAATTAGATATGTTCAACACGTCCTTCAATATCTGCCATTCTTCCCTGATTCATTTGGTTAGTGCTGATATAACCACAAACTCGTCTACATGGCCTCAGCATAGTGGGAGTATGTGCAAACTCAGTTTCACCACATTCAGGACAAACAAACTGAAGCTTACCATCAATCTCCTTAATCTCAAATGCACCCTGATAACCACAAGCCTCACACGTATCAAGCTTTAGGTTAATTTCAGCGTACATAATAGTTTCATACATATGCTGAAGAAGGGTGATAATTGCAGGAATATTATTAGTCATATTAGGGGCCTCAATGTAAGAGATAGCACCGCCAGGACTAAGTTTCTGAAGCTGAGCCTCCCTGGTTAACTTCTCAAAAGCATCCATCTCGACCCAGACAGGTACGTGATAGCTATTTGTAATGAAATTTTTATCTGTAATTCCCTTGATTATACCAAACCTAGTCTGAAGAGCTTTTGCAAACTTATATGTAGTACTCTCCTGTGGAGTGCCATACGTCGAATAGTCTATATGTTCGATCTCTTTCCACTGTTTGCACTTGTCATTGAGTCTCTGCATTATCTGCATGGCGAATTCAAAAGCACCGCCTTCATCCTCAGTTTCCCAATGATTCTTGTCTGTTAGATATTTAACTGTCTCATACAATCCTACATATCCTAGGGAAATAGTTGAATATCCATTATAGAGAAGTTTATCAATTGTTTCTCCTGGTTTTAATCTTGCTATAGCTCCATTTTGCCATAGAATCGGTGCGGTGTCACTCTTTACTCCACGAAGCCTCTCATGTCGTAATCTAAGAGCCCTATGACAGAGTTCGAGACGCTCGTCGAGGATATACCAGAACTTCTCGATATCCTTTCCTGAACTCAAAGCTACGTCAGGGAGATTAATTGTTACGACACCTTGATTGAAACGACCAACAAACTTAGGAACTCCCTTCTTCTTAGTAGTAATCTTCCAAGGATCATTCTTATCAACGTAAGCCGGTGTGAGGAACGATCTACAGCCCATACAGCTATATACATTACCGTCCTTAAGTTCCTTCATAACTTTTGCAGAAATATAATCAGGAACCATTCTGTGAGCTGTACAATCTGCTGCTAGTTTAGTCAACCAGAAATATGGACTATCCTCGTGAATATTATCTTCATCAAGTACATAAATCAGCTTAGGAAAAGCAGGGGATACGTATACTCCGTTCTTATCCTTCAATCCTAACATCCTCTGCTCGAAAATCTTCTGACATACTAAGGCGAGGTCATCACGATCTTTTCCCTCCTCTACATCATCAAGATACATGAAGATGGTGATAAAGGGAGCCTGACCATTAGTTCCTTGGAGAGAATTAAGCTGGTACATTAGAGTTTGAATACCATCCTCAATATCTCGGATAGTTGCCTTCTCCACATTATCTTCTGTAGGTGCTATTCCAAGCTTAGGAAATTCCTTCCACCAGAACTTTCGTGATTCCTCAACAAAAGGACTTAGGTGGGATGCATATAAGGACTGGCCACCATATTGAGATGAGCTAATCTGTTGAGCAATCTGAGAGGCGATAGTACATGCGACTGAAAATCTATGTGGCCTATCAATCTTAACACCACAGAGAACAGTTCCGTTTTCAAGCATATCCTTTGCATTCCAGAGATTACAGTTATACTCTCGATTAGCAAAATAATCACTATCATGGAAATGGATAATACCTTCCTTATGTGCTTTCCAGATATCGCTAGGGATCAGATAACGCTCGCACAGGTCTTTAGATACCTCGCCAGCCATATAATCCCTCTGAACATTTAAGACGGTAGGATTCTTGTTTGAATTCTCCTGCTTCAATTCCTCATTGGTATCTTCAAGAAGCGACATGATCTTTTCATCAGTCGTGTTCTTCTTCTGATCTAACTGTTTTTGGTACCTATAAGTGATATAAGTGACGGCAACTTCATATTTGCCAGCCTCCATGATTGAACGTTCGACCAGGTTTTGAATATCATTACTAGTCATCGTTCTAATCTCATTCTTACACCTATCCTCAACATCTTTAGCTATCTTCTTTATTTCGTCCGGGGTAAATCTATCTTCAAGTCTTACCCTCATATTAGCTTTGGAAATAGCATTCACAATGTTTGATCTAGAGAAATTCGTCTCTGATCCATTACTCTTGATAATTTTCATACGCAGTACTTTTAGAAGTTATACGATATTCTTAGTGTTTGTTCAATATAATCCTTGGCGTTATCTATTCTCACCACCTGGTCAATAGCATTATACTTCGTTGTGAACTTAATGTATTTCTCCTGTAGGCTTAAGTATAGTTCAGGGTTATTATTGAACGTTTTCTTCCTATACTCATCTTCAAGAACGACGTCCCTAATGAAATCTTTGTCATTCTGAATCATAAGTATTCTCTCAATCTTAGTGAAATCAGGGAGAAGTAAGGATCTCTCAGCCCTAACTACATCATTAATAAACGAGGGCTCCTCTGATTTTCCCTCACCACTTGAAAATTCCGAGTTATAATAGTAGTAGAATAGCGAATCTGTTACTCCCCTCTCTATTACCAGGCTTTCCTCTTGGTGATTGTTCTCCATGAATTCTCTAAGCCTGACCAAGTGAAGAATTCCATAGGTCAGGTCATTATACTCAGTCCGGTCCTTATAGAGTCCAAACTGATAATACTTCCAAGGTTTAATGCTACTTTCCATAACCTTAATCCCTGGATCTTTTTCTTTTTCAGCCTTAATTGTAGAACCCTTCAGAGCTCCACTAAGGCCATAATAGATTTTAATTTTCATATTATACTTTCTTTTACTGAAATTTTGATTATCATACTTTCCACTAATAAGGCATCGCAGGTATTCTGAGCGCGTTTTATCCCTTCAAGTCCTTATTCATGATATGATAGAAAAAAGTTTAATTGAAGCAATTGAGAGAATGATTGAAAAAGGTTGGGATAAGATATATTTCCTAGTTGATATACATGGAACTATTTTCAAACCCTCCTACAATGAGACTGACCCTTGTATCTGGTTAGGAGAAAGTAGGGATGCTCTTAGGGAAATGACTAAGGCTCCATGGATTTCCTTGATTCTCTGGACGTCGACTTATCCATCCGCCATTGTGAATTCTTACCTCCCCGTATTTGAGAGGGAGGGGATAAAGTTTGATTATATTAACGGGAATCCAGAAGTCCTCAATGGTGTCTTAGGATGTTTTGATAAGAAACCCTATTTCAACCTCCTCTTAGATGACAAGGCAGGTTTCGAAGAAGAAGATTGGAGTAAGATATTAAAGGTAATAAGAAAATATGATTCAAGAAGAAGCAAGAAGGACATTAGCCTCAGTAGCAAGATGGTTAATTGAGACAAGAGAAGGAGCGGAATTCAGAGAGAAACGCTCTATAGAGATAAAAGAAGGTGAGTACTTGAAACTAGGAGGAACCTTTATCGGGCTAGGGAGGTACTCCTTAGTTATTATACAGAAGATTGATTAAATTCAGTCTTCTTTTTTTTGTTAGGGGAGGAAAAAGAAGAAAGGCCCTAAATCCCTTAGAACCGATCTTCTCGACTTCATCATACTCCTTCCTCTCCTTCTTTTTCTTCTTTCTTCTTTTCAACTCTCGCCTTTATCCTACCTTTAAGGGCTGAGGGAACTTCAATATTGTATCCAGCCCCTAACATCATCGCCCCTATACATACAATAAATACTCCACAATCAATCAGGTCCGTCTTTATGTAACCATTCGTACATACGTCCCAGATTAAGATAAATGGAATAACGGCTCCTACCACGAACCCACCAGTTATAGCACTGATGAGTAGGGCAAGGAGCTTTGTACTGTTCTCACTAAGGATATTGGGAAAAGTTGCAAGGAAAGAGATGAAGTCTTTAATCCACGTAAATTTGAACATACCTCATAATCTAAAATCTCTATATGATCTGTAGAAGTAGTAGTATCCAGGTCCTCCATTTAGTGTAGGTCTAACATCAACTCTCAGGACTAGGGTATCTCCACTAATCTCTGGAAGGTCAATTATATCCATCCACCTGAACTTTAGACGGTCAGGATCTCTTTTCGAGTCTATTCCACACCCTATTCCTTCTATCCTCGCTTTTCCCTCTTCGAAGTAGTTGAGGAATAATGGTGCTTCATCTCCTGACCTAGAATAACTTTCAAGATAGAGATCCCAAATAAACCAGTCTCCTACCTTTACTTGGCTAAAGGGAATCAAACTTAAGTGATCATTACCTAAGCCTGGAAACCCGAGCTTTATCTCGTTTAGCCTCTCCTTCATTTGAATGACTATATCTGGCCAATCTTCTTTATGGCCCCTAAGTCTTTCACTCTTTATAAGAACATTGTCATTGATCATATTTTAAATCGTATACGTATAAATATTCAAGTATCATTATGAGTATATCATCTACTGTATCCTTCTCCCTGTAGTCAACTTGTGCTGGTCCCCTATCAGTAAGGAATAAGATAAATCCACTTTTATAAGACTCCTTAGTATTCCTTACCATCTTCCGGAGAGACCATAAGTACCCAACTCTCTTCTCAGGATCTTTTCCATAAACTAGTTGAGTCCAATCTTTAAAATAATTCATAAGAGTCATTTCCAGATACGGAGATACCAACGAACTTATAGGGATCTTTAGAGGAAAATAAGCACCTAGTATGATTGCGAATTAGATCTCCGATATTACTAAGTCTGAATTGTGTATAGGTCAAGTGAAACCCATTCTCAAACGTTTTTCCCTTCGGATCTTTCCAAGTCATCATAATCTTCTCAATATGTCTTTTATCCTTGAGACATCTACTCCTGACATGCTCCAAGTTTCTAACTATGACCCAATAGTCTGTCTCCGTCATCATCCTGAAATAAGGCAAGGGGATAGACCTGAACATGGGATTTGATCCAGCCAAGGGGACACAGAAATCCTTTAGGTCTCCTCGGATAACATCATAGAACAGCCTCTTCCCTGTACCTTCAAGAAAAATCTCTAAGTAGAGGGAGTCAGGATTCTCTAGGATAATCTCTTTCATTGCCTCAATCATTCCATTTGTCTCCAAGAGGAATGACTTCTTTATATTGTTAAACTTAGCCATGTCTCTTTCAATGCTGATAAGCGTTCACAGGTAATAACCCTATCCCAGTAAATCTCCAATAGTTTCTTTAAGGTATGATAGGTGTGATCTTTAGGAACAGAGGGATTCCAGTGAAGTATCAAGTCCTGTATTTTCCCTTTATACATCCTGAATCCCCTTATAAATTCCTCATCAGACATATCATGCTGCCCTAAGTATTGGAGGAGTCTCTTGGAAAGATCAGTAGTATATTGCTCAGAATAAGGGCCTTGATTATGATTCTCTTCAATTAACTTCCCAGAATCCCAAGCCTTCTTCTTATACTCCTGCTCTTTTCTGATATTCCTCTCATGACGCTGTTTTCTTCTCTCCTTCTTTCCGCCTATAACCTTTGACATAATCATTTATTCTTTTTATAACATCTCTACATTCTACCGACTTTACTTTAGGTGATATCAAGTTCACTATCCCTAGGTAATAAGACTTCTCCTCTGTCATAGTCTCGGGCAAATCGTTTACCAGGGATAACAGGGATTTTCTAAGTTGCCTGAGGACGTGAATAAACTGCATCCTAAAGACATTTAACTGTGGATCCCCTGACTCACAACAGGCAGGAACAACAGTCAAGCGGTAGTAGATAATATTACGAATCTTAGCATTAATATACCTAATTCTATCTTCTATTGTTATCATATCAATTATAAGCGTTTCGGGTTCTTAGAATAGCAATTTTGTTTCAAACATCTTTTCCGCTAAGGTCAAGAGGTTGTCATCTTTCTCTACCTTGCCCCAACACTCCTTAAGCCTGTGAATATAATCCTTTGCTATAAACCAAGGCTCTTCGAACTGATAGTATCCCCTCATAAAGTCAGATAGGATATTAACGTGAGCATCGAATGTTACCGTCCCAATCATCTTATCTGTAATCTCCCTCCTGAAAACGGAATAGGTAAATCTAAGACCTGGAGACTTCTTCCTGGATTCGATATAGAGTGGAGTTAGGTTTGTAAGGTATTCAATCAAGAGCACCTTATTATCTCCAAACAAAGGAATAGACTTCACGATTTCCTCTTCCTCATCCTGTCCGGACTTAATAGGGTCAATACCTCTCTTAATCAAGGGAGTTTCTTTTTCAACTAGGGACCAATCTTCTACCAAGCCTGATTTTACCAAGAGTTCGTATGTCTCTTTTGTATCTGGCAAGGAAATATTCTTCTCTATCAGGCTATCATTCCCTATACTCAACTCTCCCATTACCCTAAGGAGTTCTGCATAATTCTCCTTCTTTACTTTCACTAAGAATTCTCTTTTAGTACACATAATTCAAAATCATTATTTGGTTTATTTATAAAATAATTTAAGTTATACTCTTCTTCAACATCTATATTAATGACGCCTTCATATTTCTCAAAACAAAAACCACTAGGATATGCACAGTGACCGTGAATACTGAAGAAACCGTCCCTCCAGTACTTCTTGGAGAAACATTCATCTACTCTATCAGAATTTTTGCTTGAATATATTACGTTTCCTATAAACTTCGGGCTTAATTGTTCTAACCACCTAAGGCCAGCATGGGTACATATATATCTGCAATCTTCCCTATCATAGATAAAGTGTGTCTTCAGCTTATGATTCATTCTCCATAGCATATCGTAAACTTCCGCCGCAGAGAGATCATTAAATTCTCTAGCTGTTGTCCCTAAGAATTCTCCCGGTATTTCCCCCAAGAGAACTTCAGAGGCTATCTTCTTTCCCCTAGCCTTCAAGAGGATATGACAGAGGTATTTCCTAAGGCGTAATTCATGGTTTCCTTCCAAGTATATAACATTTTCCCTAGGATCTGAACAGAGGAAATCTATAAACTTCCTACTTCCACCAACCTCTGAACCATCAATGTAATCCCCTAAGTAAACTGCCAAGTCAAACTGTTCTGCCCTGGGGACTTGTTGATTGAAGAGATTCCAGTGAGAGTGAATATCTGAAACATGAAGAACCGAGGCTTGTGATGGGAGAACAGTTGCATGATTAGAGGAATTCCAGTAAAGTTCAACCTCCTCATACGTTTTAATCTGTTGTCCCTTTATAAGCTCTAGTTGATGCTTGTATTCACTAGCCTGCTTCTTCAATGTATCCTTAGTTGGACTTATATAATCCGGGTTCCTGTACTTACTATGCTTCCCAACGTAATCCGAAGGTGTTGATTCAACATGATAGAAGACCTTATACCCAAATGAAAAAGCCATTTCCTCTATTGTGGTTGTGCTTTCCTGTTCCATATCTACGACCACTAAGCAACCAGTGGAGAGATGAGAGCATAGGGCCTTGATAAAAACCCTATAAACTACGTCATCATAAGACTTAGTTAGGAACTCTCGCTCTCCTTTGAACTCTGGTCGATAAAATAATTTTCTAGCGTCTGAAATATCCAGTAAGAAATTTTGAAGTTTCTCTCTTTGTACCCATTTTCTTTTCTTCTCTTTAACTAAGCCCTTTAAGATAATTAGTGATCTCATTACTCGGGCAATTTAAATTTCTGAAGTTCTCTAAATTTAGGCACAAAAGCTAGCATTGTCTGGAGTACGCCTAGGACACTTGTTGTAGCACCGGGGAGGAGTGGAATATTATACCTCTCACATAAGAACCTAACAAAGCCATAATTACAGTAATCGCTAGGACACCTAACAATCATCTTCTGACTTTGAGATAGGAGACTGAAATTAAGAAGAGGCATGATGGCAGTTGACTTCTTTAGGAAATTGAAGAATATACAATCAGCCACTGCACAATAATCCAGGTCAGCACTACACTTGTTAATAAATTCGGGGTTTTCATATGACATATCTGGATTGGCAGGATTCCAGGATTTACAACTAAGGAGAAGAAATTTCATTCCCCTATACATTATAATTCCTTTTCCAGGCTCCGTACTTGAAATAGATGCAACTCCCTGAGCAAATTTTGCAAACCAGTCTAATTCTTGTGTAGCTCCAATATCACTACTTCCTATGAGAGCGATCTTGAAACTATCTTCAAATCCTGGAGGGACTGGTTCACCTCCAGAAAGAATCACAACGTTTTCACTTATCTGTTCCATGTAATTAAAAATTTAAAAGGAAAAGTCTGACTTCTTCAATATCAATCTTTTCCTCTGTTTAACTTGTTTTTTTTTCTATACCCAGCAAGTGGGCTTTAATTTATCCTTATACTTTTTCCTTAGTAATCCAAGTTCCCCTTTAGTTACGGAGAGAGCAAAATCACAATACTCTGACGTACCGAAAGGAATTAGGTATTGGTTAAATTCATACTTACCATCATCCATTCCTTTAAGGTAATTTTCATAAGTATCAATGACTAGGAAATTTCTCTTTGCCTTTAGAGCTTCCTTAACATCATTTTGCAATTCCTCAAAACTATAACCTCCCCTGAAGTCGTACAAGGGGATAAACTCCATAACTTTCACTGTGGCCTTAACTGCACATGTCGTAAATCTCTTAATGATATCTACAACATCGTCCACTAGCTTAGAGTTTTCAACTGGGACCTTAGCTCGGCTTCCATTACTATCTGGAATAACTTCTCCCATAACAGGAAATGTTATAGCCACTGTCTCACTATCCCTTTTTTCAACTGATATACCTCTTGGGGCATTTTTATCATTCACTACCATACCATTCAAGCTCTGAAAATGCTTAATTGCTATCGGAGATTGAACTGTGATAACGAATGAATTAGAACTAGGATCAATTCCTGCAACTATCTTCATCATAACTCTTTGAATTAATAAAGTTGTTAATATTCATACTGCTTCCACGTATAAGGAATACACCCCTAGTCTGGATGCTTTTTTATGTAATCCAAGATATCATTCCCGAAAATCAATGGACTCTCTTTTTGCGGCCTCATTCCTCTCATCATGGCTGTAAGATCCTTAAACTTCGTCTTCTGAACTAGTTCCTTATGAAGATCTCGAATCCTGAAGACAGTAATTCCATGGGTCTCCTTTAAGTACCTATCTCTCAATGAGTCTGGGTCCTTAGTCTGTTTATCATGATATTCAGAATCCAACTCTACCGCCAAGTGGAGAGTCGGAAAATAGTAGTCAAGCATATAGAATTGTCTAACCTGTCCTTCCAGTCGATAACAATTCTGGATAGGGATAGGAAATTCTCTATAGACAGGCAATGGATCAAAGTACCCTACATTGATTAGGGCATCAAATATTTTTGCCTGTTGACTACGAAATTTCAACTGCTTTTTCCTAGTATATTTCTTAACCGATGTGGGTGAGGGATAAACCATTGATTTAAAATTAGTTATCCTTCCTCCCTTGGAAAGAACATACACTGGAAAAGGCTGTCCGGGGATATCTGGAAAATAGAACGTTTCCCTGTAATCTATTTTCTTTTTCATACTATTGATAAGATTTTGAAGCCTCCGGAAGCGCGTTTTTTTTATCCTCTCAGGTAGTCCGGTCCTTCCAACCTCTTGAGTAGGGTATCAAGATTCTTCAGTTGGATCATGCAATTAACACATACAACCTGACTACTCTGATTGCTTCCATAGGCTAGGTACTCTTTTCTAGTCTGTTCCCCAAAAGCAGGGTTCTTATCACACATGGCTTTCCATCTAGGATATCCGTAGAGAGGTTTTCCACAGCATCCACATACCAAGTCATTATCATTAACCTGACTGATATAAAGTCCATCCTCATGTTGAACAAAGGAGTGGAGTAGGTGGAGAATAAACCTCTTATACTGCTTAGTCTTATCCTTGTAAGCCCTGAGAAGTATCAAGGTCTCCTCCTCTGATGGCTGTAATGAACCTCTTGGACATCCTAAGGCTTCCCTAGTTTCCTTGATTATCCTGGGAAGTTCCATATGTGATACTGGCTTGGGGAATAAGTATGTATAGATGATATTTTTCTGATACGGTGTGAGTTCATCTATATTCTTCAAGGCACCAATAACAGTCTTCTCATCCTTTCCTCTAAGTAATTCTATATACCTCTTTTCCATAACAAATTATTAAAAGGGAACCAACATATTCCAGTCAGCTCCCCTTGATTAAACGACCTAAAAATCACGGTAAGTAGACGGCATTTGGAACGTTAGGGTCAATCACAATACTACTCGTGATCGGCCTCTGTTCATACACCGCAACAGCAATATGCTCTTTTGGAACCTCACGTGACATCACTACTTCATCAGGTCTAAAATAACCTCTGTTCTCGATGATCGTTTCGTTTTCTTTTCTCTTCATTGTTCTATAAAGTTTTTTTGTTATGTATCACATAGTTAAGGAATTCAAGGTCGATACTTTTCCAGGATACCTCTAATGGCGGCATCTTTCTCTTCCCTAGTGAGTGGAAGGTATGGTAGTCCTTGGTCCGAGAATGATGGCCTTCCTCCTCTATCAGAAGTATTAATCCTCTTCTTTAAGTTCTCGAAGTCATATGGTGGGATCGGTTCACTTCTTCCATAATAACTATGACTACCTTTCTGGAAGACATAACTATTAACTCTCCACCATTTCGACTGCTCTAGCCGGATCCAAGAGTCTTTCCACATCGGTATAACCTTCTCAGCCACGAAATTGATAAGGAACCTGTACTCTTCCGGAATATCCAAGAGCTCCTTATACTTTCCTTTGAAGGATCCTATGACAGATAAGGCATAATCCTCTATGAATGTTCCTATAGAATTCTCCGTTACTCCAGGGTCCAATGTCCAAACCTCTCCCATATCACAGCCAACCCACTTAGAGGATGAGTCAGGCCTATAGAAGAGAGATCCAGTTCCATATTCCCTTGTCTTCCCAGAACCTAACCACCCCTGTCCTATTACGGCCTTAGTTAGGTTTTCTCCCTTCGTCTTCATAATATCTTCAACAGCTTGAGGAGAAGATAGGGTGATCATAAGTCTACCAGGACCCCACTCTCTTGGTTCATAGTAGTATAGGTACTTTGAAGAATCCATACAGCTCAAGAGGTCTCTCATTGTCCATGTTGTAGGATTCCCAGGAGCAGCAAAAGAATTTACGTGGCCTATGTAAAGAACTTGATTTCCATTTTTCATAACATACCTATGACCAGGAATCCACTTTGAAGTCATAGAACCATTCCTAATCTGTCCAGCCTGTTTTGCTTCCAGGAAATCGGAGTCCAACATATTCTCCAGGACAGCAGAGATCCACATTACGCCACTATCCTTAATACAGAAAGAACCTGGAATCATAAACCCTTGAAGATTTCCTCCCCTCTCACCCACTAAGTTGAAAAATTCTGAAACCCCAATATAAGTTCTAACCTTTCCACCCTTACAGAGAGTCTCTAGTCCGGGGTGTTCTAGAATTATGCGTACTCTAAAGTCTTTCCAGAATAACGATATCTCATCATCCAGGTAGATCTTAAATCCTGAGTTTGGAATAGTAATCTCTGAATGATTCTGGAAATACTCTCTTGCTTTCTTTTTCCTAGACGATGATGCTTTTGAGTCGAGGAGATATGCTCGTGGAATTTTCTCCTTTGACCCTTCTTCAACTATTGCTAGGATCTCACTTGGTAAAATTAATGTCTTCATATTACTTGTTTAATGTTTTGATTATCATTCACATATAAGGACTTGAGAACCTTATAGGTGCAAAAAAAAAATAAGAACATGAAGTATTTTATATCAGGACACAGAGAAATTTCACAGGAAGAGTTTAACGAACATTACGTGAAGGCCTTAAGGGAGATTGTCAAAGAGGATCCAGAGGCAGAGTTCGTAGTTGGAGATTATCATGGAGCAGATACAATGGCTCAGGAATGGCTAAAGGAGAATATCAGGCCGGACAGGGTGACAGTGTATCATATGTTTGAATCTCCGAGGGTATGTAAAGATCCAGGCTTCAAAAAGAAAGGTGGCTATAAGACGGATGAGGAACGTGATGCTGCCATGACTAAGGAGAGCGATAAGGACATAGCATTCTTGAGGAAAGGAAAAAGAAAATCTGGAACCGCTCAGAACTTATGCAGGAGGTTTGAAGTTATGGATTAGGGCAAAAAAAAAAATAAAGGGGCTAGAATTTAACCCCTTTTTCTTTTCACATTCTCACCTTACCTTCTCTTTCGGCCCCCCCCCTGTTGGACTTTCTCATCGTCTCTTACAGTCAGGGTAATTTCTACCAAGTTATCCGGATCATGAAGAGGCCTAAATTCTCTCCTAGGTCTATCAATCCTTTCCAGTACTACTCGACGGGCATCATATTCCAATCTCTGTCTATTCTCAAGAAGGAAGATGTTTATTCTTCTAGCGATCTTACGACGTCCAATAAACTCCTTGAATCCTCCGAAATCTTTGGGGAGGTATGTCATTGCTTCCGTATTGAACATAAAGTCGCTCCTCACGATAATATCTGTAAACTCCTTATAGAAGTCCTCCATCTTGTAAACTTTGGAATATCTGGACTTCCACTTCTTCGTTATCATGAAGAATATTATCTTCTTGAACTCCATCTCTATATTCCAATTTCCTGCTGCGAGGTAGTTAATCTCATCATTCAAAGCCTCGCCAACTCCTTCTTTGATTCCTGTACCCACGTTATCACTGGTCTTACCTAGCTCTACAGGTACCTTGTCATTCTCTCCTTTCGTCTTTTCCTGAGGCTTCTTCGATTCGCCGTCAGCATTTCCATTACTGTTTTTCCATACACCAGATACCTTCCTATAACCTAGGAATCCCACTAATGAAGCCGTCCCCAGCCCCAATAATGCAATCGTAAACCCAGAAATCTTTTTCATATTATTGTGATTATTTATATTGTTATTATTAATATTACTCTTATTCATCTTTTGTTCATCGTAATATGTTATTGTAGTCATATTCATTTGTTAAATTTGTGTTTAAGCGTTTTGATTTAAATAATAAATCCATGTCACCATACTCCTCTTTGATTAGTTATGTAAAAACCAATCTCCGATTCGCCCGAGCATTAGTTTCACAGTCTTTAGTGCTACTCATCCACTATACTACTTAGAAGTTCTCGGGATATGATAGCAGAAAGAGAGAATATACGTCTTAACCAGTAATCATTGAACCCCTGTTAACCCCAACGTGCCCTTTATAATTTCTGGATATGGTTGTGGTTGGACACTCTCGTGAAGTTTGCCGTGGGGGAACTTTATCCTGACACATTCACTGGTTCTCGATAAACGTTATTCTCTCCTATTCATTAGTAAGGTTTTGACGGGATAGTAAAAAAAATGATGCTAGGTAGTTGATCATCCTACCTAAACACCTAAAGTTAACTATTGATTTATTATTCACTTATAAGGGTTTCGGGGTTCCTTAATTCCTAGGATCTCAAAACCGTGATCTTTGCTTCCGTCATCGAACATGATAAAAGCAGGTTTAATGACTAACCACTTCTCTAATTCTGTTGCCTTAGGGGTCTTATCTAATCCCAAGGATGAGAACACGTCTTTTAACATCACCTTAGCGTCTTTTCTAGAGTACCTTTTACCAATCTCAAAAGTTTTTATAACCCGATCTCTTATAGTCTCTTCAAGACTGCACTCTTTTAGCTTAGCGGCCAGAAGAGTCTCTCTGTATCGAACACCATGACATCCAGCCGTTCCAAATAGAGAATAGTAATTGTTAAACTTTGGGTCCACTTTTCTCAGTATCAAATCAATAACGCCTTTCCTTTCTTTATTTGAGTCCATAAATCTACAGAAAGCTTCTAACTTTTTCTGAAAATTACCAGTTGAATAAAACTCCCTTTCCAAGAACTCATTAACAAGCTTTTCATCTTCTGCCTTCAACTCCCTAATTGTTCCGTTAGAATAATTCTCTAAGGCCCTGGTAACATTGACAGCATCCTGATAATCCTCCTGTGCTACTTCCCATGCTCTCTCATAAGCTAGCTCGATAAGTGGGTTATAGACTGGATGATTTCCTTCACTGATACTAATGAAATCCTTCTCATAGGCTTGAAGAGATATTGCTGATCTACATTTATCTAGCAATACTTCCCTTTCCCCATCGTCACAAGTTCGATTCCAGATAGAAAGCAATTTCTCAGTATTCTCCCTTCTCTTCTCCTGTGACTCATCGAACTCCTCTCTCGTGATGATCTCGTTTTTCCTTATCGTCTTGTAAATTACTGTGACATAATTCTTAAAACAATTCTCCTCACTCCTCTGCCTTCCTACAATTTGAGGGAAGTCAATAGCGATATCAACGGCGAGACTCTTCATGTTAGGATCAGAGAAGATATAAGTTGATGCGCATGTGGAATAGAAATCTGCACCTATATAAACCGTAGATGTACAGAAAGTAAACATCTTATTCGGCTGACCCCTAAGTGGAATCTTACCAATAGAATGCCCAATCTTTCTGAGCTTAGACCTATTCGCTGCGGTATCAGAACAGAGAATATTAACTTCAGATGGTTTCAAGTTACAAGAATTTACAATCTTGATGATGTCTGTAACAGAGTTTAGAAAGAATACTGCTTCCTTAGACTCCCTGACCTTTCCATCTTTTACTAGGATTGGATATCTACCATTCCTAAAATTCTCTACATAATCTCTGGCTGCTACATGAATAGACGTAACCCTAAATCTCTGAATATTAAGAGGCTCTACAAAACCTGTCTTAGACCAATCCAGGTAATACATCGGTAGATTCTTAAATTCGTAAACTTTATCTAGGTAAGACTCCATCATAGGTGTAGCTGAGAGATAAATAACATTTGGACACTCCTGAAGTTGGGATAAAAAACTATTCTCAATATCAGCCTTAAGGAAGATGTCATTAAACAGCGATTGCATCTCGTCCACAACAACATACGTCTTAGATAAGAGTCCTCTATTCTTTAAGAAATCTTTGACATAATGGAAAGAATCATAGGTAATCATGAATTTGAATGGATCCCCACCAAAGATATTTCTCATGGTAAGTTCGTTCACAATGTCCTTAGCATCTTCCAAGCTATTAATGTCTTTGAAATCATTCTTGAAATAGAAGATATTTTTATCTTCGACATGTTGTTCAGCCTTGTTCTCTAAGAGCATCTTCCTTGGAGAGCAGAGGACTACATTGAGATTATTGGTCAGACACATCTCAGTGAATCCACACCCTGTAACACCTTTATCGACAATGCAATGCCCTTTAGGCATCACATAGTCTTCCCATTGGGATATATACCTAATCCCTTCTGGTACATTAATAATCGTCTTTTGCATAAAAATTCATTATTTTAAGTTAATTTCATCTCGGGGTAGAGCGAAGCTAAGCAGATACCCCTTCTGTTTTGTCTTCATCATTCGTAAGGTGTTCAAGTCTTGTGGATAGCAAAATTATCAATTTTTATAGAAAACCGGGTACAGAAGCTAATATTTATACTCTGTTTTTATAAAAAGATAATAGATAATATAGTATTAATTTATCAATTTTTATGGAAAAATAGGTATAGAAGCTAATAATTATACACTGTTTATATAAAAAGATAGTTTTTGATAAACCTCTAAAACTAATGGGGGGGGGGGATCTTATCAAGATCAAAGCAATCCCGTAGCGAGGACCTATGTGCCGAGCAGGGTTTGCTGAATCTGCCCGTCTTCGACTTCGGGCGAAAAAAAGTGATAATTTTCAGCTTATAATGTTAATTTTTCTAAATAATTGTTATTTTATTTAAATAAAAAAAACAGGCCTTCATATCAGCCTGTCTTATAACCAATCTTCATATTCAAATTTTCGAACTTCATACCCAGTTTCTTCCTCTATCCTTCTCACTAGGCTATCCTCAGCTTCCATTCCATGCGACATCACGATTCTTCCTCTAGTATTCTTCGAGTGATATAAAGAGTCCACCCCTAATGAATGCTTTAAGAGTTCAATATCGAATTCGCATGACCTGAAGCTTCTCTGATATTCATTATACTTATTATTCTCATCAATCACATCCAAAATCCTAGTTGTCGTCAATAGAGGCCCTGGTCCATGTCTAGTTATATAAGGGCGGCAGACATAATTTACTATGACCTCTTCCTTTGTTGTCCCTATCATCTCCATTGCATTCTTGGAAGTTGTATAGGAAGGAGTACAATAAGGCATGACTCCGTGATCCTGGTCTAAGAGGATTCCTTGAGAGCCTTCGAATATCATGTCTTCGTAATCTTCCTTTATATCCTCCCACTTCATCAGCCTCACATTCTTGACAAAGTATGAGACAGCATTAACCCAGGAATCAATAGAGAACCTTCCTGAAGTGACTAGGGAACCTTCACCAACCAAGCCTGAGTAGTATGAGTCTTGTATTCCTTTTAACTTTTCTCTTAGGACGATCGGATTAAGGCAGTCTATCATGTTCAGCCTATATCCTCCATCCACTCTCTTCAGGGTTGACCAAATTCCGCACCCAACAGTTCCATGTTCTCTATTTTCCTGGTCTATCCACTGAGCCCATACATCAAACGGAGTAATTACCTGACACTTAGGGGAATAGATTATCTTTGGCCTAATCCCTCCTAACTCCATCAGGTCTTTATACTCTAGGGCTGTAGTGTAAGGATCAACAAGGCAGTACTCGGACCAATATGTAGGAATTCCCTTTAGTGTCCCTGATCCGAAATTAGAGAAACAGTGTCTCAAGGATCCATGCCTGACGTTATGCCCGACTTGTGACCCTCCTGAAAATCTCACTACAATACACTTTGGGGATGTCACCAGGTTATTGACACATTGTCCTTTCCCTTCATCTCCAAAGAATGATCCGAGTACTACGTTTATCATAGGATTATCTGTTCTTTCTCATCATCCCTCTTTACTGGGGTCGTAGTGTTAGGAGTAAGGTTGAGATTATCCTTTATGGTTTCAGCGATGACAGTAGCTACTTCATTTGAGCTAGCCTTGAGAAGATGATCCCCAAGTAATTTCTCCCATCCATCCTTAACACGTTCAAATCCCCATGAAGCGTCAGTGATGTGAATATGGAATACATTATACTGTTCCTTAGCTTTTTCCAAGGCCTCCTCTGCTGTTATTGGCTTTGGATCACCCTGATAACCCATGAAACGCGTGAGTTCTTTTCCTGTCATCCTAGGGGCATTAGGTTCATCTCCCATAGTGAACAGGAAACCTTTCTTACCTCGTTTATACCAAGAATCGGTCTCAGTATGAAAACCTGCACAAACCCAAGCAGCCATGTAAGTTTCATACCTATTACCACCTCCTCCACCTTCCAAGGCAAAGCTTTGAATGGAATCGAGGAGTTTCTTTGTATCCGCCTCGAATTGACCAAGTTGGATAGGGAACTCATCGCACTCTGTATCTCCTATGGCCATGAACTCTAGGCATGGATCCGGAACCCCGAGTTGTGTGAGCTTATCCATGAGTTTTGGGAATTGCTCCTTACACATTTTCTCAGGACTCCTTCTCATCGATCCTGTCACGTCAAATGCTATGATGATTGGCGTAGTGTTAGGATGCTCGTCTGAATCCCTACATTCCCTTACGCCAACTTCCAGCATTTCCGGCCTGACACTTGTATTGAATGTCCTAGCCGCCGTATTAAGGCTGGATACGGAAGAGGCTGCATTTAAGACCGTATTACAGAAGAGGTCCGATGTTGATTTTGTATCGTATCCTCTAGTCGTTGCCTCTGCTTTATAGGCCAATGAACTATATGAACCTGATCCCATAACCTTTTAGATCTTAGAGAAGTCGATAATCAATGACCTAGCGAAGTCCTTATCCTCTTCTTTCCACGCCTCCTTGAAAAGCTTCTGGTAGAGATTGATGTCAGAGAGGACCTTCATCGCTTGACTATGGCAGGCTATTCCCCAATCACTGAGGACGACATTGAAACTGTGAGCCTCTATGCCATCTAAGTTCATAGCCTGAAGAGGACTGGTAGGGGCCATCCTTATGAGAGCGTCCTGAATTTCCCTGCTCTTCTTTTTAAGGTCCCTGATCTCATCCTGAATTTTCCTTTCAAGATCGATCTTAATGTCCTCTACCTTGTCATGGATGAGCTCTTCACGAACCTGTCTGAAGTTCTTGGAGAGTGTAGATTCAATTAAGTTCTCACCTTCCTTTGTGGAGTCAAAAACATTCTTAGTTAATGACTTTCCTTCTGTTTTTGCAATTTCTTGTTCCATAATTTTTTTTTATTTAATTAAGTTAATATTTATTTTCCACCAACCATTAACATAGTCCCATTAGAACCTGTCATAGTCTCTGGTAGTTTTCCATCCCATTTTTCAATCCAGTCCTCCTGTATAATTAGGGGAGATAACGATGCTGCGATTGTCTTGTTATAGTAAGCTTCTGCATCGGCCTTAATTCTTGTCGCTTCTGCACTTCCTTTTGCCTTTGCTATAGCTATCTTTGATGTCGCTTCAGCCTCCTTAACTTCATTCTCCGCTTTCAATGCTGCTTGAACTGCCCTATTTTTAGAGTCAATCATATCTGAAAGGGATTTAGGTGGAGTAATTTGACTTGTAAACTCTTCAACAATAAAACCTTCTTTCATGAGAGAGTTTTCCAATCTTGCTCTGACGTCAGCCTCAAAACTAGCCCTACTGCTCATCAAAGAGTCAGACGTATATTTGTTGGCACATGTTCTGTAGGCTTCGTAAATACAGGTCCTGATATAACCAGCCTCTAAGTCTTGAATACCTTTTCTATATTTAACGAAAATATCACAAGCCTTCCCAGGATCAATCCTATAAGCAATAGTGGGGTCCATGGAGAAAACGGAGGCGTCTTTTGCATTTACATTGAACGCTTCGTAGTTTTTCCTCTGGATGAAGATTGGGTAAGTAAAGATGTCTGTAGAGATCGGGTTATAAAAGACCCAACCCTTACATGTTTCTGTCACTGTTCCTTTCACATTGTTGTTAGAATCCCACTTGTGAAATTTAATTCCAATACAAGCGGAATCTATGACAGTTACACAATTGGCTAAGATGATTAACACAACTAAACCAATAACTGACCCAATAATGAGTCCTTTAAATTTTCCTAATAAATTCATAATCTCTTTTTCTTTAATGTTATTAATATTATGTTTCATATCACATATAAGGTGTTAAAGCCTTATTGATGGAATATGAATAAAACTATGAAAACAGTAAAGAGAGACCTAATGAGTATTAAGTTATTCTATAGAGACGTTAAGGAAGGGTGCTTGACGGATGAAGATGGTCACGGTTTTTATGCAGTCAAAGGGAAGGAGACTAAGATTCCTGTTAAGCCTTCTGACATCCTTAGTGGAAACTGGAGACGAGAATTTCAACAAGTAGTCTGGTACGATGGGAAATATTAGTGAGGAGAAAAGAGATGATACCATGTGGGCTGGTATGATGCTCTATGAATATGTCGAGTTCCAGATTAAGTGTAAAGGAATAGAGATAGAAGATAGGGACAAGTTCATAATACGGGGTTTAGAAGTCGCCGATGGAAGTTGGTTGCCCTTAGATAAAATTGTAACTTACATAGAATTGAAAAGAGGAGAGTCAACCTTTACCTTTCATATGTCCATCATGAGAAAAATGAAGGGTCCGGGTAATGTCTTCTTACAACCTATGAATTTCACTAAGACCTGTATAAGACGAGGATAAAAAGAAAAGGTAAGGCATTAATTCGCTTTACCTCTTTTTTTTTCTATTCGCCGAAAGTTCTTATATTCTCCATGCAATCCGGGTTTAAGATCAGGATACTTTCCACGTCCCAAGTGTTCATGCAAAATTCTATCCCTTCCTCATCATCAAATCTAGGTGAGTGAAGGACGCTATTTCCATTGTCGGTTAAGTAAACACCATCATATCCGGCCTCCTTAATTAATCCAAAATTCAGGAACTTCTCTCTTGTATAGTACTCCCTACTGAGACGACCTCCAAATTTCTTTAAGGCCTCCATATAGTCATCTTCACAATCAATGACTAAGAGTTTCGTTCCTTCTTTTAGATCAAACCTAGTGCCGTGATCCAGGTCTTCCGTTCTAAAGTCTTCTCCCCAACAAAAATCTTTCCAGCCATAAACACTATTTTCAGGGCTACACCAGAATCCTCCCCTCTTCGGTTTATTTGCAAAAGATACTATGTTCTGTACCTCTTCGAACTTTTCTCGATCGAATAGTCTTCCGTAAGTTATTAAATTTTTCATTTTTTTTTATTTGTTTTCTCTATATATAAGGCTTTCAAGTCCCCTCCTCCTAGAATAAGATGCCCTTAGTCTTTTCAACTACGACAGGCTTATCACCAGTGTACCTATCATTAGCAACAGCATCGTAAGCAATAGAAAAATCTCGCAATACCTTGAAAGTCCTCCTGATAGTATCCCCATATTCCCACCAAGAGATTTCATAAAGAACTTCTGCTCTCGATATGTCTTCAGGAATACCGGTGGATTCAAAATGCTTAACAAGATTCCCTTCCCTTTTCAAGGACTCAAAGAATCTTACTGTCTTAATGTCCAATTCCTGGAGCACTTGATGAGGTAGAGTTGAATATTGCTCTAATTCCTCTCTTGCATTAGATACCAGCCTACAAAACTGGTTCCTTATTCTCATTTTCGTCCAATTAAACATCCTAGTCAAAATAATATTCCTTTCGTTGCTATTGTATCGTGTAGGAGGTTGTTAGGTTCCTCATATATTCGTCCATTCCACATTAATTTCGTAGAGTATTCAATCTTGTCTATAATCCAAGATATCACTAAGAGATACTTTGCTGAAATACTTTCATAGTCTACTAGGCCTGCACTTACAACAAAGTCGCTTATTATTTCACCCTCTTTAAGATTTTCCATAAGATCAATAATAGACCTCCTCAAGTAACTGAGATTATCATTGAAGGAATTCCTGTGATGGCCGTAAGTCCCAGTATAAATCAGATATTCCTTCGACAGTTCTTCTATCCTTTTGTTAACGGTATCTCTAACTATTTCTGCTGTACTCATATTTTTTTTCGTGTTATTAAAATAATATTCCTTCCGTCAGTTTAGATTCTTTCACTTCGCCATTATAGGTGCATTCCTTAATGGGCGGTAGCCGTATTACCCTAGTACTCCCATTCATAAATTGAGTAATCCGATAGAAAGGTCCCTTCCTAATGGCCCAGGATACTTGAATAAGCCACTCTTTATCTAGAGTCTCATTACTATCATGACGACCCATCACTCTATAGTACGTAATCAGCCCACATCCCCGCATATTACCTAAATCAAGTTCAAGTTCTTTCTGTATAGAGTCTAGAGCCTTAGCGTTAAAATTCAGTGCTTCCAAGTGAGCATAAGAATTTCTTAAGTGCGTTGTAAAATGATTCTCGATATCTTTTTCTATACTATACATCTTTTAGAATAATATTCCTTTTATTAATTGATTACATTCTCTCTTCCTACTTTCTCCACCCTTTAGTAGGTCAATATCTAAGATATCCCCACTATTCATCAGGGCTAGATAATGGCCAACATACGGATTTCCCGATTCAGTCCAGCTCATCCTAAAGAAATACCCTTCGTTGAATAGGGCAGTATCCTCTCTATAACAGTTTATTACTTCAAAATCTATTATTTTCCCTAATAGTTCCATAAATTTGAAGTAATACAGAAATCTACTACGTAGTAATTCTAATTTATATTCAAACTCTCTCCTCTGGCTGGGATTATTGAAAGGACCCCTAGGAAGTTCTGTCCTACTCCACTCACTATTTATGCAAGTTGTGAGTTTCTCTTTAACTGTTTCACTAGGTTGTGTCATAAGTGTATTGTTTTCTAAAATAAAATTCCTTGTACTTTTTCATCGGTTTCATTATTATCTCCTATTTTTACGGTATAAGAACGTTCGTTTGGGTACACTACGTAACCGTCTACATAATCATATTCAGAGCGATTACGCCAGACTACAGAGAATAAGCAACTTTTGCCATCAGGAGATATTTTTGACTGGCTTGATCCCCAAGTGATTAAGCCCAGCTTTTTGTAATCTTGAATACATTGATCAAGTTTATACACAATCTCTCCTATTTCGTCTCGCCTTAATCCTTTTATGTTTTCAAAAAAACGTATCAATACTATGTGAAAATGCAAACATATTGTATTAGAATAAAACCCCTTTAACGTTATTAACACTAACAGCTACCGTATCACAACTTATACGAATTGGGGACCTTTCGACCACATCTCTAGTATTCATGAGCACTAAGTCTCGAATAAGTTTAGGCCTATCAGTCTCAGTCCAATATATCTCTAAGAATATATTACTATCAATGAGTTTACTGGAGCCATTGAGCTTACAATATTCTTCAGCATCTATTAACGTGCCCTTGGAGATTAAACCTGTATCCTCTAAGTCTGATAAGAACCCACGAACTACAGCTAAGAAAGTTGAACGAGCTAGGGGAGTTGACTTAGCTAACACCAAGTTCATTCCCTTAAGTAACTCGGCAATCTTTGGGAAAGCCTTACTGTTCGATATGACAGTACTTCCATAGGTTTCAGAGGAGGGTTCAGTATCTTCCTCCCCTGTCCTAATGATAGTTCCTACCAAGCCTTGTCCTACCAGGTTCATTTCGAAATCTACAGTATTCCTATTAATCCTCTCTGTCCAAAGAATTCTGAGGAGATTAGAAATACTACTATCATCCCTAGTTAAGATCTTATATCTTAGTGTTTTCCTATCCTCCTTTACTTTCTTTAGGTAGGTTTTGAATATCGTCAAATCATTACCGGGGAGTTTGCTTACATCTATAGAACACATCCCGGCCTCTATGGTACTAGCTATCTTACTGGTCCTAAAATAATATTCCTTTTGTTCCTGTTTCAGTGCCACTGTCGATTATAATTAGGTCACGAATAGTCTCATCTTCTTTTTCACCTCTCAGCCAGTTGAAATAAAACCTGCAGACTATTTTATTATCGTCTCTGGTTATTATATTGTGGCTAATCTGATAACTTGAGATTTTTCCATCCACTGCAAGATCAGTAAACATTTGATGAAGACTAAACTCAAGTGAATCTATATCTTCTCGCTTTATTGTTTCGTAGTCTTCAAAGAATAAATTTAACCCGAAACTAACAATGCCGATCATAGTGAAAACTATTCTTTAAAATAGAACTCCCTTAACATCTGACTTATCCCTTTCAGATTTTGGTGGTCCTATCTTCTCTTCATGGCTGTTTACATCACCATCTTCAGTAAGTTCTAGCCATTTCTCGATAAGCTCATCCTTTTGTTTCTCAACCCAGGTAATTTTGATCAAGTAATCATCATTCTCATCATCTGGATCTTCTATATCAAAAGACTCTACCCATCCTTCATTCTGGAATTGTTCAAGACGGGATCTCAGGACATTACATAGGTCTTCAATGTCGTCAACTCCAGGGTCAAAGTCATATAAGTCATCCCCCAGAGTATCCATTACTAAGTCAGGTTCAAAATAAGATTCCTTTTCGTTCATTTGTATTTTCTTTTAAGTTTGATATATTATTATTTTCCGCAACTATACCTGGGGCAAGGAGGATTAACTTATGAACCATGCTACTTCTCACAGGATCATATTTTCCTGACCAAAGAGAAGATTCAGCCCATTCTACTGTGAATTCATAGTTGCCTTCTTCAGGATGGAAGAAATGATCTATTACGTTAAAATAATGAATCCTTCCCTCCTCTTTAAGGCTTCTCATAAATCTCTCTATTCTTACACCAGATTCATGACGTCTTCCGAAGTTCCTAGTAATTTCCAGGGATTTCAGGAATAACTTAATCCTACCCTTCTCTCTAGACAATTCATCAGAAGAGAATTCCTGCTGTTTCATTTACTACTACCCTTTTAGTATTAAGTCCATCCCAGTAGAAAACTTTCCTATTTCCAACTTTTGTAAGTCGATGAGATTCAACACCAATCGAGGTTTTCTCAGTCCATTCGATACAGATCTCAACATTGTCTCTTCTATGTTTAATTCTTCCAGGATTATCAGGAGGAAGAATGTTGATATAATTTCTATAGTATGTCAGATAGAATTTAGGGTTCTCCGAAAGTATTCTTTCTAGCAATTTAGATACAGTTGCCTGAAGTACTTCGACATCAACTACTTCACTCATGTTTATACCCATTAACATCTCTAAGAATAATTCTTTTGCAGTTTTCATATGTTTTTCTTTTTAGAATAATACGCCTTTCACTACTAATAATGACATTGTTGGATCGGTTTTATCAATAACCTTACCATCATTCGTTCTTCTAAGTTTATATGTTTTGGTCTTTCCGTCAGGAGTGGTCTCTTTGCAGCATACAACGATATTGAGATACTTACCTTCATACCACCAACGCTTCTTTTCGTTACCATTTGAGTATTTTGATGGTAATTCTACAGATACTTCCAGGCATTTTATCTTGAGTTCTTGGCCTAAGGTCTGAAATTCCCTGCTTAATCTATTCAAAAGATTACGTTCTAATGTCCCTCCACAATAACTATATCCGGGCTCTATCGATACTTCCTTGAGTAGAAAATCTCTGATAATTTTTCTTGCTTTTTCCATACCTTAAAACAAAATTCCTTTAGCCTTATTATCTTTTTCTTTTCTGTCGGATTCGCAGGGACCATCATCATCAAATTCAGGGCGGTATAGGATTCCATCTTTTCCTATTCCGATCCCAAAACAATTATCAGAACGCCCTTCTTTCCAATGAACCTCCAAACGAAAATCCCCGTTCTCTACTATGTCAGGTGGGTTATTGGATTCATTACAAATAACCCTGTAGTCAGTAAGCGGTAAATATGATTTCATCAGCATCTCCAAGTACCTACTTACACGATATCCAAGCGATGTTCTAAACTTGGCTGTATTAATTGGCATCTGAGAGCGGCCGAGGACTTCGTTTGTTTCTTTCAACAGGATTTCACAAATATTTCTTGCTAACCTACTTTTCATTTGATTTTCGTTATTATTAATCATATTACACTAATAAGAGCTTCAAGTGGACTCTGCATTATAATCCCGTAAAAACCTTAATTATGTAAAGTACATTAGATGCAACATTACTATGAAGAAGGGCCGTCCGTGATGGATAGCCTTTCTTTTTTTTATTCACGAGGACAGAAAAAAAAAATAAGTATAGGTTCTTCTTTCGTCCTATACTAATAATCATGTGGTCCCACCGAGAATCGAACTCGGATCTAATCTTTAGGAGAGATTTGTTCTATCCATTGAACTATGAGACCTTTCCCTTTTCATATATAAGATTTTGACGGCTTCCGAATTCCCTTTTGTTTATTTATGAACTCCACAGCATCTGGGATCCTTAAGTTTCCTCCTCCTAGGGTTAATCCACTCCTATTATAGAATGTAAACCTAATCATGCCGTTATCCTCCTTCGGCTTTTCTATTGCAACGACCAAGTCTTCCTTCAGCCCTAAGATCAAAGAGCCTGTCGTATGGTTAACTTCGATACTCCAATAGTTTATCTTCCCTAACTCTCCCGCTAAGGTTGGAAACTCTGGAATTAATGTCTTCGGGTCTCTATTCAGCTTGATTGGGAGGAATAAGTCATAGCCGTCATCATCTTGGAAATGATTAACTTCATCTTCATACCGATATCCAAACTTACACCTCTGATAGACAAACTTCTCGCCTGTCCACTTGGCTATATCAGAATTTCTACAAGAACCCCAATACTCTTCCCCAACCACAAGGAAGTCTTTTGGGATTCCTCCTCTCCTGATTATGTTGGGGATTATTATATCGTTGTAATCATTCTCATCCACCTTCGGTATTGGTGGTATGTCTTCTATGTTCTCAAATACTTTTCCTTCAATCCAGTGTTTCAATATATCTTTCATATCACTAATAAGGAAAACGGAGGGAAATTTAGAAGCAGGCAAATTCTTATATATGAGGTTTAATAATAATAACGTTAATAAACAATGGCAACAAAATCAACAAAGAAAGACGCGAAGGAATCTATTAAGAAAACCTACGCAAGTGAAAAGTCAAAGAGTGCAGCTAAGAAGGCGCTGACTGTTGACCCTTATGAAGAGACTAAGAAAGCCGAGAAGAAACGTGTAAAAGCGTCTGCCGAGGAATTCATTAAGTCAGAGTTCGTATCAGAGGTCATCAAGCAGCAATTTCATGATCTCGAACAGGAGATTAATGAGAAGAAAGCCCTCATTGAGAATCTTTATGGAATTGAGGCTGAAGGAGCAGCTATGGCAGATCTTGTAAATGCTCATAATGTTCTTCAGGCTGAACTTGATGAAGAGGCTGCCAAGAATCAAGCTGAACGTCAGGCACTTAAGGAGAAAGAGGAACTTGAGAAGAAGAACGCCATCGAGGAATTGAAGGCTGAATTCGACAAGACAAAGAAAGCTCTGGACCTTGAGGAGAAGACGTATAAGAATGATCTGAAGGTAGCCAGGGAACGTGAGGCTGCTGAGTATTCTTACAATCTCAACAGGACAAGGTCAAAGGAGAATGACGAATGGGAGGATGTAAAGGCTGCACGTGAGAAGGAGTTGGCTGGAAAAGAGGCTGACTTGGCTAAGCGAGTAGAAGAAGTTGTTGCTAGGGAGGCAAAGATCTCCGAACTTGAGGCTAAGGTCAATGAAATCCCTGAGCTGATTAAGAAGGCTACAGAGGATGGAAAGGCTCAAGGCATCAAGGAGACAAACACCTCACACGTATTCGAGAAGAGAGCTATCGAGAAGCAGGCTGAGTATGACAAGAGTCTTCTTACAAAGGAGATTCAACTTCAGCAGAGTGTAATCGAGGATCTTCAGGCTAAGGTGAGGAGTTTAGAGGAGAAGTTGGATGCTGCATATGTCCGTAATCAGGATCTTGCTACAACAGTCGCTAAGAATTCTGGTGTTAAGGAAGTGTATCGTCCTGCTGATACTGCACCTTCCAAGTAAACTAATGAGAGACTATAGGATTGAAATATTATCCTATAGTTTTTTTTCTTTATCCCTGAAAACACTTGAAACCCTTATATATGTAATAGGATGAAAAAAAAAGCCTGTTACCTCAAGATTCACGAGAAGTTGAATCAATTTATTTTTACTTAATAAAATTAAATAATTATGAAAAATTTTTATATTAACAGAGAGAAGATAAGGGAGTTCCAGTTAACGGCAAATGGTGATGAGAAATATGATGATGATATAAGGCGCCAACTGTACAAAAATATGGAAAAAGCCTTATTGGACATGATTTTAGAGGATCATACATTGCCTGAGAAAGGTGATGCTATATTCGTCGAAGCTGAGATTAAAGATGAAAACGGAGAAGATGATTCGCTCTTATTAGGATGTTTCGTAACGGAGGTAATTTTGTGTAAGAGCTATTTTCAAGGTCATAAAGATTACTCTGTAGAGGTGAGTTTCGATGTACAGGCATGAACTCATGGCAAATATCCATTAACCGAAACCTGAAGAAGGGAGTAGGTTTTTTTATTCTCATAATCCTTTCAAAACCTTATATATGTAATAGAATATTGAAGACTATTACCTCAAGGGTTCACGAGAAGTTGAACCAGTTTATTTTTACAAACATTTTATATAACATGAAACGTTTAATTAAAGTTACTATCACACAGAAGTTATTGGAGACTGAACGTGATGATTGTAAGGGAAGTATCGGACAGAAAGTGATTATAACAAGATATCAATGGTCCGATAATGAAAGAGATGCCATTGGACAGTCTATGGCAAAATATCTTAATGAGATGCTGTTAAACACTAACCACAGTTTAAATGAAGTTCTTTTGGAGGTAAAAGAATCCTACTTGAAGTTTGAATTCTATTGCATCAAAGGATTTAAGCATGTGATGGGTCTCAGTTTTACAGCCGAGTAAAACCATTAATACTTCCCTCTTCTTTATTAGGGAGGGGAAGTCAAGATTATAACAAAAAAATTAAATAACATGAAAAGATCTATTATAACAATCACTGATTCGGAAGGGTCAGTTATTGAGAAGAAAGAGTTTTCAAAAGAGCAAAGTAATGAGGCCCTAGATTACTGGTGTGGTGTCATATCTAGGTATATCAGGGAGGAATATAACTCAGAACTTAAGAGGACGGAAAAGCCATCTGTGGTAAGGATTGAATTTCATAATCCCTCCAAAGGCACAGAACAGATAGAACTAGCTACTTTTGATGACTAAAACACAACCATAGGAGTCTTTATGATTGGGCTCCTCGACATAAGATAACAACTTAAAAAATTTAAATATTATGATTACATTTTTAATATTCTACTTTATTATTCCAATCGTATTTTTGGGAATAGAGGCATACGCAGACAGGGCTAAGGAGATAAAGATACTCGGACCATGGAAATATTTATCCTATGCAACAGTTATCACTCTAATCTGGCCCTTTGCGTTAATATACTTGATAGTTGAATTATACAAAAACACATGATGGGATAAGGGAAAGACAGGCTTGGAAATTAACGAGTCTGTTTTTTTTTCTGTCCTCGTGAATAAAAAAAAATACCCTGGAGTTTAAGCCAGGATATTCTTTTCACCTTAATACACTGCTTCCCACACGGTTCGGAGCTTCTCGTGTTCTTTAGCAAATCTTGTACACTCTCTCATTGCATCCTCTAGTGTATTAAACCTATTTTGCACTGTACTATGGAGGTCCTTGTAAGTATCATGCCATCCACTTGACCTAACACCTTCACTATAGTATTGAGAGTAGTATTTATTCTCTTCTTCGTTGTATAATACTCTTATTCTCATATAAACCTATCTATTACTTCATGATCCTTCTTCCACTGCTCGAATTCCCGTTTCTCTTCGTCGGTCTCGGTTGATACAAAGTAGTGCCTTGTAAACTGTCCACATGATGAGCCTATTTGTTTTCCAGGAGGGGAGTATAACTTACATCCTCTATCCGGGAAGAACGTCCTAATCCATGCCTCTTGCCTCTCGGATTTCTTCAGGTTTCCTACTTCATTAAAATTCAAGAACTTAATGGGAATCCTGTCGTATTCCAGAATCCTATTCATCTCTGCTAATTCTTGGTCTCCATCATTTACATCGGAGATCAGCGTATAATGAATCTCCACTTCGTTTCCTGTCTCCTCACGATACTTAACCAACTCCTTACATGCTTCCTTGACAGTTACCCTAGAGGCTGGAATTATGGAGTTTCTCTTTTCATCCAATGGAGAGTGTAAGGAGAAATGAATCTTGAACCTCCTTCCCTTAGAGTACTCCTTAATTACCCCCGTCATCTCCCTGAAATTCTCTAGCCGAGGAATCATAGTGGATACTGCAAACATAATCTCCTGATATCCAAGACTAGAATAATCAGCCATGAGAACATCCTTTATCAGTTCAGGGTTCAGAGTTGGTTCTCCTATTCCCATAAAACTGATCAGGAGCTTCTTCTTATAAGTCCTCCTTATTAATTCTCCAGACTCAACTCCAGCAGGTAGGCATAGTGTCTTAAAGAGAGCTTCGTTGAATTCCTCAATCTCCACCTTCGTCATCTTCTTATCCGACATGAATGAGGTTAAGTGGCACATCTTACAACCTAGTGTGCAGAAATAATGGGTCGGTACACAAACTACATCTCTGTCTTGTCTATTTTGAAGTAGGGTCATCTCCAAAACTCTACTTCTGGGATCCTCAAATACTGTCTTTATTGAGTTATCATCCCAATCTACAAATGTTCCTAATTTATTCATCTTAATTTTCTCCTAATATCTCCCATTGTAAAATAATCCTTGTATGCGTCATCATTCCAGTGTTTCAAGTTGTCTAGGAATATTTCAATCTCCTTCTCCATCTCATCTGGACACTTGAACGTCTTTACTGATTCCAAGAGAAATTCATTCCTCGGACATACATCACTACCTCCCACTTTAATTACGAACTTACCTGTTGAATATCTCCTACAAACAACTCTTGATAGGATGGCAAGGGATACGGAATTTGTACACTTAAACCAAACCCTATAGCGATCCTTATAATGTCCACAACAGGATTCCACCGTACTAACGCCAGGGAGAGAATTCATAGCATAACAGATTTCCAAGCATTCATCATCTATTCCAATCTGCTTATAGAAACTCAGAGTATCACCCCTACTAAGGGAGCTTCTTTTAAGTTGCTCAAAGAATTCTTGCTCGCCCACAGTAAAAATAGATTCCATGTAATTCTCAATCCACACTCCTCTCTCCTTCAATATCAGCGCTTTCTCCGTTGGACTCTCTTTCCCTAAGACATGCCAGTATGAAGGTAAGTTTCCGCTCCTCAAGAAATCAGCATCAATAAGGTCAGGCTGTTGATTACCCAAAAAGTTCATACATTCATTGAAAGGGACTGCACAATCAAGCCACTCTTCATTTCCAGGTCTTATTCCATTCTCTATTAGGTCTCTATTCCTTTGAAGACCCTGAATAACCTGGTCTAATTTCTCTAGTACTTCAATCCTGTTCATATCTCTCGATCCCAATTCCCGCCTGCCTTAAGAGATTAATTCCGTCTTCATTCTTATAAGGCTCATTATATACAACCCTCTTAATTCCGGACTGTATGATGAGTTTAGCACAAGATAGGCATGGGGAATGTGTTATGTAGATAGTAGCTCCCTCACTTGCCCTTCCTGACCTTGCACACTTTGTTATTGCATTAGACTCAGCGTGAAGGACCTCAGGCTTTGTATCTAGAGCTAGGTTATTACATCCTTCACAATGCTCCTTTTCACATACCCTACACATCTCACGATCAATCCTCACCTCATTCTCACAGTTATTATCAAATCCGCTAGGGGTACCATTGAAACCGTCTGAGATGATCTGATTGTCCTTCACGATTATGGCTCCGACCTGTAATTTTCTCGCTTTTGAATTTTCCGCACAAGCCTTCGCAACTTTAATGTAATACTTGTCTGATTCTTTCTGATTCATATTTTTATTATTACTATTGTTTTCCACTATTAAGGGTTTACTTCCTTATAAGTGTATGGATAATCAAGTAATTATATTAGGATGTGGAAGTGCTAGTCCAACAAAAGAAGGATTACACGCAAGTAGTCAAGTCATTATAATAGAGAATGACATAATGATGATTGACTGTGGAGAAGGGACTCAATATCAGCTAGCTAGGGCATGTATAGGTCCACAGAGAATTTCTAAGATTTTCATAACACACTTACATGGAGATCACTGGCTTGGTCTCTTAGGGCTCTTGGCATGGATGGACTTACAAGGAAGAGATAGTGTCCTGAATATTTATGGACCTCAAGGATTAGAGTACTTGGTAATGCCAACCTTAAGATTTTTATGTAGTGATGAAGGTCCAGGATTTAGGATCATTTTCCATAAGGTTCCATCAGAGGGAGGTGTGATTTATAATATAGGAGGAACGAAAGTAACAGCAATTCCCCTTCATCATACCGTCCCATGCACTGGATACTTATTTGAGAGGACGATTCCAAAGATTAAACTAGATCCTGAGAAGATTGATGCCTGCGGTGTCCCTAAAGAGCTCCTAGGAAAAATTAAACAAGGAGAGACATGGATGAACGAAGATAGGGAGATTACAGTGAAAGACCTAATGAAAGTTGAATTCTGGATGAAATCTTATGCCTATGTATCTGATACGAAATATGACCCAAGTATTTCACCTTGGCTTAAAGGAAAAGTTGATGTTTTATATAGTGAAGCCTCATTTATAGAGGAAACGAAAGATAAGGCTGAACTCTATGGGCATATGACTGTCAACGGTGTCTTGAGGTTGAAAGAGGAGACCGAAGCGAAAGAGCTCTATGTTGGACATATAAGTGCTAGGTATTCTGGAGTAGGGATAGACCTAGTTAAGGCGGAACTGAAAGGTGAAGGAAAAATAGTTAAGGAACTTCAAATTATAAGATTATGAAAGAATTTAAAAAGTATTGTCACATTGAAAATTCCTATCAGGCGGAGTATATTCAGGCCGTAAAGGAAAGAGTTAACAATCCATCACTTCAATGGATTTGTCAAGAGAAAGTTCATGGTGCTCAGTCCCAGTTTATAATAGGACGTGAAGGAGATTCCATCCAGGTAGGCTTTGGTAAGAGAAGTAGTGAATTACAGGCCGATGAGAATTTCTATAACTGGCAAGAGCTCCTTGGGAGGTATCAGGCCAATGCAATCAAGCTTTTTGAACTTCTTGAGAGGGATGGCTATGATGTCTCTAATGGTATCAATGCCTATGGAGAATTCTTTGGTGGTTCATTCCCTGGGGTTATCAAGAAGGGTGTTATCAGGATTCAGAAAGGTGTCGCATATACTCCGGATCATGAATTCTATGGCTTTGATATTTTCATTAGGGAGAAAGGATACATGGAACCTGAGAAAGCCATCGAGTATTATAAGGAGGCTGGTTTCTTTTATGCTGAAACTCTCTTTAAAGGAACCTTAGATGAATGTCTGAAATATCCATGTGTATTCCAATCTACTATCCCTGGAAGACTAGGCCTAACTCCTCCAGAAAATAACGAGGCTGAAGGTGTTGTAATTAAGCCCTGCGTGCCTCAATACTTCGGAAATGGTGAAAGGATCGTGATAAAGCATAAGAATCCAAAGTTCCAGGAAGTAGTGAAAGGCGAGAGGAAAGTGAAGACAGAGATATCAAGGAGTGAGGATTATAACGCCCTAGCTTTCCTGGTTCCTGATTATATCAATGAGAATCGCCTTGTTTCAGTCAGGAGTCACTTAGGAGAAACTAGGTTACCTCAGGATTTTGGAAAGATCATGAAGGAATATACAGCTGATGTTATCCAAGAGCTAATCCTGGAGAGCAAAGAAAGGAGTGTAATATTTGAGTCCCTTGATAAAAGTGAACAGAAGGCTATAAACTCCCTAATCAGTAAGTTATGTGCTGAGAATATAAAGGCAGTTTATATGTCTTAAGGGAAATAAAAAAAAGAGAAGGATCATCAACGTGGTCCCTCTCTAATTTTCTTTTATTCAAATCGTTCTCTCACCTTACTTTCGATAAGGTCAACGAGTTCAAAACCTAGCCTTGAACCAATAACGGCTCCTGCGGCTATTACTACTGCTTTAAAAAATGATTTTACCATGATTTTTAAATTTAAATAGTTAATCTATAAACTGTTCTGTCTTTCTTATCTTTCATATAATCATTCAATTTCTCCCAGACTTCATCGACATACTTCCGATCAAACATCGCAAAGTTATATCTCACCCAAGCAGGAATAAGGAAACATTCAATCATCTCCCTCTCCTCAGGATTATCAATATTATCAAGTGTGAGGTAGGTTATAAGTCTAATTTCAGCCCTATCCTCTGTCACTAATCCAAGGAATAATCCCGCTAATGTCTTCAAGATGACCGGAATTGTTGGAACTTCCTTCTTCTTAACAACCCACTCATCATTATAGCCAGGCATTACAGGAACTGACGTTGATTCCTCCGGGGCCTTATTATACTTAGTCCAGTCGAAATCATAATAAATTCCCTCTTCCTCCAAGGTGAATATCTTCTCACACAAGGCGTCATTATCCTTTATATCGCTGAAGGCCTCGTTTCTCTCCCTCATCCTGGTAAAGACGTGAGGCATAACAGAAACGACATATCCACCTTTTCCTTCTTCTTGCATCCTAGCAGTCTTGTTGCCTCTATAAACGTAATAAACTTTAGATCCACCAGGGCCAGAATTGGATGAACAGTGATACATATTTATTGCCTTGGGTCTGTCAAAACGTCCCACAATCCCTGACGTAACAAACCACATGTTATACCTGGGTGTCATCATGGAGAACCTAATCCATTCAAGTTCCTTTATGTCCTGCTTCTTCTTGACATAAGGCTTCCTAAAAGTATCTCTTCGCTTCTTCAGTTCCTTAATGATTGTATCTTCATAATCTCTGTGAACTTCATGAAACAAGTTTTCTCCTCTTGTACTTTCGGTTATCATAATCTTTTACATTCAATACTATTAATTACACACTTATAAGGCTTTGAGTCCCTTAATAGTGAAATGGGAATAGTTAATTGGTTAAGAAATAGAGTAATATTGCCAGAAGGTAATTATGTTGAATGTCCTGAAATATCTGAAAGTGAAGAGGGCATAATAGAAAATTTCTCTGATGTAATGAAGAGGTATTCAGAGAAAGAGGAGAAAAGAAAATCCGTTAATCTCTATGAAGGAAACAGCCTTTTCGAAGACTTGAGAAGTGCAAGTGAAGATTTCCTGGATCACTATCTCATGACTTATAAGGACCTAGAGGCGGTCGCTGAGGAGGTTGAGAGGAATAAGAAGGTCATTCAGGAGAAACTCCAGGAACTAGTATCCTTGGGGTTAACAGAATCTAAGACAAAGAAGGATTATCAGGAAAAGTTAAAATCCTATGAGGCTTTCGACGTAGAGAAGAATACAATGAAAGATCGAGCCACCCTGGTTAGTGAGGTTCAAAAGAAGATTAGACCAAAGAGTTGCTATCCATACTTCTTATCTTTCAAGGATTTCATAACAATTCGGGATAAATATGAGTACTATAGTCCAAAGCCATTATCCACTTATACAGGTACCGTAGGGGAGGAGATTATCAAGACCCTACAAGAGTTGAAAAAGGGATTAGGTGGATTAATTTCACAGATAGGGACCTGGAAGAAAGAGGCTAAGGATAACCTATTGAAGCCAGAACAAGAACTGGTAAAAACGGGATTCATTAAAAACATACGTAGTCTTAACAGGTTTGGGGACCCGACTACAGACCTCATTGATGGATGCCTAGCATTAATGAAAGATAGTAATGGGTTCTATATATCTGAAACAAGTGTCGAGTTTAGGGAATCATCAGACTGGGAAAAGAGAATAAGGGGTTATGACACCTACATACACCTAAATTCCCCTGTTGAAAATCCGATATTTCCCATTCCGGATGGCTATGTAAAAAGGGGTAGGGATAACTCGTCAAGCGTAGCAAAGATTAGTGACCCTCCGTATATGTCATCAAAGAAAGGGGGAGCCGTCATTAGTGTTTTTCCCATGGCAAGATGGAATTATTATATTAGGTAATTTAGAAGAATATGATCAGGATTAAAAGTATTACAGATGTTATTACAAATTCATCAACAGAGGTCTATGCTTACTACGATGATGACAGCCTAGAGAAGATCAAGGAGTTCATCAACTTAGTCATAACCGTATCTGAAGGACATGGAACTGTTGACGGATATTTTGAGATTGGGTTTGTCCTGGAGGAGAATGAGTTGGAAGTTGCAAGACATTTCTGGAAAGAGGAGAGTGATGAACCATTTCCAGAGAATGATCCTATGCCATTCATCTTCGAGTGGAATAGAGAAGCTTGGAAGACGAAGGGTAAAGATATCATTCAGCTCCTTCCACTCATCAAGGCTAAAACCCCAGAGTATGAGGAACAGGCAAAGAGATTAACAAACTGTATCAGAGAGGTGAGAAAATTTGATACATTCTATGTGTATTAAAAGAAAAAGAAGAGGGACATTATGAATCCCTTTTCTTTTTATTCTTGTATTGTTCTATTGCAACCTTAATCTGTTCATCCTTGGGAAGAGTTGGTTTGAGTGGGTTGACTAGTCTTCCATATCTTCTCACAAAATATGCCAACGTATACCTTACAATATCCCCTAGCATTTCATGATCTTCCTCATCAAACTCACTGGACATATAATAAACCTCCCATTCACCAAGAAGGAAGTTGATTGGTAGTAAGAATCCTTCAACCTTTGCGGTAACCTTGATTAATAGTTTATTGTCACTCTTCCTTCTAACCAGGTCATCACGCCCAGCCACAAACCTATCTTTCCATATCCTATAATCAACGTATGGGATTGACAAGGAGGTATCAAACATCTTCTCATCTCCGTTATAAAGTTCCCAATCAACCTCAACGTCTTTATTACCATACATCATCTTATATTCAGGGTGGAACACTTCTTCTATGAATCTTCCTAGGGCACCTCTACCGGTTCCTGAATATACTAGGACAATTCTTTCTTCACTGTCTATGGCTAGGATTTGGTTATTGAAGAGGAATGTATCACCTATCTTTAACTCCGTGACTCTCTCCTTCTGCTCTTCATAGATGTTTACCTTAACCTTCTCACCATCGACTTCCTGCTCCACCGTCTCTACCAAGGATACAGGCATCTTACAGAAATCCCATTCTATGAGATAATTTAATTTATCTAAGAGGTTGGGTTCTTCATAATGGTCCAGGCCTTTTCCACAGCCTGCCTTATACTTCTGTGATGTCAGTTCAATTATCATAAGCCAAGTTCTTTTATCTTAGGACCAATCAAGAACCTTACTATTTCTTTTTCCTCCTCCGACTTAATTTCAGAACATTCCATACCCAAGGTATCATAGGCATCAAGGGGAGCTGAAATCTTAGTTAGGCCACAACATTCCCAATCAATGATAAGGCCTAGGACATCAAGCTTATTCCACCCATGTAGTCGCCCATATTCTAGGTGATGCTTTGAATGAGTCCTATGAAATTTCTGAACCCTCTTATAAGGCCACACTAATTTCAACCAGGGCTTCTCGATATCATGTAAGAGAAACCTAAGCCTCCAACATCCTAAGTTTAAAGCAGTCAGTTGAAAAGCACACCAATGAGCAAACCAATACTTAAAACTGCTCCTCTCTTCTTTTGTAAATGCCCTGACCTCTTTATATTCCTTCCTAAGGTCATCATAGGAAGAATACCACTTTGGATCTCCCTCAATCCTGTACCTCCCCTGTGGTGTCTTAGTCTCTACCGTCGATAATTTCTTATATTGTCCTCTCTTAGCAAAATATTCTGTTATCATATCCTTCTTCTCCTATTGTCTTTTGGAAATCTTAGGTCAAACTGATATTTCATTAGTCTTTCCCATAGGCCGAATATCATGTTAGTTTTCCCACGTTCACATCCCAGTTGATAAGAATCTGGACCAAGGAATCTGACGGTATCCCCCATGACGGTTTTCCACTTAACAGAATTTCCGTTTGCTCCCTCCAAGAGTTTCAGGGAATAGGCAACATATAATTTACCTCGTCCACTCTTTATCGTCTTCTCTGTCCAGTCCCAAACTTCTTCAGCAAAAAGTCTCTCTTCACTCGTCCTCTGCATCTTAGCGTACTCCTCTTTCGTTCCAAGGAGCTTAACGTCAACATAGTATCTGCCTTTCCCTGCAGGACATTCACTACCTGGAAAGACATCGAACTTACACTTTCCCCCAGAATAGAACAAACAGGACTTACATTTATTTTCTTCTGTCACTTCACCTTGACATCTAGCTCTTTCACACATTCTCGTACTTTCCTCAACAATAGCCTTTGTAACTACCATCTGTGTCAGTTTTATTACGTCTGTTATGAATTTTTTGTCTGTTACAATGTTATATGCATTTTTTATATTCCTTACAAAATTTTTTACTGAAGATACCATACAAACAATTCTTTTTCATGTTTTATTTTGCTAACTTTATATCACTGGGCATTCTCAGGTCACCTCTTGGACTAAGACTAATACTTCCGATCTTAGATCCATCAGGCAGACATGAACGTTTAAATTGCTGAGAATAGAACCGCTTTATAAACACCTTATACCACTTGGCCATCTCCTCCTTGGAATACCTCTCTATCAAGTTCGAGTGGAGTCCTAAGAACATAATCTTACTCTCACCGAATCCGTGACGAAGTGTATTATAGAGGAAGAAATCATGAAGTTCGTATGGTCCAATGATATCTTCTGTAACTTGAGCTCCTTCACCCTCTGCTCCTGTTCCCGTAAGTTCTGGAGATACTGGAGTTGAGAGGATTTCATTCAAGATTCCCTCTAGGACTGGATGACTTTCTCCATAGGATCTAATCAGGGCTTTAACCAGTGTCTTGGGAACTCCAGCGTTGACACCATACATTGACATATGATCGGCGTTATAAGTACACCACCCTAAGGCCAACTCAGACATATCACCAGTTCCGATAACAAGGCCACCTTCCATATTGGCTATGTTCATTAAGATCTGAGTTCTTGTTCTTGCCTGAATATTCTCAAACGTGACATCCTCAACCTCAGGATCATGACCTATAGCTCTCATTTCAGCTTGGCAGATCTCTTTTATATCCACCACCTTAGGGGCAATACCGAGGGCTTCCATTAAGATCAAGGAATTTCCAAACGTCCTCTTACTTGTTGCGAAGCCAGGCATTGTTATTCCTATGATATCCTCCACAGGTCTCCCTAGGTACTTCATAGCATCTACAGCCACGAGGAGAGCCCATGTTGAATCAGAACCGCCTGAGACCCCAATTACAGGCCTAAGTCCGGTATGTTGAAGTCTCTTTGCTAGGGCCCTTGTCTGAATACTGAGAATATCCTGATAATTCTTTGGATTGGCAAATGGATATCCGTTCCAAGTCCTAAGAGTCTCGGGTACATTTCTATCCATTGGAGTTGGGTCAAGCTCTATTACGTCAACCCTAGGCCTCTTTGTTATTGCCCTTGCGAAACTACAGAAAGTCGTATTCGTTCTCCTCTCATTTCTCAAGGATTCAAGATCAAAGTCCGTAATGAAGAGGCTGTCTTGAATGGGCTTAGAAATCTCCTTACCATTTTCATAAGAGAATGTCTTGCCCAGGAAAACGACATCTTGGCTACTTTCTCCAAATCCACAACTTACATAGGAATAACCACAGATCAACTTCTCACTATGCTGCTGGAGAAGTCTCTTAAGGTACTCTGTTTTTCCAACCAATTCTGTAGAGGCTGACAGGTTGAAGATAATCTCTGCACCTGCCCCAGCCATACATACAGACGGCGGTAGTGGAGCCCAAACATCTTCACAGACTTCAACACCAAACTTAAAGTCCTCTGTCTCGAAGATCTTCAGTTTTCCCGAATCCTCTGTAAACCAGCGCTCTTCATAGAATTCCTTATAGCCAGGGAGGTTGCGTTTTCCTATAACTTCCATGTCCTCATTCTGAATAACCACTGCGGCATTCAAGAGAAAACCGTTCTTCCTGACTGGAGCTCCGACAATAATCACTAAGCCTGGATACTCCTTTGATGCTCTCTTAATCTCCTCAACGCCATTTTCAGCGTCCCCTATAAGGTCTTCTTGGAGAAAGAGATCCTGACATGTGTATCCAGTCACACATAGTTCAGGAAATAGAACAACATCAGCACCTTCTTTATATGCTTTATCTACAAACGTTAGAATCTCCTTAACGTTTTCCTTTACATTTCCTAAGTTCACACTAGGAATTGCTGTTGCTACTCTAATAAATTTAAAATCTCTTTTATACATATTGTGTTTCTAATTAAATTAATACTACACCTATAAGGTTTTTAGACGTAATCAAGAAGGCTTCCAACATGTCTTTGCAATGATGTAATGTGGATATTATCACCGGCTTCTATTAGTTTAACCTTCATGCCTGTAATCTCCATAAGCGAATCTATATCCTTTCCTCCTTTACCTATTATCAATCCTGGTCTAGAGGTTACGATATATAGGGCGTCATCAAATACAAAGAAGTCCACCACCCAGATTAAGGCTAGTCCAGATTTGTCTACTTCCGCAAACCAACTAGCCATCATTTTAATCACGTCTCTTAACTTATCCTTATCTTCCACCAAGCTAACCAGGAATCTCCACCTAGTATAATTCTTAAACATCCTAGTTTGATGTTTATCCTTCTCTTTTCTTACTATGTACTTAATTATTCTTTTCATATCACGTATAAGGAAAAGAGGAGAAAACCTTATAGGTGAAACTGTTTAATAGTGTAAAAAAATATGAAAGTAATTAACTTAGTTGGTGGACCCGGATGTGGAAAATCAACAACAGCAGCGGGATTATTTTACGAGTTGAAGAAGAGAGATTATTCAGTGGAACTTGTAACTGAATACGCAAAGTCTAGAGTTTGGGAAGATAGCTTGATGACGTTGAAAGACCAGATTTATGTATTTGGCAAACAACATCACATGCAATGGAAACTCCTGGATAAGGTTGACTATGTAATAACTGATACGTCTCTCTTGTTTGGATTAATCTATGGAGGTTCACAGGTAACTCCGGCTTTTGAAGAACTAGTGATTGAGGACTTTAAGAGATTTGATAATGTCTGCTACTTCTTGAAACGTGATGGAGTTAAGTTTGAGCAGACAGGGAGAATACAGAACTTGGAAGCCTCAGAGAAAATTGACAGAGACTTGATAGGGATTATGAACAGGTATAACATTCCGTACATAGAAGTTCCGTCGGTTTCTGCAGTTGAGGATATCTTAGGGAAGCTCGTGGGATAATAAAAAGAAAAATATGGTGGGGAATATTACAGCCCCATCACACTTTTCTTTTTACTCTCAAGGTCATCTCTGGCCTCTTCTTCTGTCTCACCCAAGCCTTCACATAAGATATCTCTTGGGTCATCTTCATTTACGAGGATGGCTGAGTATTCCTTCCCAGTCCATCCGGTCCTTATAATGTAATTCATACACCAATAAGGGTTTCAGTTCCTCACCCCTAGCTAGTATATCCCAAATCAAAGAGATTATTCACTAGAGATAGGTCTGTTATCTTACCCTTCCCTTTCTTCTTTGGGATTAGCTCAAGTCCAATTATTTCCGGATAGTTCTCACTCCATCCACCCCTAGAAGGCAGGTTGGTAAGAAGGGCATTACAAATATAATTGTATTTATCCTCCTTCGTCATTCCTTCCCCATTGAACTCTGATGTACTAATACCCAAGGACTTACAGTAGGAATTAACTATTGAATCGTAGTACTCATTTGTTTCTCCCCAATCATCTTCTGGTTTAAGGTATTCATCTAAGTCCTTCCTGAGTTTAAACCTGACCTCAAACAAGTCATCACAGGTCTTTTCTGAACCTGCAATATAAAGGATAGAGTCAATAAACCTCTTTAACTTCTCTACACTTCCCTCATCTGCAAATGTGAAAACTTCTGTAGAGGAATTAGTGATGACATCCGTAATACTTTTAACCTTAATCATACGTAAAACTCTTCACTTAGGAAAATCCTATTAATCAAATCTAGTTCAGGAATATCGTCATTGAAGAGAGAAGGCTTGATGACAAAACCTATTGAATGAGGCATTGGATTTCCACACCCATCAGTCTCACTAAGAGAATACTCTAAGACGACATCCTCTTTTTCTTTCTCCTTGAGGGTATCAACGTCAAAAGAACCTATATCAATACCAGCTTTCTTACAGTATAATTCAGACAATTCCTCCTCATAATAATTCCAGTAATCGTCTATACTTCCGTCCTTCAATACATACTTAATCTCAAATAAGTCATCACACTTAAATCCGGAACCTGTAGCTTTCAAGATTCCATTGATAAACTTCTTGAGATTCTCCAAACTACCCTCATTGACGTATGAATAAACCTCCGTCGATGAATTAGTAATAACATCTGTAATACTTTTAACTTTAATCATCTTGTTATATAATAAACGTAATTCCACCTTGTTTCACTCTCTTGTCTCTCTAAGATAACCAGGAAAGGAGCTTCACCGGCCCCAAGGACACGATCAGCATTTTCTCTCAAGTCCCCAACAGAATAAGATTGATGTACTCCTATTCTCTGGAGGTACTTGAACATCTTCTCATAGAGTCCTGACTTTTCTCTTTCATCTTTTCCAGATATATGTAGGCGATCTAAGTAGCCCTTGACACTCCATCTCTCAATTCCCCAGTTATTATTCAAGACCTCATAAACCCCGAGGCTAAGTTTTACATTCTTACCAAGGGGATCTGCATAACCACTGAGGACACTAGCACACTTAAGGGCATAGTCTTCAGTCACCATGTCAATCAGTTCAGAGTCGGATAATCTCTTCTCTGTTTCCCAATGACACAGGATAGTCCTCTCTGCATTCTCACGAAAAATTCTTCCAATCACAATACAATAACCTTAAGTCCATAAGATTCTGCTACTTGTCTCTCAATCTTACAACCCCTAGCATTCTCTGATCCTGGAATCATAAGAATAGCGTCACATTCCGCTAGGATCTCTAAGGACTTCCCAAGATACCAAATACCTCTATTATCCCCTTGTAGCCTAGTGGGACATGGCTCAGTGATGTAAGAGTTGGCTATGGAATACTCATGTTCATCTGCATAAGCCTGAACTTTCCTTCTAAGCTCCATAATTTCGTCCTTAGATTTTCCATTCATCACTTGACTAATAAATAATTTTTTCTTTCTCATACGCGTTTTATATTTAAGTTATTATACTTCCTATGTTTCCTAGACTCCTTATTCAGGTACTCCGCTAAGTTTTCTGGAAATCTCCTGAATAACCAAGATACCAATGTCCTGACAGAGATATAGTTATATTTAATATCATGCCAATCACAGAAACACCCTGCCTTTATGTCCTGCAAGAATCTCTTATTGACGTAGTTGATTACCCTCATATTATCTCTATCACTGGACAATACACCGCACTTAAATCCCGCTAAGTCTTTGTAAGTCATTTTTCCCTTAACATACAGGCACTTAACTCGGACACCTTTAAAATCAAACTTGCCAACGGTATCGGGGATTGAGAAATAAGTGTGGTGATAGTATAAATACTCAGGAGGGACAGAGAGTATTTTTCCAGGGGATATTACTCTAAGAAAACTCCTTCTGTAACAGTAATCCGAGAACGAAATATCCTTAAATGCCTCCCATACAGCTTCCACCTTCTTAACCTGGAAACTCTCTAATAGCGGACTGGTGAAGGTATTCCACTTCCGCTCATAGGTCACCTTATATTTTCCTATTAGTTCTCCACTATTCCTGCTCCTCACCTTGATTATTGATATCATAGCCTAAGTGTTTAACTATTGATTCTGTCCACTCTCTAAATATGGCACTAGAGAAGCTCCTAATATAATAATCCTCTATGCCTTTTCTCTTGAATTCCCTTAGTAAGACATCACAGTATCCATCCCTCTCACCAGACTTAATCTTATAGAGAGAAGGATTGTCATTATCCGAATTAGCAACTACAGTACAAGTGATATCCTCCAAATTTCCAAGTCTGGGGAGGTCATCAAAGTGAAAAACCGCCCTTACATGTTTATCCCGGAGTCCACTATTATACTGATTGAAAGAGACAGTGATGTAATACTCATTCTGTTGTTTTGACCAATCCATCATAAGATTGAATAGGGTTCGTACTTGTATTGAGTGCTTTCCATGAATTACCCTCAAGAAATACTCCTCTTCTTCACTTCGAGCCTTGAATTTCTCCCACACAGTAGATACTCGACAAAACTCCTTATCGTCACTTAAGAGGTTAATCCTATAATGCCCTAGTCCTTTGAAGATTACTGATTGTTTCATAGTTTTTCAATCATTGCTTTAATCTCACCAGACCAGTTAAGAAGTTTGTCATAGGAATATTCAGTACAGATAAGCGACTCCCAATCTATGTTCGGTTTAGATTTTATCTTCTTTACGAAATCAGTACATTCTAGACATTTATTAATCTGTTCCCCTATTTTATCTTTTAGAGGATGAGATTTTTCTACATGTACTCTAACATCATACAAGTCACCAAGAGTAAGAGTCTTGTTAAACTTGAAATAGACATTAATATAGTATGATTGTGAGTTGTATTTACTAATCAATCTAAACTGAGCAGTATAGCCCTGACAATAATGATAGCAATTCCAAACATCTCTCAACATAATTAGGACGGCAACTCTACTTATGTTTCTATATCGGGTCTTGAAAGTCTCTGAACATAGTTTATGCAGATAGGATAGGTATATTTCTTCCATTTTTCCTAGTCCCTTAAACTTCTCTTCTATCACAGTTATCCTACTACCGTTATCGGATATTCTAAACTTACCCAGACCCTTAAAGTTCCACACATTTGTTTTCATTGAATGCTTTGCTGTTAACATATAACCTATCAATATGTTCAACTACGGAATGGAGAAAAGCATTGCCCTTCTTAGAGCATACAAACTCATTCTTAACCTGAGCGATTCCTACCTGTTCCCTAAGGACTTTAACAAATAGTGATGATACATAATTACTCAGGTGCCTCCACTCTTCCTCTCCCATTAGTGATTCAGATAAATCAACAGGACGTATGAGAACGCTAGCATGTAGGATTGAACCCACAACAGGCATTCCGTTATAGCTAATTTCTAGAGAGAACCTACATCCACATTCTTTAAGTGAACTCTCAAAAAGGAATAACCTGTTAATCATGTAAGGTTTACACATAGACCAAACACTAATTAATCCATTAGATATCAGATCTTTTATATCTTGTTCCTCATCATGTATCTGGGATAGGAAATACTTATCAATTTCCGTTAGTCCTTTGAACTTCTCCCAGAATACATGCGGTCTATTTCCTTCTATTGTAAATTCTATTAGACCATCTAATTTAATATAGTCATTTTTCATAATACATTAATAAGGTCATGATCCCCTTGAAGAAATTTCCTCGTATTTCTTAGAGATATCACTGTTTATTAGGCCAATTATCTCCTCGCCTGCCTTAGAACCAAGACAGCAGTCCTCATACCCTCGCTCTGTAATCCAGCTCTTTGCTCTCATAGCCATATTCTCGGCAACATAACGGTAAACTTCCATACCTTCTTCATCACAAGAATTTAGAGGATTAGATATTTCTACTGATACCAGGTTCTTTAAAAGACAACATCCATCAAATTGGAAGTTTAGTACGTAAAAAGAAATGTACGGTTTTCCGGAGTTGTCAGTAGTAAACCTAGAGCTTAGGATAGAGCGTCTTGTTTGGATACCTTTCTTGATACAATCTAAGTCATCCTCTAGTATCGTCATTTCCTGGACGAATGAAGGGTCCAAAGGCGAAATAGAGTCGGAATTCGGTCTCTTATTGGGATCAGGACTTGTAAAAATATCCCAGAGCATATCCTGAAATTCTAAGACTTTGTCGGGGAGACCCTTGAACTTCTCATACTTAGCCCTAAACTCCATAGTATCTGTGTCGATAATATACTCACCGACTCCTTTAAACTTTAACGTTCTTTTCATAATCCACTACACTCTCCGTATAATTCGTGCCACTTCTTTCCTATCAAGTCGCCTATACATCCTAATAGGTAACCCGGATATATGTACATTGTAATCTTCTCCAGTTTACTAGTCGTGATCCGCTCTTTGACAGAACTGAGAAGCCCTACATTAACAAATTCTCTCATCCTTTCATCCCTATCTCCACCATGATACCCTAAAAGAAGGCACCCTACGGTTATTGATTCAAGGTTACCGAAACGTAGAGATCTTTTGAAGTTTAAGACTAAGTCGAATTGACATACAGGTTGACCATTAACTCGTACCGATGAAGTCCAGGGATAGGTTAGTATTGATTTTCCAGATTTAATGAGAGAATAATGCTTCTCTACTTCTGCAAATATTCCATAAAAAGCAACTCTCCCTAGTTTCAACTGACTAACAACTGAGAAGAGGCGCTCCATGATAATATCTCTATAATCCTCATCTACCTCGTCCATTGATTTGAACTTCTCTTTCACTACAAAAATCTTTCCTTGGTCGTCTACTCTATAAACTCCCAGGCCTTTCACAGAGACTGTCATACTACCCATCCTTCTAAGATTTTCTCTGATACGTAATTTGAAATACCATCCAACAGGGCTTTTCCTTTCCGTGACTCTATGTAGCACTCACCGTCGTACCTCACATTATAATTCTCATGAACTTTTCCTTCCAAGATGTCCTTCTTAAGGCCTGATTGAGATTCCAGGTACTTTGAAAGAATTGGATTAGGATAGTTATGAAGACCTGCCCTAATCTCCACTAAGTTATTAAGGCAAGGGGTCTTCTCAAACATAAGAACTAGAGTAGTAGAGATATAACCGTAACTCGATCCTAACGTCACATCTATAGCACGCATTATAGTACATCCTCTCTGCGACTCTCTAAAACAGGTATTAAGTCGCCTAAACCACTCATCAACGTTCCCCATAGGATAACCGGTAGGATCAACAGAGTGAACAGCGTCGTGATAGAACTTATATGTCGGATCTTTCTCCCTTAACTTGAAGTTCTCTCGAATAGTGATTAATCTCCCGTCCTCCGTAAGCTCGTATATTCCATGAAGATACGGAACTTCATATCTTTTTGACCTTAAACTTGTCATCTTTCATTATTATTTCTTTTGTTAGTTCTTTCCAACGCATAACAGTTAATTGTCCCGGTAAATCTAGGATCGACCCTCCGTCAGTATAGAGCTTATCAGTTCTAAGATATTTCAAGTACACACTAGACTCGATTTCCTCCTTTACTGCCCTAGTACTGATCCCTATATTCTCTAAGTCACTGGAATTTCGACCCACCTCTATCTTTGTTAGGTTCTTAAAAATTGGCAATCCGTCGAACCGAAAGTAAAGTACTATATGCATACTCCTATTAGATAAACTAGCAGGACACACCGTCACTCTACTGTAATAGATATATGGCCTTCCTCGCATATGTGAGAGGTAACTGTTGATAAGGATTTCCCTAGCACAAGATTCAACAGGAGCAACTAAGTCACTGTTCAAACTCTCAATCAGGTTAAAGTAAGATTCATCCACACTTGATACCTTCTTGAATTTCTTCCAAATTGGATAGAAGCGTTTAGTTTTCTCGTTCTCTACCCACTTTCCTAAGTCCGGAATACTTAAGGTGCACTTTGTCATGGTATTCTAAATTTATCTGGGTTACCTTCTATTAGATCTTTAACCGCTCTCGACCACCTACCACTGATAAAACTCTTGCCTCTACTAGGAAAACATAGTGCAGATGGAGGACAGCTATCTTTCTCTTCGCTTAAAATGTCGAAAAGCTTATCCCTAAACTCCTTTGAGCCTATATATTCATTGATTGCGTGTAGATTAAGATTAGTTTTATTTCTATCTTTACCAGGGAATACAAGACTCACATCTATACTTTCTAAGTTTATTAATACAGGTAATTCACTAAAATAATAGGAAACTCGGATAGCCATAGATGTATCCTTAGGTCTATTTCTCCTATATACTGAAATGTAGTCCCAGTATGATATCAGGGTTCCTTTTACAGCCCTCTCATAACTGCCTAGAAAAATCTCAGACGCAACCTTAGAGTTATTTCCGAAACTATCCAGAATATCTTCACGGTCAACGCTGTCTATATAATCAAGATATAACCTATCAATCCTAGTGACGTTCTTAAATTTCATGCTCATCCACCTATTATAGTGAAATGAATAGACTCCAAGCTCGGGAATATTTATGTACAGTTTCATTTTAACATAGCTTCTATACTGTCCGCCCAGATGTTTATGATCTGAGAGCCGTCAAAACTATCGATGTAAGTGTTGGATTCATAATCAATAAACTCCTTTCCTACTATTTTCTCATATGCCTCCATATTTAGAACAGTATCGGGAGGAGTGAGTACCTTGATTAAGTTTCCTAGGATTGGATAAGGCTTGAAAACGAAATCGACTTCAAGGCTGGACTTATCGCCTATACGAGCAATATAGATCTCCTCACCTTCTAAAGTTTGTTTCCTGAATTCCAAGAGGCTATAAACTAGGGATTTGAAGTTATAATTTCCGCCAATTACGTTATAGAATTCAAAGTCAATAGTTCTTAGGAGGTTGAGATAGAATACGTCGACTTCCGATAGAGCTTTGAATTTCTCTTTGATGACAAATAGGGCCCCATCCTTGTCAACCCTGTATGTTCCTAGTTCTCCCAACTCTAGTAGACCACCCTTATTGCTATTCATGTGGACTCTGTATTATGTTGTGGATAGGGAGAACTTGAAGATAGGATCCCTTAATAGAGACAGGGACTTCGCTCCGGATTTTATCCCTGTACTCTGCTGAAATAAAATAAATTTTCTTCTGTATCATAATTAATTTTCTTTCTTGTTTCATATTCATAATTAAGGGAAATGGGCTATTTGTTTAGTGATTTTTAATCTGTATCGGCATTTACTAAGGGTAGAAAAGTTACAATTTACACTTTTTTTCGCCCGAAGTCGAAGACGAGCACGCAAGACCCTTCGCTACTCGGAACATAGGTCCTCGCTTAACGCTCCAGGTCTGCATATCTTGACAGATTCCCCGAGATTAATAGTTTCATTTTTAAAACAAAAATACCCTATATAATAGAGATATTAGGATTTGGGAAAGAAGATTGTTAATGAACTAATAATATTTATTTGGAAAATACGTACTATATTAGGAGTTGAGCCAGTTTGGGAAATAATATCGTAAATTTTGCTATTGATACCGACTGAATACCTTACTAGAGTAAATGAATATATTGGTAATTCGGCGGGAGATGAACATGTTTAGCTTCGATTTACCCCGCCTCAAAAAAAAATTAGATGAGATTATGAAAAAATTAATTGTTAAAGTCCCCAAAGGAATTAGGTATATATCCCAATGGGGTGACTATGCGATGCCAACAGGGCATTGTATAGTCGATAAAGGAGTAACAGGATGTGGCTATACAGAGATGTGCCTGACAAACGAACATAACGTTGTCCTCTGTTCTCCTAGAAAGATGCTCCTAACTAACAAAGCTGAGCAGCATCTGAATGATAGTAATATTTACTATTATGAAAATGATTTCAAAGATGTTTCTGACCTAGAAGCAGCCAATGAGATCTTGAACGAATTAACAATGAGGAGTATGTTTGGTGGAATTCCATTTAAGTTCATGGTTACTTACGACTCATTTCATTACATTAAAGAATTTTTGGAGAAGAGAGGCTCATTATCTAGAACGTATATTGTTGTAGATGAGATGCAGGCGATGTTTGGAGACATTTTCATGAAGGCAGATGTAGAGAATAATTTCCTTTCTGTTCTCCAAGACTGTCCTAATGTTCTCTATCTCTCAGCTACTCCTTTGATGGATGATTACTTAGACCAAATAGATGAATTTAAGAATCTCCCAATGTATTACCTAGATTGGTCTGAGACTGGTTTCGTTGAGCCGCTTAATATTCAAAGACTTAGGGTTACCTCTATTTATAAGGCTGCAAAAGATTACATAGAGGCTTACCGGGAAGGAGATTTTCCTATCCTGGTGATTAATGGAAAAGTTAGAAGATCTAAGGAGGCGGTATTTTTTCTAAATTCTATTACGGACATTGTAAGAATAATCAACTCATGTGAATTGAAACCATCTGAAGTTAATATCCTCTGCTCTAATACCGAGACGAATAAGTCAAAGCTCAGAAAGGTTGGTCATAAGATAGGTAAAATCCCACTTAAGGGAGAGCCGAATAAGATGTTCACTTTCTGTACATCAACTGTTTATGTAGGAGCAGACTTCTATTCAGACTGTGCTTCAACCTATATTTTCTCAGATCCGAATGTTAACAGTCTAGCAGTTGACATTGCTATAGACTTTCCTCAGATTGTAGGAAGACAAAGGAGTGAGGAGAATTGCTTCAAAAACTATGTCACAATAATCTATAAAACGACTAGAGAAGGGAATATTGTGTCAAGGGAGGAATTTGATGAAGTGCAGGAGAGAAGAAGGATTAACTCTCAGAAGATTCTAGATATATGGAATAAGGTAAGTGCAGATGAACAGGAGGTATTTCTGTACAAAATCAGGGACTCTATCAATTATTCCGCTTATGAAAAAGACTTTATTAGTATCAAGGGAGGATCTCTTCCTGTCTTTAATAAACTTATAGAACTTGCCAATGAAAGAGCTTGGAAAGTAGTTCAGGAAGATTATCAAGATGTCGTTAATGTTACTAAGGCCCTGGATAATTATTCTAATACTTCATCTAATGAGTTGAAGACGGAAGATGAGAGACTTGTTAGTGAATTTTTAGAGAAAGAGTTCTATTCGACAGGCAATTTCCAGATCAAACTTAAGTCTTTTTGTGAATTTATGGATAGGTATAGAGATAACAGACCTATTATTGAACTTCTTAGGAGAAGGGTTGATCCTAGGTTTAATAATTTCTACGTCTTGTTCGGAACCAAAGGCTGTATGGCAATGAAATTCAGAGAAAACCTATTGATGGAGAGGATTCATGAACTTGATGTTGAAGACATTTTGAAAAATAAAATCACCAGGTCTTTCTTAGTTGGAACTAGGTATACTAGAAAATTCATGAAAGATAGGTTAGGTGAGATTTATTTAGAGCTTGATATAAAAAGAAAACCTAAAGCTACTGACGTTGAATCTTGGCTAGAGATAAAACCGGTCCTGATGATAGACTCTAGTGGCAGCAAAGATCATGGTTTTGAAATTTTATCAGTCAGATAATATAAAAATAAAATTTATTATGCTATACTTAATTAGAATGTATGGACCCGGAAAACAGTCTATATTAAAAGTAGGTTTTCCGATAATATTGAAAATAGATTATCCCAGTATCTTCACATGAATCCCTACTCGTTAGTGATCTCGGTTAGAGAAGGAGATTTGGTACTTGAAGGCTTGATTCACAGGTACTTATATTCTCTAGGGCTTCAGTTTAATATGAGTGGAAGAAGACTGGAGGAATGGTTTATCAATGACCCCGAAGTTTTAAGGGTATTCCACCTACCCAGGGAAACTATAGAGAGATTCGTGTGGAAAAACAGGGACAAAGCTTTCAATACAGGATCTAATGGCGATATTCTTGATTACTCTTCATTCGAGTACCTATACAATAGACATATCGATAAATTTGTTGGTGTCGCTTATAAAGTAGTGGGCAATCAGCTTATTAAAACTAAAGCCAAGAAGGTTGACCTAGACTTTTGGAGAGTATATTTAAAGAATCAAAGAAGAGATCCATATGATATGGAAGATGTTGATGAGGCTTATCGACCTATTGTGACCGACTTCATGAATGCCTTCCTCTCCACTAACCTATTCATTTATAAGATGAGGTTATATTGTGAATTCATGGACTCCAATCAAGACAATGAGTATCTCAAGAATGCCATAGACTATCGTATCAATGATTCAAAGTTTAGGAATTACTATAACCTATTTGGAACAAAAGGATGTAGAGCTGTTGGTTTTCAAGAAGCAAGGCTCGTTCCTCATCTAGATGACATGATGAAGAGAGACTTACTTAAGGAGCAAATATTAAAGAGATTTCCGATTAAGTCAAGGATAAGTAGGAAGAAGGCAAAGGAAGTCTTAGGGGAAATTTACAATGACCTAGGAATAAATGCCGCCCCAAAAGCTAGTGATATAGAATCCTTCCTGGAGTTGAGAGAGATAAAAATTCAAGAAGGAGGTAAGAGAGTAAATGGTTATGAGGTGATAGCGACGAAATAGTCCTATCCCTCCCTTTCTTTCCCTTATAATTGATATGAAGAAAAATAAAATTTATGAAGTAAGAAGAGTAGGTTTACCAGAAACAAACAGTAGCTCTTCTCATTCGGTAGTTATAGACTCAGGTTCCTCCAAGGATTCACTGCCTGGATCTCCTTACTGGGACCTTCCAATTGATGATGAGGGTTATATTCACATTCCTTCCAGGGATTTCGGTAGGGAAGGTGAAAGGCATAATACCGTCTTAGGGAAGGTTCAGTATGTTGCCGGTCTTATGTTATCGTCAGATTTCAGGACCTACTGTGAGAGACTAAGATCCCTGGCTGATATCCTAGTGGAAATATCTGGAGCAAAGGATGTTATATTTGATTGGTTCCCTTCCACCTACAGGGATATTCAGGAAGAGGATTTTTATGTCGAGGACGGAATGTGGTGGTCCTTAGGATGTAATATAGATCATCAGAGTATGGACTTGGATGAAGAGGTCCTAGAGTCGACTGAGATATTAAAGAATTTCTTATTCAAATCTTCATCCTGGTTATTCTTGGGAGATGATTCCTTCGATGATGACGGTCCTAAGATAGAGGCAGGTGTAATGGAGAAGCATGAACCTGAGGCCTTTATTACTGTTGATGTTGGTGGAGACATAGGGCGTGTTGACATTCCTGTTGATAGGTTCCCATTCGATGCATCGCCGGAGGAATACCTAAGGACGGGTTGGTTTGGAGACGAGCTTATCCTTCAGAGTATTTACTTTGTCGATGGAAAGCCTCAAAATCTACCCGACACCTGTAGTAAGGTTCTGGAATATAAGGGTACATTGAAAGGAGGATATGTCTACTGGTCTTCTCAGGCTTTTTCAGATGCCCTCATTCAGAAATTATCAGAGAGGACAGGCAAAACTACAACTCAAACAAAATTTAAACTCTCATTTGGAAGTCCTTGTGATGATGAGGGTGTCCTGATCAGGGAGTTAGAGAAAGAAATGCCGGAAGACGTTATGATTATCCCATATAACATTGAAACTAAAGAATTCGGGGAGGTACCAAGATGCTAAGACTAAGAAATTACATAAACGGAAATTATCATGTCTCCTTATGCGGGGATGGTACGAAAGTGAAGAGAGTCCTGAGGAGAGGTGAAATATTCAAGGCCGCTTTCCCTGATAGTATTGATCTTAAAGTGACAGGGAAATGTAGGTTCGGTTGTCCATTTTGTCATGAAGCTTCTACGCCTAATGGAGGATCGTTCAACTTGGAGAGAACTAAGAAACTCCTGGAATCTCTTCCTCCTGTCGGTATTGAAGTTGCTATTGGAGGAGGAGATGTATTGGAAGATGCTGAGAATGTTCACGAGCTTATAAGGTGGCTTAAGAGGGAGAGGAATGTAGAGCCTAGGATAACTTTGAATATCAAGGACTTCGAAGATCCTACTTTCCTGGAAGATGTAAAAGATCCAAGAACCAACCTTATCTCCTCCGTGAGAGCTCTGGGAATTAGTTTAACTAGGTACGTGGAGAGTCCTGAAGGGTTGCTAAGAAACACCTTAGCCTACTATTCCCCTTCAATCGTCTTTCATATTATAGCAGGTATATTTCCTGTTTCAGATTTTGAAAGGATGTTGAAAGATAAGAAGTATGGAAAGATTCTCGTCTTAGGTTATAAACAGTTTGGAAGAGCCCAAGGAACACCGCTCCCCGAATCTATGGGAGAGTGGAGAGAAGCCGTAAGAAGGGCCCTATGGAATATTAGAAACGTAAGGAGCTCAAGGAGGATTACCTTAGGTTTCGATAACTTAGCCATAGAACAGCTCGGCATAGAGGATTGTTTCAATGAGGAAGAGTGGGATAAGATCTACTTTGGAGATGAATTTAGCTCATCCATGTATATTGATGCAGTAGAAGAGACATTTGCTCCTACCTCCAGATCTACAGAGAGGGTTCCTTGGAGTGAGTATGATTATGACATCGTTAAGTATTTTAAAGAGAATAAAAATGAATATAAGGCTGACAACTAAGGAGACCTGGAACCTCCTGAGACAAGGAAAGGAGATGATATTTGGTGATTATGGGGTTGAATTCCCTAATCTTGAGGGGTCCTGGTCCTATTACCTACTAGGAGATGACATACCTTTCCTGGTGGATAGGTGTTTGAGGAGGATCATTCTTCCTAAGGGGGTTGACCAGGGAGAGACCATAGAGAATATCAAGTCTTCTGTGCTTGACTTAACCGAGTGGACCATTAATGTGACCTCACAGGAAACTGATCACGTGACATATACAAAGAATGAGTATAAGAGGACAACATGGAATCTGGATCCTCGTAATCAACAGTACGTCAAGCCTGGAGTTTATCAGGTTAAGTCCACAAAGACGAGAGAGGAGTTTAATGTGTCCGTGTGGTTTGATGCTGGAGAGTGGAGGAATGACAACTATATCTGCTATCCAGAGAAAAAACGGATACCATACGACATAACTACCTTAACTATGAAAGAAGAGTTTTTAAAAATAATATTTAAAAGAAATGGAAAAGACTATCGAGAAACTGTTATTAAGTGTTAGTGATTCTTTACGATTTTACAAGAGAGGGGGTTGGATTGATGCAAGAAGAACTCCGGTATCGGGCGTTAACATGGTTGATTCAATAGAAGAGTTTATTGATGCCAGGTTTAACAATGAAGCTTGGGGAGTACCAGAATTTCATGCAGCTTCCGATCTCTTGGAAGGTAGATTATTCTCATGTCATGTTGAGGGTGTAAATGAGGAGAAGAAGAGATTCAAATCCGCCACCCTAACATTGATAAAGCCTGAGGATATCGAAGATCCAAGTGAGTTCCTTTTAAGTGAAATAAAACGTGTACATGACCTCCTAGGGGGAAATGTAGTTAAGTTTACTGGTTCTAAGAAAAGTTTAAAATTTGAAATCTATGATGAGTGATTGGAGATTGATTAGTGACGTTGAGGCCTGGATAAACAAAGAAGCCGGGCATGTCGTGTTTGCTCCTTTTGGTAATAAGAAGGAGAAAGTAGAGTACCTCAAGAGATTACAGGATAGGGAAGTTTCATACGCTCCAATAGTCTTAGACTCTCCAGAATTCTCATTGAAGGCTATAAATGATCCTAAAGTTGGATTTAAACTTTCATGTGAGATCCTGGGAGAATGGTATTCAGTAGAAAACTTCGACACAGACACTTGGGGTGGTATAATAACTCAAGTGGATATAGTGAAAGGTGTCATTCAGGGCTCCTATGAGGTCGTTGTTAGTGATTCTGTAGGACTCGTATCATTCGTTAATCAGGATATGGTTCAGTATGATATATTCTTCGACGAAATGGTAAGAAGGATGTCATGCAAAATCGGTAAGAAGACGAAGAAGTGGATCCCTGGACATAGGTATGATTCAGAAGATGGAGTCCTGTACTACCTAGGAGAATTTAAGTCTAGGAAGGATGATCCATTTGTGACAGAGTTTCTTAAGGATGGTGTAAAAGCTTATGTAGCAATAGAGCATGGAAAGAAGTTCAAGAAAGTTAGTGAAGCCTTGATCTCTATGCCTCCACTAAGAATCCTATCGAAGCCTGTTTCTATGGTAGATGCAGGACAAGCATTGGAGGCTGATGTTAGTGGATTTAACGACCTCTGGCAGGTTATTATTCCAGAATTCCACAAGGGGCTTCCAGAAATAGTGAGTCCTTCATCTCTGCTTCCCTTATGGACTATTATGTCGTTGGGTGAATCTTATGATAACATCCCTAGGGACTTAGTGGAAGATATGGTTAGGAGGGCATTCCTATATACCTACATTAACCAGTTCGATGTTGACTCTTATAGTGGAAATCCTGTAAGTGGAAAGACGGTGAAGGAAAATGTTGATCCCCTCATTAAAGCATTTATTAAGTTGACTGGAGACTTCAATGTCCTGGCTCCCTTGTACTATCCGGAGTTCTTTAATGCCCTAGGGATTGACTTGGCTAAGATTGCAGAGGAGACCTTAGACCTACCATCTCCACTAAGCTATGTGACGAGAGATTTTGATACATACATCAATTGGGGAAAGGTATATTTTGAAAAGCATGAGGTTGAATCTAAAACAAGGGTATGTAATCTTAGAGTAAAGACAGGCAGCTATGGAGATAAAGTTTCCCTGAGTACCTTGTTTGGTGATGGTCCATTAACTAGGGCAATTATAGAAACAGCTCAGGAAGGAATTGAGTCTTATGGTCTTAAGGTATCCTACTATAGGGTTGTCAATATGGGAACCGCTAAGAGTCCGAAAGAGTATATAAAAATGCGAATAAACCTGATGGACCTAGTAAAAACGCGTCCAGAAATGCCTGAGAACCTTAAATATGACATAGTAGCTAATAGGTTTCAAAGCGTTAGTATCGAATTTGATAAAGACGGAATATTAGAATGAAGCAAGATAGTATAACATATGAAGGAGAGGTGATACAGGAAAGAGGTAATGCCATGTTTTCCGTACGCCTTGATAATGGACATGAAGTTTTGTGTACGATTTCTGGCAAGATCAGGAAGAATTACATAAAAATCATGACAGGAGATAGGGTTAAAATAGAGATGAGTCCTTATGATCTTACAAGAGGACGTATTGTCACTAGGATTAATACCTCATCTCCTACTGGACAGAGTGTTAATAAATTGAGTAATAACAAAAAAGTAAAGCGAAAATGAAGAGACCTAAGATGTTTGGTACACTCATTGGAAGTGTGTATCCGTTTTATCTTGACAATGTGAATTTGAGTGCATATTACATGTACCGAGTAGTATCCCCTAAGGTGGATGAGGACTTAACACCTCTCCTCACATTTGAAAAAGTGTGTGAGAGAACTAGGTTAGGTGATTTCTCTGCAACTGAGTTTAGAATGAATCACGGTGACCTTCTTCAACTCTTAATGAGGGCGAAGAAGCGTTATCCTCAGGAAAAACTTGTTGAATTTATTGAGAATTCTATCCTGGTTAGTCCCGGAGATAAGAAGAAACCTACCTTAACGATTTATCCTAATGGTGTGGATTTTCCCCTATATGGACTTGACAGTTATGGTGGAACTACGAAAGCCTTGATCATTAGTCTTCGTGATGCCTTGAGATGGAGCCAATACAAGTTCCAACCTGGGGCTTACATTGACATCCTATTGACTAAGGATAAGTTTGGATTGTTCGAGATTACGGGTGATGAGAAAGAAATCTGGCTTAAACCTGTTAGTATCTATGACAACACGGATATCGAAAGGAAAAATCCCTACCCTATACCTGAGAATGGCTTGGCAGGTTATTATCCTACAATGAAATTCTCTGGTGCAAAACGAGCTAGCGACTTGAATCGTGCAGTTCGTCAGGCAGAGTGGAGATCTTTCGAAAATCCAGAGTTTAAGTAAAGTTGAACTGGACTAGCCCTAGGTTAATAATATACCTTGGCTAGTCTCTTTTATTTATAATATGGCTAATTATATAAAAGAAATTGGAAAAAAGGGAATCTCCTTACAGTTCTTATGGAATATTATAGGAGGCTTAGTTAGATCATCCCTTGTATTGATCGGCTTAGTTGTATTGGGGGGAGGTCTTTGGTTGGTAAATGAGGGTAGGATTTCAATATTCTCACTCTTGGCCGGCTTAACCTTCTTGATTATCATCTCTACCTTGATTACACTCTTATGTAATAGAGAGAAATTAAAAGATGAACAACTCTCGGACCTCCTTAGTGTATCAGAGATGAATAGGATTTACATCAAAGACACCCTAATCCTTGAGGCCCTAGAGAAGATGGACTTGACGGAGAGGGATAATAAGGAGGTTAGAGAAATTGTAGATAGCTTTATAAGGTCTATCGATACAGCTGAAGGAAAGGCTGCGCTTATTCTATTATTGAAACGTAAAAATTACTCTAGTTATAACCCAAATGAACGAATTAATACTGAAGAAAATACAGACGAGGCTTGATGATGACTATGGCTTGTACTCTTCCTATATTGAAGGAGAGGACACAGAGTACGGAAAGCCTTTTGAACTAGTAGGAAAGTTGAAAGTCTACGAAGGTACACAGGATTGGTCTATTACTTCAAAGATAGGCAGTTCATGGTACTTATCTGGTTGTAGTGGTATTAGGATAATTGGAATGTCTATAAAAAGTGTTCATTCTGAGTGGCCATTATTTCAATGTAAGCTCCTAGATGTGACAGGGGACCTAGATAATGTAATCTGGCCGTGGGTGAAGGGTTGGTTTCCTCCTACTGATGGAAATTTCATGATAGGAAAGAGTGCTCAGACGCTTCAATCTATCCTGTCCGGAAAATTTAAGAAGAGAGGTGAGAGGCTCCATGATTATGTCTCTATCGCCAGGAGAATAAATCCTAAGCTTGGATACCACTCAGTTAAGAATCCCAAAATCCAGTATACCTACGTCGATGTTGATGAGGACTTCAGCTTTAGGGTTATTGAGTTTCCGTTCTTCTACTTATCTGATGACTTGAATAATGTAGGAAAGACTAGTATAATTATTCAACTTAGGATAGACAAGGAGACGGGAACCTTATCCTGCTGGCATACCTTGAGAAGATTGTCGGACGAGAAAGAACCGCAGCTTATATCCTTGCCTAAAGAGAGGCTAGTACCGGATGTTGGAAACCTGGAGAATACTATCTGGGATGAATACTATGCACCTGAGATAAAGAGATACCTGGAAGATCCGATTGCTTCATATCGAGAACAACTAGGGAATCTTATTTCGGAAGAGTAAAAAAAAAAGAAAAGGGGCTTAAAAACCTCTTTCTTTTTATTGTGTTTGGTAAAAAGAAAACCAGAGGAAGAACGCATCAAGTCACAATTGTTATTGAATAGGAGTACTAACTTGACAACCCTTCTTTCTTCCCTTTACTAAATAGTGTCCAGAGTCTTTTAAGATTCATTAATTCCGGAAGCTTATGCAATATCCTGATTCTTAACAAGATACTCTGCAACTTCTTCGGTTAACCTCTATTCCGCAAGGTAGTGGTTTTCTTTTACACATATAAGATTTTCAGGCCTTCTGAATTACCGTTATCTCTACCTTATAAAGATCCTTGGCTATATTCCTCAAGTCTTCTGCCAGGACTAAGGAGTAAGGGATCCCATGAAATGAGCAGATCCTTTTCAAGACGCTTTCTCTCATTACCAGTTCCCTCTCCCCTAAGTACTGATTATCTCTGAGGTAGAGAAGAATTGGAATTGCATGTGTATTTCTTTCTTTCTCTTTGAGATAGAATTCGGTGGCAGCTTCGACGTTGGCTTTCCTGATATCTTTCCAGAGTTTATAGGAGGGATCTGATTGTTCACTAAGGGCATCATATAAGAGACCCCTAGACTTAATCCTCCCCTTTGGTCCTCCACTACCATAGCCAGGGAATCTAAGAGTTTTCCTTCCCAGGGTCCTAAGGACATAATCATCTCTGGCAGAATCTATTGCCTTGTCATGATATGAGGTACCATCAATCTCTATAATTGTCCCAGTCGTTAGTTCTACAAAGTCAAAGAGGATATAATTTCTATACCACGCTTTATCCTTTTCTCCAAGCCCCTGTTTCTCTAGGCACTCTCTCCATAAGGCTAGGTCATTAATAGGGAATATAACCTCCTCCTTAGCATCAAACCCTCCATCCCTCAAGTCCTCTCTAGCTCTATTACAGATGGGAGAACAGTGGGCTTGTTGAAGATGATTAGGCTGTCCCTGTTTCTTGAAGGCCTGTCTATTCCAGTCGAGTGTTGGGAGTTCTAGTTTAGTAGATGATGGATTTCTATTTATCAATCTCCTCACATATAATCCACCATCTCTAACTTTCTTGAGATCATAGGAATAGAACATATAATCCCTATTACTCCCTCTCGGTCTTATAACAAAATCACCAATTAATTCTTTTAAAGCTTTCATATCGTAAATAAGGTTCTGGCAGGTGGAAACTCTTATATATGTATGTTAGAATATTCATTTGAAGAAAGAGAGCGTTATGTGTCTTATATAGCCTTGATCAATGAGGATCCTATGAAAGAGTTAAACACCTTAGGATTTTTGGAGTCTTGGAATATTAAATATTCAATGAGCCTTTACGATGGACTGACGCTGGTGGATTTCTATGATTTCTTAAGTGGAGTCGTAAGGAGCGGTAATGTAGCTGAGTTAAATAGACAGTTCCTCACTATAAACCCAATCCTAGGGGAATATGTAGTGGATAGGGATATAGGGAAGGTCTTTGTGGGAAACCTGTTCTATAATGAGATAGTTCCAGGTACCTATTATGAAGAGCTTAGGGAGTATGTATTCACTATAGGAGGAAAAGAATTTACAGTAATAGTGAATCTTGATGATGATTCAATTAGTTATAACCATTCAACTAGGGATCAATTACCTATCTTGGAGAGAAGACAGATGACGGCCTGTGATAATGATAATTATGATCGTAGGTGGCTAAGAGAAAATGCGAGTAGGCCTATAATAGTGGAGGAGAATAGAATATTTGATTCAGTTATAAAGAAAATATTAGGAACGAGGATTTAACTCCCCGCTCCTTTCTTTTTTTTATTCAACTTCTTTAATTTCATGATCCTCCGTCAGTACCCAAGCTGCCCTATTATCAAGACAGGCTGCACACTGTAGGACTCTTTCGGTTCCATAGATATCTAAGGAATGTCCAAACACTTGATATGTCCCTTCGAATGGATATCCCTGTAAGGTAGTGTTAAACATATGATCCTCCATCCAATCAGCCCACATTGGAGATCCTGACCTACACCATCCTCCTCTAGATCTACCAACGTTTCCTAAAGATGGGTCTCTCCTTTTCCAGAGATCATTCAAGAACATAACTACATCGTCAAGGGTTTTCCACTGTGTACTGTCGATCTTATTCTGTTTGATCCATTCCTTTGTTAGGCCTGCATGTGTAAACAGGTATCGTCCCTGCCATTGGAATGAAGCCTGAAATAAGTCCTCATTCTCGTTGAATAATTCATGGTATTCCTCAGCATGGTCAGGATCAAACCTACTTCCACGTCCATTATGCCTCCATTCGTTCAAGAAGTGATAGTGGGCGTCATGATTTCCTTCCAAGAGTATTACCTTCTCTGGCCCCTCTCTTTTCAGTTGGAGGATATCACGAAACCCTTCCATCATCTTGTCCTGTTTAATCACATCAAAGTAGTAAGGATCCAGGTAATCTCCTAGGAATATAATCTTCTCAACCTCACTGCCTTCTCTTTTAACTGCTTCTCTCCAAAAATTTCTTCCGTGAACATCCGGAATAATCAATAATTCATTTTTCATTTATATCCTTTTTCAAAATAAAACTTAGCATATGTTTTCTTATCATATCCAACCATACCAATCCATTTTCTATCCATCATCTCACAAAGTTTCTTTCTATATCCCACTGGGCTATAATGGAGAAGAAATCCTAGGTAAGAATTAGCCTTCTGCATAAACCTGACGGCTTCCTCTCTAATCGTCGGTGCCATATTGAATCTATGCATAGCTTTAAAGAAATTACCCACTACTCTACTATTTATCCTTACCTTCTCAACTTTGACCGTAACTCCAATAAACGTAACGCCTCTCCTGTAGTGCTGAATGTAGAGCTTCTTTGGATGTAAGGTCAGTCCGAGGTTTTCTTTTAACCAAGTCCTTATGAATTCTATATTTTTCGTTACCTTCTTTTTATCTCTTGAAATTACATAGAAATCATCTACATACCTTCCATAGAATCCATCAAATATCCTACTCATGAGGTGATCAAATTCAGACATATAGAAATTGGCGAAACACTGTGAAGTTAAGTTTCCGATAGGGAGTCCATGGTAGTCATCACAACCAAAGAGAGATTTATTTTTCTCTAAGGCTCTCCAAGCAGATTTCTTAGATTTCCTAGTGCAATTCTTTTGTGGACAATGCATAGTGACAGTCTCAGTTACGTAGAGGAGTTTTTGTTTGTCAGGGCCATTATATTTTTCCTCTATAAACTTCTTTAGCTTCTCCCAGAGTATCCTCTTATCAATACTCATAAAGAAGCCTTTTATGTCAAATTTTCCAATCCAACAATCCTTAGTATAGCCTTCACTGCACTCAAAAATTTTCTGCTTCAGCCTATCAACCCCATAAGAAGTTCCTTTATCGTCTCTGCATGAATAACAGTCCTCGATAAATTCTTTCTCAAATAAGGGATTAAGTCGTTCCATGATAACGTGATGGACAACCCTATCTCGGAAATTAGCGGCAAATATTTCTCTTAGCTTAGGATAGGTTACAAGAAATGTTATACTTTTTCCTATCTCATACTCTTCTCTATTAACCTCCCGCCAAAGATTAATAAGGTTTGTTTTATAATCATACTCAAACTCCATTGCCTTGAAAGTATTTCTTTTTCTTTTTCTGCATTGGTAGTATGAGTCGAAGAAGCTTTCTAGAGGAATCCAATCCTCCTTTGGCGTCATTTGTTTATTCCTATGGAAATATCCCATATATTTAATTATTTTTAAGTTAATAACAATGCTAACTTTAACATCAAGAGCAATAAAGGCCCTGACTCGGTTATTGGTATTCACATTGGACCGAGAATTGTTGTTCACATTCCCATTGTTCAAATTCACGTTCCTCGCATTAGTTGACGAGTGTGAAGTAGAACACCATAACCAATTACCAGTTTTCTCCGGATTGATATTACACTACATCTTTTCTTCTACCCCTTGATACGACCTATGACGAGGCCTCACTGGTTATGGTCTTTAGGTTACCACCTGACAAAATAATCGTAAAGGTTTGGCATAGCAGAAGCGATAGCAGTACCGGAGCCGCTTGATGTTTTAGTTTAGTACCTGAGGCACCGTAGCCCCTCAGCGATGTACTATTGAAGAACTTTTTTAGGGTTCCTCAATCGCGCCTAAAAGCCCCTCTTCTTCTTTCTTAAGCAATAAGGATTCTATATGATGTTTCCAACCTGTAGCCTGCCTACCAATCTCTTCCTCCATAAGAGATAAAACCCCAAGTTGTCCACGGCTTATACACTTTAACTCACAGCTTTCCTGAGTCATAAATCTGATAGCTCCGAATTTAGCTATGAAGTCACTGATGTATCCCCATTTCTTACTTGTATCGATCTCAACATTTATCTTTTGAAGTAGAAGAGGTAGTTCAAGCGCATTCCTACACATTGAATCACATAGTGTCCTCTTAAAATCCCTGTTATAATTCTTAGAATATTCAAGTAGTGTATGAACGTATCTTACCGTACACTTATAGATAGGTAAGTTCTCTGTTATATTACGCTTTTCTTTTGGTGTCATAATTATTTATTTAATTAAAGGGAGTGATGCCGGCGGTTACCCGCAAAGCGGCATCACAATAATAACAATTGAAAACTAATAACTAAAGCGCAATAAAGGCCCTGACTCGGTTATAGGTATTCACATAGGACCGAGAAGAGTAGTCCACATACCCAGTGGTCAAATACACGTCCCCCGCATAAGTCGACGAGTGCGAAGTAGAACACCATAACCAATGACCATAATCACCACCTCTACCAAGCCTAACAGCTTCTCCAGGAAGGTTCTGCTCAAGCCAAAGGGTAGTGTCATACAGTTTTCCGTACTTGGCAATCATGAAAGAAGCTTCTCCTTGAGCAGGGAGATACCAATCACCAGGATTAGTTCCCATAGTTGAGTACTTAGCACAGCAGAAGGCAGCAGGATAGTAGCCCGTTGATGTATTAGTTGCTTCAATAGTCTCTAATCCCATGTAATCAACTGTAGCAGAGGCAAGGATAGCAGCTGTATTTTCTTTTCCGTTAAAGTCGTTAGTAGCCATACCAGAGCGGAAATACAGTGGACTCTTACTACCATCAGCCAAGAGAGGGTAAGGGCCAAAGGTATCTTCCTTGCTCGCAGAAGACGAGTTAGGGTCATTAATATAGTTATTAAAGTAATATCTATAACCTGTGATAGGATCGATATAACCTGTATCATTCCAAGCTCTATCACATGGAATACGCATCCAGGTAGTCGTACCAGTCTCCTCACCAGTCAAGGGATTTACTTTAACTACATTAGGGATGTCAGGTAAGTTAGCAATATTACCATTAGCTCCCCATTTCATGTTCAAGTTGCCATCACAGTTATCTACTACCTCACTAGAGACGAGTGGATTAGCACTACCGGTTGTTGGGGTTTTACATGACATATTCTTCAATGACATAACCCTGGTAGTATTGTCTGGGGTATATGCAGAAGGAACAGCAACTACTCCGATAGGTTTCCTTGTCAAGTCTCTACGAACCTCTGTCTTATAAGCACTAAGGCTACAGAATTCAAATCCCCCTGTCACTTTGTTATAAAGAGCTACATCACCAAAGTCAGTCTCTACGATTGGTTTGTAATAGCACTTTCCTTCGACCAGGCTAACACTAGGGGTTGCAATTTCTCCATTATCCAGCGCTGTCTTGTAGGCTGTATAGGATTCAAAATTATTAAGATACTTCATTTTTAAATTATTTTATGTCCACCAAAGACGTAATCATCGGGGATATCTATTTCTATAATGTCGACTCCCATTTCTTCTTTGACTACGTTTTCGTTTCTGTCAATTCTAGTACCGAGACTTACAAAATCTCCGTAAAAGATGTTATCGTTGGCGTTATAGAAGATTTTTCCTTCATCCGCCCAATAACCATTTCCACTTTCATCCAGTCTCATTACATGAATTTCATTATCAGGTTATAATACATGCTTAGGTAGCACGTTATTTCTGTCCAAAACACAAAATTGACAGAATCCATTGTCTCTTCATCATCCAGCCTATACCAGACCATAAGCCCGAGTGGTATTAGGAGCATTAAGAGTGACCAAGGATCTCCATACAACGCTACCCAGAGTTGTGAGAATATCCCTGCCATACAAGCTCCTATCACGTGTATTGTTCTATCATAATCCCTTACACGAGGAGCAGCACCAACCAAGAGAAGACCGAAGATTCCAAAGAAAGGTACGATCTGTGTAGGTTCTGCAGATTCCATAAGAGCAGGAACTATTAAGGCTGTTGTAGTCCAGATAACAATTGTAAAGAGAGGATTCCATTTCAGGTTATAATAGGACTGAGAGATAGAATCAGGAACTCCATAAGTCACACTAGTCCAAATAACGTAGGTGAATAGGATGACTAGAGATATAATCACAGACACTAGCATAGTCTTTAGATATTCATAACAAGTTTTTCCGGATATCCCTCTGTATAGTCATATCCCGTGATCTCCTCCAATGTCTCAAGAGCCCCTACATTCCTCTTATGCTCGGCGGTCTTGTTATAGCAGTCGAGAGCATAGATTTCAAGAGCTCCCAACAGTTGAAGCGCCTTATTACACTCAATCCTGATAGGCAGTGTTCCAAGCCAAAGAACAGTCTCAGTCATTCCTGCGTTAATTTGGCATGTCGTACTATTAACCAAGCCAACACGAGTAGACTTATCCAACCAGACTGGATTGTCATTGAGAATAAAAGAGTTTACGGATTCACTAGTGTCATATGCTTCTATCTCTTTCAGGACTACATCACGGATAACCTCAATTGGCCTTGGAGTTTCGTTTTTAGGAAGGACTACATCAACATACTTAGCCTCGAAAGAACTTATTGTCTCCGTCACTTTCCTCTCTGTAGTCTCTTCATGATCTACATAGTGCATTCCTTCACCTTCCTCGTCTGGCTCAAGGACGGTAATGGTCTTCGTTTCAGTCACTGTGTAAGTAACAGTTTCTCTAGCTTCCTCATTCTCAACGATATCGAAGAAAATCCTCCACGTATTAAAACTTCCTGCGGTCTTAATCAGGAGAGTATCCGGCTGACGATTAGATGAGTGATCAATCTTATAATTACTAATCATAGTTTATAGTTTATTTATCTGTTCTTGAAGTATTTTTATCTGGGACTTAAGATCATTAATGGCAGCAGCAAGACCTTCGAAACCTAAGCTCTGATTTTTAGCTAATTCAGATAACGAAGCTGAGGTCGTCCTACCGTTTCCTTGTAAGTCTGCATCCTCCAGTGCACTATCTATCTTCTGTAGGGCACTATTAGTTAGGGAGGTAACGTATTCTATTGTCCTGGCTCCACTCTGCTGTATTTCTGTCTTAATGGCAGTCGTATCCAGTTCGCTCTTATCTATTTTGTCAGACTCTAATCTCGATAAGGCAGCAGAGACGGATTCATCTTTCTCTTTCATAGCACTTTCCAGGCTAGACAAAGACTCTGCAAGAATTTTTTGAGTCTCTGGATTAAAGCCACAATAGAAGTACTTACCGTGAGTATAGATGCATTGGGTTTCCAGAATAAATACTATTGATTCTGATTTTATGTATCCCTTCTTCAGTTCCGCCAAGAAAGCAGCTTCTGTTTTATAGCAGAGATACCTATTTAAAATAATTCCTGTTGCCATCTATTTTTAATTTTGGTTGGGGAGAAGGAGTAGGATACCAACACCTAATCACATCTCCCCGTGATTATTTATGTATCAGAGATTAGTCACCTTCATACCAGTCAATCTCATTGCTGAGGACAGACTGAAGAAGTTGATAAGAGCCTCCCAGGTTGAACCAGAGATCACCATTCTCACGAACTTCAATAGCATTACTCTTGCTAGAAGATGAAGCGCCATTACCAACAGAGAACAGAGTCTTTGCTGATGCCTCTACACCTGTGCTACTAATGTTATTCTTACCAACAGCTACCTCACCTGCATTGTTTGCTGAGGTTCCTGTACCCCTAAGAACAGCACTTGAAGCATTAGAACCGGCCTCAAATTTCCTAGCCTCTTCCTCCTTCTTAATCTTACCGAAGGCAGTCTCAGCAGAAGATGCATCAGTAGTTTTACCAAGGAGAGCGGCAGAAGCAATATCACTCTCTGTTGCACTGATAGATACAATGCCGTTCGTCTCAGAGTACTTGATCGTAACCTTAGCACCGGAAGCAGAAGCAGTTGTTTCAGCCTTATCAAGAGCATCGATAGCCTTTGAGATCTTACCCTCTGTGTATGTACTAACCTTAGAAGCTACGTCTGCTCCAGTTGCTAGAGTATCAGTACCACTAAGAGAACCGTCAGCACCTACAGTCAAAACTCCAGTGTTAGTGCTTACATTGATCTTTTTGTTATTTGCAGGATCAACGGCAGCCTCAACATAAGAATCACCCTCTGCACTAATAGCCAGGTCGGTAGTCTTAGAGTCAACATAGGACTTAACATCACTAGCTTCAGCAAGGCCTTTGGCAGTTGAAGATGAAGTTGCTACACTCTGTACTTTCTCTGTAACAACAACGTCCTTAACCTCTCCAGCCTCTGTATCAACCCTAACCTTAGTATAGGTAGCATCATCAGAGGTTACAGAACCGGCCAGGGCAGCAATCTTAGAATCAACCCTTCCAGCCTCTGTCTCTACCAAGTCCTCTGCATAACCAGCGACCTTCTCAATGTCTGAGCCTGTTGCTATCTGGTTGACATTGGTGACAGAGATAGACTCCTTGACACCATCAGCTTTCTCAACCCTAGTAACGGTTGTGTACTTCTCTGTTACAGTAACTCCGCTAACCTTACCAGCAGTCTCAGAAACGTTTACTCCAATATTACCAGTTCCACCGGATACCTCAGCATTAAGTCCACTGATAGAGTTATCGGTGTAGGCCTTAATCTTAGCTACATCAGAACCAATGACAGCACCTGTGGGAGTTGTAACAGTAAGATCATCGTTAACTCCAGCGGGATTTGTAGTAACCTCAACGGCGCTAACTTCACCCTTAGAAGTTGTAACCTTAACTGTTGCAACCGTACCTGAACCTCCAGTCTTCTCACCTCCCAGGGCATTGATAGCACCAGAGATAGCTACATCACGTGCTTCAGCCTCTTTAGCTACGATGTCATCAGAATAACCCTTAACCTTCTCGATGTCTGAACCTGTAACCAAGCCAGTAGAAGAGGTAACAGTAAGGGAAGGATCAGTATCAGCGGCTTTTGCAGTCCTGGACACAGTTGCATAGGTCTCTTCTACTTTGTCTATTGATACAATACCGTCAGTCTCAGATATCGTAACCTTTACATTCTTACCTGTTGTAGTGGTAGCAACCTTATCAAGCCCGTCAATAGCGTCTGTAATAGCTTGTGCCCTATCCTCAGCCTCCTTAGCAATCTTACCGAAAGCTGTTGCCTGTGCTGAAGTGTCTGATGCTGTACCGAGGAGAGCTGCACTAGCGATATCATTCTCCTGAATAGTATACTTCGTACTACCATCAGCCTCTGTAGACTTTGATACAGTTACATGACCGGTGGATTTCTCTTCAATAGATGTAGTAGCGGCAGCAGACTTAGAATCAACATAGGCCTTTACGTCAGTAGCATCAGCGAGACCCTTGTTTGTTGAAGAAGCGGTAGCAATGGACTGGATCTTAACAGAGAAGACAGCCTGGCTATTCTCAGCTCCATCCAAGTCTACCTCAAGATAATCCTTAGAGCCCTCTGCAATCAGGACATCATTAATATCCAAGAGGTCACTGAGGTTAACTTCCTGATCGATCAAAGTACCATCACCCTTAGGGAAGAACAAGTGAAGAATACCAGTCGCCTTATCATACTGAGAGTGATCAAGAATAGAGTTTCCAATGATATCACTTACAGGAACAGAGCTAAGTTCAGTACCAGCCTCATCAACCAAGGCAATGTGTGCGTTAACGTTCTTTGTAGCAGGGACATACTTAATCTCAGCAGTAAGTTCATAGTTCTCATCCAAGGTCTTTGAAGCAGCAACCTTAGCAACTTCACCAGACAACTTAGCGGCAGAAGCAATATCACGAATCGTTACGCTACCGATAGAAACAATACCTGACGTCTCACTATAGGTTACACTTACATTAGGACCTTCAGCATCCTCGGTAGCTTTGACAGTGGTGGAACCAACAGTTAGACCATTGATTGCAGCTTCCCTATCTGAAACTTCCTTATCTACAAGCTCCTTAGCATAGGCAGCGGTATTGGCCAGGTCACCAGCTTTAACTAGCTTACCCTCATCTCCAGCAGCTACAGTAAGAGTCTTATCGCCCTTTGTTACAGTAGCATAATCCTCACTTACTGAAACCTCTGTGATAACGCCATCAACTTCCTTAACGCCTACAGTCACATTAGTACCTTTTACCTCTTTGTCAGAATCAAGGGCCTCAATTGCTGCAATCCTATCAGCAGTCTCCTTAGCAATCCTACCAAAGGCTGTATCAGCTTCCTTTCCATCAGCAGAAGTACCAAGGGCGTCATTTGTCTTCTTTAACTCTGTATCAAGGGCAGAGATCTCACCAGCAATAGTAGTAGCCTCTCCGGTATAGTTTCCAGAGGTAGCAATATGATTACCACTTTCATCAAGACCTACACCAGCTTTTACAGCATTGACGTCCCCCTGAACAGTCTCAGTATTTCCGCCTGTTGCAAGCTTAGACCAAGAGGCTTCACTGGCAATAGTCGTACCATTAACTTCCTCTGCCTTGAAGATATATGCCGTACCTTCATTAACAACAGATACCGTAAGACCGGGGTATACGACATAGACGTTATTAGAGTCTACTTCCTCATCATAAGTACCTGAAACCCAAGTCTTAGGATCCAGGAGGTCTGATTTTGCCTGAACCGCTGATCTAGTATCAACAGGGACAGCAGTATTATAATTTAATGAGAAACCAAAGCTGGCACCACCATTATACAATTTACTCATATCTTATATATTTATTTTTAGTTATTGTCCGTATTAGTCACCAAGTGTAGCAGAAATCCTAGCCTTCATGTCCTCACCACTACTGTTTGCACGAGTATAAGTCGTATAGACCTTCTCTGTTCCATCTGCCAGAGTGTAAGTCGTTGATCCTACAGTCCAGCCTGAAGTCGTATCAGTCCAAGAGTTCAGGGTTGCATTATACTCCTCAATCTTAACCTTAGAGTATGTTGAAGGAATAGCGAACATCTGACCAGCAGAGCCACCCTTCAATGTAGCCTCTTTATTGCTAAGGGATGTCAAGAGACCCATAGAAGTCAGGACACCGGCAGTTGCAGTTGATGCATATACTTTATAGGTATAATTGATCGTAAAGTCTGCTGTCTTGGACTGACTCTTAATAACGTAGGTACTTGCATCAATCTTAGTAGAGGCAGAAGCATTAGCCATGATAGTCGTGTAATTACTAGCTACCTTGTTTGTTGAATTGCCCTTATTAGTGATGACGGGGTCAGTACCAGCAGCATAGGATTTTGTTACCCTAACTTTGAATACGCCCCTCTTCGTTGTGGTAGTATCGTAGGACAATGAAGTACCGGCAGTAGCAGAGTTAATAGCGAAAGAATCGGAAGCCTCTCCACCATAAACTACATTAGATGTTGAACTACCAGCAGCTGTCTTAGCCTTATTGCCGCCTGAAGTGTATGCAGTCTCCAGTGGGGTCTTAGTACCAACTTCAACTACCTCATTATTAGTGTGGTCAGTACATGCAATAGTAGCGGTAGCGTCAGTGATGACGGGGGCATATTCAGGCTTCAAGATGAGGTCCAATACTTCCTCAGCTGTCTTACCTGCAATGTCAGTTCCCTTAGCCATACCGCCGATCTCTACCTCAGTTGTATAACCATCTGCCATGACCTTAGCAGCGAGAGCATCAGAGTTAGCCTTTTCAGCAGCCATTGCCCTCTCTGTCTCTTGTCCTAGGGCGTCTTCAATCTCTTTTACGGTCTTCTCAGTATCCCCCTGAAGAGCCTTAACCTTCGTATCAATCAGGCCACCTTCCTTAGTGATGTCACCTATCAGCTCAGCGACAGTCTTACCAGCTTCAATCTCACCAAGGATAGCATTAATACTATCTTCCAGGGCCTTAACAGCATACTTCACTGAACCCTCTACATCAGCTTCGCCCTCCAGAACATCAAGCCTATCAGTGATAGCCTTTGTCATTGTTGCGAAATCTGAAGGAGAGCAGTAGTAGTACTTACCCTTTGTCCAGATAGCACTCTCACCTGAAATGAATGCGATTGAGTTGGCATTCACGAAACCATTATTAAGGTCGGTTTCAAAACCAGCTTTAGTCTTATAAGACAGAAATTTGTTCTTAATAAGCTCTGTTGCAGCCATAATTTATTGGTTTTATTTGTTTAGTTTCCATCGTACCAGTCGAACTCTTTGAATTTCTCTGCTACGACTTTATTCATTATTGGATTCTCTGATTCATCGGATAGCTCAGAGTCAACCTGGATATTACCACCAGAGGTAATTTTCTTTTCCAATTCCTTAAGTGCCTCTGTTACGGCCTTATTGGATACTGGATTTAAGGAGTCCTCGTTAAGTTCCAAATCTACTTTACATACGGTCTCTTTTATCCAGCCGCCGTATCTATAGATTAAGAACGATGTCTCTCCTGATTCAACCTGAAGATCACCAAATCCGCTGTACACTCCAGGACTTGATGCCATATAAAATACAGGCTGGGTAGGTGTTCCAGGGATAGTATCTGGTATAGCTCTCCCTAAGAAAATTGAACCCTTTGAGACATTTAATGGTATAATCTTCAAGGACTTAGCCTCTGTCTTACCATCGCCAATGATCAGAGAATCAAAACCTGCATTACTAGATTCAATAAGGCATATCTCAGCCTCTTTCAGGATAACTTCACTTCCCTGTACTGCTTCAAGTGAATCATGTAATAGTCTGATTCTTTGATTGTTCGGCATAAGTTTTAATTAGTTTTAAAAATTGTTATACCATTTATTACTATCCTCTCCAACTCCTTTGTTAGGGGATTGAGAATGAAGTAAATTTTATCTTTATCAAAGGCTTCCGGAATTTCTTGAACCCATTCGATACCAGTACAAGTCTGAGAGAACATAGCACCTGAATCAAGCGAAATCTCCTGTTTTCCATTGTAGGTCTCCTCTATAACAATACCATTCCCGGGAACTATGTCATCCTTAGAGAGGGCACTTTCATGAAGATACGATAGTCCGTCCTCTATCTTATTTAAGTTCTGGGCATTGATTGGTGTTTTATTATCAACCCACTTAGTTGCTTTATAACTCTTTTCCATAATTACGTAAGATCACTTAATTTACCACAGTCTATTACTCCTACTTGAAGTTTCCCTTCTTCAGACACAACGAGAGAAGTTCCATCAATTGGTATGTCTGCCTGTATGAAGTAAGCTCCTAATTCTAAGTCTCTTGTTACAGTCAGATTTACAGTTGATGTATCCTTAGGAGTCAGTACTAGGTTTTGTGTCAGACAGATCCACGTTCCAGAATGATGAAGGTAAGAAACATCTCCTTCTCCAACTGAATGAATGATTACAAGGTCCCATTCCTTAGGCTCTCCGTAATCAAATATAGCTCTATCCAATACTTCCCTATCACTTTCCCCTAACTTTCTCGTCATGTCAAAAATCCTACCTTGACCTTCTCCACTTCCTGAACTACCTCCTCCATCAGCTTGACCACCACTATCGAAGTTAATATAATAATCTCCCTTCTTCTCACTGTTGAAAATAGCCAGCATTGTCTCTGTTCTAGTCTTTCCAGTGTAGCGAATGGCGACGTTTTCAGCATAGTACCTAGAGGTTTCATTCAGCTTCTTTATGGCTTCATCTCGGTTTCGGTAGATCTTTTCAAATCTCGTATATCTAAATTTCATATCCTAACACTAGTTAATCCAAAATTTCGCCATCTTCCTCTCCAACATTAACCTCTACACTTCCAGGATCGGATAGGTTATCTCCATCTTCTTCTACGTACCCTTGATCGACTTTCCAACCGCACAATGTAGTTCCACACTTCGGGACATTACACTCAGCGATAGGACGGAAATAGAATGATAGGCTCACGATTTCAAGGTCCCTAAGCGGAAATTCACCTTTGATGCCTCCTAACTTGAAGACTGTATATGCTTTTCCTAACCTATTGACCCTGAAACCTATTCCCACAATCTCATGAATCTCCTCGTGGTCGTATCCAAATAAACAAGAGCCTATAGAAGATGATACTATTCTTACGTTAGCCCCGATCAGTTGGCTTGGATTCCATACTCCGGCGGGGCTTTGTACTCCTATACATCTCATTGCTTAATATATATTAGGGTCCCTCCCAAGTAGATTTTCAAGACTTCCTTATCTCCTAAGTAAACCTTCGTAATATCACTAGCACCTATTTTCATAAGATAATGTATAGTGTTAAAGGATTCTTAGTCTCAATAGCTTGGTATTCCTCATCAGTTCCTGTCCAGATTAGGGGAGTATCTTTCAGTATCTGTTTAATCTCCCCTAATGCAGCTGCCATGGTCTCTTCAAATTGTCCCAAGCTAGTTTTTATCTCTCCAATAGACTCAGCCGTCGTCTTTTCATTCTCTAGTGTGTCGGCCTCATTAGTTTTCAGGTCTAATGCTTCTTGTTGAGCCCTAGAAATTGGTTTATCTAGGTCTGAAGTATTGTCAACATTCCCTAGGCCAATATCCCTTTTCTCTAAGACAATATTTGCTCCTAAGTCATGCCCATTGACGGTTGTAGCTACATCAACTTTTCCATCCAAGGCCTCCTGTGTTGCTGAGGATATTGGCTTATCTTGATCTGACGTGTTATCCACATTTCCCAGACCAACCTGAGTCTTGGTTACGTTGTGAGGATTATTCTGACTTGTCTTGTGGTTACTCAAGCTGTCTGACACTCCTCCTATTGCACTTGAAACTCCTCCCTGTAATACTAAGGACTCTACATTCTGAAGTCCAAGATCACTCAAGGTTACATCAACATTCCCTGACAAAGCATGACCATTGACGGTAGTGGTTTTATCAACTTTTCCATCCAAGGCTTCCTGCTGAGCCGTAGATACAGGTTTTTCAAGATCGGAAGTATTATTAACCTTTCCAAGTCCTATATCTGTTGGAGTCAGGATTACATTTTCAGATAGGGGATGCGCGTTTATAGTTGTAATCTTATCGACCTTCTCCTCCAGGGCCTGTTGTGTAGCCTCTGAAACTGGGAGGTCAGTGTTTCCAACATTCTCTACGTTTCCCAAGCCAACATCGTCCTTACTGATTGTGATACTTCCCTCAGTTATAGGATGTCCATTGATCGTCAAATTTTCAATAGACTTAGCAACCTTTGAGAGATCTATAAGGGCCTGTGATGTAACCTCAGCATTTGTCTCCAATTCAGTTCGAAGCTCATTGATACCGGCGGCAGTTGTTTCAGCCTGTTTATCCAATGCTTCCTGTTGAGCAATGGAGACGGGTTTTTCAAGATCTGGGGTATTATCTACATTTCCCAAGCCAACATCTTCCTTCCCCAAGACAATATTTGCGCCGAGGTCATATCCATTAATGGTGATGGCTTTATCAACCTTCGTATCTAAGGCTTCCTGTTGGGCGATGGATATAGGTTTATCCTGGTCTGACGTATTATCCACATTCCCTAAGCCTACCTGATCTTTGGTTACTTCATGAGGATTTCCCTTATCTCCCTCGTGCTCCTGGATTTCCTTTCCAAGTGCGGTCAGGACACCCTCTAAGGTTTTTTGGTTTGGAAGATTCTTTAATTTGGTAAGATCACTCTCGGAAATTAATGAATATCCCTCGACCTTATCAACCTTCGTATCCAAGGCACCCTGAGTTTCTATAGAGATTGGTTTTTCAAGGTCATTTGTATTATCAACTCGCCCTAATCCAACATCGTCCTTAGTTAGTTCGATATCCTCACTAAGATCATACCCATTGATCGTCCTAGCAACAGGAACTTTATCATTCAGGGCAGAAGAGACAACCTCCTCATTGTCGTTGATTGTCTTCCTTAGTTCGTTAATGGCAGCAGCTCCAGCACTTTCAGCTTTCATCAAGGTTTCCTCAATCTCCTTCCTATTTCTAGAGTCTTCCTCCAATAAGAATTCCTTTGTTTCATTGATTACGCCTTCCGTTGCTTGACCTAAGTTTGCTAGTTGATTTGCAAATGCTTCTTCGTCTGACTTAAACTTTTGAACGATTACTTTATTTTGAACAGGATTTTCAGAAGTAGCGTCTAATGCAGTATCCACAACTCGTCTCCATCTTCCTGTAGTTTCATGAACAGAAAATGAAGAGGAGTACTTATATCGTTTCCCATCCTCAAGACAGAGAGAAATATGACCCTCATCTATACTTGTGGCAGGGAAATTTTTCATCTCTAAGAGGGTCGAAAATGTATCCCTTTCAAAATTCGGCTTCTGACCCTGATACGCAAAATTATCACCTACTTTTAGTGCCATAATTCTTTTTAACTAAATGTTTGTTTGAATCCTGAGATGGTTACTGGATCTTTAAGGACATAGGCATAGTAAGGAATCTCATCTACATTAAGATCAATCCTCATATAAGAACCTAAGTACTCAAAGTTGTTTCCGTCTTTAATTGCTGATAGTGTTCCAAATGCTTTAGGATAGACAAAAGCTGTTCTTTGGTTATTTAAGGTAATTCCATTCCAAGTCATACTCTTTGAACCAAGAAGTGAAGGGGTCTGTTGAATCTTACCTTCCCAGATAGCTGTACTTATTCCTACAGAAGTTAAGGGATCATCAATGTCAAGGACACCACGAAATGAAGGATCCACCACCTTTATTGACTTGGTAATAGAGTCCGTTAAGCCTTGATATGTTCCTGTAAAAGTATAGTTGATGGTCGTTGCTGCATTCTCTTGTATTGAATCAGTCCTCTTCACTGCATTAGTAAAGATTCCGTTAATATACTTCAATGAGTCAACTGAAACATCAATTCCCTTCCTAAACACTGACCAAGTTAAGTCAATATTATAGGGCAGCTTAGTTTGAATAAGTGTCTGGCTAAGATTGAGATTAACGGTGATTGGAAATACTGTCGCCTGTAATTCTGTCAGGACTGCAGAATCAACTCTACCCCATCCTAATTCATCGGAGAACTTATATCCGCTTCCAAAAAATTGCCACTCCTCTAATCTTCCTGTTGTGTCAATAAACTGTGCCTTAACTCCAGGAATTTTCTGATCTTCACTCAAGTTAGCATCAAGGATACTAATAGCCTGTGTGATATTATACTTATTTGATCCAGATATTCCTAGGGTTGGCCAGATTAAGGACAGATCATAGGTGTAGATTAAGTCTGTTAAGGTCACCCTAGTTTCTGGATGACCAATGGCATCTGTTATGGTAGCGGGATAATACTTTTCGCCCTCTTCGAGCAACATCTTTATCTTCGTTTCCATAGTTATATTATATCATATTGTATTCCCAGGTAATTACAGAGACCTTCAATGACAGTTTCTCTTATATCCTCAAGATTCTCTGTAGGTTGACCCATAATGAGAACTGATGGACATGCCGTATTTGAGCATACTGGAATCGTCTTCTTCCAGTATTTCTGTCCATCATTCTCTACCCTAGGAACATTGACTAGAACTCTCTTCTCTGCTGATACCGCTAAGATCTGTGCTAGGGCTCTTGATCTTCCATCTGAATTATAAGCCACATTAACAGACCAAGGACCAGTCCCACTTTCTATCGTTAAGAGAATATAGTCTTCATTCCTAGACATCCTATTTATCATCCTAACTCTATCCGTCATTTCACTGTTGGAAGTAAGAGTTAGATGTTCGATATTGAGTCCCTCCAGTCTCTTTTCTATTGACCTTATAAGACTAGGGACGCCATGGTAGGGATCTTTTTCCCCGGGATTTAATATTACTTTCATCGTATCTCTATTTTGATTGCACTACCAGTCTGAATATAAGTTGTCCTAAGGAGAACATAGGGAATTTTAACTCCCATATTGTTAGTGACATAAACTACACTAGTTAATCCCTTAACCTGGAAATCTGACATTAAGTTATCATTAACATAAGTTTTATTTGATGCTGAATAGTAGGTTTTAGGGATTAGGATATATGGATATTTTCCTCCTGTGCAATTAAATGTTACTCCAGACATCTTACCCGAAGTTACAAAAGAAGAGCCAAAGCCTGCAAGCATAGTGGGAGTGAAATTCGTATTCTCTCCAAAAGCCTCATCACCAACTCCAGTATAAGTCTTATATCCGAATTGATATACAGCAGATCCACTTGCTTGAATCTCTTCATCCACCTTTGATGTTATATTGAATGTGAACGTGGCTCGTGTTGAAGATGTTATTCCTTCCAGTCCTACCCATTCGAAGAGGCCATTGAGATATCCTTTGACTGGTCCTGATACTAAGGACTCTATAATCTCAGGAACCTTAGTGGAGCCTTGTTTTATTACAGACCAGGTTATCTTAGGTAATATCCAAGAGCCTACTTCCATCCAATACGTATCTCCGGTTCCTTTAGGGCATGACGTATAAGTATCTTTGCACTTATTATAGAGATTCGTCCAAGCAGTATTATCCTGATTGTCGATAACTCCATCCCCGTTGATATCATACCTTTCCTCATATTGTTTAGAGGAAATCAAATTCAGGATTTTTGCAAAGGTATACTCGGCATCATCATAGAGTTTGTCTCTATCACTAGAAGAATATGCAGGTCCAGCAATGACTCCGGTGATTTTAACAGGATATATGACATTGTCGAGGAGCTTAGTCTGTTTCTTAAGGTCTTCAACATCCAGTGCCATTCCTCTTATTACACCCGCAGCTACAGCCCTCTTGGAATCATCTTCTTCACTTATGTTCTCTATATCAGTTGCAACTCTAGGAATCCAATGCCCTGTCTCCTTGTTGGTCTTAGTACTATCGTAGTAATACCATACTCCATCTAAGCAGGCCTCGAATCCTTCAGGTACTGGTATAGTCCAATTCAATAGATCTTTCTTTGTTGTAGCCTTCCCCTGTCTATCATCAAGGAAGTCTTTAGATCTATATGAAAAATTAGTTCCTATATTATACATGTTTGTTCATTATTAACCTTAAGCCACCAAAGGAGTATTTCATCCCTGGTAGCCTAAGGAAATTATATTATTACTTAATTAGCAACTACAACAACAACTTTCCTAGAAGGTCCATCGTACATTGTATTATACGCATTAAAAGAAGCCTGTTCTCCGCCATCAATCTGTGTAGACCAGATATTCAGGTTAGAAGACTGAGGAGCTGTGATATTGAATACACTCTGATCACTCCAATCTCCAGTTGCCCTCGGGAGGATGAGATTTCTTGAGATGAAATTACTTCCCGTCCAAGCTTTAGCGAATATCATGTAAGCCGTATTAGTCTTCTTGGCACTATTCAATGAGAATCCTTGGTTGAACAAGTGACCATTGAGAAGTGCGGCGAGATTAGCATTTACAAGTCTATCAACCGTAAGAGATGTGAAGTAAGACATATCAATACCATCCGATCCAGAACCCCACTGACTTATAACTCCAGCATCATTGGCTATGTTATACATTATGTTATAGTGAATTCCATAGTCATAGAGATAAGTATTGATCCACCTATCTCCACCAACAGAGCTATGAAGGATACCGCCAGAGGTTGAATCATGTGCAACAGACGGGAATGCATCACTAAGGGAGGTTATATTCTTTGAGATTGAATTATCTAAGAGAACATAATACTTTGTATATTCCAACTTAGTATTGCCATCACTATCCCTAGAGCTTGTGGCAGCAGCAGGAACAATGAGGTGGAAGTTGAATGCTCCCGCTAATGATGTACTCTGAGTGAAGTTCATAGGTACATAATAGAATACCTTCATTACTTCCAAGGTTCCCTCACCCACTGTCCATAAGTATCTAGGAATTATATTCAAGTTCCTAAATACATTATCCAACCTCACAGAAGGACAAGCAGACATTAGGTGTTCGGGAATAATACCTTCCAGGGTCTCTTCGGAATCTTGAGTATTGCTGAAACATCCAGTCACATTAGCATCAGACTTACAACCATAGAAGAAGTCGGGGGCTATAAATACAGTATTGACAGCCTCATTATCAATGGCGTAGTTAACAAAGTTATAAACCGTATCATTGCCGCCACTACTTAAGGTCACATCAAAGGCATAGGTATAGTCTCCCTGTAGTCCTTCCAAGTCAGTCAGCTCAGTGTTAGAGCCAATCTTACCAGCACTAGCATAGGATACATCATACTCACCTGTTTCCTCTCCTGTTTCTGGATCTAAAATAGGCGTTGTTATCCTATTGTAAACTATGGTATCAGCCTCATCAACAGTTTCAATCTCCACCAACCTACTTTCATCTTCTGTAATTGCGAATCTGTTGTGTGGAAGTCCCTCTGGATCTCCCTGGAAATACCTTGCATTAACTCCATTATTTACCTTACCCCACTTAACATTCTCAAAGAATGACACTAGGGATGAAATTGCAGACTTATATGTATACTGATAGAGATTTCCAGGTAAATATTCCTCTCCTCTCTTTATGAAAAGCTGTCTCTTATTCACCTGACGCTTACCAAAGAAGTCGAAAGGAATTGGATTAGCTATCTTGAGGCCCCTAAACATGTAAGACATATCAACTGCATTAGGAACATAGGCAAAGAAACTATCCGCCAATGTAATATAAAGATCATCAGCATTGATAAAGTTCATAACATTGGAAGGACCCACCTCCTCTCCACCAGTACTAATCATCTTGAATCCATCAAACATCGAAATCAATGATGTTACTGTAGTATTCTTAGTTGTTCCTACCAGAGATAATGTAGCATAACTTTCATCCGGAACAAATACAGTACAATTCCTGAAAATATGTCCTAAGGTAGTTAACTTCGTCGTTCCTGCATTGTTAATTAATAACTTTACAAGAATAGTAAACTCTGTCAAGGACATATATTTCCTCATTGTGAAAGTTCCAGTACTATTAAGACTACTCCTGAGAGGGAATATATTAGCACTCTTACCTATCACATAAGACCAGTTGATGAAATTACTGAGAGAAACCGGATTATTCTCATTGGAAATCCTCAGAGATTCATAGAAAGTCGTTATCTTTGATGTAGCAAACAGTCCTTCCAGTCCAGATAATCTAGTATGATTGTTATACAGGAATCCATAAAGCGTTGTTAAGCTGTTCCAACCTGTAGTAAATGTACCTGTGAGGTCAAAATACTGGCTAGGATCCAATTCAAAAGACTGTAATGACAATACTTTCTCTGGATTCTTACCTCCAGGATGGAAGAAGTCAGTAAGCTTAATCGGATTTGTAACACTAGAAGACTTCACTGCACCTGAGTTATCAACTATACAAAGGGTTGTAATATAACTTCTACTATAAGAAGTATAATTACTCATCCAGATATAGTCAATTTTATTTATAATTTCAGACAGAGCATCTATCTGAGCATACACAGTTCTACTACCTGCACTAAGGAACCAACCGAATGATATGCTGCTCACATTAGAACCAAACGAAACCATCTTCTTGTGGATAGCTGTTATTCCTGTATGAGAGAAAGCACTTCCTACACTAGATAAGTTAGTGAATCCAGAGAGGTCTATATATCCCTTGAGTGCTGTATTAGCCAAGTCTGCTGCAAGATCTGTCCTACTGTAGACAATGTTTCCCTGTGAATTGAACATACTAGTGATGTTTGTAATCTTTGGAGCATTAGATCCCACCACAGTATTGATGAAATACCTAGCAGCTCCTATCCTCAAAGATCCACCGACACCACTAACATTGAACATTCCGGACAAGGAGGTCAAAGTCGGAGACAGAACAAACTTAGTATATACAGAACTTCCCTCTTCTTCAAACATTGTAAATGCCTTACAGAGTTGGAAAATAGAAGTACCAGCTAGGATTATGTTAGTTCCCTTCAAGTATTTTAGGCTCTGAGAGTTATAGAATGCTTGAGTTCCTAAGGTTACACTATCTGGGAGCTTACAAGAAACCATACCTTGAGTGCTCTGGATAGTCACATTAGTCAGGTGAGTAAATTCTTCTAAGTCTACTGTACCTACTGGAGTTGTATCCTTACCAATCTTGAAAGTTAACAAAGAGTTTCCACAAGACCTACAAGTTAAGACAGTCAAGTAATCGCCATTAGGATCACCATTTACAGGAATATCCGGATCAGCAATGATTATCTCTTTAAGGTTCGTGCACCCCGTAACAGTAAGTTCACTAATACCAGAAACGGTGAGAGTCGTTAAGGCAGTGTCATTCTGAATAGTAAGCTTCGTCTTTCCACCTGTATAAGTTGTATTAGTCAGCTGGAGGTTCGTTATCCTACTATTAGTGATTGTAACTCCCTTCTTCAACTGTTCAACTGGCATTGGAGAGATAATACAAGAACTTAAGGTAGTACTAATATTACCTGAATCTCCCGTACCAAATGTGACATTCTGAAGATTACCACATCCGCTGACATATACCTCACTACCCTTCATATTGGCAATGTTAAGGTTCGTCAGTGTAGAGTCTCTAAGGTCAAGCATGATACCAGTGTTCCTAATATCAACTGAGCCTAAGTTAGGGAAGTCCTCACCTGTTATGATCAGGTTACCAGTGAACCTAGAACCAGTCAAGGCAAGGGTTTTTAATGACGGCATATAGATATTACCCAAGGTCATTGAATTACTTGAACTACTTCCGCTCAGGGTCTCAAGGTACCTAGTATTAACATTGAGGGTTTTAAATCCGAAAGTATCAATGCTATCCAGGTAAGTCCAAGCACCAGAGCCATAAAATGAATAAGTCTGGTTACCTGATAAGTCTACCCTAATATGATACATTTGATCATTACCTCCAAGCAAGTACCTAATTCCACTATTAGCCGTATTAACGATAAGCGGCGAGTATTCCTTGGCTTTCACGTTAATATTCAAGGTTCCGGCAGTCTGATTTACACCTTCCTGGCCAGCGAAAATATCCTGAAGAACGAAGATATCCGTGTTTCCCATCAGGTTATAGTCACTGTTATAGTAGGTAGGCTCAGACATAGCTTGATTAGAGCCAGGGATTATAACGTTAGTGTAGTGTCCATTTTCATCATAGTGCTGAATTGGAGCTGTTGACTTGGGGAGATTAAAGTAAGCATCAAGAATATGGAACCTACCATCCAACCAGTCCGTAGCTTTAGCAATTCTAGTACCATTGAACTTTACGAAATTGAGGGATGAATATGAAGTTGATACATAATTGCTCTCCTCCTTATCCTTCGCATTAGGCTGAACAAAGTATTTATTCCTATAATTCAAGTTAACCATAGGAATTCCAACCTTCCCCAGGTTATTAGAGAAATAGGCATTCATGAACTTCTCTGCACTAGCCAAGCAACCTCTACTCTTGTCATTCTCAGGAGCAACACCAGCAGAACGCCACTTAGCCCATAATTCCTGAGGATATGAGTTAGTAGCATCATTACCATCCATCACTCCATCAACAGAAATCCTATCAGCAACCATCCTAGAGTACTTAGCAACAGCAAACAGGTATGAACTTGGAGTATCATAGAAGTCAGCCGCATTTGTACCTCCAGCAGAATTTGCCTTAGGTGAGAAGTCCCTGTAGATTGTTACAGCGGTTGGAGTCACAGTTCCTTCAGAATCAACATTACTATCATCGTAAGACCAATAATCTGAGAATGCAAAGTAAGATACATCCTGACCGGCATTATTAATTCCAAGACAAGTATCCATATCATAGAATGCAGTATAGAACTTTGCCTTGCCCGTTGATGAGTTCGTGTTCCATGCCTTCATATTCATATTCTTCTGTACAGAGTCAACAAGACCAAAGGCCATACAGATAGTATAATATTCACTAAGGCTGGTATAATCAATCTCTGGGTTTCCGTCCTTACCAATGATCAAGTCACTAAGGTCATCCACCTGAGCTGTTGTTATCACCTCATTCGGGTCAACTTCGAATACCTGATTAGATCCCTGAAGCTTCTTTATGAAATGTTTCTTATAGTTCGGAACCTGATTGAGAGGCCTACCTGAGTCATCCACACCATTATAGCCAACATCATAACCGTAATGGTCTGATTCTGAGTTGCTATAAGATTTACCCATCAAGTCGAACAGATAACCTCCAGCTTTTGACACGCCTTTGATCATCGTTTGAATGGCTCTTTTTGCTTCAACTTCAGTAATACCAGTACCCGTCACGATATCATCAAACATGTAGGTCTCATTATTCTTCTCTACACCATCAAGAGACTTCCAGAGAATAGAGTCATTCCACTGTGAGAAATCAAAGTACGGACTATTACCCTGAATTTCAGCTACAACCAAGCCTTTCTTGATGCTATAATCCTGAGAAGATTCAACTCGGAAGAACGTGAATCCATCTCCAGCATCAGTCAAGAGCGGGAAACCATTGGAGTCACAGAATACAGACTCATCCTTGTATCCCAGGTTATAGAATGATTCGCGGCCAAGGTTGAAGTTATAAACTCCTTGATAATAGTAAGTCAGGGTTGTTGTTCCACTGTTCTTATCTGTCCTGGGGATACCAAGATAGACAACACAGGGGAAACCATCAAGACAGTTCTTCGTATACCTTGACAGCGTATTCTCAGTCTCAGAATAAGAAGTTGTATCGAACTTTGTTGTGATATCATTGACAAACTTACCAATAGAGGTGTTATTACTATGGCTTGAGTCTACAACATCAGCTTTTAAGGTAAATGATTCCTCAGGCAAGAATGTTTTACATGCTTCCTCAATCTCTTCCGGTGTTGATACAGAGGTAATACCCTTGTAGTTTGGTGAGAAGAGATAATGAGCAGCAGTTTCACCAGTATCAGAGTTTTTCAATCCTAGGGTATAGTTTTTACACTTATAAGTCTTAGTTGATGAACCCTGAACAGTTAAGTCGAAATAAGCAAGACCTCCAAAGTTAGTCGGAAATTCTATGTCATTCAGCTTTCCCTTCGCTGTTGCCCATTTTACAGAGACACGAATTGGATTAATTTCATCGTTTTCACCATAGGAGGCATCCAGGATATCCTTCTTATCCTCACCCATTGTTAATACTATGGTGGGCACTCCGAGGTTTGATGAGATATTTTCGATTACATCAAGTCTCGTACAGAAAACATCATTACCATCCAACGTAAATTCTCCACACCTCTTAAGAAGTTCTACCTCATACTCTGAAATAGTCTCCTGCAAGATCGTATTCCTATATTTCAAGTAATACCTATAAGTATCAAGGTCGAAAGGTTGTTCTGTTGCCGTCAAGTATGATACTTCCAAGAGGTTTACAAAACAGTTACTTTCTCCTAGGACAAGTTCATTTACTATAAGCGAACCAGCCTTGAAGGTTTGACTACCTCCCTCAATAACACCATCCACATAGACAACAAGCTCGAAGTAGTCATAGTTTCCCACCCTGGTAACCTTCCTTGATACAAGATTCACCAAGTGGTACTTCGAACTATCATTTCCATCGTAATCCCTTGTCTTAGGTAGGAAGTAAGAGAATGACTTATCTCCAACTGTTATAGTATTCTGTGTCATCTTGAAAGCCAGGGTTGTTGTATTTCCTGTTATCAAGTTTCCACTAAGAATCACGGAGTTATCAGAGTTTACCTCATTATACTGGATACCAATACAAATGTTAGTGTCATAAGAAGCCACATTAGTATTAGTGGGGATGTTCAAGTCCTTAATACTTACTGTTCCTTTATTTGATGTCTGCTGATAAACATTACCACTAGCTATGGCATTGAAAGAAGCAAAAGGATACTCAGTTGCCTCAATAGAAGGTTTAGGACCAACATCATCAAGCCTATAGTAGTTGAATACTCCAGTTCTGTCCTCTGAATACCAATCAATAGCAGCAGCATTAGACTTTACATAGAAGTGATACCTGATATAACCATCTGAGGGATTATAGTTAGGCTCTGTTCCAGTCGGGTATGTACCAGAACCATCTACCTTAAGTCGAATTTCATTATGACCCTGACTTGTAGTGAAGACCGTAATTGACTGTTGAGATCCAAGCCTTACATCTATACCCTTTGTATTGTCATTTGTTATAGCTCCTTCAGCATTAACGACATAGTAGTGAACCTTAACTGTAGCATTTGTATTACTACCCTGATAAGGACGAAGGTTTAAGGTGATAAATCCAGCATCAAACTCATAATAACCCGACCCTTCCTCTTGTGCCTCTGTATAGATACTTCCTTGACCAGGCTGTACTAAGAGGTAAAGCTGAGCAGGAATCAAGTTGAAAGAGGTGATCATCGTGACGGGATCTGTGAGCTGTCCTTCCAGAGACATAACAACAACCGCCGTAGTTGAGTAATATCCAGAATTAGCTTCCACCAACTCAACATACTTACTGAGGTCGAAGTCATAGAAACCCTTAGATCCAACCAACTCCACTCTCTCTTTCAGGACTTCACTTCCCTTTGTAAATGAGAAGTCGCAGTATGTCCTTGTAGAGTTAACAGCAATATCCCACTTAACCCTGAGGAACAATCCATCAGCAGCAGCGGTCTCCATGTAAATCTCGTTAGAGTCATATGCGAGACCATTTTTATTAACCAGGCCACTCGTTACACTATAGGACTTTGTAATGTAATCAAGGTAGGCTGCTTTAGGCTCTGAGTAGATAGAGTCAACAGCCTGTACAGTGATTTTACCATTACAGTTCAGGTTAATTGTCCTAGTATATTCATAGTCATTAGATACGTTAAGAGTTACAGTAGTCGTGGCCTGTGTAACTACTCCAGCCGTATTGAGAACATCATAAGTGTAAGTTACTTTGAAAGATGCTCCATTCGGTCTGGTAATCTTTATATACAATTCATAATTACCTTCTCCATTGAAAGCTACAGATTGGTTATTGAGCTGAACACCTCCTAAGCTAGCGAAGAGTACATAGCCACTTGCACTACCTCCTCCGCCACTACCAGAGCCACTAGAGCCGCCAACACCACCATATTTATAGAGCCACTTGACATTACTTTTTAACTTATCAAGTTCCTGGCGTTGCTCTCCAATTATCTCAGAGAGCTTTTCGCCAGAAAATTGACCGGTCATAGTAATATCCTCGTCGAAGATAATATTCTGTCCGTTATGTTTCATATCTTAATTTATAGAATTGATATCAACTCAGATTCTGTAGTCTTATTCCAAGTACCAAAGTTATTAGCCGTACTTTCCTGCAACCACTCCAGTCCCATATCTCCAGTCGAGTAGTTCAATTGACTGAACTTGTTACTCTTGAAAATATTTGTAACGCGTGCAAGTTTAATAGAATAAGTACCCGCGTTCACTTGGATAATTGCAAACATTGGATACTTCTGTTCAGGACTTGCAGTATCTGTATATGTCTTGGTTGCTTCCTTGTAAACTGAAATTGTTTCTGGAATAATCCTAGAGAATTTCTGATTAGATGAAGGAAGTTCTTTATTAGATGTCAACTTATATCCACTAGCCTGACACATGAAATAGGTTACACCACCAGTAAGTCCAGGTGCAGGTTCACAAGGATAGAAATTAACACTTTGTTCACTTAATGCAGGAAGATCGTTTGGCCTCTTTGTGTAAGGGAACTTCGATGTATTCTTCTCCTCATTATAGAAATCAACATAGTCATTTTTCAGTGTTGACTCCATCGGCATAGGAGCATCATAAGAATTAATCTCCGTTCCATCACCGCCCTTATACTTGTAATTCTCCCTAAGCGGATAAGTACAAGCGTAAGTATGTTTATGGCCTCCAATACAGAGCTTAACTTTGAAGTATTCCAGGAGCCTACTGAACCAATAGAGTCCCTTTGTCTTCTTTGTTGCCTCTGAATCTGCTTCATTCGGGCTAATCTGGTTCATATGACTACCAACAAGAGCCGATGAATTGCTGATTGAACGTGAAATTGCCCTTGATGTCTTAAGAAGAGAATCACTGGTGATAACCGTGAAAGGCATCTCATGACAAATAGCAATCACATTCCTTGCTGTACTCTGTCCACTTACCTTAGGAGCAGTATTAAGAGCAGCATAGACCATCGAATAGACTGAAGTAAATGCCTCACAATAATTCTGGGCTGATGAGATTTCAAAGCCAGTATAAATGTTTACTGTATTTCCGTTCTGATATAAGCCGAACCAATCCTTACATGTAGTCTCTGTTAACTCACTATTAACAACGAGGAACCTATCGGTGTCAGAGTCGAAATAGTAGAGTGAAGGAACATACTTAAGGATATTCGGACTCACAATACTCTTAACCAGCGGAGTGAAGACCTTAGAATCAACCTCATAGCAGTAGAATAGGTGGAAGTAGTAAGATGTAGACTTACCAGTATCATCACCAGTTCCTAAGATTCCAGGATTAGTACCACAGAGGTCATTATTACCAACTGCATTCATCTGCTCCAAGTGATCAAACAGAACACTACCAGCATTATAGTAGTCATACCACTCATTAATCCTAGTACCGTTTTGAGTCATATCACCGGTATTAACAAGGATAGGAATGATATTATCTGCCTTCTGATCAGCTATAATCTTCTCATTCAACTTATTAGCTACACCTGCCCAAACTTGATATTCAATCCAATGGAATCCCTGCTGGTCTGTGATCTGATAAATCTGTGTCCTATAAGACTTTGGATATAGGGTAAAACTCATCTCCTCAGAACAATGTGCAGGATCAGGATTTCCATTCTTATCAGCCCTACCAACGACGTAAGTATATTTCGTCGGAGAAGTGACAGCATCCGATACAATATCAAGAATAACCTTATGTGCAGTATAGAAACTATTATCAGCAGGGAATCTACCATTCAACCTAGCATAGATATTATTGGTTATATCACCACTGAAGAATTTCTTTGCAGGGTAAATATCTGATACAGGAGCGTAATCATCATCTGAAGTTACCAGGTAAAGTGTATCACCAGAAGAGAATGCATACTCTGAAGCTCTGCCAGGGAGAGTAAACGTACACTCCAAACCACTTACACTGAGAGAGCCTACTGCTGTTCCTGCTTTTACTGCCTTATGATCAGAGTTCAGGAGAGTAGTATAGTTCTTTACAGTACCAGAGAATCCACCCGTATTAGCTATGATTGTTGTGAAGTTTGTTGTATAAGTTGTCACACCACCATTTGTAACAGAGCTTTCAGTACTTCCAGTAAACTTAAGCTGAATGATAGGGGTATAAGATTGGAACTTAGAAACCCAATCATTAGAAGCAGCTGGTTTAACCCATACATACTCATCATAATAGCCAACACTAATCCAGTTAAAGCACCTTGTTCTATAGATGTCAATACCGAAACTGCTAGTAACCATGTTAGGCTTATTAATATCCAGCTTTGTCTTATCGGTACTTACATTCTTTTTCTGGAATGATGCCTTAGGAGTATAGTTCGAAATTGGGAATACAGCATCTGAGTGAGGGAATGCTATGAACTCCTTTTCAAGACTTACCACCTGAATATCGGTAGAAGCATTTGCCCATCTTACCCTAGAACTATCAGCAGTTGTAAAGGCCTGGAAAGCTTGTTTAGCAGGATCAAGCTCAAAAGTATTCCTATAGATTGAGTTAGGAATCATAGCTACTGCAAGAGCTGCCCAGAAAGGAGATCCAGCCTCATTAGTGATAGTCTTATGATAGTATATTCCATCAATGAAATACTTATCGAGGACATAAGGGAACTTAGACTTATTGCTAGAACTAATAGTTACGGGAGTTCCATTACTACCGATAGTTGCTCCAACCTCTGATGCCTTATAGAGCTGATAGGTGGGAGACAGTTCCTTACCATCGAACTCATTTCCATAGGTCAGGGCAATACCATAACCTTGATCTTTATTCGTGTAAGGGAATCTCTCATCAATTTCCAGGGATACAAGCTTATTAATTCCTGCACTCTCCTCATAGTACCATTCCTGGTCGAAAGTGTCAACCTTCAAATAAACGTTAGGATCCCCAAGTTCTGCATGTTGAGCACCACGAACCAAGTATGTACCACCGGCGGGAATAATACCAGTCAATTCCAGGTGATAGATTACTTGGAGACCCTGCTCATTAGGTCTTGTAAAGTGGAGATAGCAACCTGCCAAAGGAATATCCACATCCGACGTATTCTCCAACTCAATGTAAGAGTGAGAACAGCCGTGAACAATATCGCTACTGAATGGGGCATAGAAAGCTCCAATCTTTAAACGGTCTGAATAGAGTTTAGCATCAGAAGAACGAAGCATATTATTTTCCAATGTCCTAAGCTGACCGATAAATCCACGAACATCAGGACCAAGAGTTTTATTTGCTATCCTCTTGGCAAATGTCTTAGACTCATCAGCAAGCTCTTGACTATGAAGAGCTCCTGTCTCATCTATACCAAACTTGTAGCGACGACCCGAAGCTTGGTGAATAAAGGTAATATCCTCAACATCCAGACTCTGAATGCTAATATCACCGTTAGCTTCCTGAACAATGCCCATCTCTTTAAGGGCTTCAATCATTTCTTCTTTTGTCATACCTGTGTCTGTTTCAGTTGATCCACCACCACCTATGATGGTAAGAATATTATTTGTCTTAATCCAGAGTCGAGCAGTATCCTCAACCCAAATTAATTCATTATTTAAAATTTGATCTTTTATTCCACTTAAGTCTGCCTGTTTCTCTACTGACCTGATTGTAATATGCGCAGCCTTAAACTTGTAAGACTCATCACTAGGTTTAGTTCCTGCAATATTACTACTGAAGTCCTGATACTTTGAATATAGGTTGAACTTGGACAATGTCAGGTCAGAGAAGGTTACGGTGCTGAGAATGTTGTGATATGATTGTTCTACCTTTGATGAGTAAAGTTTATTCTCAGGAGACCAATAACCCTCTGCTAGAGTCTGATCAGAATGAGGATCGCCAATAGAAACCCAAACGAAATTCTGTCCCGATGTCCAAGTGAAAACAGGCATTCCGGCAGAGTCAGTTGAAGTAAGTTTCTGATTCCTAGAGATTATAACTAGGATATTGTAGAAACCCCTAGAAGATTCCCTGGCCAGTTGAATTTTACTTAGGTCCACCAAGGTCTCTGTCGGTGTTAATCCTAAGGTTCCGTCTGAAGTATTTTCAATATATCCTGTCAGGCCAACCTTAACATCTAGTCCATCCGTAGTGAGATAGATGAATATTTTACTATCATCAGCACTAGTCACATCAGATCCAGCAGTCCACGTAGCGGGCCCATTGAAAATAAGGAAAGAGTCATAAGAATCTCCCTCATCAACCCTTACAGTAATATTCTCTGAAGGTGAGAACTCGTTTTCATAGCCAGGACCGAGAGTTATATCATTTCCAAGCTGACTAAGTCCATCCTCTTCTATAGCCCACAAAGGTTCATCATCAACAGTGCCTTCATATTCTCCTTCAACCCTAGACATGGCTGTATTATTTCCAGTATAGGATTCAATTCCATAGGTAAAAGAGTTTTTCAGCTTCGCCACCTCTGACTGAAGTGCTCTGATGGCTTGGAATAGAACATCGACGTAAGTTCCATTAGTCGTTGTAGTATATGTGTTCCCCTTCACTGATCCATCAAGGTCAGTATCTTTGGAAGGGATTGAAATATACTCATCTTCCTTAGGCGAGATTCCAAGCTCTTCGATTAATTCTTGCGTATAGATAGGGATACCATTGCCAATTCTATTCCTAACCCACTTACCCCCGAGATATTGATATGTATGAACGCCAGAAGGATCCTCAAGAACATATACAAGCATACCTTCCTCTAGTCTAGGTTCAGGTATCGACTCAAGTTCCTTCATATCCTTGACTGTCCTATATCCACCATGTCCATACTTAGCGTAATGAGTTGCATAGATATCTTGGTCAGTAAACGGAACTATCGGAGAGGCAATATTTGTTCCTTTAATATCTGCCATAATTTAAAATATTTCAGTTATATTATTTATTTCCTTAGTGAGCGTTCTTCCAAAAGGTTTCAGTGATAGGCCAGTCCAAGTATAGTAGTCATTATTATAGGTATAGACAAAACCCGGCACTGGATCACTAATTACACCTGTTGAATCCGATAAGGCTGTCCAGAGTTTCCTTGTTGATGTCACATAATAGACTTCACCTCTAACCATGTCTGATTCAGGAGCTACATCAACTACACCAGCCAATGGAATGAACGCAGAAGCAGCATTTAGGTTATAAAGTTCTTCAGGTATTTTCCCCTCTTCATTCAAGGTAACAAGGCCGTTGAAGGTATTCTTAACTTTCCATGCTGTTATGATATCAAGCATAGTGGATCCTTCGAGGTTTAGCTCATCAGGATCTTCAAATACATATTTCTGCTTAAAATCAACAACATCAACAAAGTCCTTCTTTACATAGACAATATACCTAACATTACCTATATAGAAATCCTCATCATAGACGTCATAGGTGTGAATATAATCCATACTATGATCATCGTAGATATGGCTGAGGAATCCATAGAGCTTTGGATATGCGAATACTACCCTCTGATTTTCAAGAGAGAAGTCATCCCAGGTATAGTTTGCCCTATAATGAAGTACCCTTTTCTCTAATGAAGTAATAGAGTCCGAACCCTCCAGAACCCAACTTGAATCAACACGTCCGTAGTAGAAGTAATATCCAAATTTAATGTCAATTTCTCCGTATCCCGCTACATATACATTTGGGGTAACCTTCTGTCTAGCTTCCAAGGACACTTTCTTATCAGAGTTTACGGCAGGGAGATAGAATCTATGCTTCTCATTCAGGAATATCTCTTTTCCATCCAAGAAATATAAGCACTCCCCCGTTATATCAAAGCCCGATGCATCCTTGACCTTAACTTCAAACAGGATATCTTTGACGTCCCCCACATGAAATAGTGTTCCATTCAGAGATACGAGGCTTACATAGGGTTTTGTTCCTGAGATTGTCTGGAGTAATGATTCTATTGCCTCCTTATTGAAATAGTCATCCTCCCTCTTGCAGACCTGGTCGTTATAAAACCACCTATATCCTGTCTCAAGGTCAAGGAATATGTATGGTCCACCTGTTATTCTCTCTATTACTCTGTTGTTTCCATCCTTAAGATATACATAGTTCCAGGCATCCTCATCATCTCCTGTGTGACCATACCAGACATAGACTTCGCCATGCACTAGGAGGGATACATCTGGGAGATCTCCAACACACCTAACGGGAACTTCACCACCCATATTTACAATTCGGTAGCAATCTTCACCCATGCCATCCTTTACACCAATGGCAACAAGAACTCCGATGTTATTTCTAAAATCAGGATCCTTGTAATAGTTCAGCATTACAACCTCGCCTTTCAAGAAGCTATGTTCTGTATTAAGTCTAAGTACCGCAATGGACCTGGATTCCTCAATGTACTTGCTCCTTGAGACTTGAATTCTTTTATTATTATCTGTCATAATCAATTTATGTTAAAGAATAAAAACGGAAAGAATAAAACCTCAATTGTTGTATAATTTTTTAAAGTATTTTATTCTTTCCTAATTGTAAGGGTTTAGTCCGTCCTCAAGCGCGTTTTTTACTTTTTCCTTGAGTAAGCTGATATTGCATTTATCCTAGGTAAAAAGGAATGTACAATTTCCTCATTGAGAACGACCTTAGCATCCTCACTCATCCACTCCAGGGCAATGAATCCTATAGGTTTCCTTATCCCCGGAATGCTGAATATAACCATCTGTTTCGAGTTATCCGATTCACTAAGAAGTTCATACACACCTCTATACTTCTTTCTGAAAGCTATATCATCAAAACCCCTACATATCACAACCTTTCCCTGTCCTATCTCTTTGAACAGTTCAGTATACATGGACGCACTGATGTCTTTGTATATACTACCAGGGACTTCAGGAATACCATACCTAGGCATACATTTCATGAGGTTGAAGAATTTGAAAGGCATTCCCTCTAAGCTCTCCTCCGAGTTATGATATTCAAAATACAAAACACGGTCTGCTCCAGTTTCAGCTCTAAACTCTGCCAGGAGGGGACTCAAATCTGTATAGTAATCCTCTTGTAGTTTCATCTTCTCAGAGTGAATTTCATCAGATATCTCAGAAACAAACTGAATAGCGCCAGTAGCAATAGTCTTAGCATTCATGGCAGCTATAAGACAGATAATGAGGATTATATATCGTTTGAACATCTTATAGCCAATCTTAGTATGAACAGCAATTAGTGTATCACCAATCTCTTTAATCTTATCTAGTAACATTATTTAAGTTCAATTGTTCGTGAAATCAAGGGTAAGATTAACAAAGAATGTTATATCCTCCCATCCAGTGAAACTAACCTTTATTTGTCTTGGGCTAGTTAAGGTATAATTTTTTCCATTCTGTCTAAACTCTGCTTTCTTATGTACCATCAAGACACCAATAGTAGGATCACTTGAACCTACAGGAGGATCAGTTGAAAGTGCTGTTGGACCCACTGAATAGAAGGCCACAAACAATAATTCCGATTCAGGGGTAAAGTTATAGTACTCCTTCTCCATATTCATCGAAGTGTCAATTGTAGCGGCGGAATTCGTAGTTATAGTAGGATGAAGACCCTTATCTACCTCTAGGTTCTTTACTACCAAGTTTCCACCTTCCTCAAACCACTCTCTCCTTACTATCAAGATTTTCCAACCACAATAGTAGCCATAATCGTCAAACTTAGCCTCGTACTTTGATTCTCCTAGGGATCCCTGTTCACTATAAGAGATATTCACAGAATTATCCATGAGGTAGGTCTTCGAGTAGGTTGTAGTACTCTTCGGCTTATTATTCGACAGGAGGAAAGATCCTGATGATGTATACTTATCATATTCAGTATTATCACCCTGCCTAAACTCTGGAATATAATCCATGAAGGTTTCTGTTCCATTCTCATCTTTCCTGACACTCAGGTATGTTACCGCAGGCTGTGTAAGTTGAATACTACAGCTTCCATGATAGCAAGTTAAGGTCTTGTATGAATTTGAGTTTATACCTACATCCATACCATTATAGAACGGTGAAGAAGCTAGTGGATTAGTTAGGATATTAGCAGTTGAAGATGTATATTGAGATACATAACTTCTCAAGGTAACTTTGAATACTCTATACTTATCAGATCCCTCTCCAGAAACCGTGGCTGATGTTGAAACTAGTTCATATGACTTAACTGAATTTACAAGATAAGTCGATCCACTTATCTTTTCCCCTGAAGAAGTTTGAATAGATGATGAGTAGTAGGAATTCACAATAGTTGGTGTGTATGTTCCAGCCAAGTCATCAGTAGCTAGGTATAGGTCTCCTCTCTGTTCACCTGATGCAGAGAAAATGACATTTCTCGTTTCATTACTTAGAACTCCAGAACTACATATCTTGAAGAATCTAACATTAAAACTATTCCTAGGACTTGAATAAATAGGGATTGCTACACTATTTCCATACGTATCTTCCACATTAACATAATATGTACTTGTATAGGTTCCTGTATTCTCTGGTACTGTAAATGAATACATCCAACCAGACGTTCCAGCTCCTGAAGTTGTCGTAGGATTCGTTACCTTATCCACATAGCTACCCGTGACGAACTCTAAGGCACTTGTTACTTTAAGTTTATCACTACTAATTTTTATATTAGAGTTATCCCTGTCATTGAAATCTCCTGTGGTGGGGAGTCCAAAACCGAAGATGTATAGCGTAATTGTTCCTCCAGTATAGTCAACAGAATATGATTGCCCTATCTTGCTTCCAACATAACCGTAGCCATTGATAGAAATACCTCTCGACCAGGGATTTTGATATATCTCTGGCGAACTAACCTCCTTGTCCCCAACCCCTATTGAGAAATTGGAAATGATCGGATTAGATATCAGAAGCATCCTGGATAAGGCAGAAGTAGCGCTATCGTTGAGAACATAGACACTATTCCCTCCTACAGTCTTCTTTGTATACTGAATACTTCCTAGGTTACCCGTATCAAGTCCATGCCTTTTCAACCTACCCTCGTAAGTTACAGAGAGTTCTAGGGTTTCCTCATTCAGGGTTATCCCGCTTATATAATCAGACCAATCACTCTTATGGGCTTCACAATCTACTGAGGTATCTTCATCTACTTTGTTAAGAAGGAATACTCTCGTCTCCCCTTTCCTATCAATCAAAGTATCAGGATTTCCACCTTCGATAGAATCATCACTGTTTTTCTTGCTTAACCGAAGAAGTGTGATGTTCTTCTCTTCAGGCTTCAATATTGAATTAACCTGTTCCTGTGTATAGTCTGTCCTGACTGATCCTAGGATATCCTTAATGAAATTATTGTAAGGAACATATGTCTTAACCCTAATACCTCCCACTAAGAGATTATTTTCCTCTGGATCTTCATAGATTTGGGTTGTTATTATCTTCCAAGCCTCTCCCTGTTCTTGATCTAGAGTTGGTTCTCTATCTATCCTAAAATGTTCATTTCCATTTATATCTCTTAAGATCATTCCATCCTCAACCTTAGTGAACTCAACAGAACCCGCCGGATGATATTCAATGTCATAAACTCCATTTTCTGCATTGATATAGAGGATTGAACTCTTCCCCGAATTATACTGGAATGCAATTTGTCTTAGGCCAGCATCGAAGTTTGTTGTAATAGTCGGAGCGGGAAGAAGACAATAGACGAGTGTTGATATCTTTTCTTTTGTCACCCTAGGAAGTTCTCCGGGATTTTTAATTTCTATAACACCATCAGGAGAAATAGGATATCCTCCCTCAGCATCAAGTCCTCCAGATATTCCAGAGCAAGTCAAATTCATTTCTGTACTGATATAACCCCTAGAACAGAATGACGTCATCTTTGTCCCTCTCTTAACCTGAGATTGAATCTGATAAGAGGAGAACTTAATATCATGCTTTCCAGTGGGGTCTGAAATGAAAACTCCAGCCTTATAATTCTCTGCATCGTAAGGAATATACTCAGCATAAGTCTCCACATTAGATTTATAGAAGATAGACCTTGTAATAACATCCCCACCGACAGGAAGGAACAAATCTTTATCTATTGATCCAACAGGCTTTATGTTTGTATCTAGGATAGGAGACTCTAATACCCCTAGCGATGATGTCCTAGAGAAATACTTCCTGGTAAGAGTCAGTGTCTTAGTAGTCCCATCCACCAAGTTAGTGACATAGATTTTTGTCCTAAGTACCTGACTCTCAACTTCAAAAGCATTATCCTCAAATCCATAGAATACAAAACAAACTTCCCTACCATTTATCTCATCAAAAGCTCCTTCGTCCAGTGATAAGACATTCGGTTTGGCTACGTTATTAGAGGGATCAAAGAAATAGAGTCCATCCAAGGAGTTCGTACTTCCTAGTCTCACTCTAAAACTTCCTGAGGACTTTACAAATAATCTGTAGAGGCCTATGTAATCTAGGTCAATATTATCATCTGTAATTTCTTCAATGACGGTAGAATTTTTCTTATAAGTCAAGAGTGTTAGAGTATCCGACTTAACACTACTCTTCAAGGTAACAGGGATACTTACCTTAGCATCTTCGCATAGTTGATTTCTCCAATCTGAATACAACTCCTCAAGTGATCCGATGTGTGAAGTGTCTGTAGTTCTTTGAATCACTATTGGTTCAAACTTTACATCATCTGGACCATAAGGAACTGTTGGAGTATCTATTGTTATATAAGGAACTTGATTACCCCACACTGAAGGATCGGAAGAGAGGATATTACCTGAATTATTCCAAGTAGACAAGGTTGCTGGACTTTCTGTGAAGATCCTTAATTCAGAGTCCTTACTAAACACTGTCCAATAAGGGAATTCTGATGTTACAGTATCCGATGTAAGATAACATACCTGTCTATGTTTTACTACCCCTCCTTCTTCAATCAAGTTCTCCTCGTCAGTTAATTCAAGTTCGGGAATCGTAGAGTATTCATCCCCTTCCCTCTTCATCATCACCAAGGGAGAGAATTCAGGCTTTATAACACAATAGAACGTCTCACTTTTACCTAGATAATGATCCCTTATAGTTACACTGATAGGGAGATCGGAGTGTTTTGGATACCAGGAAGTGGCTATATCACCGCTTCTAAGTCCCTTCGATCCTATAGTTACTAGCATTGTCTGACCTGAATATACTATACTCATGTCAAAGTAAGCCTCAAATAGCTCTTGATTGCTATACGTAACTGTCACATACTGACTCCCTTGAATAGTAGCAACGAAGGACTTAATATCTTTCTTTGAGGGATCAAATATGTAGAGTCTCCTATTTTCAGAGCTTTCATCCTTATAGAAATACTTCGTTGGGGCATATTCGAGGTCTGGATAATTCTGCCTATTCGGATCGCTATCAACTACAAGTAGAGGGGTGGGCTCAGGAATAGCAGGAGTTTTGAGGGTTAATTCAAAAGAGTTATCCTCATGACAGTAGATCAAGTCTTCCCAATATGAGGGGTCATATGCTCCACTGGTATTTCTCCTATGAAACTTAATCTTACCAAGCTCTATAGCCCTACTATGACAACTTGGAACTCTCGTACTGGCTGTAATAGATGCAGACTTAGACATGACATCAGTAGTCCTTATGTCCACTACAGTATTAAGAGTAGAGCTTATAATGACATCCGCATCTAAATCTTCATACTCTGCCTCCCAAGTATCATATCCTTCAGCAGGATTAGCTACGTAAATATTCGTTACTGTCCTAACTCCAAGACCACTAGGAATTTCTAGCCCTTCCTCTCCAATCTCTTTCTGTGTAAATGAAGAGGCTCCAATAACAAGCTTCAAGGAATATTGAGGTCTTTGAACACAGTAGAACTTGACTTTTGATGTTGCATTCGCCGTTGATCCAAGAATTGTGATAGTATTAAGAATCATTACACTATCTCCGAAATCATCTAGGGGAAACCACTTTGAATCCCCTATGTTCTCTTGTTTAGATAGGATCGCAATATCATAGACGTACCTCCTACTGGAAGTATCATAAACACCATCTTCGGGGAGAATGATATCGAAGAAGGTAGACATGATAAATTGATCCTCTTCCCTCTCCGTCTTTATGTTTATATCAATGGAAGGGTTAATCTTGCTCTCTGAATAAACCTTAATAACACTCTCCCTTTGAGGCTCTTTTGCTGTACTCCACAATGAAGACCCAGCCATGTAATCAAAGATCAAGACTAGGTTACCATCAGTGTGAACTAAGGAAGTAGGATATTCGACATTCCACTTGAGGTACGTTACAAATTCCAATATATTAGACTTAACTTTAGTTGGAACTCCTTTAACATATCCAAGTTCTGTGTCTTCAATCTCTGGTGTAAAATTCAAAAGAGCTATGAAATCCGCTGTATCACTGTCAGCTCCTGTATTGAAAGTAATGCTATGCCCTTCTATTGTGTAATTCCCGGTACCAGCATCATTAACGTCTCCAGTCTTAGTGTCAACATTTGCAAGAACAGTACCAGAGATATCCGCCTTAATATCTTTCCCCAGCAAAACATACTCACTATTGCTCACTTGATAAAGATCATATACACACTGTCCTGAGATTTCAATAATATCTCCACTACTTACAGTATATCTCGTCTTCTTATCTAAGGGCTGGCCAATATATCCATCGGCATAGATATTGATACTCTTGTAGTGTTTGTATTGGGTCTTATTGGTTACTTTCTCTCCATTCTTATCAAGATAGAGCGGGGTCGTATTTGCAAGAGACTTCCTATTCCGAACAAATGTCTTATATGATTCTTTCGTGATATAGTCAGAATCTTCATACTCTCCCTCCATAGCCAAGAAAGTATTTATTCCCTCCTTGCCTGGGGATAATCTCTCCAAGAACTTGATGTCTTCAGAAAGAATTGTTGTTTCAATATTAGCTACAGTTGATGTAGGAAATTTGACCCTAATATGATTGAGGTCCCTTGTGTTACCGTCATCCCTTCTTTTCCAACAGAGATTAAGTGGTTGTCCGGGTTCTGCAGATAATTGAAAAGCCTCTCCAATAATTTCACCACTAGAATCCCCGTACCACACTGTTATGAATGAGGGATCCTGAAACTCTCCTAAGGCAGAGAGATCAACGGACATATTAAGAACCTTCTCAACTTCATCCCACAAAGCCTGAAACTCCACCCTCTTTGTTGTATCTCCTTCTAAACTCAGATACATAAGAGATACAGTATTTCCTACTTCTTGGATTTCATTTTTAAATTCCGAACTAAAGTATAGTTTCATGATTACAAATAGTTTATTACATTTCCAATTCTATAGAAGATTAATCCATAGAAGCATCCAATTATTCTAAAATCTTCCATCGTCTCTGGTAATACTCCACGACGATAACCGCCAAAGAAGCTTCTCTGGATCTCAACAGGGCTGGATGCTAGGTCAGTTAGGGAGGAAGACGTAAAGAATACTGCCTCCTTAAGCCCTGTCATATACTTATTACCCCTACTCTCCAGGTCAGATTCATAACCTAACATATTCTTACACTTCGGAGTCATGTAGTACCCTGATTCATTGTAGAGAGTATATGTTATCTTCTCTTGTCCAGTTTCAGTCATTCCATGCTCCTGTGCAAGGAGGGTTCTATCATTCACAATAAAAGGCCTCTCTTCATCAGATAAGAATGTTATCGACTTGTCATATGTACTATAGGTTATTGTATCTTCTCCTTTCAATACATACCAAGCACCTATCTTCTCAATAGGAGTCTTAGAATTTCCTATTATTGCGTAGGAAGAATCAATGTAAGTGTCTGACAAGCCTGGGATATCAGATAGGACTTCATTCCAATTATGCCAAGACCAACCACCATCTAATTCGCCTTTAATGATTTTTCCATCAAGTCCAAGTTGATCTGCCAGGAAAGTTGTCAAGAGTGTGATCTGTCCACTTATGGGATCTCTCTGCTTTATCCAGCCCCTATTATTAGAATAATGCTGGGTATGTAATTCACCCTCCTGTCTATCTATATCAAACAGGTAAGTTGTTCCCTCCAAGTCCGCCACTAAGTACTTCCCAGAGAAATACTTTATCTTAGGAATATCTCCATTTTCCGATAAGTAAGGAACCTGGAAAATCTCACTAAGGCTGACTACATCATTAACGGTGTACGAATAAGGACGATCATTGACATCACCAAATAGTTCTCCAAGAGTCATCGTAAGACTGAATATAGAATATTGGCCAATGTCATTCCAGATATAAAGACATGGATCTCCCTTATAGAAACCGAACTGATGATTGTTGAAGTCCGAGTAGGCAATATCAAGCTGAAGATTCTTTTTTATATTTAACCTAGAGACATTAACCTCATCACGTCCTTTGATATCACAGATCTTATCATCTAGAAAGATGTTCTTTCCTCTCGTACTATGAACAGCCTCAGACAAATGGATAGTGTAATTTGGATTTGCCCTAGAGAACTTCAAGTCTCCTTTGACGGCATAATCACTGTTCCCCTGTCCACTAAAATCTTTTCCAACAACAGTAGCTACAGTCTCTATATCGCAGATCAATTGGATAACATCTTCATCCACTCTAACATTATCTCCATCACCCTCGATTGAGATGTAGAGGTCTTTCACTTTATAGGAACGTTTCAAGTCATAAGATCCATCGCTTCCTCCTGTAACCTTCAGGACACCTAATGGAGATAGGAGAACAGAGTATCCAAGAATTTCTCCAGAGTAATAGAAGATAATAGAGTCAAAACCTTCCCCGGTTAATGCTCCACTAAGTCCATTATGAAATACGAAAACTCCATCCTCATTCTTCTGTATAATAGAAAACTCCTCATGCCTTAAGAGAGCTTGACTGATAATATCAACAGTATCCTTTATCAACTCCCCTCTCAACAAAGAAGCTTCTCCGTCCTGTATTCCTAAGGCAGTTAAGATCTTTTGATTTGAAAAAGAGGCTGAATTATAGACTAAGATACCGTCACACTTAGAGAGGCCTTTCGTTCCTAATAATTCAGTTCTCTTCGATGTGCCCATAAGTTACTAAACAATTACTAATTATACACTCACTTACTTCATCTGATCCTGGTATGACTCGAACAACACCATCTATGTATTCGACTAGGACATCAGCATTGTTCATGGAGTTTATAAAATTCATTCTCTCTAGGACAGGGTTTAATGAAGTTCCTACGTACTTAAAGGCTTCGAAAGTGAGATCCTTAACATACTTTGAGGAGCCCTTAGTATAAGTTACTGTCAAGTCTACTTTTCCCTGTAAACGATATTTTATGAATTTTTTCTCAACTCCAATCAGGCTTACTGTATTAGTGTAGTTATCTTTTTCTATAAGATCTACAGTTATCGATCCCCTATCCAGGTTAACCTCCAATCTGTATGTATTATAGAGATTTACGTCTTTTACTAGGTTCATATATAATTCATTTATGCGTTCTAGGTCTGAGTCAAAGGATGGGTAAGAGTCATTAGTTATAAGTGAGACAGTACCAATGCCGTCCCTCTTAGTGCATGTCCCTGTCCTATGATCAACCTCCAAAGAGTCAGGACTAGGGGAGAGAGATTCAGGAATTAGACTCAACTCTCCGCTGGGTCCTAAGAATTTTCCATTAGTCAGGTGCCAATGTCTCTTACTGAGTCTATTGAAAACTTCTGCTACACAGAGAGGATGCAGCAAGTGACTAGTATTATCTATATCAACTACCGCACCTCCCTCTGTGTTATAAGATATTCCACTCTTATTATTCAGGTGAATTCCCTCAGACTCACTAGTTACTAAGTCAATCAATTTCATAATCATCCGTATAATAGTTGTGAACATATACCTGATAAACCTCAACAGATCCTAGGAGTCCCCCTAAGTTAAAGGAAACTGTATAGTAAGATCCTACCTTAGAGATAATCATGTCTATCTCAGAGAAAATTTTATAGGTCTTTGAAGTTGTTATGTCCCCCAGCGGAATGGAGATCGAGTCAGTTCTATAAAATACGCCTGACCTAGCTGAAGATTCCACTCTCCTAAGACATAATGTGACAATACCATCTGAGGAATCTGGTTTCAAAAATTTATAGATTCCTGATTCAGAGCTGAAAGGAAGATTTACGAACCTGAAAGTATTTCGAACGTTAATAATATCACTAATCTTCTTCGCCTTCAAAGCATCATAGGTGGATATTATAGTGTCAACCATATTTCTCACATTCTCGTTTGTACAGGTACTAATCCATGTTGAAATATTCCCAGTAAAATCAGTTCCTCCCGGAATGATGAGATACCTATACTTCACTATTCCATACTCTTGATCAATAAGCTCTTGTATCCTAATGTTATTTCCAGTTGAGGCATCCTTATAAGTATACTGTTTCAGGAGGACATCATTTGTATCGCTTTGTCCTGGCTCTCCTAAGATACTGAGGGTAACCTTCCTGGAAACAACAAATACGGCATTGTTTATATTGCTTTGACTCATAATTACTCTTAAAGGATCTGAATACTTTACCTCGGAAGAAATATCATATCCAGATCCAAAAAAGTCGGCCATAAAAATCTCACCATCGGCAGATATTCGATTATCAATGAGGCCATATTCACTGTAACCGGCCATATAGGAGTTAAGGATTTTTTCTAATAGTGGAGTTGATACAAACTTTTCAGCAGCTTCGGAAGATCCTTTTTCTGCATAGGATAGGTAATCTTCGTATTCAGCAAATTCACCTCCAAAATAGATCATGTAATTTTCTGTATCTTGAGATGGTTTACTTCCAGAGATTCCATCCGTCTTGCAGGTATATAAAAACTTACCCTCCACTACAAAATCTCCTCTCTCATAGGTTGCATCATCACTATAGAGAAAAATTCCTCGATAACTTTTATTATTAACCTTCATATTTACTTACTTTCAATTTTAAATTTCCTAACAACCTTGGAATCTCAACCACATAGTATTTCTCTCCTACCAGTCTAAGATGCCAAATCTGATGTGAGCCGAAGATGTTAGAGTCTGTAAATGTCGTATTTCCATTTCCTAGGTATTTATCCGTACTGAAAAGAATCCTAGCCCAAACACCTTCCATTGTATAGGCCTGAACTTGAATTCCGCCACCAACAGTAGGATTCTCAAAGAAATCCCTATCCCTAGGTGTGAACTTTATTAGGACGGGATCGGAAGAGGTTACTGGTATTTCTCTCTTGATATAGTCCAGAATAAAGCCAGGATATTCAACGAAAGTAATGCTATGAGACTTTCCTTCCAAGTAGATGTCATACGTAACACTGACAGGAAGACTTAAGGTATCTTCCAATGTCAGGATTCCATCTTCTCCCAAGGTCGGTAATTCTTGTAATTCGGAAAGTTCAACAACATTCCCATTTAAGTAAAATGTCTTTACTACTCTTTTCAGGTCAAGAGAAACTTCAGGGTCATCATTAACCTGGTATTTCAAAGAATATGAACTTCCCAAGGTTGCCTGTTCTTTTCCAATCGGTTCCAGAGATGATTTCACTAGGGATCCATCAACATATACATTCACTAGGATTGTTTGCTTATATACCCTGAAAGGAAGGACAACCTCACTAGTTCCAATTTCCCTGAGGGAGAGCCATAAGTTAAGCTTCCCATTATTGTCTTTCCTGGAATAATATTCAGCCTCTTCCAAGGTATATCCATTATCAAACTTATAAGATCCCTCCGGTAGGCTTCCTCCCAGGCTTAACAGAGATGAAGATTGGTTAGTTATCTGTATCCTTGAAAATCCACTGGAAATGATTGACCTAGGGGGACTGATAATGACTCCAGAGTTATCATCATCTGAAGAAATCCTTGCCCACTCAACATTATACTCACCAAGTCCACCCTTCAAAGTCCACATAGAGGGATTCCAACCAGGGATGTTTCCTAGGTTATTATTGCTAAGAGATACATACTCTTTATCTTTCCATACAACTGACTCTCCCTCTCGGTAAGTTATATTTTTATTCCAACCAGTCCCTACAGCTTCAAGTCTTTCGCTTAGGAGGGGATACTTGTAAAGCTTCTTATTTCCAACCAAGGTATTAGAAGTCGCATCAATATAGAATCCTAGCCCACCAAGATCTTCCAGGACATCTAATGTTCCATCAATCCTAGACTTATCATCTTGCCTTAAGAAATATTGGTTCATCTTTCTATGACTATTCTGACTCTTTTCCCAGGATAGATAGGATATATTGATGTCGCTTATATTAGTTCTTCCTTCAGATCCATTTGTGATAACGAACCATACTATCTTATTATAAAGTACTTCTTGGGCCGTATCAAAAGTGACCTTGATCTTTGGAATTGCATCACCTGACTTAGCCTTCTGATATGTAATGTCACTTGTATCATACAGGAGTGCCTCAGAATAACCTCCAGGAACATCAATCATGAGAAGTTTTTGGTTTCCTACTGTTATAGTTCCGAAGTAAGAGATTGAGTCATCCCTGGTTCCTTCTGACACAGTTGGAAATAATGTACTACGAATGGCCTGAATATCTTTATATCCTGACCCGATAGCATCTTTCCACTCTTTGACTAGATTAGATAGGGGATCTGAAGAGTTATACCTATCTTTCCTTACGACAAATTCCCAGCCGTATTCATTGAAATCCTCTAATCCAGTCAATTCCTCATCACTTCCATAATACCTTGTTATGTCCGGAAGGCTAGGAGACTTTAATACAACCTTATCAATGGTACTAAATTGGGGATTAGGTTGGCCTCCTTCTTTATAATTGTCGTAAGCTATACTCATATTTTACTTCACTTTAATTTTCTTCTTCAACCTCATAATATTGGTAAAAGATTTCCCCATGATTCAATGAAGAAACTGTTGTATCTTCCAGGGTTGTTTCATGAGATTCTATTGTTATTGTAAGACTTTCGAAATACAGGAGACTACAAAGGAATTTCTCTAGGTACTCACAGAAGGTATCATACTCAAATCTGGATGGAATCCTCTTTATGTCAATCACAATATTCCTGGCCGAATATGTTATCTCTGTTGTTGAATCCATCCCTTCTTCATCTCCAGTGGTTCCAAATAAGTCATAGTCCAGAATATAATCAAGTACTTTATAGGTTCCCTTAGTCAAGTAGAATAGGTTAGTTAAGTATGAAACCCTCTCTTTCTTATCCTCCACTGTATCCGGGATGACATAATCCAGGAACCTCTTAACATTATCTGAACTTAGGGAATACCTATAATCCTCCCATGAATCTACCTCTGACTCTGAGCCATATTTCTCTGAATAAGCTTTAATAAGGCGGTACATGTTATTAAAAATAGGTATGTCCCTTAAGTTTTCTTTTATATAAACTTTCATGATTGAGAGGTTACACTAGTTGTTATACTATATTTAATCTCGAAGTAAGCATTGTCCTTATACTTTTCATCAATATAGGCTTGATCAACTTCACGTCCTGCATCTGAATAGGAAACGGAGAGGTCAATAACTTTCTTTACATTTGAGATCTTTGAGATAGTTCCTTCAATATCCTTCAATGTACTCTTATCGAACCTAACACCAAATTTTTTCTCATAGGCAGAAACAAGAATATCCTCACCAACAGACTTACTCCAATCCTCATTAGAATTCTTAAAGAGATCTAGGTTTATATTGAAGATAGCTGTAAACTTATGACCAGGATCTACATTGATAGTCGAGGTAATAACGTAATAGGCTCGTTTTTCTGTCCTAAACTTCTCAATCTGCTCATTCGTCAAAAGTACAGTCTCCTGTTTTGGAATATAGTAAAGATTGATCGTACTATACCTCGCAGAAGAAGTATTTGCATTAAAGGTATAAACTGTTCCTCCAGTCTTTACAACCTCAGGGAAAGACTCTTCAAGAACGACTCCGATATCTGTATTAGAGCGGAGAATAGAATTTACATACCTATCTCGATTAGCCTTATAGTGAATCGTATCTAGGTCATCTCTAGGGACAGCATCAATATAGCAAACTCCCTCAGCTCCCTCATATTGCGAAACTCCTTGCTCTATTAGGAATGGATTGTTGTGAGCCTGTCCCTCTGAGTCCATGACATCATTGAAGGGGAGGAGCTCTGTACCTTTAAGCTGTATCTTCTTCAGCTCCGAAGCATTATAAGAATCAAGCTCTGAGAAACCATAATATTGAGCATAAATCCTAGCATTCTCTGTTATTCCCTCAACCTCATTACTATCTCTTCCTATGACATCCTTATAGAAATTAGCCAGATAGAGTCTAGATCCGAAAGAGGGAAGGGTTAGGTCAAATATCTTGTGATCCAGGATATGTTCAGCGAAGAGCCTAGTCTTTGGCTGAAATGTCATATCACTATCAACAGCACCGACCTTAATATACATATCGTCACTAAGGTCATTCGCTAAGCAGTCAACGTAGTATGTGTTCTTTGTTGTTATAGTCTTATCTATAATCAATTCTGTCTGATCCTTTCTTTTAGGGGCTATAAAACCAAGAATAACCTGTACTCCGTCAGTAGTTTTGTCTATATCCTCAGTCTCTGCATCATCCTCTTCTAAGACAGGATAGAAAGTAGCTGCTGAATATTCCCATGAACCCGTAAATCTATAATCCAAGGTCAATTCATCTATGGTGGCATGTTTCAAGGATTCAGCGGTAAAAGCATATTTTTGATTTGGATCCTCAACTACTGCATTAGGGGAACCACAGCTTATATCTACGACTTGGGAAGATGGAACTATACCTACAACTCCATTACCCATCTCTACCTCCTCATCGTCCCCACCTTCATTAACATCCTCATTTCCTGCTATACCGCCTCTCACTATGTTTCCCTCAGAGTCAGTTACCTTATAGTAAGCCAGGTAGTGAACTCTGAAATTTTGAGACTCTATGATAGGATCGTAAGGATTGAATGTTAAGTACTTGGTAGGTTTAATTTTCAATATAACCCTAGGACAAAGACCTCGGAAGACTGAATACATATTATCTACACAATGCTGTATCTTAGAATTCATAAGGGATGACCTCTCTAGTGATGACTCGGCAGTATAGGAAACATGCTCAACCTCACTGATGTAAGAAGCATGTCCAAGCATTTGAGATAGTGCATTCAGGGATTCTCCAGACAGGCCGAGATTTTTCCCTATGGTTGTATATCTGTCTATGTAATCTTGTACTGTATACATCTTATTTCTTAATTATATAAGTCAACGTCAATAGTATCGGAGTAATCACCCACATTAATAATTATACTTATCTTCTCCTCATTAATCAACTCTATTGAGGATACCGATATTGTGGCCTTACTCCCAAATTTACCCTGTAATAATGAAACCAGAGACTCTACCCTATTTGTGACTTCCCTAACGACTTCATCCTTCTTTACATCGGTCAAGATAAAGTCAAAACCAATGTCGGATCCAGGAATATCACCGGGATAGATCTTCAGGTAGAGTTTGAAGAGATCCAGGATATATCTCTCCAGTAGGACAGTAGTACTTCCCGTACTCAACAAATATTTACTCATAATAATTGTGTGAATGTTGCAGTTCCTATGTATGACGAGTGTGAACCCGCTGCTGATGGAGTTGCTAGTTTAAGTCCAGCAATAATTTGGGAACAAACTGAATTCCATGCATCCTGCTGATTATCTGCCATCGATGGTGTTATCATTATCGTTGGGATAACAAAACAAGGTGATAATGCAAAACCAGAGGGCCAAACAACTTGCCAGAGAGCCGCATTTTTATTTAGGTCTGCACTAAACCTAGCTAAGGCACCCTCTGGAGTACTCTCACCTGACGGACTAAGTGAACCGGTTGTCTTAATGGTGGCCTGTATAACTACCATTGGATCAGGCGAGGATATAGGAGGTGGAAGAAATGCTACCCAGGAATAGAGAACCTGTGCATTTGCCTCTACATAATTACATAGGGCCTTGTAAAATTTATTATTAGCATCTCCCGCATCAGTACTTCCCTGAACCTCATTTATTATCGAAGATGCCATTGCGTTAGCTATCATTGCCATAATTATAAATTCTACTCTTTTTGATCTAAGTGCCCGAACAGCCTTTCATGTTCTTCGGTCCATTCCTCTCTCTGTTTTAACTGCGGTAGAAGTTCTACTAGCCTCTTTAAATGATTTTTAGCAGAAGCACGATTTCTAAAATTAGTCTTAACAAGTTTTTTATACTCTTCCCAATTTGATATATTATTAGATGATTTAAAAATTCTATCTATTGAATTAAACATCTTAGTGACAAAACAACCTCCCGAAGCTTTTGGGACTCCTCTTTGCTTGTCAGCTGCCTCTCTCTTTTTTTTGATCAATCTTTTTTCAATTTTTTGTTCAAGATCACCTTCCGACATCTTCTCTAGATCTTCAAATATTTTATCTAATTCAGGAGTCCACCTATTATCTTTTTTTAATTCCGGAAGAAATTTTAATATTTGTCTAACATGGTGGCTCGTAGAAGAAAAACCTCTATAAGTTGATACTATAAATTCATGATATTGATCAAAACTGGAAATTTTTTCATTAGAATTAGAAAGATTAGTAGTTATAGACTTGAAAAGCATGAATATAGTTAAATTTTTGCGAGCTTTTCCCTTATTTTCTGGTAATAAACAGGCTCCCATCGAATTACCATATTTTTCTATATTTTGTTCTTTTCTAAGTTCAATAGTTTCTTTAGACATTGGATGCCCATACGAACCATATCTTTCTAAATTTGTTTTTCTTCTTTTTTCTATAGCCTCTGGAGTATTAGCGTTTACGAATCCACTATGGCCATATCTTTCTTCTTTTGTCTTTTTAATCTTAGCAAGAGTTTCAGGACTATTATGATTAACGAAATATCCACCGTACTTCTTTTTTCTTGTTTCCATGGACTTTTTTAAAGAGTCTTTACAAGCATCACTTACATCACTACCACCCCAAGTTAGATTATAGCCGAAACATTCAGGATCTTTGGTACAAGTATGTAAAGTTTTTATCCAGTAGACTTCTTTTTCATTTAACCCTTTCTTATCTTTACTAATATCTATAATAAAAACAGTAAAAGATTCGAATTTATATTTTCTCCAAGCCCTATAAATAGCACTTGTGCCTCGTAATTTTCCTTCTACAAATTGCTCATAATCATAAAAATGACCTCGAACCTTTTTTTTAAATCGTTTCCTAAAATCTACTGTTTGTCCAACGTAATTTTTGCCATTTATATTATTATGAATACAGTAAATAACATTTTTATTTATAAAATTTTTAGGAAACTTGTTATTGTACGCATCAATTAGTTCTATAGATGCTAATACTTTAACTTCTACATTATTAAGTATCATAACTGTCTCATTATTAGGTTGTTGTGACACTAGAATTGTGAATTGCGCCAGAAAAAAGGCAGTTGGGTATCGCGCACCAGGGACCTTGCGAATCTGGGGTGGCCGTTCCTTTTATAGTGGCTTTTCCTCCAGTTATCGTAACATCAGGGCTAGTCAATTTAGTAGACCCACTCACGTTAATATCGCAATCTCCTCCAACCTTTATTTCAGCGTTTCCACCAATCTCCACTTTCAGGTTTCCATCTATCTTAACTTCATGATCAGCGGTTATATGAACTTTTCCTCCGCCTTCCATTTCAATTTCTAAGTTACCCTCTTTATCGATTTGAATCCAAGAGGTACTTGATGGAGTTGTAGATTCCCCACTGTTATCATCATACCACCCTTCATTGGAATCGGGAGGGATAATACCAATCTGAACAAAATCCTCTTTCATCCAGATCTTCTTACCCCTCGCACGAATACCAATAAAATTATTTTCTTTTAGTTTCTCATAAAGGTAGTATGAATGATATAATGGATCTAACTCCCGTAAAAACACCACATCCCCAACTCTAGGCTCATCTACTTCTCCTCTCATAGGAAATGCATTGAGCTTCTCATTTTCTCCTGGGATGTCTACCTCAACCGTGTAAAGGTCGGGGTCTAATACTTTTGTTATTACTCCAATATAAAATTCCATATTACTCTTCAATAACGGGATCTGATGTAGAACCTAGGATACTACCGCCGGAATTCTCATCAAGACATACTAATTCACTAGTCCAACCAAACTTCTCTCCATATTCATCGACATAATCGGATGAATCTAAGGCTAGGAAAATTTCATTAGACTTAACTAAGTAATTTTTCTGATCCCAAGATAATTCTGTTGCTTTTTTCTGAACATTATTATAAATCAAGACATCTCCAATTCTATATTTCGGAATATCTCGGTTTATAATACTAATACTATGAACGTATTGAGACATCTGGTAATCCCTATTATAGGTCAAGTTGTTCTCCAAGAGTTCATAGTCGGAATGCATGTAATAGCGATCCCTATACTTCCCCAAGACATGTAGGTTAGGGGATTCGTACTGTGTATAATCCTTCACGGCAAGTTCACTCTCAGTATCCTCCCAAATGTTTATTGGGTGTTTATAGATAGAGTGTCTTAAGGCGTTTTCAGAGAACCTACTACGCTGTGTAACCAATGCACTATCCAGGTATAATTCCAGGTGAGGCTCTGCTTTACCCCAAGAACTTTTATTTCCCATAGTATCCTTCAACAAGAGCCCTTCCATACCAAAAGAGAATATACTATCTTTCTTATAGGAATAACATAGCCTGGTACATAAAGAATGGTCAGACTCTTTATTCTGGTAGTACTTAGGGTCACTCTGAATATCGGGCTCGCATCCATCCCTAATATCAATTTTCCCTGGATAAAGGGCTGAAATGACATCTTTAATAGGAGATTCCCAGGTTACAGTATTGTCAATAGATACGAAGTTTAGCTTGGGGAGACATAGGAATTTCATGGAGACGTAGTTATTGTCATTTCCTGAAATCCAGTATATAGAAACAGGAATCGTCAAAGACTGTCCCCAATCATCTGTAATAGTCAAGGTTCCATCTTTCTGATCCCTCACTGCATTTAAGGCGGCTTCGGAACCGTCCATGTGAAGCTCCATATCTCCAGACGCAACCTCTCCCCCAAGCTCTTCGTATAGGTGGAGATAAGTCAACCTAAAACCCATCTTCCACCAGGGCTGAAAATTCACTGTAATACCATGGGACGTATAAAAACCGTCTGTTTGTATTGCAGCCATATATACTATCTATTTAAGTCCTGTAAAATCTCATCCAGTACTTCCTTAGGAATAATACTGATCCTGGCTCCCTTATAGAGACCTTCAATACCTACGCCACATGTCAACATTAAGAGGCCCATATACTCTTCACTTCCATAGATATCCTTGGCAATAAGATCTGGACGATACTCAAAAGTTCTAACTTCATACGTCTCCCTTTCGTTATAAGCATCCTTGATCTTCACCATGAGAAGTGAATTGTAGACATCATATCCGTCTATATATGTGTTTAGGTTCTTGAAGGTATTAGTTAGTCTTGTTTTATCCTTCTTAAACATGATTTAGCAGCTTGTTATTCCTTTTGGTGAATGAGCAGTAGACTTAATACCATCCAATTCACCTTTTATTTTATTCTCTAGGTCAGATCTATAACTTTGAGATTTAATCCCGTGTGCAAACTCAAATACTCTTTTTTCACTGAACTTAGACACTGGTTTGAGATTTAGTAGGACTTCACAGTAAAGAGGAACCATTGTTTTTTCGTCGTTAGGATTCTTACAGAGGGTCTTAGAATAGTTGAACTGTGCTGATTGAATGATTAAGTTCTCAATTGCATAGTATGGACCCACTAGGAGTTTCAAAGTTCCCCACTGATTTACATCTAAGTTTTTTACATTAGCCACATAACCGCCTGGAGGGATCTGCCACATTGCAAACTCTTTAACTAGTTCACTACTAGTTTCTGTCACAGGTTCCATAGGACCAATAACATACCAGCTAATTTTCTCAATCTGATCTTTAACAGACTTATAGACCCCAGTTGCATCATATCCAGAGAACAGAACAAACTTCATGGCTAAGTTTCCAAAATCAACTCCAGTACCTGCATAGTATGAGAATTGAGTTCCTTGAATAATTAGGCTTCTCTTAGTTATATCTGCTCCTTTGTCTCCGACTTCTTTGATTATATCTCCAACAGCATTACCAGCATTCCTAAAGAACTCGTTAAGCTTGCTGCCCTTTCCGTTTTCTCCAGAGAACATCCTATTTGCAGTCTGCTTTGTTTTCTCTCCAATCGTCTTCAGGTCTTCTTTAACCTCATTAATATATGGGGAATATGGCTTTACCGCAGAATTCCAAAGCTCGCCTATAGGGTCTCCACCAAAATTAGACATCGTATTGGCTATGCTAACTTGAAAATCCTCCGCTATGATAGACTGACATAAAGGAGCTTTTCCATAGAATCCATCCTCCAGCTTTTCTCCCGAAATCTCCTTACTATACTTAGGAGGTGGTCCAGGTTCTGTACTTGGATGAAGAGATACCTTAAGAATGGGATTATTTAACTGAACGTCATAATAAAACCCCTTCTCCGGCTGATGTATATCTTTACTTGTCATTTTACCTATAACTAAATTTATTTACTGGTTTAGTAGGTCCCTTAGGCTGTGAGGTTGAGGGTATAGTCTTGGCAGTAACTTGAGCCACCTCCGACAAACCTTCAGCATTAGACCGTATGAGAAGTTCAAGGAGGTCATTAGTTTGGATCTGCCTAGTTAACATCTGCTCAGAGTAGTTTTCAGGCTCTTTCATCTTAGAGCTACCAACTTTCTGACCAGCCACAGTAGAGATCCTATAACGCTCCCACTTATCAACATCTCTTCTAACCTCAGGCATTTGAGTCATATACTTTGGAACAACATATTCTCCAGCATGAACAGTAACCTCTCCACCTTCAGAATAGTGATAAGGAGTATTAACGGGACCTCCAGGAATCCAACCGCCTTCTGCTTTGCTTATTATTTCACTCCACTCAGCCCAAGTCGTGCCATGCTGAACCTTTCCCTTCTGTGAGTTCCATCTCTTAGACTCAGAAAGCGTCATCTCAGTTCCATCTTTCCAGAACTTTCCACTCTTACTGCCTGAAGAATATGTAGGTGAATATGGAGACTTGACATACTTGCCATCGAGACTGGATACTTCTCCTGATCCTACCGTAAAGGAAGGAACCGTTAAGAAGTCCTGCAGTTTATTCGCACCTATGTTATTCCCATTCCAGTCCATAGTAGGTATGCTTGATGAGATAACTTTTCCTGCTCCTCTATCGCCTATTCCTTGTTCCTTACCTTTATCTGATTCAGAGACTGCCTTCATACGCCACGCTGATTCTAGTACCCGATCTGTTTCCTTAACAATTACCAGAGGGATATTATCTCCGTATTGCTCCTTAAGTTTCTCATCGGATTTTTTAGCCTCCTCCATTGCCTTTTCGAAATCCTCAATCTCGAAATCTTTCTTAGTAAGGCCTTTCACGCCATAGAGCTTTTCTAAGACACCCTCACCGTACTTGTTAACCATATCATTAATGGCATCTATAAAGGAAGCGTTGCTATCGAGAAGCTTTGCAAACTCTCCCTGCAAGTTTTCCTTGGATGCCTTGATTAACCTATCCTGTTGAGCAGCTTTTTCTAAATAAGCCTTCTCATTCTTTTTTGCTTGCTCTACAATTTTATCTATATCCTTCTGAATCTCATTCTGATGTCTCAAGAGATCTTCATATTCCTTAGTATACTGATCAGCTATTGCAAGATACTGTTCATGAGTCATGGAAGATCCAATATCCCGGATCATCTTGTTATACCTAGTATCAAGTGCAAATTTCTGTTCCTCGATACTAGCTATATCTTGCTGAAGCTTCATGATCTGAGACACCTTGGAATTAGCAGCATTACCTGTCTTCCTATGTCCATTCTCATTCATATACTGATTGACAAGTCCAACGTTAGATCTCAGAGATTTCTTCTTTGCATCACTGGAATTATAATAAGAGGGACCATAAAGAACAGAAGCCATGAACTCTTCAGAACCTTGATGCCTCTGACCATCAAAAGTTCCGGCCAAGACATTCTCATAGATAGCTTTTAACAGATCCGCATCAACGCCACCAGCATAATTACTAGCGCCAATTGCTGCAGCCATAGCACGTTTCTGTTCGCCCGTCAGTTTAGAGAAATAATCCTTATACCAATCTTCGTACCTGGCTTTTCCCTCTTCGATCCTAGTAATCCCCTGACGAAAACCTTCCTGCTCTTCATCAGACATCACTCTATACTCCTTAGTCAGAGTCCTATTGTCTTTTCCTCCAAGGTACTTTCTCTTGGTCTCCTTACCAATAGATTCCATAAACATCTTACCTTCATGATGCTTAACAATCATCCTCTTAGTACTAGACCGAGAAATTCTTCCCTTAGCATAATCATCAATAAACTCTTCAGCAGATAGAACATAAGTACCTGTGGGATCTTTCAGGGTTAGGTGACTATCTACAGCCATTCCCCAAAGTTTAGCTCCTTCCTCTCGGAGTTTCATCTCTTCCTGCCTCTTCTTAAGCTGATCTTCACTTAGGACTTCTCCCAAGGTCGGTATATCAGGGGCATCATACTCCATATCGTATCCGTCCTTAGCTTGAGCATACAGAGGATTGAGACTAGACTCTGAACCACCATATTGAAGACCTGATTGAGCATACGACATCACACCAGCTACGTAATTATTAGCCGCTATCTGCTGTTTATCCCAACCAGCTCCTGTCTCAGCGTTAAATCCTCCAGCTACATTATAGGCATAACCGTTATTAACTCTAGGATCATGAATAGCTTGGATATACTCTTGAAGATTACTAGCCCCCAATGAATTCTGAAATTTCTCATTCATCATCTTGAGCTTATCTTCCATGTAAGCCTCATCGGAACTATACGTCAAGAGCTTACCACCCTTCTTCATTCCGCCCCAGTTATGATTATCCCAGGCGTATTTCGTATTAGGACCTCCAGATTCATAACCATCCTGAGCAGCAAAGAATGTAGAGAGCCTTGTAGAATCAGCTTCAGAATAACCCTTTGACCCTAAGAACCTATACCACTTTTCTCTATGCTGATTAAACCAGTCTCCCCTATCCTTAGAAGTTGAAACCGTCGGTGGAGTGATAGATCCAGAGAAAGATGCTGATACTCCTCCAATATTTCCAGAGGCAGTGAATTGTGCTGTTCCTCCTACATAAGACCCATAGGAGTAGAATGAATCATCCTGAGCCTGTTGAGTATTATTCTCTACAGACAATGCAGAATCATCACCTCCACCCATAGATAAGTGACGGAATACAACACCTCTCTTGTAGTGCCTATAAGCAGTTCCTCCCCACATATCTCTTTGAGGGAAGTCTGAAACCCACCTTGAACCGTCGAACATTGCAATATGTCCGTGAGGGTGTCCAGGAAGTCTAGGCTCAACGAGGACATCACCAACCCTAGGAGAGTATCTATTCCAGTTAAGAGGGGCAAATCCAAGTTTTCCGAGCTCTCCAGAATAATCGGCAGCAGACTCTATAGAACCAGTCACTGCTGTTGTATCTATACCAAGTCCGGCAGATATAGCTTTCCTGACTGCCCTAGCACAATATCCGGTTGGCCTGGGAGAAGCATTAGAATGAAGAGTGGACACAGCATTTCCTGGATTAAACTGCTTTCCATCATCTACAGGTCTCTCAGGTCTCTTATCGAAGGAGAAGGTGGCATTCTTAGCGGACGTCATATCCATGTAAGTATTAGCCGCCCAGTCTATTCCAGAATTAACGAAACCTATAGCTTTATTGGCTACATACTTCGTATTATTAGACCAAGCCTCCGTATACCTACTCCACTTATCATTATCCAGCTTTTCGTCATAGTACTTAGAAAGATTCTTGATTTCCCTATACTTCTGAATTGCTTCTGAATTTAGGTCGCTTCCATATTGACCCTTCCCCTTAAAGAACTTTTGATTCTTTCCTTGAGTATTCCACCTAGAATTGATAGCCTTAGTACCTCCACCACTCTGAACTAAGAAGTCCTGAGCATTTGTCAAGAGTACGGGATCACCAGCATTCAATTCTCCGTTCTCTATCTTAAACTTATTCTGAGAAATCCACCTAATGGCTGATGGTGTGATCTTATAAAGGGTACGTTCTCCTGACATCCTACCATCAATAACAGCGGCAGGAGTAGTATTATACCTAGGATCATCTTCCGTGATAAGAGTATATTTTTTATCCTTACCCTCTCCAGATATCCAATCTAGGGTGTTTCCTACTGCTGTCCTTGCTGACATCTCACCTAAAGAAGATCCAGCAACATTACCGATTGCCGTACCTGAAAGAAAATGGCCAGATAATAAACCTCCAACCGCACCAGCAGCAGTACCAAGGTTTCCTCCTATTACTCTACCGGCGGTTCCATAGGCACTAACCAAGCTCTTTTCAAACCAGTTCCTATTTCCGACCATGTACTGCTTTTCTAGAGCTAAATCCCTAGCAGACATGTTATCTTCAATATACTTAGCTCTGATCGGTTTTATTTCGCCCTTAGCAGTTAAGTCATCAGCAGAAGGACCAAACAAGGTATTGATGAATTCCCTATCAACAATAACTCCATCCTTCTTTTGAGCAGAATCACTCAACCTAGACAAACCGCTTACCAGTCTATCCGTATCTATTCTTCCGTATTCCTTAGCATCCTTGATAGTGCCCAGGATATCTCGACCTTGACTAACAGAGGCTGCGGCGGTTCCAACCAAGTCCCCAGAATCATCTAGGGCATTGGCTAAGAGACTGTACTTCCTTTGGCCATTTCTTCCTTTCTCTTCCAAGGCATAATCCCCGGCATTGAAGTCTCCATGATTTTTGAACATGTTGGCTTCTCCGTCTCGGTTCATAGCCTCTGTCGATTCCTGGAGTCCCCTTGCCTTAACTTCCCTAGCTACTCCCCTCTGAGCTCCTGCCTCCGGATTAACAAGGGCAGTAAGAATATCTCCAAGATAGGTTGATACTCCAGAGAACGTTTTAGAGAATATAGATGAGAGACCTGACATTAACCCAGAGAACCACCCAGGTAATCCCTTTGATCCTCCGCCTAAGTCTAGGTTAAGATCCGGGAATTTAATGGCCTTCATAGCAGCACCTCTAAGGGCCATCTGCTTTTCAAACCACGTCTTTATGTGATCTCTAAAAGAATCGAAAATATCAGTCAGAATACTTAGGAGAGATACTTTCTTATTCCTAGCTTTCGATTCATCTCCAGTAAGGAACCAGATTAGAGTTCCCCGGATGTCAGTTCCATTTGCTCTCCGCTTTCTTCCTTCCTCTCCTATACCAAGCCAGGAAACAAAGTCCTTAACTCCATTGAAGATTTTCGCTCCAACATCAATTATCTTATCCCAGTTCTTAGCAAGGAAGTGAATACCGAACAGGAAGAGAAGAGTTTTAATCTGACTTCCCACCGTCTGACCTATACCTCTAGGATCCAAGGCCTTCGCTGTAGCCCGAGTCGCATCCTCCATTCGTCTAATCATTTTATTGATAGACTTCGTTAAGGACCATTCTCTCTTCTCATATTCCCTGGCCCTCTTCTCGTTAGCTCCTTTCTGTTGAGCAAACATATTCTCCATCCAGGCTTTAAACCTTCCCTGAGATTTTGCTTCAGGACTAGGACCTTGAGGGAGAATAGAAACTGGCCTTCCTTGGAGAGGACCACCCCCCGAGATATTATTCGTGGTAGTATTGTTTGTCGTATTATTTATGACGATGTTATTCGGTTTAACCTGGACATCCCTATGAGAAGTTCTAGAAATCCTTGGTTGCCCTACAAGACCGTATTTCCCTAGGGTTGCTTGAGTTTGTGAGGATATTCCTCCGCTCGATTCAGAACCAACACCGGCGGCCATTGCACCAGCGGTACTCATCGTCTCCAGGATTTGATTCTGTGCCATATTCTCCTGTTTTTCAAGAGCTAGGTTCTTCACACGTTCATCATTTAAGGCTTGAACTTGATTCTGGAACTGTTGAGCCCTAACCATTTCCTCGCCCTTCTCGATTTCACTCTTCTCTAGCTCTCGGGTTCTTTTGTTTAAGTTATCCGTTGTTGCAGACATTATTCTTCAAAATTAAATATTCCTTCAGCTTGGACCTTATTTAAGCCGTGAACTTTCTGACCCTTATCTCCAAAGTCAATCATCGGGAAATCAGGATCAGTACCCTTCGAATTTTCCAAGAATTCGTCATAAGTATCTCTCAGGGCATATAGAGACTTCAATGTATACCTCTCTATATTATCGCACTTCAAGAACTTATTTAAATAGAATTTTAGATCCATCAATTGGGCTATTGATATAGAGGTCTCGAAAAAAGTCGACAATGAGGTTTTCCACACTCACTGTCACTATCCTCCTTTCCTCCGGTTTTAGGTCCTTATTACATTCAGGACAAATTACATTAATTGGTTCAAGACGATCATAGTATAAATCTCTAAGAGCCATAAGTAGGGTAATATCAGAGTGCGTAGCCTGTAAGACATCACGCTCAACTTGATTTCCATTATACTCAAAGCCCTGGATCAATGCAATCGTCTTAATCATTTTCAGGTCTGTTATCTTTCTATATTTCAAGTAGATATTAAAGACCTTCATAAAATCTTTTACGGTAGGGACAATCGTATCATATTGATGTCCCCCCAACTCTATCTTGGCCCCATTCATAATCTTTGGGTCAATCTGTTTGAAGTGTATATCTCTTTCAAAGGATACTGTCTTCTTAATCATTCTTCCACAGTCAGGACACTTAACCTCAATCTGATAGGTTAGGTCATCTGAAACTGTAATTAACTTCTTATAGAACATTAAAAAGTCAACATCCATGACATAACAATCCATAATCTTAGGATCGTCTGTCTTTAACACTTCCAAGTCAAACAAGTATCTTCCTAGGGGATCTCCTTCAGGCAGGTTTGACATGTAATCTGTAATGTCTGAAAAATTCATTGGATTAATAGAAATACTAGGGAATCCATAACCCAAACCTCCACTAGGAAGTAAAGATACGTCAATATTCATGATTATATTTTAAAAAATAAATAGCCTATGACACTTATAGCATCATAGACCTTGTTTGTTTTACTGTCTATTTCTTTTTCAGGATCTTATAACCCCGAGCTCTTTTCCTCTGCCCGTTAAGGTGAGTCATAACTAGGGTTGTTGACTCTACTTCAAAGAAATCTTCTATATCAGTAGCCGTTGGAACCCTATTATATCCCGTTCTCTCATAGATTTCAGAGAGAAGCTGTTTTATATCACTACTTGGATATGCACTTCCCACAGTGAAAGTGGAATAAATCTCTTCCATCAAGGACTCTTTATCCGTAGTCAAGAGCTTTAATTCCCTCTTGAGAGTTGTGATATTATACGCCTTGGCCTTTAATTGCTCTGGAGAGAAGACATTAAGATAATTCCTAAAGTTTGGTTCTGTCACCTGATCTAACATCAATTCTGTGAGTCTCCCCTCTGCCTTTCTCTCACTTAAGTACTTTAGTTTATAATAGAAAGATGGTAGAGCTTCATACTCTTGTAGGAAATCTTTAATCCCTTCTTCATCAATACCTTCTACATCAAGAGATTCTATCGCAGCAAATACAGAGAATCTATCTGCATAATCTTTGCTCTGAATATCAAATGCCCTCCTCTCAGCTATCATTACGAGCTCATTCATCTTAGGAACTAGATCTAATTCATCATAATAGACTGTTCCATCTGCTGAGAGAAGCTGTCTTCCTGTCGGTACCCTATCCACAGCTAAGTAATTTCCTGAATAATTAGATAGCCTAGTTAGCTGATACATACTCTCAATTAATGATTTCTTTACCTTAGGGTCATCATCACTATTCTTGATGGACTTTAATATATTCTGAGTCCTTTCTAGTTTATCTTTAATTAAATTGTTAAACGACTCTTTATTCAGCTGAGGCTTAATACTTGATTTGTAATAAAATTCAGCACAATTTTTCCAAGGATTTTCAGTAAGTCTCTGTCTACCCATAATCTGGGGGAGGTCTAGAGAAATATCAACTGCAAGAGTTTCTATGTTAGCGTCACTAATAACGAAAGTTCTTGCATTGGTAGAATAGAAATCTGCCCCTAAGTAAACAGTCCTAGTACAAAAGGTGAACATCTTATGAGGTTCTCCCTTGAGCGGAATCTTACCAATAGACCAGGCTTTTCCTAATTTCCTAACTACTTTCTGTCGATTCTCTGAAGTATCGGAACATATAATATTCACCTGCTCTGGCTTGAGATTAAACTTGGAGATTATCTGAAGAATATTATTAACAGAATTGACATAAATTACAGCCTCTCTTGATTCAGCCTTAATAACTTCACCAGCGAGTCCCTTAGAAAAACTCTCTGCAAAATTTCCAGCTAAGTAAGGGGGTATGATTTTATCGGCTGCATCATGAACTGATCTACATGTCCTAACTTTTATGTTCGGCCTATTTACTCTTCTTGGATCCGCAGATTTCCAGTCTAGCCTGTAATACGGAAGATCTTTGAAGTAGGGAAGAAGATCTAGATAATCTTCCATCATAGGAGTGGCTGAAAGGAAGCAGACTCTCCTAAGATCACTAAGATGTGTCACAAATCCTAGTTCTGTTCCCGCTTTGAAACGTGAGTCTGTAAAAATCGCCTGCATTTCGTCTATGAATATCTGAGTAGACTCTAAGAGGCCTTTTCTGTATAAGATATTTTTTATAATACAGAAAGAATCGTAGGTTACGAGTATCTTAAAAGGCAATCCTTGACTTCTCCTAGCAGAAATATAGTTTGAGATCTCATTTTCTCTCTCATTATAGAATTCCTGCCTCTTAATATCTACCCTTTTTGTCCAGATTTCAAAACTATCATCATAAGCACGACCTTTGACAGTTCTATTAGTTGAAGCTATAGTAAGATCCTTATCCAATGAAGATCCTGATTCATCTTCTTGTTCATTCCTGAAATAATAGACTTCCCCTTCATGTTGTTCCGTTTTATTCTCCAACAATATTCTTCTAGGAGAACAAAGGACTACATCCTGATTGTTGGTTAAACACCATTCAGTAAATCCGCAACCTGGGATCTGCTTATCCATAATGTGAGGAAACTCTGGAATTGTAAAATCCTTCCATTCGCTAACGTACCTTATTCCTCTAGGTACAATAATTTCATTAATTGTTTTCATTTTATTATATATCTCTAAATGAACGCTCTCTTCGATAGCATTCCCCTTTCGGGAAAAATCACTAAAATATCCGGTCAAAATGTGGGGCTTCATTACTCATTCCCATCATCAAATGATCACAATTTTTTAGAAATTTTTAGTGCTATATCAATATTATAATGGTTTTTGTGATTGTGATTATTAATTTGACCGGTTTAAACTCTACCTAGATCCTGGGGGAATTGTCAAGATCTCCAGGACATTCCGTTAAGCGAGGACCTATGTTCCGAGTAGGAATGGACTCTCTGAAGCCATAGACTCCGTTTGACCACGATTTTTGTGATTGTAAAGAGGAAAAATTAGCCCTTTCTCCAATCATAACTCCCTCATTATCAGGTATTTTCATATTTCTATAGTAATCTCTTTGACACCATATTTTATCTTTTATCATAGTGTTTTTCTAACTTTTTGTGTTGATAAAGTTCCACTACTCCTATCGAAAGGTAAGGATCATATTTCAATCCTGGTAGTGGATTTCCCTTCCCATATATAAGGTTAATCTTTCTTCTCGTTTTCCTTTTTATTCTTATGTTTCTTATAGGCATACACACCAGCAGCAGTAGTACTGGCAATGGCTGTTCCTGCTAAGATAGCTTTTCCTTTTGGAGACTTGACAAAATTCTCTCCTTTTCTAATCTTGGAGTGAATGATTCTAGCGGCTTTCTCTGCTTTTTCTCCTCTATGAATCTCGTAGGAATTAGCTCCATCCTTCACTTTCTTCCACCTAATCTTATCAGCAACCCAATTAGCGAGTCCTTTCTTTCCCTGAACAGGTTGTTGAGTGATGTAAGGTTCAGCTACTTTAATGGAGGTGGGAGAAGAATATGTCTTCTCCTGTTGCTTAGCCAGCTTATTCTTCTTCCTCGTCTCAGCAGCTTTCTCTCTGGATTTCTTAATGTGATTGACTTCTAATGCACCTATTCCACTTCCGATAGCTGTACCAATAGCGGCTCCAGTTCCTATGAATTTAAGCTTTTTCCCGTTGAGCTGCCTGTTGTATCTCTTAGCCCTATTCGCTGTCCTATTAAGTGCGGCTCCAATAGCTTCATCAAACTGTTTCTTTTGACTTGACTTAACATAAGGTCCAAGCTTATCTCTAACCCCTTGAACTATCTTATTCCTAGAAACCTCTACGGCTCTTTTATGTCTTAGATATCTTACTTTACTGTTATCATCATAGGCGCGAGCCCCCATATATGCACCGAAAAGACCGAGTCCTGTTGCATTTCCAGCTATGATATCTTGGTAATCTTTCCCCTTTTTCTTTTTTTTTGTCTCTGAGAATCTCTTTACTATCATCTTTGTAGTCTTTCGTTATATGATTGTAGTTCTTTTCCGTGTAGATAAGCAGCACCGGAGACAGCCCCTATTCCAAGGGCGGTTCTTCCTAGGATCTTAGCATTTTTTACACGAAGTCCAAATTTACCAAGACGCCCTACTGTATCTGCACCTCTATCTATTAGGGCTTTCTGTTTTGATGTTATGCCAGGAACTTTCTTTACAACATGGTCAGCCCCAGACTTTGCCCAATGTCCCATGTTTCCTAAGACAGTTCGGTTCTGATTAGATAACGTATTTCCTAGGTTGATCATTTTTTGTGCCCTGTCAAGCTTGGAGAACTTAGTATTGTTATAGATTGATTCTGCTGTCCTAAGTTTGTTCTCGATTATATTACCAAGTCCTGGGATAAAACCAACTCTATTGGCAGTTTCATGTACTCCTTTCTTGACAGCCTTCCTAATTACCTTATCTTTCCTAAGTTGCATAACATCCCTGGCATCTTTTACAAATTGAGGTGCCATTGCTGCTGCTCTTCCTGCTTGAACCCCAGAAGCTACCCCGACTCCACCAGCTACGACTAGGCCTGCTTTACCAAGACCTGTCATATTTTTCGCTAACCTATCGTCAGTCGTCTGTTTTTTTTTTGGTATTGGAGAATAGTCTTGATGTACTCTTTACGTCAATCGTATAAACGACGTATCCGTTTCCTTTCTTACTAAGCTTAAAACCAAACTTCTCAGCGGCTTTAATCTGCTCAGTTTCGTTAAGGAAGGCACAGAATTCAACCTCTTCAAATCCCCTTTCCTTAGCCTGTCCTACGACCCAAGAGAAGAGAATACTATAGGCTTTAATGGGAAGATCCTTATCATCCAATTCCATCTCAAGTCTCTTATCGTCCTCCTTAGAAAGATCTAAGTTTCCTATAGATCGTCCAGCAAGGTTGATAGAATACCAGATAGAACGCTCAAGTCTCTCCCTCCATGGTTTAATTCTCCCAGAGAGCCATTGAATTATTCTCAGAGGATTTTCAACTACCAGTGTAATTCCTCCGCTTAGGCTGACTGTTGTTGGGAAGGTAGATTTGAAATAATTGTTATTTCTTATTACTATCATCTCTTTAAGATTTTTAATTTAATAGTCTCTTAAGGGGATTCAAGGTTTCTTCTTTTATTCTCTTTCTATCCTTATCTGTGTACATGTCGTAATAGGGACACCAGGTCTCATCATCTATGCACCTTCTAACGATCTCAATTAACTTTTTCTTATAAGACTTAATATCTATCTTCCCTTTTATCATCCTAGATGAGTAAACATCGATTTCATAGAAGCAGTTTTCAGATATCTTATAGCCAACTTCTCCATAACCAAGAACAGATATCCAGTCTTGGGATTTAAGTTCTTTCCTTAGGAATACGGTTGCCCCTAGTGGATCTTCATCGTCAGCAATGTCACACTCAAGAGATTGCCAATCTTTTAGAATTCCCCACCTATCTAGTTCGAGTTCTATTCCCATGAGAGCATCCCTGTTTACTATAAAGTCTTTAAGATCGTTTAATTTGGGATATTTCTTAAGAAGTTCCTCAGTAGACTTCGGCTCATTTATAGTGATTTGAGATGATTTTGATCTCTGCTTTTCCTTAGAGATATCCTGATAAGCACCAGATCTCTTATCTTTCCAATAATCCCAGATTCCTTTAGCTGCACCTATTCCTCCACCAATGGCTGTAGGTATAAGAGCGAGTCGGAGTGCTTCTTTATCACTTCCAGCTGCAGGTATAGCAGAACATCCTAGGATCCCTCCAAATACGCTGCCCACTATAGCATTATCTTTGATCTTCTTGAAAAGATCTCTCATGGAAAAGTTTTTATTTCTCAGAATCAACATTATCTCCAGCTATTGAATGCCATAGTCTCTTGAGCACGAGCCTGACGTTCCTGAACCCTGCGATCCCTTTCTTTCTCTTCACGCTCCCTCAAGTATTTCTTATCTTTCTCAGATGCCTTATTATAGCGGTTAATCTTTGAGTCGGCCTCTTTTTCTACGTTCTTCTTATGCTTCTTACCGACCATGTATCCGCCTACGGCACCACCAGCGGCACCTATACCAGCTCCAATGAGTGCGCCTTTACCGCTTTTAACAGCACCGATTCTACCACCGAGAATAGTACCTACACCGCCGCCAATAAATGCACCCTTAGCTTTAGCATGTTTTACGCCTCTCTTCTTCTCGTTCTGGTCTTCAATATAATCTTCATCTTGCACCTTCGAGAATGCTTTACTTCTTAGTACCAACATATTATTAAAATTATTCCTGTTAAAATTCCGATTAGGTCAAAGGCTAAGTCTGTCCAACACCAATGACCTGTGTATTTCAAATCGCACCACTCTTTCGTAAAGGAGGCTCCAGCAGCAAAGTAGGCTCCATTCCATCCTAGGAGAAGGACTAGTGCAAGGCAAACTCCAAAATGTTTAAGGGAGTTTATATCAATGTGTTTCATCGTCTTCGTAGTTATTGTCGCAGAGACTGAAGAGATATCTATACTTAAAGGCAGTCTGTATGAAAGTCTCCGTTTCACTGGTAAGACCTTTAAATTCAACTTCCTCCGGTATCCTCTCATAAAACTCCTTAGCTTTCATGATTACCTCATTGATAAAATCCATAGAATCTCCTGCTTGACATGGAGTGTAGGGAACATCATTCGGGCCCATCTTACCAAGGATACCCATATAACCCTCTGCTACTGTATCTTGAAAATCACAAAGGGCATCAAACAATTCATCCAAGTACTGATGAATATTTTTCTTAGGAGCGGACCAGTGAAGGACTTTACTTTTCAATACAAACCCACTGAGAACGCCTAAGAATTCCAAGAAAATACCCTCTTCCTCTGAGTATTGTTTTTGTTTAAATGTTATCATAGGACTTTAAAAAGTGTGGGAGGGACCTGGTATGTTATCCTTATATCAAGCCCTCCCTTGTTAATTATTAGAGGTTATTGAACTCTCTGCTATAGTGCTCGAACTTCAATGTCATAGTAACATCTGCACGATCACTCTCACTTTCAAGGGCACCATTCTCATCGATAGTACCGTCCTGAATTACAACGTTATAGAAAGTCAATGTCCTAACGTCGATCCTAGAAGAGTTTGTGAGAAAGAGCTGACAGTCACCTACCAAGTCATCCTTACGGAAGCTATACCTTGTGTCACGATCTGCAATCTTCTGTCTCCAGTCATCAATGAAGTATGTAATGGCCTGATCTTCCTTGTCAATGAATGAAAGGGAGAGAGTACCATTAGTGTTCTGTGATGTCTGTTGATAGATGTCCCAACCACCACGCATTCTCTTCGTGATACCGTTCGAACTGTAATCAATACCAACGTTTACACTGTTTAGGCGAGCGTTGATAATGTCGTCTCCGGGGTAGTAAACAATCTTAGGAGCATTCAGGAATTTGAACTCCCACATATCACCACGGAGAAACTCTTTGTTATTATCCTTGTAAGTGCTGGAATAGTCAATGAATTTAGCACGTAAGCCTGAACCACCTCTTACAAGATCAGCTACTGTTGCCATAATATCTTAGTATTTTATGTAGTTTATTGTTATATCTAGCTTGATATCTTTATCAATCAAGTCGCTTATCGTTGATTCAATCTCCAGGGTTATCTTATTCCCTGTATAGTCATAATTGAATTCACTGATGCCTATACTTCGGATGATTGAGAAGGAGTTTACAATTCTCCCAAGGACACCTTCAATTCTGCCCTCTATTCTTCCATTCATCCTAGTACTCAAGTAATACCACTTATTTTTCTTTAATTCTCGGGATATCTTACCAATGACAAACCTCCCTAAGACTGACGTTGTTGGATTTTTCCCACCAAAGTACTTCTTATAATAATATACTTGATTATTATCTACTAGGTAATTACATTTCTTTTCTTCCAAATCTTTTAAGTCAGTTGTATAGGGATTTTTGCCATCCGTAGGGCTGGAATAGAGGATATATGAGGTTGATATACTATACGTATCCCCTATAAGTCCAATCAGGAAGGCGTAATATCCAGGTCTTTCCTCTCCTCCTAAGGTTAGTTTATTCAGGAAGTATACTATTCTATTTTCTTTATCTTCTACATAGTTGAACTTGTAGTGCTTTGGATTGTCTATATCTTCCATTGAATTCTCTACCAAGATTTGAGTTCCTAAGTCCTTGGAATATCTTAAGAAGGTTTCGTATGACTTAAGTGATCCAGTATCCTCATCTATTTCTGTTCCGTATTTTTCAACGTCAGGGATTAACAGAAAATCCGGGAGGCATAGGTCATCTCTGTCATTAAAGAGAATGGAGAGTGATTTCATGTATTTCTCGGAGGTATGCGTTTCCTCTACTGCACCTCTAAGTTCCCAAGTACCCTCATTAGGCTCTATCCAATGATCTCCCACGGTTTCGCAATATACCAGGGAAGAATATTTACTTATTGAATAGTCTAACCTCTCCGTTTCAACCTCATCTCTATCTATGAAAAATCCTTCATATACTTCTGTGTAATCAAATCTTGAAATCTCTACTCTATATTCTCCCTCTTCCTCAAGCTTAGTGAGGGATACGCTGATATTGCCTTCTTCTCCCCCTGGACCTATTGTCTTGGAATAAAACCTGATACTTAATTCCTCTTCCTCTCCTAGTTCCCCTAGGAGTATATGAGTTTTTATGTAGGAAGGTTCTAATTGAAAGCCAGGGATATCGAAAAAGTAGGTTGTCCTTGTGGGAAATGTAGAGTATAAGGTTCCATTGATTTCCAGATAACCGATATTTTTCAATCGTCTTAGTAGGTCAGATATACTTGTAAACTCTTCTTCAACCCTGTAATACTTCTGAGACACCGCTTTAGGTTTCTCCCTATAGTAATACAGATGACCTACTCCATCGTTTCCTTGAATGATAATGTAGTTCCCGCTTTTTAGTGTGGTATTCTTGCTTGTTATATCAAAAGCTAGAGTTTGTAGTCCTTTATTTACCCTCTCTAAGTTTAATCCGCTTAGGGAGTATTTGAAATCTTTTCCGAATGTATCTTTAATAAGCTGTAGTGTATTACTCCTATCCTTATAACCAGGATTACAATAGGAGAATTTTGAATTTTTACTATAAATATTTAGAGTATCTCTATTATTTAATGAATCTGTCCTAAATCCACTTATATTTTGTGGAAGATCTTTGACCTTTGTGAATGACCAGGACCTATCGGCGGGCTCATAGTACCAGATGAATTTGTCATAGGGACTTCCACCCTCTGATATGTACTCGCCACCTTCTGAAATCATATTATAAAGCCTCTTAATTTCTGTCTCTCCTTCTTTTACACTGGGCATTTCCGGTTCTGATTCATAAAGTTTGAGGTCTTGATAATAACTATTTATGTCTAAGTATTCACCGTCAGTTTGATCCTCCTCTGCTGAAACTGGTCTTGTAAGGTAGAGGGAAATTCCGTAATCAAGGAGTTCGTCAAAGAATGCCTTGGAGGAAAACTCTTTACCAAACCAGTTATAAAGCTGAGACCTCGTCCTCACCAATACTGGTCTTTCGTATGACATTTGTGAGTCTACTATCTCTGCAAATATCATAAAGTCATCATACGAAGGTGATCCGTAGGTGACTCTAGTGGTTCCTTCCTTTATATACATATCACAAAACTCCAATTACTTTATTTACTCCAGATGATACTATGGAGGCTAGGTCACTACCTGATCGTTTGACGTCTTTAGTTTTCTTTTCCATGAAATCTTCTGGTTTACCTTTAACCGCAGTCATACTAGTGAGCTCATCCTTAGGACACTCACCAACAATGCTGAAATTAACCGACAAGTCTCCAGGATCTCCATCGATATCTCCTGATCTTTCCTCAACGAAGTCTTTAAGTACGAGGAGAAGATCGTATTTGCTGATTGTACTGAATTGGGGAGTCATAGAGTAGATCGTACATCTAAAGGCGACATTTTTATAAGGTGCCACCAATTGATACTTCTTATCTATGGCCGTTAACTTACCTGCGGCTGATTCTTTACTTTTGTTTCCAAAAGATAGCTTGCCTGACGACTGGTGGGTTAGCATTTTTGACAAAGTTGCGACTGTCAAATCTGCAGATGTAAATCTTCTCTCGTATAAATCCATAGCACCCCAGTTATCATCATAATCATCCACATACCAATACTTGTCATGCGCCTCGCTATTATAAATCATAGTGTCAGTACATCTTTCGAAATACGTTCTCCATGATTTATACTGGTCATCAGCTATTGTTAACCTAAACTCATTAGTGAACTCCATAGATACTGGATAGCTAATCTCTCCATCAAACAATCCAAGCGTCTTAGTCGATAGCTTAGCCTTAGAAAGTTCAAATGATGTTATAGGAATCCATGAACTATATGCAGTTTTTACATTATGAAAGACCTCGTTCCAAGTATTGATTTCACTGATGGCTGGGAGGTAAGACTTATTTCCATTCTCAGTTCCAGTGAAAGGCCTGAGGATAATCTCCCAGTATTGATTAGTGTCGAGGGTCTGCACCTTCAATGGATTATAGTCGAAAGCAGTTACCTTACCAGCATTTGTTATGTAAGGGCTGGATCTCAACATTGAATAAAGACTTTCCACTGATTCAGGAGCCTTAGATTGACCTATTAAGTCTTTTAAGGTTGTATTGAATCCAGCTCCTTTCAAGTAAGAGTCTGCAAATTTGATAGATGTCTGTTTTCCCTTTGTTGGATCTTGCGTCTTATCACTAAGTAGTTCTTTCCACTCCGTAGTATTATCTTTTCCATCCGGTCTGTTATTAGGAAGAGTCATGTCAACTCCACCTCCACCGAAAAGAGCTTTAGCACCGGCCTTGACAGCATTCTGAGCCACACTTTTCAAGGATAATCCACCCCCAAGTAATTGACTGGTGAGATCAGATCCAGGAAGTCTATCTCTATTTATTTTAAGAAGTTTTTCTCCAGCATCTCTCGCCAAAACAAGAAGTCCTAAGGTTTCGTCCATTAAGATAGCTCTGAAAGGTCCATGAACGAGTTTTCCAACAGTATTTTCTGCTACCCACCTGAGATATGAAGTAGGATCAAGTCCATTTCCCATCAAGTTGAATGATGGAAGTTTATAGGAAGCCATCTCTACTGAATCCTTGTTTAGGTTACTAGGTCCAGCTCCAGGTTTCAGTTTTTCCAAGTCCCTATAATCTTCATCAATGATTGTTTTATAGAGGGCCATTTCAAACTGTTCTGCTCGTCCCTTGCTAAGATCCCCATTTCCACTTAAATAAGAACTCATCAGGCCTTTAACTTTCTGTGCCCATCCTCTATTAAGTTGTTTAGAATCTGCAAACTTCAAGATATTATTGTAGTAAAGTCCTAGGTCATTTCTTGTACTTACGATTTCACTAATTTCCTTTTTCAGAGCCTTTACCTCAGCATCCTCATTCTGATTCTCGACAATTTTTTCCTCAACCTCCTCGGCTATTTCATCTTTCTCCGGATCGAATTGTTTATGCTTCTTTCCATTCTGATTGACCCTAGTAGTATCGTCTGCATTTGCTTTGACCTTACTCTTCTCATCAAGTTCATCTTCATCTGGATTGAAGGTCTCGGAATTACTATCCTCAACAATACTCTCAGGATCATTTCCCTCGGAGTCGATGTTGTAATCCTCTACACTTGAAACTTTGTCACTTGTTCTATCATCTTCTCCCATTCCAAGGACAGCATCATAGAGACCATCTTCTTCACTCCAAGTTTTCTTCTTGTTTCCTTGATTGACCTTGGTAGTATCGTCCTTGATCCGGTTGTCCGCATGAATAAATCCCTTAGAGAGAAGTTTTAGGTAGATTGTCGACAAGAGAGCCTCAAAGGTACTAATCTTCTTATCACCATTCCAGTCGACCTTATAAGTCTTAATGAGGCCGTTAACATAACTCTTATTGCTACTGGAGATATTAGTCAAGGTATCCTCATCCATTAAGTCGTCCACCTCTCTGAAATCTCCACTTTCAAGATCCTCCAGGTAATCTTCAAGATCCTCTGGTTCATCTTCCGAATGCGTATTACCAAGAATTTTGATTTTATTCTTTTTCTCAGTCAGGGTCAAGTTTTTCTCTCCCTTGAATGAAAGCTCAGAAACGTCATCCCCCTCTTTGATAGTGGAATTAAGTGAAGAAGTTCCTGTTTTATTTAAGTTATCCTCCTCGACCCACTTGAGGGATTGATCGTCCGTATAGAGACCATCAGAGTCTTTCCAGGTTTTCTTCTGGCCATTCTGATTGACTTTGGTAGTATCGTCTTTAATCCTATTTCCAGTCTGTATATAGCCTTTGGAGAGAAGTTTGAGATAGAGTGTTGATAGGAGAGCTTCTATGCTACTGATCTTTCCGTCATTATTTTTGTCAACCTTTAATGCCGCAATGATACTATTTACGGAGGCTCTTCCCAGTTTCCCTAAGTTATCCTCATTCTCATGCAGAAGAGATTCTTTGCCGTATAGTTTCTCGACATCTTCTTCCCAGTTTCCATTAATAACGATATCCCCCAGTTCCTCTAAGTCTTCGGGAGTCAGAACATACTTAGTATCCTCTGTATATAATTCCGTCTCCTTATCAATCCCAGGGCGTTGAATATTAGTGTCATACAGGTTTTCAACTACTTTCAACCTATCATCTTCCCTGGGCTGGCTTAAGGTAGAGTCGTCATGTAGGGTGCTTCCGTCTTCATATCCAATCTCAGTACCTTCCACATAATCATTCCTAAGCTCCTCTCCAACCTTATCGGGGACACTGAGGTTATCAATAAAGTCCTCTAAGGTTTCATCTAAGGAGTCTCCCAAGGATTGAATACTGTCTTCTTTTCCATAGAGTTTTTCCTCAGGATCCACTCCATCAACCTTTATCCTAGTATTCTCATCATAAAGGCCTGTAGTCTCTGGGATATCACCTAGGGATTCAATGAAGTCTTCAAGTTCATTCTCCCTACCGTCGTTTAGAGTCTCCTGATAGTCTTCAAGCTCTATGTCCCGCGTATCTTCTAGGTCTTCTCGATAATCCTCAAGACTAGTTTCCCTGGTATCCTCTAAGGTTTCCTTATAGTCCCTTAGTTGATTATCCCTCTTATCTTCAAGGGTCTCTATGTGATCCTCCAGTTTACTCTCCCTAGGATCTTCCAGAGTTTCCTTGTAGTCTTCCAGGCTATTCTCCCTGGTATCTTCTAATCTTTCCTGATGATCTTCAAGTTTATTCTCCCTGAGGTCCTCCAAGGTTTCTTTATAATCCCCTAGTTGATTTTCTCTTTTATCCTCTAGGTTTTCTCTATGGTCTTCGAGTTCAGGAATCCTAGAATCCTCTATAGTTTCTATATGATTCTCTAATTCCTTATCCTCTATTCCATCAAGAGTTTCCCTATACTCCTCAAGTTCTTTTCTTTCCTCTACTCCCTCAAGGACTTCTTTATGGTTTTCTAATTCCTTATCTTCCCCTTTTCTTAGGTCTTCTCGATAATCCTCAAGACTAGTTTCCCTGGTATCCTCTAAGGTTTCCTTATAGTCCCTTAGTTGATTATCCCTCTTATCTTCAAGGGTCTCTATGTGATCCTCC